ACTTGGGATACTATGATCCCTGGACAAGGCACCAGTTATTCTAGTCCATTAATCGCAGGTATGTTGGCTTGTTTGGCTGAAATATATCCTACATTAACACAAGCACAAGCATTAACGTGGTTGCGTGACAATGCTGTCACAGGCTTGATGTATGACACAGGATCCAGCACTGTAGACTGGACACCTACAGATGCTGAGATAAGTGCCAACGCAACCACAGCCGCTTGGTTTGATGCTTCAGACACGTCAAGTTATACAACCAGCGGATCAACTGTCACAGCAGTTACAGACAAAGCAGGCAATGCCACTGTCACAGTGAATGGCACACCAACTAACAGTTCTACACTGGACGGCAAGAATGTATGGACTTTCCTTTCAAGTAGCAGTGAAGATTTTACCACTGACGAGTTTGCACAAGTAGATGCTAACGGCAATCACTGGGCTATTGGGCTAATGAAATGGACCAGCATCAACGACACACAGGACTCGTTCTGGAGCACAGAGAACGCCACGGTATCAGCGTCAAGCAAAAGAGACTATGCTATCAGTGCCGGTAACACCAGTGCATTTGCCGGTGAGTTGGATTTGGACGGATTGTCTAGCAACAGAATTTCATCTACCATAGGAAATCTACAGGTATTTGATTCAAGCATAGCACAAAACACCTGGGTCATAGTGTGTGCCATATTCAACAAAACAGGCAACCAGATTGCTGTAAGGGTAAACGGAACCAACAAGTTTACTCCTGTGAATGACTATGACAATGCCCTAAACACCAATATGGATTTGCGATTCTTCCGCAATAGAGCCAACGAACGCATGAGTGGTCAAATGGCAGAGTTTTTAACGTTTGCTGGATTGCCAGGCACAGGTGGCACAGATGTAAGTCACGTAGAACGCATAGAAGGATACCTTGCTCACAAGTGGGGACAGGAATCAAGTTTACCAGTCAGTCACCCATACAAGAGTTCAGCACCAAAACAAAATGCTCTATTAGTTGATACCCAAACACGAGTAAGCCTTGACGGTTCTGACATTGATAGAATAGCACTTTGGAAGAATCACAGAGCGACATCAGGTAATATGGCGTTCAACACATACAACAAAGATGTAAACACTCGTCCTACAAGCGGTTTGATGTATCCCCGTGTGAGAACACGTAGGCGCGGATAAAGATAAATATTAAAAAGAACAGGATTTTAGAGAATGGCATTAGCACAAATTAACATTGGTAACGCAGCAAACGACGGACAGGGTGATGATCTACGTGAAGCATTTATCAAAGTAAATCAAAACTTCCAAACACTAGAAAGCATAGCAGAACAAAGTGGTGCTAACGTAGGTGCTGCCTCGGGTAGTGTATACAAAGAAACTGCTGATAATGTTTTATATTTTAGAACACTAGCAGGAGGCACAGGCATTAGTCTAACAACTTTGGACAATACTGTTGTAATTACAAACACTGTTGCATCAGCTAACTTTACTATCACAACACCTCAAGGAACAGTTATTGGTGGTACAGATATTAACCTCAACTTTTTTGACGGTCAAGGTGTGCAAATCACAGGTGATGAAAACACTAAAACAATTACATTTAATGCTGGGTTATCAAGAGATCCTACACCAGCACTAGAGGCAAGTTTAGATGCTCGTAGTAACGATATTACCGCTGTCAATAATTTTAGTGCTACAAGTATTCTAGGTAATCGTGTCACAACAACTAATCTTGTACCAACAAACATCACAGGTGTTGATACTGTAGACTATTATGATGCGCTAGGTAGATACATTGAGGGATTTGATATGGGCGGCATTCAGCAAGTCCTAACTAGTCAACTTGATTGGGTGATGTATAGTTCACCAATTGATCTTGGAACTTTCTTAAATCCTTTAGATGCTACAATGGATCTTGGGAATATATAGGAAGAATGAATGTCTTTACTGCCAGTATGGAACGTAGAAACAAATTATAACTTAGGCACAATTAATGAAAGAGAAACTGTTCTTATTTCTCTTCCTATTACTACGTCTACAGATTTGACAACAAAAGTTATTAGCGGAAGTCTACCAGGTGGCTTGCGATTAGAAGGTAATAATATTGTTGGAACACCATTTGAAGTAGCAAGAGACACACAAAGTAGATTTGTTATTAGAGCAACAAACAGTTTTGGCAAAAGAGATAGAACATTTTCTTTAACAGTTATAGGACCTGATAATCCTAATTGGGTAACACCTGAAGGTAGACTAGGTGTAGGCCCAAACAATGTATTGTTTATTTTAGATAGCAGCATTATTGATTATCAACTAGAAGCAACTGATACAGACTTACCAGCAGGTGAAATATTAGAATATTATATTGCTGACGGAGACGGAGAACTGCCTCCAGGTATTACACTTACAACAGATGGTAAACTGCAAGGTGTAGTGGATCCTTTACTAGCATTAGATGTAAATGTTGTAGATGACGGATATGACACTACAGACTTTTCTAAGTATCCATTTGATTTTAATGTAAGAGCAGACAACGGTTGGGATAGTTATTTTTATGATATCACAACATACGATTACAGTAGTCCTGTAAGAACTCCTAGAAAACTAAATCGCTACTATGAATTTTTTGTTACAGTAGCAGATAATGTTACTAGTGTAAGGCGTAGATTTGTAATTTATGTTGTAGGTGATGATTATGTCAGAGCAGACAACACACTAATGAAAGCAGCAGATGGTGTGTTTACTGCGGATGCAACATTTAGAAGAATTCCTGTTTGGTTAACACCAGCAGACTTAGGTAGACGTAGAGCACAAAACTATCAAACCTTTTATCTAGAAATCCTAGAGCAAAATTTTGTAGAAGGTTTTGTAAGATATGCACTAGAAGGTGTAAACGACGACGGTAGTGATAGCGAGTTGCCGCCAGGCATGGCACTAGATGAAACCACAGGTGAAATTGCAGGTGTTGTTCCATATCAACCTGCTGTTACAAAAGAATATAAATTTACTGTTAATGCTATACGTTTTACTACAGACCTTGATGTAGTTACAGTTTTTGCAACTGTTGCACAAGATACATTAATTGGAAATAAAACACTAAGAGTAGGTAAACTTCCAACAGGTACTGCTGATGGTATAGAAGACCTAAACAGTTTAGTAGGTCAAACTATACAACTTAATGGACGTTCCTATAAAATAGAAAGTGTAGATAGCACAAATAATGATTATGACGAAATTACATTTGAAAGTGGATTATTATCATTAAGAACTGTAAATCCAATTGTGTTAAGAAGTACGTCAACAGGTGGAAAAAACTACTTATGGATTAATCAACTTTCTTCAAATGATACAGCATTCTATAAAAACAAAACAATTAATTTTACAGACGCAAGTCATGTTATAAGAGAGGTTGTAGATTATATTGAATGGGATGTAGACACAAGCGATAGCACTTCTGCAATGCAGTTAGTAACTGACGTTACAGGCACTATAGACGGAAGTAGTGATATAGAACAAGGATTAGAAGCATATTTCAGCAGAACAAATGCACCTGCTACAATACAAACAGAAGTAAGTGGATACGGTATTACTAAAGTAAAGTTAATTATTCCTAGTACTGCTGAATCAAGAAACAAAAACTTTATAGAAAGTTTGTTTCATACCACAGATAGCGATACTGTTACTGCTACACAAATCGCACAATATCAAAGAGTACAACTAGACAGCAATTTAAAAAATACACTATCAGAAGGTAGACACATAACATTTGCAGCCGTTGTCAAAGATAGTTTTAGTAAGACGTTCAACAGTGCCGACAACGAAACATTAGAAAAGGCAAAAACTTTTACAGTTAGTATACTAGGAGATGTTGAAAGTACAATTACTTGGAAAACACCGGCAGACCTAGGTACACTTAAAGCAAATAGGATTAGTACACTAAAAGTAGAAGCAGAAACAACCATCCCGGATGCAGTGTTAAAATACAATCTAGTCAGCGGATCATTGCCACCAGGACTAGCGTTAAAGAATGATGGTAACATAATTGGTGAAGTGCCGATTTTTGGCACACCTGAGCGCAAGGGTTTAACATTCTTTGACAGCGGAACAACTACCTTCGATGGTGGTACAACTACAAACGACAGAAGTTATACATTTGAAATCCTAGCAAGAGATAGATTTGGGTTTAGTGCAACATCAAGAACATTTACACTTAGTATAGATGATGTAGATCAATTGTTCTACAGTAACTTGTATTTCCAACCTTTCTTAAAATCTACACAAAGATCTGTTTGGAATGAATTTATAGGTAATACAAAAGTATTTGAACCGGATAAGATTTACAGACAAAGTGATACAAACTTTGGTGTACCTCGCCAACTTAGATCTCTAGCATACGCAGGTATTCAAACTCAATCAATAGATGATTTTTATATTGCTGTTGCAAAAAATCATACTAGAAGAAAATATTGGTTTGGTGATGTAAAGAATGCAGTGGCCAAAGTTCCAGGAACTAACGATGTAGTATATGAAGTAGTATACGTAGAACTTGTTGATAAAGCATTACCTAGGTCAGGCAAAACAAGACAAGTGTTCAACACAATAAACAATGGCAGTAAAATTACTGTAGACAGTATTAAATTAGAATCAGCGCAGGATAGTACTGGAAGATTAGACGAACCATTTAGATTTAGGCCAAACGGACAAACTGTAACTGCTGATACAGACGCAATACAAATTAGTCAAAGTGGACACAGTAGATTTTATATTTCTAATATTGATAATATGAGAGATAAAATTTCTGAACTAGGTGCAACATCCCTAGACTTTTTACCGTTATGGATGCGTACAGCACAAGGAACAAGCCTAGCAGAACTAGGATATGTGCTTTGTGTGCCTTTGGCATATACACTTCCGGGCGAGTCTACTAGAATACTACAAAACGTAGAAAATCATATAAAGACAACAGAGTTTGATTTTGATCAAATTGAATACGACATAGATAGATATATTGCTGATGCTGTAACAGGATCAAGTCAAGAAACATTTATCTTATTCGGAGATTACAAACACAACATTGCATAAATAATATGTAAAGGAAATAACAATGGCAGATGAAGTAATAGTTTATACAACAATTGATGAAGACTTTCCAGTCGCAGGACAAGATAACGATAGCCAAGGCTTCCGTGATAACTTTAGTGTGGTTAAAACAGGATTGTCAACTGCTAACACAGAACTACTTGCTCTAAAAAATAATGCTGCAAAATTAAATGTAGATAATGACTTCGGCGAAAACAATATCACAAACGCAAATTTAGTTGCAAATACACTTGATATTAATAACACTAATGTAAATATGAACGGCGGTGAGTCAGCAGCGATTGACTGGAGTGACGGTGCAGTATATAATGTTTCAGGTAATGCAAGTGCTGGTGCAATTGGTATAACTTTACAAAATTTTCCTACTACAAACGCAGGCAGTGTAAGAGTAGTAATAAGCACAGCAAATACTTCTAACACAACTTTTACATTTAATGCAGGAGTAGGTCAAACACTAAAGACAGACGGAAATGCTGCATGGACATCTACAGCACTAGAAGTTACTAATACACAAACAATGATTGTAGATGTTTTTACAACAGATGGTGTTACATATTATCTAACACATGTAGGTACTTACAGTTGATACATCCTAATCTAGGTGATCTATCAGAATTTACGTTGCATGAATTAGAACAAAAAGTTCTAAAACTTAATTCTATGTACTTCATGACACAAGATGAAAATGTACGTCATCAAATGATTTTGCTTATAGATTCTTACAAAATAGAAATAGAAGAAAGACGTAGGCAACAGAAAAAAGAACAAGAAGACACTAATTCAGATCTTGACAATCTTATCAATGTATCGTAATATACACGTATGCTTATGAAAACAGACGACCTAGGAATACCACGATTCTCTAATCGCGATTTAATCGATATGATCTATTCAGGTCATGCGGATAAAGTTCATGTGGTATTGTGTGATTCGAGCGATGACGTAGACAAATTTAATACAGCAATGGAAGCGCAAGGTATGGATCCGTTGCAAAAGTATATTCCATTAGATGTAGATCAAAAAACGTTTGACGGTGTATGTCAAAGCGAATGGTTTATGCCAGAAGAATATAAAACACTTACTATAGAAGAATGGCTATTTGCAAAAACAATGGAAGAAAAACAACACGCCGGTGTTGATTTTGTATATAACTCTGCAGAATGGATACGAGTACAAGAAGAACTAGAAGCGTTTCAAGAACGTGGTATGTATGACCTACTACGCTATATGGTTTATCTTGTAGACTTTATGCGTGAGAATAACATTGTATGGGGTGTAGGACGTGGATCAAGTGTAGCAAGTTATGTGCTGTATTTGATCGGTGTGCATCGTATTAATTCAATCCAGTATGGCCTGGATTGGCGAGAGTTCTTGAGATAAGTAGTACATATTAAGGAGATCAATAATATGGCAAGACAACAATCAGGGCGTAAGATTTATAAAACAGCCCAAGGTAAAAATATCGATCTTGATCTTCTGATCAGTAGAAATGAATTAACTCCTGCTGTAGGCAATGCAAGAGTTAATGCACGAGGAGATGAACTAGGACCAGGTGGTAAAATTGTTCGCAAGCGTGAACAAGTTCTTAAAGAATATTATAACACAAAAGGTGTTAAAGAAGAAACCGTTGTTAGACCGAAACCCATCACTGAGTTAGAAGAAGAAATGTTTGATGAATTTGATAATGAACCAGTGCCTGTAAAGCCTGTTGAAACAAAAAAATCAAAAACACAAACACTAGACGAATGGATTGAAGACGAAGACGGCAATTTTATTAGAAAAGGTGAATAATGGCTGTAAATTTTGGAAAAGTTTTTGAAGGAACTTTAACTCCTATTAAAGATAGAGTTCTTGTTACTGATATGTATTTTGGTGAACAAAAAACAAAAAGTGGATTAATTATTACTAATGATGATGGAAATACTAGAGGCATTTATCCTCGTTGGGGTAAAGTACATGCAAAAGGTCCAGACAACAAAGATGATTACCAAGTCGGTGATTGGATTTTAATTGAACATGGTCGTTGGACAAGAGCCTTTAATGTTGATGAAGGTAACGGCGCAATAGAACTAAGAATGATTGATCAAGAATGTATCATTGGTTATAGTAACGAAAAGCCAAGTGATGTTTACATCGGTGACGAATATGCGAATGGTGAATCAACAACTGTAGACCCAAGTGTGTTTGTAGGTGCTTAATGACTAATCCATTTGCAGATATTGAACGCTTTGGCTCAGCGTGTGATCAAGAGCCTAATGAAGCAAACTACAAAATGTATCTTTCACTGATTGACGAAGAAGTTGGTGAACTAGTAGAAGCAGTAGTAGCAGATGATCGTGTAGAACAACTAGACGCACTTATTGATATACTTGTTGTAACAATGGGTGCTATTCGTGCAGGTGGCTTTGACGGCGAAGGTGCATGGAAAGAAGTTATGGATACAAACTTTGCTAAGATAGATCCGAATACCGGCAAAGTTCGTAAACGTGAAGATGGCAAGGTTCTAAAGCCAGAAGGATGGAAGGCTCCAGAACTTGCACAGTTTATAGGAGACTAATATGGTAGCAAGAACCGCAAATATTGCAAGTCGAGCTTATGATGAAGGCTTGCGTAAATTTATGATTAATATGTATAACCACACTGCTACAGGATTAGCATTAAGTGGTTTTATTGCCTACCTTGTTTATACAACAGGTATGGTATACAACATGGGTGCTCTTATGTGGGTGTTCATGTTTGCTCCGCTGGGCATGATTTTATTTTATGGCTGGGCTGGGCAGAATTGGAGTCTACAGGGCATTACACGGTTTTACTATGCATTTACAGCAGTAATGGGTGTAAGTATGAGTACAATATTTGTTGTATATACAATGACGAGTATTGCACAGGTATTTTTTATTACAAGTGCAACATTTGCAGCAGCAAGTTTATATGGATATACAACTAAACGTGATCTAACCGCAATGGGTAGTTTTCTTATTGTAGGCTTGATTGGTATTATTATTGCAAGCATTGTAAACATCTTTCTAGCAAGTTCAGCATTTGCATTTGCAATTAGTATTATCGGTGTACTAATTTTTGTCGGTATGACAGCATGGGATACGCAAACAGCAAAAAATTTATTTCTTTCTGCTCCTAATATGGAAGTTGCAGACAAATATGGTGTCCAAATGGCATTAAGTTTATATCTTGACTTTGTGAACTTGTTCCAATTTTTATTATCATTACTAGGTAATAGAGAATAATTTACTTGACATCGTGTGTGTTTTGTGTTATGTTTAGACATAATTAACAACGAGGTTCAACTATGAATTATAATGAGGATCGCAAGATCCTAGCAGATGTTGATGGTGTCTTTCTTAATTGGGAAGAAGCATTTGAACGTTGGATGTCTGCACGAGGATATGAAATTGCAGCACCAGCACAATATAAAATGTCAGTCAAATATGGTATTGAACAACACACTGCTGATCATCTAGTAGGAATTTTCAATAACAGTGCATGGATTGGATATTTAAATCCTTTGCGTGATGCTGTAGATTGGGTACATAAACTAGTATCAGAAGGTTGGCATTTTGATTGTATCACTAGTTTGTCAGATGATCCTTATGCTGCACGATTACGAGAAATGAACTTAGAGCATTGGTTCGGCAGAGGCGCAATGCGTAGAGTGCAATGTATAGCAACTGGTGCAGACAAAGATGAGTATTTAAAAGCCTATGAACATAGTCATTGGTGGATTGAAGATAAGCCTGAAAATGCAATGGCAGGACTTTATGCAGGCCACAAGCCTATTTTAATACAACACGACTATAATCTAGACTTTTTCGAAGCAGATGTGACTGTGGCTGAAAACTGGCAGCAAATTTATAATCTTATTACTAACAGCGAGGAATAAAATGATCCATGCAATGATCGACTTAGAAACACTGCACACTACACCTCAAGCAGCAGTCCTTACAGTCGGGGGTGTAAAGTTCGATCCAAACAGCAATAGCGAACCTTATGGAGAGTTTTACTATAAACTAGATTTAGATACGCAAGATCGTGCAGTAAGCGATGATACAATCGCATGGTGGGGACAACAAGATCCTAAAGTACAAGAAGAAGCGTTCGGTACAGAAGGGCGCGAACATGTTGACGTATTCTTAGACAGTTTGCCCAAATGGATGGTAGGTGTTGATGTGCTTTGGGGTCATGGTTATGGCTTTGACATTACTATTATTGAAGATATGTTACGACAGCGTAGCAAGCCTATTCCATGGCAATTTTGGCAAGTGCGTGACAGCAGAACATTGTTTGCATTGGCAAAAGTAGATCCACGCAAAGCAATGCAAAGTGATTTGCACAATGCACTAGCAGATGCATATTTCCAAGCAAAAGGTGTGCAAATGGTATACAAGGAACTTGGACTATGTTAAGATTAGGAATTATTGGTAGTAGTTATAGTAGCGGAAGTCATAAAATTACAAATCCGTTACTAGACAATGTTGGAGAGCATTGTCAGCCTATCGATAAATGGTTTGAAAAACATGCAGATGTAGAAGTACATAACTTTGCTATACCAGGCAGAGGCAGCGAAGAATATCACAAATCGATTATACGAGCAGCCAAACTTGGTATTGATACAGTAGTTCTTGAAATGTGTAGTGACCGTAGTCAGATTATATCAAGAATGCCAGATAATGAAGACGTTTATGATGACTTGTTGAAGTATGATTGTTTAGATACAGAAGACTTATACAAGATTTCAACTGATCCACATGAACTAAGAAAAATTACAAAAAGCATTGCATGTTATAGAGATCCATCAGAAACTGATCCTGTTTGGGATATAACTATACCTGGTATTAAAAAAGAGTGGTTAATGCCCTATGTAAAATTTAAAGTTATGGAAGATATGCATAGTTGGAATTTTTGGACACTAGAAAAAATATACTGGACACTAGAACTAGCAGAGCAATTAGATATAAATGTATTACTTTGGGAATACAGAAGACTCAAAGATTCTTATCTTAAAGAAAGTTTAGGAGCAATGGAATCTGCACATTACTTAGATATTCCACAAGGAGCACAAGAATATTACATTAGAGAATATGGCAAAAAAGCTTTAAGTGATGGAGATCATTTGTCAGACGAATGCTATGAACATCTTGTTAAAGAGTGGTTGATACCTGGATTAAAAGACGCAGGATGGTTGAACACAACATCACAGACTGGACAGAATCATTGAATATTACGGTGGAAATTTATGAAAGTAACAATGTTTGATCCTCCTAGCGGTTGGCGCTATGGCTTTCCTAAACCTATTCCAAAAAAGTGTATAGGCAATGATATGGAATTTAGAAAATACTTGACAGAAAATGGTTATCCAGATAGTATGTTAGATATAGCAAGTAAGTATAGTCGCTATTGGGAACAGGAAGAAGAATGAAAGAACTATGGGTAGAAAAATGGCGTCCAAAAACAGTGGACGGTTATGTATTTAGAGATGACGCACAAAGAAATCAAGTTAAAACATGGATCAAAGATAAAACTATTCCGCATTTGCTTTTTAGTGGCAATGCTGGGATTGGTAAAACTACTCTTGCTAAACTACTTTTTAATGAGCTTGATCTAAATCCGTTAGATATATTAGAAATCAATGCAAGTCGCACAAACTCAGTTGATGACGTGCGAGACAAGATTGTTGCATTTGTGCAAATGATTCCATTTGGAGATTTTAAAGTTGTATTACTTGATGAGGCAGACTATCTGTCACCTAATGCGCAAGCCGCACTACGTGGTGTTATGGAAGAATATCATACTACTGCTAGGTTCATACTTACTTGTAACTATCCTAACCGTATCATTCCGGCTATTCACAGCAGGTGCCAAGGTTTCCATATTGCCAAGATCGACCAAACTGAATTTACTGCTAGGGTCGCTGAAATTCTCATCACTGAAGGTATCACTCCAGATTTGGATACACTCGACACTTATGTCAAAGCAACATATCCAGACTTGCGCAAGTGTATCAACATGGTGCAAATGAATTCAGTTGAAGGCAAACTTGTTTCGCCAACAGAAGGTGACTCAGGTGAAGCAGACTGGAAACTTGATATGGTAGAACTGTTTAAAGCAGGCAAAATCCAAGATGCACGTAAATTACTATGTGGCACTGTACGTGCAGAAGAAATGGAAGAAATATATCGTTGGCTCTATGACAACATAGAGTTGTTCGGAGATGAGGAACAACAAGACAAAGCAGTGCTAATTATTAAACAAGGTTTAGTAGATCATACATTGGTTGTAGATCCAGAAATAAATCTTGCAGCAACATTAATCAGATTAGGATCATTATGACTTATATTGTAAATGACGCCTGTATTAGGTGTAAGCACATGGATTGCGTAGAAGTGTGTCCTGTGGATTGTTTTTATGAAGGTGAGAACATGTTAGTTATTCACCCTGATGAATGTATTGATTGTGGTGTATGTGAACCTGAATGTCCTGCAGATGCTATTTTACCTGACACAGTAGAAGGCACAGAACAATGGGTAGACTTCAATAGAAAATGGAGTGCGGTATGGCCAAACATTACTGAAATGCGTCCAGAAGATGTACCTGCAGATGCAGAACAATGGGAAGGTGTTGAAGGCAAAATGCAATATTTTAGTGAGGAGCCGGGTCGTGGAGACTAAAAATAAAAAATTAGTAAATGATATTGTACGTATTAGCGTATTAGAAGAAGAAATAGAGTATTACAAAACACTATTGCAACCACATGACACAGGGCATATTAATACAACAATTAGTTTCCTAAGTCAAAGACTATCTAACATCAAAGGAGAATTAGCGGGATGGCCGTTCGATTAGTAAGTTACACAAAACCAACACCAGAATTTGTAGAAGAAGGCATTAACGATAATGATCTACTAGATCTTGTTGCGTTTTGTGCAAGGGTAAGTAATCCTGCAAATCAAATTAATTCAGAAACAAGTGAAAAACTTGTAAAGTATTTGATTAAACACGCACACTGGAGCCCATTGGAAATGGTAAATGTGTGTATGGAAATTGATACAACACGTGACATTGCACACCAAATTGTACGTCATAGAAGTTTTGCATTCCAAGAGTTTTCGCAGCGTTATGCAGAGCCGGGCGAAATGGGAGAGATTTTTATTACAAGCGAAGCACGTTTACAAGATCATAAAAATAGACAAAACTCTATTGAAATTGATCTAGGACAAGAAGGTGCTGCTGAACTTGTTACTAAATGGGAAGAATTACAACAAGATGTATGCTTTACAGCAGGCAAAGCGTATGACTGGGCTATTAAAAATGGTATTGCAAAAGAAGTTGCACGTAAAGTATTGCCAGAAGGTTTAACAAAAACAAGGCTGTATATGAATGGTACTCTACGCAGTTGGGTGCATTACATTGAACTTAGAGGTGCTAATGGTACACAAAAAGAACACATGGAAATTGCACATGAATGTGCAAAAGTTATTGCAGAAATATTTCCCCTGGGAATAACATATGCAGACAAAAGTTAAATTATTTGAAGAAAAACCTAAAAGACTATTTGTGTTTGGTTGTAGTTTTACTGAATACACATGGATGACTTGGGCAAATATACTTGCTTTAGATTTAGATATTCCTTTTTTTAATTATGCTGTCTCAGGTGCTGGTAACAGATTTATTGCAACACGCTTAGTTCACGCCGACGCATTTCATAAATTTACAAAAAATGACTTGGTAATAGTTTGTTGGACAAATATTGCTCGAATAGATAGATATATTTCAGCAGAAGAAAGATGGGTTTTACAGGGTAATATCTATAATAATGTAAATTATAAATTAAAAGAACTTAAGAAAATAGATCAAACAGATTTATTTTTGAGAGATATGGCGTACATAAGATTGTCCCATGAAATGCTGAAATCAAAAACAAATGCTCATTTTTTACAAATGTTAGACATTTCAAAGTGGTTTGATCAACAACACGAAAGCATATTTCCAGGCGAGTCTCAAATACTTAGTATTGATAATGATATTTTAAATTTATATCAAGATACATTACAAGAAATGCAAAAAAGTTTTTATGATGTATTGTGGAATGATACTTTAACATTTAAATTAAATTGGAATAGAAAAACAATACATAAACTATTTTGGGACTCACATCCGTTGCCGGGAGAACACTACAAATATTTGACTCAAACTTTCGATCACAAAATGAAAGATAAAACAGTAGATCGTGTAAAAAATATACATGAAAAAACCATAGAATACATAAAAAAATATATAGAGCAAGATCCAGCAGCACTTCAAGATAGACTTTGTAATCACCAACGTGAAATTATTGGACCAAGAGGAACAAGCATGGAAGAGGTTGTATAATGCCAGCAACACTTGAAGTTGACATTGAATGGAATGAACACTACGCACTGTGGCCCGTGCGTAGCAGTTGGAGTAAAAATCGTATTTGGTTAAAAAAATACTGGCAGGGCGATATCTATTACGATGCAATGGGTCGCCCGCCTATAAAGGAAAAATCTTGGAAGCTCATTTATACAGAAAATGAGTATCTAATGTACTTGTTAAAACAAGATGAAAACAAGTACCAGCACCCCTTAGGGGCACCTGTATTTAAAAGTGTAAGGGCTAAATAGCCCTTACTGAATGTTTAAACTTCGCCGTAGACTTGTAAAACTTCTTTTACTGCCTGATGCCGTTCGATGTCCTTGCTGACAAAATTTACAATATCTATCCTATGACTATTATGTTTGGATAGTAATTTAGTAAATTCAATTAATCCATTTTCTTTTAACCTATCTGCTTGATTAAGATCTCCAGTTACCACCATTTTGCTGCCTGTTCCAATTCTAGTAAGCAGCATTTTCATCTGGTTTGGGGTTGCGTTTTGCATTTCATCAGCAATAATAAAACTGTCTTTAAAAGTTCTACCACGCATATATGCTAGTGGAGAAATTTCAATAACACCTTCTGCAATCATGCCTTCAATCTCGTTAGCATAAAAGTAGTCTCTGAATACATCAAAAATAGGTCTTGTCCAAGGTGCCATTTTTTGTTCTAATGTACCTGGTAAGAATCCGATATCTTCATCTGCACTCACTGCTGGACGAGTAACAATAATCTTTTCTACTTCCCCTTCAAGAAATGCTTTTACTGCTACTTGACAAGCAAGCATGGTTTTACCAGTACCAGCAGGTCCAATACCAAATACAATACTCTTGTCAGAGTCTAGTAGTTTGATAATGTAGTTTTCTTGGTTATAATTTCTTGGTAGAATATTTACTGTTTTATGTTTTTTTGGAAGGAATGAATTAAGTTTCACAATGTTATTGCTGTTTGAAATGTTGTGCCGTTTGGCCCTTTTTGCACCCATGTAGTCCTCCTTGTATGGATAATGGGAATGTTCCAACGCAGGAAGCATTCCCTGCAACAGTATTTAACCTTTTGACAACCGAAATCGACTAAATACTATTAACAAAAAAGGACTTTTTTTAATGGCCAGTATCCTAGACGAAATTGATGTAATAAAAAACATTGAAAACATGTACGAAAGTAACACAGCATTCAATGTGCTAAAAGACTTTGAGCGTATTATAGACGAACTAGATCTATATGTTTACAAAAATTGGAGCGACGGTGAACTTGCGGAAGGACCTAATATTGACAGACATTGGGTAACTGCAAAGTTTATGTGGCCAAGAGAAACAATGCCAGATCCAATGGGTGCAAAGAGACTTCTTGATTATGATTGCAAAGTTAACTACCAAAAAATGTCTTTGCTAAAACCACGCAAAGTTACAAAGAAAGAAGATTTACGTCCTGGCACAAAATTTGGTAAATTAGATAGACATCCTATTTGGGTTGTAGAGATTGCAGTACCTAAAAAAATGTTAATGGATTTTTATGCTGCAAGTGCTGCAAATTTAGAAGCAGAAGCGCAACCAAATGATCAATTACAGCAACAACAAGTTCAAGCACAACAAAATCAAACACAAGCACAACAAGCCGCCGGGGCAGAAGAAGCAGCATTGGATACAGAAGTATGACATTACAAGCAAATGATTTAAAAGATATGATTTATCCAGTATTTGAAGTAGATGCTTACAAAAGTAAAATGGGCAGCGATTCAGAAATTGTTGTGGTTAGTTTTTCAGTAAATGAAAAAGCAATCGGTGAAGACTTAGTTAATTTTATTGAAAAAGGTTACGGCTTTGTATTAGATGCAGATGTTACAGCAGGCGAGCAAAGCGACGGAATGTACAGAGTATATGTAGAGATGGAAAGAAACTCAGATGTACCTGAACAGATTGTTGAAATGCTAGATGGTGTAGGCAAACTAACAGGAACAAATTTTAGATATAGATATTACAAATCATTTCAAAGCGAGCCTGCAACACTAGAAAGTTTGGCAGCAACTATTCCAGCAGATAATGAAGCATACGAAGCAACTGTAAATGAAGCAAACATGAATAATTTTAAAAACTTTTTTAACAAAAGTTATTTAGAAGAATGTGACTTAGATGAATACGAAGATCTAATTCTCAAAAAAGCATATGCAGATCCGATAGGATTTGCTATCAAAGACTTTGGTCCAAGTCAGCAAGTACAAGAAAGTATTAACGAAAAAGTAAATATGAATGATTATGCAGAAATTTTGTTTTTAACAAAATATATTGGTGATTATAATATTATGAAATATGGATCTAAAACTTTAACTTTTGAAAACGAGGGACATACATTAGTAGTAGAAAGATTATAATGACCTATTGTCAAAATTGCGGACATACTGCACATTGTAACACTCCCCTCTATCGTGATGAAAGAGATTACGATAATAGAATTTACGCTATAAAAGTCTGTGATTGTTGTCGCTGCAATGATTGCCAGCCAAAAAAGGAAAAGTAATGGGCGCTGAAAATTTTAAATTTGATTTTGAACCGTGGATGGCAGAAGAACTGATCCATCGCGATGACTGGGAAGAATGGTACGAAGCAATGTGTGAAATTCTTCCTTTATGGGAAGTAGACACTATTGAACGTGTAGCAATGTTTGTTGCTCAGTGCGGTCATGAATCAGGTGGTTTTAGAGTACTAAGTGAAAATCTTAATTATAGTGCTCAAGCATTAAACACTATTTTCCCTAAGTATTTCAAACGTGCAGGAAGGGATGCAAATGAGTACCATAGACAACCTGAAAAAATTGCTAACGTCATTTATGCAAATCGTATGGACAACGGAGATGCAGAAAGCGGTGATGGTTGGCGTTTCCGCGGAGGCGGCATACTTCAGCTTACTGGCAGATACAACTATACCAAATTCGGCAAAGAAGTAGATATGTCCCCAGAAGAAGCAGTAGAGTATGTGCGTACCAAAAAAGGTGCGTTAGATAGTGCTTGCTGGTTCTGGGATACCAATAACATTAACAAATACTGCGACGAAATGGATGTAGTAGGTGCTACTAAACGCATCAACGGCGGTACAATTGGTTTAGACGATCGCAAGAAGCATTATCTACATGCTATGGATGTGTTAGGCGGCGATTACGAAGAGCCGGAAGAAAAAGAACTTAATTTAAATCAAACTATACGTAAAGGAAGTAAAGGACCTTTAGTTGCAGAAGTACAAGAAAAACTTAATATTTCTCCAGCAGACGGTATCTTTGGTCCAGGCACAGAACGCATTGTTAAAGAATGGCAAAGTGCGAACGGACTTGCAGCCGATGGAGTAGTAGGACCCAAAACATTGGGAAAATTACTAGGGTAGGTGGTATGGGTGCTAAGTTAGCATTGGTAATGTTTTTGCTACTGTGCGGTGCAGGAGGTATAGGTTATTGGTACTATAACGATACACAAGAACGTATGGCAATTTTACAAGAAAACAATGCTAAACTTAACACCGCAGTTGAATTAAATGAACAAACTATAAGTTCGCTAGAGCAGGATTATGAAAAAGCATCTAGCGAACTTGCAAGTTTAAACGAAGCATACACTGCTATACGCAGACAAAATCAACAATTAGCAGACAAACTTCAAGAAATAGATCTAACAGCAGCAGCAATCGCAAATGCTGAAGGCATTGAACGTGCAGTAAACAGAGGTACAGAAAATGCTGGTAGATGTTTTGAACTTCTATCGGGGGCAGAATTAACAGAAAAAGAAAGGACAGCAAAAAATGGTATCGCTTTTAACAAAGAGTGTCCTTGGCTTTACGATACTTATAAGTCTCGCGGCCTGCTCGACCCAGCCCCAACAGATTGAAATTAGCACAAAGCCTGTTGAAAAACCAACACTGCAATTACCTCCAGTCGACGAACTTAACATGAAAAAAGTTGAATGGATTGTTATTAACGAAGCAAACGTAGATCAAGTTATTGCTAAACTACAAACTGAAGGTAAAGCATTTGCATTATACGCACTCACAGGTGATGGTTATGGTAATTTGAGTTTGAACTTCTCTGACATTAGAGCATTGGTTCAACAGCAGCAAGCAATCATAGCAGCATATGAAGGCTACTACAAGGAGGCAGAACAAGCACTTGATAAAGCAGTCATTGTGGACAATTAGTTTTTTTATAACCCTAGTAGGATGTAACGCATCACAACTTCCAGATCCAGTAAGCACAGCCCATGATTATATTGGGCTTAATGAATATCAGAATAGAAAACAAATACGAGAGTTTGTAGGAGTTGATCCTGTAAACACAGAATGGTGTGCGGCATTTGTTAATGCTGTGCTCGAACTAGACGGTATACCAGGTAGTGAAAGTGTAAGTGATGTTCCACTTATGGCACGTAGTTTTCTCAAATGGGGTGAACCCGTTGAGCCAGAAGATATTCAACGTGGAGACATTGTGGTATTTCCAAGGGGCGATGGCGGTTGGTTAGGACACGTTGGATTTTTTATAGCAGAAGAAGACGGGCGTTGGATAATACTTGGCGGCAATCAAAAGAACGAAGTAAGATACGACTTCTACAATCCTAAACATGCTTTAGGCATACGTAGGTATAAATATACACATATAATAGAGGGCGATATACATGTGGGAAATGATAGAAAGGATGGCCAGTGATAGGCTGTGGATCTACACAGCATTAGCAGGCTCCGTATTTGGTGCTATATTTGTCGCATATATCAGCACCACACGAATAGGTCTATGGGGTTATGCCCAAGTAGACAGAGCGATAGATTATCTTGTAGAACGTTGGGGACTTACATGGCTAGAACAGCCTGAAGACGCTTGGCGTAAAAAGTATCCAAAAATAACTGCGAAAATTGATAGCATTGAAAAACGTTTAGCAGATTTGGAGGGCAAAAATGATAAGTGAAATGAATTTTAAGGAGCGCAGTCTCCTTTTTGCACGTCTAGCAAGTATTGCATATTTAGATGATGCAAAAAAGGAAGCCAAAAAACTAGGCTTTACAACAACAGAATTTTATAATAAAGATGGCGCACAGGCTTGGCGCTTTATGAATAAAGAAGATTTAGTCATTGCTTGTAGAGGAACACAACCTACAGAGTTCAATGATATAAAAGCAGATCTAAAAGCAATGCCAGTAATGGCTGAAACTGTAAGCAGAGTACACAGGGGCTTTAAAGCAGAAGTTGACGAACTTTGGCCAATGATACTAGAAGATATTGATCGCAAAGCAAATGCAGACAAAAAACTTTGGTTCTGTGGACATAGTTTAGGTGCTGCTATGGCAACTATTATGGCAAGTCGTTGTCATTTGTACGAGGGAATAAATCCAGTAGAAGAACTTTACACATTTGGATCTCCAAGAGTAGGTTGGAAAGGCTACTGTAATAGTTTATGTGTAGAGCATCACAGATTTGTTAATAATAATGATATTGTAACTAGAGTTCCACTAGCAGTTATGGGTTACAAACATCACGGTAACGAACACTATATAAACGCATACGGTAAATTCCGTCCATTAACACCTTGGCAACGTACTAAAGATCGTTGGCGTGGTATGTGGCTAGGAATTAAACAAGGTAAAATTGATAACTTTGGCGATCATTCAATGACTGAATATATTAAACATATAGGAAACATGGATTGAAATATCTTTATACTAACGGATGTAGTTTTACATGGGGAGGCGGTATTAACCAAGACAACGGATACAAAGAATCCGATAGAGAAAAACTAGTTTGGCCTTACTACCTAGCACAATTGTTAGACAGAACTCCAATTCAACATGCCATAGGTTGTGGTAGTAATCAAAGGATGGTAAGAACAAGTATAGACTGGTTAGTGAATACACCTCAAGTAATCTTAGATAACACAATTGCAGTTTTACAGACTACAGAAGCATTCAGGATGGAATATTACACAGGCAAGGATGAATATGTAGAAACTCAAGTACCTTTTGAAGATGGCAGTTTTTGGACAAGAAAAGATTACACTTATACACACGATGATGAAAAATGGATTAAGTTAAACGTTTGGGGTGACGAGTATGATAAGTCATTACCTACATCATTTAAAACAATACACGAAGCTAGAACAAGGTCATTTACAGAAGTGCAAGGAATGTACGAAAGTATCAGCCTTGTTTTATCATTAGACAGAATATTTAAAAGTTTAAATGTTAAAACCTATTGGTGGATGCAGTTCGGATCTGTACCGAAACAATATCCGCTAGAATACCGAAAATTATATGAGGATATAGACATCATGCCAAGTATGTTTTATGATATAATAGGAAAACACGATCCGCACCCTAGTCCTCAAGGACATAAATGTATAGCGGAACAAATGTTTAATTACTTAAAAGGAGGGCTTAAAAATGCCACGTAAAAAACCAGAAGATTTACAAGCAGCAGCACCAGCAGTAAAAGCAGAACAAATGACAGAAATGCCTACATATGATTCTACAGTAGCAGTTCCAGCAAGTTCTGAAGGGCTAACAAAGAAAGTAAAACTTGATTTGGAAGTTGATACAACTGTAAAAGATCTAGGACCAAATCCTTATGCTAAACTTATACATTTAGCAAAAGCAGTAGATGCATGGAGAATTTTTCCAAGAGCATTCTTAACAGTTTATATCTTTTTGCTTTACAAAACAGTTTTATGGTACATGACACTAGATGATCCTAGCATGAACCAGTCTGCACTTATTTCCGTAATTGTAGGTGCTGGCGCAGCATGGTTTGGACTATACACCGGAACTAGCAAAAAATAGCGGAGTAGCAAATAAGTAATAGTATGGACTATTACAGCGTACTAGGTGTAAACAAACACGCCACATCAGACGAATTAAAGAAAGCATACAGAAAACTTGCAATGGAACACCATCCTGACAAGGGTGGTGATGGCAAAAAGTTTGCCCAAATTAACGAAGCATATGATACGTTGAAAGATCCTGAAAAAAGATCGTTATATGACAATCCTGCAACTAATAATAATTTTCAAGGTAATGCATTTACTGATAACTTCGGTAATTTTAACGATATTTTTGGCAGTATGTTTGGACAAGGTTTTGCACAACAACATCGAGCAGTAAAAAATAAAGATATTAGATTGCGTGTAAGTTTAACACTAGAAGATGTTTTAACAGGTAAAGATTTTCTTGCAACTTATAGTATGTTAAATGGTGTAGAAACAAGTGCAAGTATTAGAATTGCTCCTGGTGTAATGGATGGTCAATTAATGAGATACAGAGGATTAGGAGATCACTCTGCCCACAGTCTGCCTAGAGGTGACTTGATTATGCAAATAAGCATTGTAAAACATCCTAGGTTTAGAAGAGATAATGCACACTTACATATTGAAGAAAAGGTAAATCTTTTTGATTTTATTACAGGTACAACAAAAAACATTCCAACTCTAGAAGGAGGCATGGTTAGATTGAATATTCCTGCAGGAACAAACCCAGGTACAATATTAAGTGTATCTGGAAAAGGTTTGCCAGAACTTAATACAGGACGTACAGGAAATTTATATGTAAAGTTGAAAGGTATTACACCAAAAATAAAAGATCCAAATATGCTAGAAAAGGTAAAATTAATAAATGATGCAATTAATCGTAGCGCCTGATACAAGACTAGAAAATCCTGTTCCAAAGTTTGACTTGGTTACAGATAATCCAAGACCTCTTGCATTTCAAATGATTGAATTAATGCAAAAGGAAGGTGGATTAGGGCTATCAGCAAATCAAGTGGGAATAAATGGGCAGATATTTGTTATGAAATGTTTGTTAAATAAAAAATACGGCGATACAATCGTTGTGATGAATCCACATATTAAAGGAATAAGTAAAGAATTAGAAGAAGGAATTGAGGGGTGTTTAAGCCATCCAGGTTTAACACTTAAAGTAAGACGTCCAATTAGTTGTATTGTTGAATTTGATACCTTGACAAATGATTATAAAGATGTTATACATATAGAGACAAAATTTAATGATATTGACAGTAGAATATTTTTACATGAATACGACCATTTACAAGGAATACAATTCATTAATAGGGTTAGTAGACTTAAACTTAACATGGGTTTAAAAAAGCAAGCAAAAAGGAACAAAAATGGTAGAACCTAGCCAGGCATTACAAGTAGTATTTGACAAGGCAGTTAAAGACGCAAAGAAATTACAACATGAATATGTTACTCTTGAACATCTTCTGTTTGCAATGCTTTGCGAAGAACAATTTTCTACAGCATTAAAAGGGTTTGATACAGATGTAGACCTATTAAAAAAGAATGTAGAAAATTATCTCAAAACAAAACTAAGCGAAATTAAAACAGAAGCAAAAAAATACAAACCTGTAAAAACAGGAACAGTTGAACGTGTTTTAAACAGAGCATTTGCACAAGTTTTATTCCAAGGACGCAATCAAATAGAAATTACTGATGTCTTTATTAGTACATTAAGTGAAAAAAGAAGTTATGCGTTCTTTGCATGTCAACAAGCAGGTATTCAAAAAGATAAGTTTATTCAATATATGAGTGCAGAACTTGAGTTAGATATTACCGACGAAGATGATATGGAAAATGCCGGGATCGCTAATAAAGCGTTAAAGGCGTTCACTGATGATCTTAATGCTGATGTTAAAAAAGGCCGGATCGATCCTGTAATTGGACGAGAAGATGAAATAGAATCACTAGCACTTGCGTTAGGACGCCGCACAAAATCAAATGTTCTTATGGTAGGCGATCCAGGTGTAGGTAAAACTGCTATTGCAGAAGGACTTGCATGGAAAATTGTAAACAATGATGTTCCAGATTTCCTAAAAGAATATAATGTTTATGCACTCGATATTGGTAGTATGCTTGCTGGCTCAAAATATCGTGGAGACTTTGAAGAACGCTTTAAACTTGTATTATCTGCACTACAGAAAAAAGGTAAAACAATCATGTTTATCGATGAAGCACACATGATTTCAGGTGCAGGAGCAGGAGGCAGCAATAGTGCAAACGATCTTGCAAACATGCTCAAACCGGCATTATCTAAAGGCAACATTAAAGTTGTTGCTTCAACTACTTGGGAAGAATATCGTAAGTATTTTGAATCAGATCGTGCTCTAATGAGACGTTTTCAGCGGGTAACTGTAGACGAACCTAGTGCAGAAATTACAAAAGATATTTTACATGGTATAAAGAAGTATTATGAAGAGTTCCACACTGTTGAAATTACTGATGAAGCAATCGAAGCAGCAGTAAAACTAACAATAAAATATCAAGCAGATAAAAAACTACCTGACAAAGCAATTGATGTAATCGATGTTGCATGTAGTAGATTCAAAGTTAACAATCAAACAGAAAATAAAATTGTTACAGAAGAAAGTATTCAATTTGAACTTGCTAAAATGGTTAAAATACCTAAAGAACAAGTTGCAGAACGTGAAACAGAAAACCTTGCTAATTTAGAAAATAATATGAAAGGCAGTGTTTATGGACAAGACGAAGCAATTGAAGGCATTGTTGATAAAATACTTGTGGCGCAAGCAGGATTAAAGGCAGCAAACAAACCTATTGGCTCGTTTGTGTTTATGGGTCCAACAGGAACAGGTAAAACGGAAACAGCAAAACAACTTGCACATCATTTAGGTGTACAACTTGTACGTTTTGATATGAGCGAATACCAAGAAAAGCACAGTGTTGCTAAGTTTATCGGTGCACCTCCAGGCTATGTAGGTTTTGAAGACGATGCCGGCCAACTTATTATCAAATTACAAGAAAATCCAAACTGTGTGTTATTGTTAGACGAAATTGAAAAAGCACACCCTGATGTAAGTAATGTTTTATTGCAACTTATGGATAACGGAATGATCACAGGGTCAAACGGTAAAGAAGCAGATGCTAGAAATTGTATTCTAATTCTTACAACTAACTTAGGTGCTAGAGAATCAGAAAAGAATGCAATCGGTTTTGGTGAAGAAACAGATGGTTCTGACTACGAAGACGGTGAATTGAAAAAATTCTTTGCTCCAGAGTTTAGAAATAGGCTAGATGGCGTTATTACATTTGCTAAACTTGGTAAGCCTGTGATGTTAAAAATTGTTGGCAAGTTCTTAAAAGAACTTAAAGATCAAGTTAAGGACAAAAACGTAGAAATTAGTGTCACAGACGAAGCATTAGACTTGTTAGTAGACAAAGGTTTCGATCGCAAGATGGGTGCAAGACCATTACAGCGTGTTATTGACAAAGATATCAAACGTCCTTTGTCAAGGATGCTATTGTTTGGTGATTTAAAAGACGGTGGTAAACTTACAATCAACGCAAAAGGCAAAGACATCGTCCTAAATGTTGAGAGTACTGTAATTGCAACAAGCTGAGACTACAAAACTACACTATAACAAATATCTATATAAATTAGAAACAAGACTTTATGTAGCACATATCTTGCGTACTGAAATGCAGCATGGAAAAAACTTTCAGTACGCAAGACGAGAACTTAATGCTTTTAAAGCAAGAGTTTTTCCTGGAAGTAAAACATTTCAAGTTAATGCTCGATTTGGACAAACACACCTTTCGATTGACACTGATGAATTACTTGATGTTGAAAGAGTTATTGCCAATCTTATGCACGAAGAAGACTACACTATCAGAGTAGAACAAAGTTTTTTAAACATTTATTCTAATAATGAAAGTTTAATTGATAGGTTAGCAAAAACTTTATCAGCAAATTATATAAAGGTTTGGAAACCAAATCCTGATATGATAGAATATTTGCAAAAGAATAAAAATGTTATTATTGTAAACAAAGAAGTAGAGTTTGATTACAAAGTTACGTTTGGAGGTAATAGCGTTAATCCCTTAATGGCTAATTGGATTGTAAAAAATCCTAATTTATGCAAGTGTGGCCCTAAACTATTAGAAAAAATAAAAAACAAAAAATGGATCAAAGGGCAATACGTTTATATTAAGAACGACAAAGCACTTACTTTGTTTCAACTACTCTCAGGTGGAAATATTTCAAGGATCGATAAACTAATCTACAAACATGATCTAGATAAATAGTATTAGTAAATTTACAAAGGATCGATCATGGAACATTTCGTACGAGTAGTCATGGAAAAAACCGACATTGCTGAAAAGTTAGATGAGTCAATTTTTCCAGGCAACGACATTTTTGAATCAGAACAGGGTGCAACAGTTTTTGAAATTCCTCTATCTAGGGAATTATCAGAAGAAGAAGCAGATGGATATGCAGAGCACCTAGCAAATTATATGTTTGAACAAGGTTATGACGACTTTGATATTGAAATATCTGCTAACGAAGAAATTTCAGACATTGAAGAAACATATGACGGCGACGAGTTTTTTGAAAACTACGGTGTCATGTGGTTCAACGAAGATGAAGATGAAGGTTTAGAAGAAAGATCAGAGTTTGAAAAATATAGAAATATGTATATTGTCTATGATCCAGGAACACTAGAAGTTAAAAAAAGCTATCCAATAACAAATAAAATGCAAGCACAAAACGATGCAAAAGCAATGGGTATGGTAGCAACTAGTGGAACAAAATATTTAGAATTAAGACGTGATAGAAAATCAATGGACGAAGCTGAATATCAAGGACGCAAAGTTAAACTTGGCAAACCTATGCGCGGCGATGTTAAAAAGTTCAAAGTATATGTAAGAGATCCAAAGACTAAAAATATTAAGAAAGTTAACTTTGGTGATCCAAACATGAAGATCAAAAAGTCTAACCCAGCACGTAGACGTTCATTCCGTGCTAGACATAACTGTGATAATCCAGGACCAAGAACAAAAGCACGTTACTGGAGTTGTAGAAAATGGTAAAAATCAACGAGTTTCACGATCTTAGCCAAGACATGGATATGAAAACTGGAGACAAACTTCCGTTTAACGTTGTTGACGATTTAGTAGTCTATATGAAGAATGATCCTGAATTTTATAGACGCCAATTATATCCAAAAATGTGTGATGTACAAGAAGTTGTAAAAAAAGGCAAAAAATACGATAAAAAGTCTTTACTTCCTACTGTCGAATGTGCTATAAGAGAATATGTTGATAAATTCAAAATCAAAAAAATGCCTGAAGAGATGTGTACAAGAGAAGAAAAGATGATGGTAATCGATCAAATACTAAGAGGCGAAATAGAAAACTTCCGCAACGGAGAGTATTAATGTTTGTTCGTGACCTTTTTGAAGCACAGGCAAGACGTATTGTTGCAATTATGCCTGGAGGATTTCATCCGTTTCATCCTGGTCACAAAAGTTTATATGATTGGGCGACTAAAACATTTGGTAGTGAAAATGTATTTGTCGCTGCAACAGCAGATACCAAAACTAGACCATTCCCTTTCGATGTAAAAAAGAAACTTGCTAACATGGCAGGAGTTCCTGCAGAGCGTTTTATACAAGTCAAATCACCTTTTAATTTAAACAGTTATAAAGACATGTTAGGAGACGATGCAGCAATAGTATTTGTACGCAGTCTAAAAGACAAGGGCGAACAGCCGTTACCAGATCAAACAAAGAAGAATGGTGAGCCCGGTTATTTAAGATCATACAAAGGTAAAAATCTTAGAACTAGTGATGAAATGGGATACATGGCATATGGTCCTACTATAGATTTTAATTTTTCAGGTATGCAAATCAAGAGTGCTAGTGAACTTAGAGCAACATGGCCTGAAATGTCAGACGAAGATAAATTGAAAGCTGCTAAACTTATGTACGGTAATGGTGCCCCTGTTGCTGTTAAATTGTTAAATCAAGCACTGGGCGATCCTGAGGCTCCTGTTGGTGAAGCATCATATAACAATCACATAGGACACAATGATCTACTAACTATGCCAAAGAATACTGTTGTTATTGATACTCCTGGTGACTTAGACTGGTACAAATTAGGACAACATTTTCCTACATTAAACCGTGCAGATCCTAGAGAATTTGGTCAAGGCGAAAGCGATGCTATAATTACATTTGCTAACGATAAAGAAAAAGAAGTATTCCTTAAACTAGCAGCACGTTTAGGTTTAAAAGTCAAGGATATCGGCGGAAGTGCTGAACATCCTGAAATACACGGCGAAGAACAACAAGTTAATGAGATTGCACCAGCAGTATTATGGGCAGGTGCAAAAGCAGCAGGTTGGGTTTTAGGATGGGCTGCAAGGAGAGGCGCAGTTCCTGTAGTCAAATGGGCAATTAGACGGCATGGCGGCAAAATAGCAATAGGCGGCACAGCGGCATATTATGCTAAAAAAGGATGGGACTGGGTTGAAAGTATACTTGGTCCTGAAATGGTTAAATTCCTTGTTGCAAACAAGTTTAGTATTATGATGGCAGTAATATTGATCTTAGGAGGTGTTGCCCTACAAAAATTCTTTACGAAAAAAGGTGACGAACTTGTTCAAAAGATGGCCGACGAATCAATTGACATATCTGAAGATGCTTCTCCGGATGAAGAATATGAATTCCACAGAAAACTAGACAAGTTAGTTCACAAGTATTTTGGTCATAGTTCAGACGAAAAACCAAAAAAGACAAAACCCAAAAAAAAAATTATTGAAGGTTACAAACTACAACTAGAGCGTGATCCTAATATGTATGTATTACATATTACTGATACTGCTACAGGTAAACGTACAGAAGTACGTGGCAAACCAGATTATGAAACTACTGGTTACGATGCAAATGATAAACTGCATCAACTGTTAGACAAGATTGGCAAAAGTGCAAACATTGCAGAACTAATCAACGGCGAAGTTGTAACTATCAATCCTAAACATCCTGATGCTACCAAAGCAAAAGCAGCAACAGATTTAGCATATAATGAAAGTACAGACTTAGATAGTCTTAGAAAGTTTGTAAGGTCTCAACGAGAAGCACCTGATCAAGTTCTTTATCAAATGATGATGGCACCAGATACTTATGGACACGCAGCATCAAACTTTGTAAGAAGTTGGTATGAGAAAACAAAAGAAGAAAATGGCTTAAATGATGTAGATTCAGCGTTAGAAATAATGGTTGATGAACTTGGAATGAAAAACGAAGGCGCAGAAATCACTATGTGGACTAATCCTGAGTACCAAGGTGCAGATGTTGACGACAAATATTATAAAAAACAACCAGTAAAAATAGTAAACGTATCTAAACTTACACCGTTTGAACCTGCAGACAAAATGGATCCTAAAGACAATCACGACAATATGATGAAGTTTGTTGACAAGATTAAAGCAGGTGAGAAGATTAAACCTATCGTAATCTTACGACACAAAGGTAAGTGGCTTATTGTTGATGGACATCACAGATACTTTGCACACCTAAAAGCAGGTGTAGATAAAATCCGTGCAGTTGTTGCTGATCCAAAAAATGTAACTTGGCGTGATGATGTTCCAGAGAGTGTAAAAGAAAACTTTGCTGACGGTAAAGTAAAAGGCAAAAGCAGACCAGGGCGTGTAAAACGTGCAGGCGCTAGTTGCAATGGTAGTGTTACAGCATTACGTAAGCGAGCAAAAAATAGTTCGGGTGAGAAAGCGAGGATGTATCATTGGTGCGCAAACATGAAGGGCGGGAAGAAAAAGTAGTAGATCTATATCCAGATGGGTATAGTATAACGTGGAGAGAACACGAAGATATGAGCATTGACGACATAGAATGGTCACATTATGTTGCTAAGTTAAAAGAGCACGAAGCAAATAAAACAAGCACAAACGACAGAAACAAATATTGGAATGAATATAGAAGATCTAAAGAAGTTGGCGGGGATAAATGAATTCAAAGGATATACTGAATATACTCCTGAGAACATGAGTGCTGCCGCTGCTGAAAAAAGAAAGATTGAAAAGAAAAAAGGCATTAAGCCTGGCGACCCAGATTGGTTTAAACTATGGTTTAGTTTACCTTATATGACAGGTCCTGTGCAATTTAGAGGGAGAAAGAAATGAATGGCGAAAAAAGAACTTGCAAAAATTGTGGGCATAGATGCCATTGTTATCGACCTGATTGTAAAGACTGTGTAAATGATGTTTGTACGAAGTGTAATTGTAAATGAAACTATTTGAATTTTTAAAAGAAGATGGACGTATTGTAAAAGGAGTTAACACTACTCCTGATGTAGCAGTAGACGAAATACCAAAGCAAGCAGCAAAATTTGGTAATAAAGTAGATGTTGGCGGACGTCCACCTACACTATCAACTAAAGTAAAAGGTAAATCTACTAACGTACTTTTTAATTTAGGACTAGCAGAAAAAACCTATAGTGCATATGAACTTGCACTGATGGAGGGCGGGCATAGCCTACCGGAAGAACATTCATGGCCAAAAGGACACGGAAGTGAAATCGCATGGCTGGCATATAACCACAACCTAGTGGAAGAACTAGAAAACATAGGTCCTAATACTGAAATTTACGTAGACATGGACGGTGTACTTGCTGACTTTTTTGGCGATTGGGCTAAATTAATGAACAAAAAACACTGGACTGATATCGAAGATCCTGCTAATGCAATTAACAAAATTAAAACAGTAGATGATTTTTGGTTAAATTTACCTCTTACAAAAAATGCAAAGCCTTTGCTTATGTTAATCAAGCGTGTCAAAGGCAGTTATAATATCTTAAGCAGTCCACTTGCTGATGATCCTAAAAGTATTCCGCATAAAAAGGAATGGATCAAGAAAAATTTGTCATTTTTTCCACCCAGAAGAATATTTTTAACACACGACAAAGCACAGTATGCTACAAACTCAGACGGTTCTGCAAATATTCTAATTGACGACTATGGTGTAAACATTAACAAATGGTCCGAAGCAGGAGGTATAGGCTTCAAACACAAAGATCATAAGTTTGAAAGAACTGTGAAGAACTTAAAAGGTTTAAGATAAATACATTATGCTAATAAGAGAAGTCAAAAAGAGTCAATTTTCTGTTTGGATAGCAAATGTCCGAGTGCGTCAGCGTACCTACACACAATGGATACCTGTCCAAGTTAGCGCAAGAAATAACAGAGAAGCACGTAACATCATTTATGCACAATATGGCAAAAACGCAGGCATTACAGACCTAAGGAGAGCCAAATGAAAATGCAAGACATTTTAGAAGCAGTGAAGCAAAGAGATCCTAGCAGTAAAATTATGCAGGATATTCGCAAGAGTGGTGCAGCAGGTGCTCACAAAGACAAAAAGAAAGTACTACCTCGCAAAGAAAAGCACAAAGGCAAAGCATACGAAGAATATAAACATGCTGATCATGCTAAAGGCAAAGATCCAATGCCTAAAAAATCTAAGCCAGGTAAAGGTCCTGAGACTAAACATCCTCTAAGAGGAAAATTAGTAGGAGGGACTTGACAATGAAGATAAAAGATGTTATAATAAATGAAGTTGCAACAGGAATGGGAACATCTAGTGTATCAACAGTAATAAATCCAACTGTCGCAAAATCTAAAAGAAAACCCAAAAAACAAAAGCCAACTGATAATGCATTAGATATGAAAGGTGTATCTTTATTTGGCGGATCACTGCTGAAACGATAAATACTACAACAAGAGAAAACGGAGCCACCGATGCCTACAATGAATAAAGCAGCAAAAAACAAAGCACAGATGCAGTTCGCTCAAATGACAAAGACACTGCTTCCAATGATTCGCAGACGTATTCAAAACGTCAAAAACGCACCTATGAATGATGTTGATTTTAATCAACTAGACCATATGGGATCACTAATTGCTAATCAACAAGTAACAACCGCAAGAGAGTTGCTAGATGCAATGAGTGAATATACAACAATGCGTGATCAAGGTGAGTTTACTGTAGATCGTTTTAAAGAATTAGTTGCTCTCGCCAAAGGTGGTACTAGCGAAGGCATGATTGAAGCACACGCAAAAGCAACTTGCGGCTGCGATGCAAGTAGTTGCTCACACTGTGGCGGCAAGCATACATTAGACGAAGTAGGCAAAACTTGTGATTGCTGCGAAAACAAAATTAAAAAAGTGGAAACAACAAACGAAGGTCTTGCAGACATGGCAGGCGTTGCAGAACGTGATCACGAAGTGCAAATGGCTCGTGCTGAACTATATAAGATCGCAAAATATGCTATCAAACTACACGAAATGCTAAAAGGTGTAAGTGAAGCAGAAGGCATCGAAGGTTGGATGCAAAGCAAAATCACAAAAGCAGCAGACTACATGGGCTCAGTATATCATACACTAGATTATGATATGATGGGAGAGTCAAAGAAAACATTCAAAGGCAATATGGACGAAGCAGCAAAAGCTGATTATAAAACCACACTTGCCGAAAAAATGAAAGAACAGACTTGTAACGAATGCAGTAAAACAATGCTTACTGCTCAAGAGAAAAAGGAACTTGCAAATTTGCCAGAAGGCAAACGCCACGGTAATAGTAAAATTTATCAAAAATGCTGGAAAGGCTGCCGTAAAGTAGCAGGTGTTCCACGTGGTCAACCTGGTTCATGCAAGTGTGATTAATAATGCGTATTCACGAAGTCACTGAACGTAAAATGACTGGGGCTGAAAAGTCCAAGGAAACTAAACTTAAGAAAAAGTATGACGACAGTGATATGAAAAAGAATATGAAAAAACAGTATGGTAAAGATTGGGAAAATGTTTACTATGCTACTATCCGTAAAAAGTCAATGACCAAAGGCGCAAAGTAATGTTATGTTTGAACAACATATACAAAACTGGATAGAAACTTTCCTTAGTATACCTTCCGAAACATTTAATAACTTACCTCCTTGTCCGTTTGCCAAACAAGCAATGCTAGAAGACAAGATAAAGTGTGTAGAATTAAAAGACATCTATAAAATAAGCATGAGTTCTTATTTTATAGCAGAACTTGAAAATTTTTCTTATCATTGGCCTAAAAATACAGAAGTTGTAATACTAGGGTGTGATCCGTCTTTGATTACATCTGAAGAATTATCACGTGCTGTAGGACATTCAAATGATCAATTTTTACATAACAGAGGCTTTATTGCACTGGAAGATCATCCAGATGAAGAAGAACTAGTAGATAACACTATACTCAACAACGGTAAATACGCTGTAAGTTTCTTGCAGCAAAAAGATAAACTTGAACTTGCAAGAAAGGCTTTACGTAAACAAAACTATTACGTAAAATGGGATCAAGATTATTATAACGAAGTTGTGGGTGAATGACAAGTAGAATTGATTTACAAAATACAAAATATAAAACAATTGATTTTAAACTGCTAAACAGTTCACACTTTGAAGAATGTGAACAAATTTACAAACAATATTTAATTTATAAAAAATTTGATACAATTTATCCTATATTTAAAGAAGATTGGGATAGAAATACAGTTTTTGGTTATTATGACAATAATGAACTAGCAGCATGGAGTTGCTACATGGTTTATCCGAGTAAGAGTACAGCACATGCTGATCAATTTGCATGGAACTATAAATCACCTAAACTAAAATTAGGATACAGATCATTGCGTAGTGAATGTGCTTATTTTCGAGATCAAGGATTTCGTTATTTAATACTAGGAGATTTGTATTCTTACAAACAAGAACTACAAGGCTTTGAACATATTACTTTAGATAGTCATTTAGCGTTTTCATAATATACGCATTTAATGATAAATACTACATGAAGTATAATGCATGGAATTATAACGATCTAAATGCTTTTCACGTAGAATTAAGTACACGATGCAATGCAGCGTGTCCAGGCTGTCCAAGATTCTTACGTAATAGCACTAATGTCGATCCGGAAGTTGTGCAAACGGATATTACAATTGATTTGTTTAAAAGATGGTTTCCATTAGATCTTGTACAAAAATCTAAAAGTTGGATATTTTGCGGAACACATGGAGATCCATTGGCCTGTAATGATATATATGATATATTAGATTACATATGTTCTAACAGTATAGCAACTATACAAATTAACACCAATGGAGGCTTGCGCACTCCGGATCATTTCCGTGCAATAGGAGAATTGTTTTTAGAAACAACAAATGGTTTAAACCCAAAACCAATGCGTAAAATTACATTTAGTATAGACGGCTTAGAAGATACTAACCATATATACAGAAGAAATGTTATTTGGGATAAAGCATGGAATAACATGATTGCATATGCATTTACAGGTGCGCACACTGATTGGGACTTTTTACAATTCAAACACAACAAACATCAGGTAGAACTTAGCAGAAAAATTGCACAAGAAAATGGTATTAATTTTGTATTAAAAAATCCATTCGGTGTCGACGGCACAGGTATGCCAGCATATGACAAAGACTACAACTTAGAATATGTCCTAGAACATGCTACAGACAACGGACATGATCATTACACTCCTGCTCCATTAGGTTGGGAAGCAGATATGCCAGCGCCAGTAACAGAAGAAGGTGTAATTGCTTGTAACAGTTTTAGAACTTTGCCATATCCATACCATGAAGAACCAATGGTCGAACTATATATAGATGCATTAGGAAGAGTTCATCCTTGTTGCTTTGTAGGAAATAAAATGCAAGGCCCTAGATATGTTCCTGAAGCAAGAGAAATGCAAACACTACAAAAAACACTAGGCGATGCAAATAATTTACATCATCATAGACTTGATCAGATTATAGACGGAGGCGTACTTGCAGTTTATTCAGAAAGTTGGCAATCAAAATCAATCAGTCAATGCTGGGTCCAATGCGGAAAGTCCTGTGGAAAAGTCAGAGAAATTGACAAACTCTTCGAACTCTCCGAAGAAATGTAAATGGCTAGATAATCACATCAGTATGGATACTTTGGGTAACTTACGGCCTTGCTGTAATTGGGATGACCGTGACAGAAACGATCTTGTAAAAGTTTCAGATATCAAAAAATACAAAGACAGTGACTTTTTAGCAAGTGTTAGGAAAGATCTTGATAATGGAATATTTCCCGAAGGATGTAGAGATTGTGAGGAAGAAGAATCTTATGGCTTTGAAAGTTTACGATTGCAAAGCGATAGAAAATATAAGAACAATCGCAAAGACGCTGAGATAAAATTTGGAAACAAATGTAATCTTTCGTGTTCAATGTGTGGTCCTGTTAACAGTAGTTTAATAGATACAGAACTAAGAAAATTAGATTCGCAAGATATACAACACAAACTGATACAAAGACAAAAATATTCATTTGATTTATGGTATGAAGACGAAAAAAATATACAAAAACTTGCCGAATTTTTACATGATAGAGATGAAATACGTTTCACAGGTGGAGAACCAACTGTAAATAATTATCTTCAAAAATTTTGCGAATATTTGTTAGTATATGATAGTAAACCTAGTTTGCGTATTACTACAAATGGAAATAACTTACCTACGAAATTACTTTCAATCTTAGAAAAATTTGACGTTGAATGGCATTTTAGCATTGACGGTTATAAAGAAGTAAACGAATATATAAGGTATCCTAGCAATTGGGATAAAATTATAAAAAACATAGCAAAAGCACAACAAATCGGTACAAGTGATGTTTGTACAACTGTAAGTTGGTTGAATGTAAAACACATGGAACCATTAGGCGAATGGATCATGTCAAATAATTTTGAACGATGGGAAGTTTATCCTGTAAACAGTCCTAAAGAATTTGCACCTTGTCATGCACCTGATAATCATAAACAGATTTATGTAGATTTGTGTGCCACATATACAGATCTTAAAAGAAGCTTGCCGGCAGTAATCCGAGAACGGAACATTGATTATTTTGATCAAGGTATGAGTTATCAAAAACATTTAGATAGATTGAGAGGAACATCTATTGAAACGGTATTTTGATAATGTTAGCGCTCAATTGTAACAAATATGTAAATACGTTATGTTAAAAAATGATCTCAAAGAACAATACAGATTATTTTACATGGTCAAGGGCCACCTTGACGCTTCCCCTGAAACAGTAATAGCAAGTGCAAATGGATATTTCAAACGCCTCTGGTATGATGGCGGCGATGGTGCACCTCTTTATGAATACAGTGAACAATTTGAACAAGCATGGAGACATAAACAGAATGGTTTCACAGAAGATACAAGAACTGAGTGATGACGACTTGTCCTACTTAGAAAAACTACTTGGTGAGCAATTTGCCAAAGAGTTAGAAGCAGATAAAACTTGGATACAAAAGAATAACTATCATCGTCCAGGTGAAAAGAAAAGCAAAATCATTCGTCTTATGAATGCCATCCGTGCTCAAAGAGATGTCAAAAAAAGAACATCATTAAAGTGGTAATTACTTCTTGACTTTTTTCTTATAAGTTGTATAATACAAATAAAGGAGAAATCTTATGAGTGATCGAGTATATGGTGCTGAAGAAAAGCAAAAACTAGAACGCCTAGTCAATGAAGGTGTGACTGTGCTTCAAGAAATTGAGGACCTACAAGCAGGTTTAAAAGACACAATAAAAGCAGTAGCAGAAGAACTTAACATTAAGCCAAGTTTGATCAACAAGGCTATTAAAGTTGCACAAAAAGGAGATTGGGATAGACACCAAGACGAGTTTGAAGACCTCGAAACACTTGTTGTAACTGTTGGTAAGGACAAATGATTAAGTCTATAATTGATTTCTGTAAAGAAAGTTATAGACTTTCTCCACTAGCATTTTATTGCGAAATGGCGGAAACCTTAATTTTAATTTCTGCAAGTGCTGTACTAACATTTACAGTGTTAGATCCTGCAACAGAAATTTTTATTCCGATGTATCTAATTGGAAGTATACTTGGAGTTATTAGCACTGTAATTCGTAAAGCAGCGTTTGCAATAGTATTGTGTGCATGGTTTGTTGTTATGAACTCAATAGCAATGGTGCAATTATTCTTGCTGTAATATATAATAATGAGTCGCTCACATTACGAGCATGTAGAAGGTCCGTTGGCCAGAAACAACGAAGGAGAATAAATGAGTTATGTAGATGCATTCTTTGACCGTGATCAAGATATCATTCGTGTTGTAGAACGCAAAGATGGAAAGCGACATTTCCACGAATATCAAGCAAAATATACATTTTATTATGAAGATCCTAGAGGCAAATATAAAAGTGTCTATGGCGATCCTCTTACACGTATTGTGTGTAAAAACACAAAAGACTTTAGAAAAGAAGTTGCTATTAACAAAGGCAAGAACTTGTTCGAAAGCGACATTAATCCTATCTTTCAATGTTTAAGTGAAAATTATCTTAATCAAGATGCACCCAAACTAAACATTGCGTTTTGGGATATTGAGACGGACTTTGATCCAGAGCGTGGCTTTGCTCCAGTTGAAGATCCGTTTATGCCAATTACTGCTATTACTGTATGTTTACAATGGCTAAACAGTGCGCTAATTACACTTGCTGTTCCACCTAAAGGTATGAAGCATGAAGATGCTGTTGCTATGTGTAAAGAACGTTGGGGAGACGAAGTAATACTTTTCACTAATGATAAGAACGGCGATGGTGAAAGACAAATGTTACAGACGTTCTTAGACTTAATTGAAGATGCAGATGTACAAAGTGGTTGGAACTCAGAAGGTTATGATGTTCCGTATACTGTTAATAGAATTAAACGTGTACTCAGCAACGATGATACAAGACGTTTTTGTTTATGGGGACAGTTGCCCAAGAAGCGTGAATATGAAAAATTTGGTAAAACGTCAGAAACATATGACTTTGTAGGTCGTGTGCATTTAGACAGTTTGGAACTATATCGAAAATACACATATGAAGAACGTCATACATATAGACTAGATGCGATTGGTGAAATTGAAGTAGGCGAAAACAAAACTGTTTATGAAGGCACACTTGATCAATTGTATAATCAAGACTTTGAAACATTTATTGAATATAACAGACAAGACGTTGCACTACTTGACAAACTAGATAAGAAATTACGTTTTATTGATTTAAGCAATTCAATTGCACATGAAAATACAGTGCTTCTACAAACAACAATGGGTGCTGTTGCTGTAACAGAGCAAGGTATTATCAACGAAGCACACAACAGAGACTTACGTGTACCAAATCGGCCAAAGCGTGATGACACAGAAAGCACACAAGCCGCTGGTGCTTATGTTGCGTTTCCTAAAAAAGGTGTACACAAATGGATCGGTTCAATGGACTTGAACTCACTGTATCCAAGTGTGATTCGTGCGTTGAATATGGCTCCAGAAACTATCATAGGACAAATACGTCCTGAAATTTCTGAAGCTCGTGTTACTGAAGATATGGGGTTAAAGAAAAAGTCGTTCGCAGGTAGTTGGGAAGGACGTTTCAGCACAGAAGAATACGAAGCAGTTATGGAACAACGCAAAGATGTTGCACTAACTGTTGACTGGGAAGATGGTCGTTCAGATGTATTAAGTGCTGCCGAAATACATAAACTTGTTTTTGATTCAAACATGCCTTGGATGCTTAGTTCAAATGGCACTATTTTTACTACAGAATTTGAAGGCGTTATTCCAGGTATCCTAAAGCGTTGGTATGCAGAGCGTAAAGACATGCAAAAGATGCTTAAGAAAGCAAAAGACGCTAAAAATGATGCGGAAATTGAATACTGGGATAAAAGGCAACTTGTTAAAAAAATTAACTTGAACAGTTTGTATGGTGCTATTTTGAATCCAGGTTGTAGATTTTTTGATAAGCGTATCGGTCAATCAACTACACTCACAGGTCGTACTATTGTTAAGCACATGAGTGCAGAAGTAAACAAAGTTATCACAGGCAAATACGATCACGTAGGAGAAAGTGTTATCTATGGTGACACAGACTCTGTGTACTTTAGTGCATATCCGACATTACGTAAAGAAATCGAAGCAGGTAATATTCCTTGGAGTAAAGACAATGTAATTACATTATATGATCAAGTAGCAGAAGCAGCAAATGCTACGTTCCAAGAATTTATGCTAAAGGCATTTCATTGTCCAAAGAGTCGTTCAGATGTTATTGCCGCAGGTAGAGAAATTGTTGCAGAAAGCGGATTGTATATTACAAAGAAGCGTTATGCGGCACTAGTGTATGATGTAGAAGGTTTCCGTTCAGATGTAGATGGCAAACCAGGTAAAGTAAAAGCAATGGGCTTGGACTTGCGTAGATCAGATACTCCAGTGTTTATGCAAGAGTTCTTAAGTGAAATTCTTCTTATGGTGCTACAAGACAAACCAGAAAAAGAAATCCTAGATCGTATTACTACGTTCAGAAAAGAATTTTCACAACGTCCAGGTTGGGAAAAAGGCACACCAAAACGTGCAAACAAGATTGGACACTATCAGCGTCTTGAAGAACGCCAAGGCAAGGCCAATATGCCAGGGCACGTTAGAGCAAGCATCAATTGGAATACGCTAAAACGCATGAACGGCGACAAGTATTCGCAAGAGATTGTAGATGGCATGAAAGTTATTGTTTGTAAATTAAAGCAAAATCCATTAGGGTTTACTTCAGTAGCATATCCTACAGATGAACTACGTATTCCAGAATGGTTTAAGGAACTACCATTTGATGATGCAGCAATGGCAGAAACTATTATTGACAACAAACTAGATAACTTGATCGGTGTGTTGAACTATCCACTAGAAGATACAAAACAGCACACTACATTTAACAGTTTGTTTGAATTTGGAGTATAGCATGAAAAGTCCTATAAATGAACTACAACAACTAATGATTATCACCAGTGAAGAATGTGGCGAATTAATCCAAGTTTGTAGCAAAATTACGAGAAAGTATAAAAACGCTGGACAAGTTAATAAAGAATGGCGGCAGAAATTATTAGAAGAACTTGGCGATGTACAGTGTATGATTGAACTTATGATTGATCATGGAATTGTTAATCATGTTGAAATTGCTAAACGCTCTAATGTAAAGCGTGAAAAATTAAAAAAGTGGAGTACTATAATCAATGAGTGAAGAATCAAAACTTATTCTTATTACAGACTTTATAGAACAAAAGTTACGCAAAGAAAAAGAACTAGAATATTATCTAGAAGAACTCCAAAAATTACAAACCAAGATTGGATACTTACGTAGAGAAGTTGATCTAACTAACACTATAATTAACTTGATTAAACATGAGCAGGTTTATGACATTAAAGACAATATGTTAGAAAATAACAAGGATAAACTAATAGGGAGCAATGAAGAAATATCTTAGAAGACTTTTTATAGCATTTAGTATTTTCATAAATGTTATACTTGGAGGCAGGATTAATCAAACATTTAGTGCAAGGAACTGGCAAAGAAAACGTGACAATAAAATAAATCTAGTGTATATTATTAATACAATATTTAGGAATAATGATCACTGTTGGGAAAGTTGGGTAAAATGGACAATAATAAATGGTGCAATAAAAAGGTATGATGAAGAAATGGGTTTTGATAGAAAGAGGAGGCATTGGTACGAATGAAAGTAGGATTTACCGCATCGACCTTCGATTTACTTCACGCCGGGCATATACAAATGCTACGTGAAGCAAAAGAACAGTGTGACTATCTTATATGCGGATTACAAATGGATCCCAGTGTAGATAGGCCAGAAAAGAATCCACCTGTACAAACAATAGTGGAACGTTATACACAACTCAAAGGAGTTAGTTATGTAAATGAAATAATTCCTTATGCAACTGAACAAGACTTAGAAGATATCTTGACAATGTATCATATTGATGTTAGAATACTAGGTGAAGAGTATCGTGAAAAGGATTTTACTGGCAAGGATATTTGCAAGAAGCGGGGTATCCAGCTACATTTCAATAAAAGAGATCACCGCTTCTCAAGCAGCGATTTAAGAAAACGAGTATGCGAAAGGGAAAGAAATGCCACTACCTGAAGGACGTAAAGCACTAACTGATCAAGATATGGTAATCTTGCTACACAATATAGCAAGAGATTTAGAAAACACAGACCTTAGACTTACAGCAGATAGGTTTAGTGAACTAGCCAAAGCAGCAAGCGAAGCACAGCATAGGGCGAAGCAAGGATGATACGAAATACTGATCCAACATGTGATGAACTTAGAAAAATTTTTATAGAAAATGGATTACAATTTTATATCAAAAAAGAAAAGAAGGGTATTGTAAAAGTACACTTTATAACTAGAGAGGAAGAAAATGATGTGGACACTGTTGATAATTAGTTCACTTGTAGATATTAATGAATACAAAGTTACAAGATTTAATGATTATCCTACAGAAAAACAATGCAGCATTAATGCAGCAGTTCTTGAAGCATTGTTTACAGAAGGAGAAAAGGCGGTATGCATAAATGAATAAGTTTATTTTTGATGTCGACGGAACACTAACTCCAAGTAGACAAACTATCGATCCTGAGTTCAACAAATTCTTTTTTGATTTTGTAACAACTAATGATGTATATTTGATTACAGGCAGTGACAAAGATAAAACAGTTGAACAAATTGGTAATGTTTTGTTTTGTACAGCAAAAGTTGTTTATAATTGTTCTGGAAACGATGTTTGGAGTCACGGTGTTAATGTAAAAACCAATGACTGGACGGCACCAAAAGAACTTATGGATCTAATGCATGGTTGGCTACAAGCAAGTAATTTTCCTTTACGCACAGGTAACCACATCGAAGTGCGTCCAGGTTGTGTTAACTTTAGTATAGTTGGACGTAACTGCACACTAGGCGAACGTAAATTATATATTAAACACGATCTCGAAAGTAGAGAACGTGAAAGTATTGCTTATCAAATTAACACAGAATTTGAAAACATAACAGCAAAAGTAGGAGGAGAAACAGGTATTGATATCTATCCTACAGGTTGTGACAAATCACAAATTATTAATGATTTTAACGACCATGACAAACTAATCTTTTTTGGCGATAGACAAGAACCTGGTGGTAATGACGAACCATTATCAACTGCGATTGCCAAGAGAGGCAATGGTAAATCCTATCATGTCAAAGACTGGAAGGATACAATGGAGATCTTAAATGAAAGTTATGTTAACAGGCCATAGAGGCTTTATTGGGAGTCATTTACTAAAAAGACTTACAAAAAAACATAGTGTTGTAGGGTTTGATCTTAAGGACGGTTGGGATAGAGACAAACTTAACAACAGCCAAGATCTAACAACTTGTGACCTAAAAGAAGAATTTGATTTAATTATACACCTAGCAGGAAAAAGTGGTGTTCGTGAATCAATGAAGGATCCTGCAGGTTATTGGCTTCATAATGTAGAAGTCACCAAAAGACTTTTAGAACGCTATCCAGACACACGTATGTTGATTGCAAGTTCAAGTTCAGCATATGAGCCACATCTAAATCCATATGCAGCAAGCAAGTATATCGTAGAAGAAGCAGCATCATGTTATTCCAATACGCTATGTATGAGATTCCATACAGTTTATTCTGATAATCCTCGAAAAGGTATGTTTATGCAAAAGTATCTAGATGGAGAACTTGAATATGTTACAAACCATTACAGAGATTTTATACATATTGAAGATTTATGCGATGCAATAGAATTATGTATGAATAGCAAGTATAAAGGAGAAATTGATATAGGTACAGGACATCCTTTTCGTATCCGTGACTTTGTAGAAGATTTGCCCATCCGTCTAAATACCCCAAACGAAAGACAATGGACTTGTGCAAATACGGAAAAAATTAAAACACTAGGCTTTAAACCTAAATACTCAGTAGAAAAACTATTGACAAACAGCAGATTAGGCAATATAATAGAATTTAACAATGGAGAAACAGTATGAAAGATATCTTACAAGATGTTGTGTCGCACACACATAGTCTCGGTTTTATTACAACATTAAAAGTTGTTGCAGAACAAGAGACTAGTATCGAAAGTATGGCAGAAGATAGAAGTGTTGTACTTAGTGCAACAACTCATTCGCCTGTGTCGGAATTTGTAGGTACATTTGGTATGCCAGATTTAAATAAACTTGCATATCATTTGAAGAACCCAGAATACCAGGACAAAGCAAAAATTGATGTGGTACAGGAAGAACGCAACGGAGAAATTATTCCAACACATATTCATTTTGAAAATGAAGTTGGCGACTTCCAAAACGACTATCGCTTTATGAATAAAGCAATTATCGAAGAAAAATTAAAAAGTGTTAAATTCAAAGGTAGCACATGGGATGTAGAATTTACTCCAAGTGTTGCAGCAATTGCACGTATGAAACTAATGGCTGGTGCTCATTCAGAAGAACCAGTATTCCAGGTCAAAACAGAAGATGGAAATCTAAACTTTTACTTCGGTGACTTGAATACACACGCAGGTAAGTTTACATTCCAACACGATGTAGGTGGAACCTTGCAACACACTTGGGCATGGCCAGTTGCGCAAACTATTTCTATTTTAGGACTAGATGGCGATAAGAAAATTAGCATCACAGATCAAGGTGCTATGATGATTACAGTAGACAGTGGTATGGCCAAGTATGACTATATCCTGCCAGCACAAAGTAAATAATGAATACAAATTTAACTGCAACACAAAATGACTATGCTGTTTTTCTGCCTGCGTTGAGTGGCTTTTATGCTACTTACGTGGGCAAACAGCGTTTTGAAAACTATGTTGATCCTGCTAGAATACCAAGCAATTTAAATAATGGCGTTGAAAGTCTTAACTATCTAAATAAAGATCAAGGACAGTTTCAATATAAGTGGACATTGTACTCAGCAGGACATGCTGACTTAGATACTACAAAACATGCACCTAAGGAAGATATGGTGCGTAACAGAGATAGAGCAAACACTTGGCTACTTGGTGACTCAGGTGGCTTCCAGATTGGTAAGGGTGTTTGGGAAGGTGACTGGAAAGATCCAAACTGTCCAAAAGCACAAAAGAAACGTGATGGTGTATTGCGTTGGATGGATGCTTATATGGATTATGGTATGATACTTGATATTCCCGCCTGGGTTGCACGTTCACCTGCAGGTGCAAAAGCAACAGGCATTAGTACATATGCAGAAGCAGTTAAAGCAACACGTATTAATAATGATTATTGGATGAAGCATCGTACAGGTGCCTGTAAGTTTTTGAACGTACTACAAGGCGAAAATCATGCAGATGCAGATGACTGGTACGATCAAATGAAAGACTACTGTGATCCAAAAAAATATGAAGATCATTTTAACGGATGGTCAATGGGTGGACAAAATATGTGCGATGTACACCTTGCTCTTAAACGTGTTGTTTCACTACGTTTTGACGGATTGCTTGAAAAGGGCAAACATGATTTTATGCACTTCTTAGGAACTTCAAAACTTGAGTGGGCTACACTACTAACAGACATTCAACGAGCAGTGCGCAAATATCATAACGAAAACTTTACTATCACATTTGATTGTGCTAGTCCTTTCCTTGCAACTGCTAATGGACAAATCTACTGTGAACTGGAAACAGAAGACAGAAGTAAATGGGTATATCGAATGGTGCCAAGCATTGACGATAAAGCACTAGCAAACGATACTACTCCGTTTAGTCAAGCATTTGTAAGAGAAGGAAAACACCCTAGTTTCTTAGATTCACCAATAACAACAGGATTACAAGCCAAAGATATTTGTATCTATGGTCCGGGTGATCTAAATAAAATAGGCAAAGAAGGCAAGACCTCATGGGACAGTTTTTCATATGCTGTTATGATGGGTCATAATGTATGGATGCACATTAACGCAGTGCAGGAAGCAAACCGCCAATATGATGCAGGTATTATTCCTAATATGTTAATACAAGAAAAGTTTGATAGAATTGCGTTTAGAGATATTGTTGATGCAATTTTTGAAACCGATAACAGACAAAAAGCCGAATCTCTCATTTTAGAATTTTCTAAATATTGGGACAGTATTATAGGTACTAGAGGCAATACAGGAAAGCGTATTGTAAATGCACAAACGCAATTCAACAATCTATTTGAGGAACTATAATGATGGGACATAAAGAACATTTAGTTGAACTGAAAAGAAAACATAGAAAACTAGATGAAGAAATTATTGAACTTGAAAAATCGTATGTTGTAGATGACGAAATTAGAAAATTAAAAACAAAAAAACTTTGGTATAAAGATGAAATTCATAGACTGGAGAATATAATTGCGTTCAGAGAATGAAATTAGATTAGAAGCATTACAAATGGCCCTAGAAGAAATTGAAAAAATCATTGACAGTATGCATAAAAACAATTATACTAATGAAGAAATTAATGAATACAACAAAAAACGTTGGGACATTTGGAACGAAATGTATAAGGTAAAAAATGGCAAAGGTTGAAGAAACAGTAGCAGCCCTAAAGGGTATACCTACAAAAGATGAATTAGTTGCATTGTTAGAAAAGCAAGTCGTTGAAGTAACTTTTAATAAATTAGACGGCACTGAAAGAGTAATGCCTTGTACTCTTATGCCTTCATTCTTTCCAGATCCAAAGAAAGATACAACACAAAAACACGAAAAAAATGTTGTTGTGTGGGCAATTGAATCAAACGCTTTTAGAAGTTTTAGGTACGATCGTGTTAAAAAAGTAGAAGTTATTCAATATGGCAACGGCGGCAACGAATGGGAGGCTCAATATTAATGAATAGAGATTATTCTACAGGTTCTGCAGATGATGCTATTTACTTTATCGGTAACGAAGTAGAACGCACACCTGCATTTGGCTTAAAAACTTTGTTTATTACAGGCAAACAGCCTTTAGAAGAAATTAAAGGCATTGCTAATGTGAATAAAATCAAGCATTTGTTTTTTGGTTCTAATCATAGTTTTAAACCCGAGACTAGTGAAGATTGGGACTGGTGGGAATCGATGATCAAGGATTGTCTAGATGAAGGTTACTATTGCAGTTTAGATATTCCTATTGCACTTGCAGAAGAATTTCTCGAAAGTGGTTTGACAGAATACGAAAATTTTATTCCACAACTAAGAGTTCCTATTCCATATATTAAACTATGGAATTATAACACTATGTTAAAAATCGATGATAAAGATTTTAAGGCAACTAATCCAGGTGTTTGGTGTCATAGTTTACACGACTTAATGGATAGGAAAAAATTTACTGACTGGTCTAATTATGCATCAGATGAAATTATTGAGTTGACAACTATCGAAAATGGTACTATAGTAAATGAGTAACAACAAAGAACCCGAGCGCTATTATGATTGGATGCTTTGGAAAATGCGACAGGAAGATAATAAATTGGCAAATAGTTTAGAAAATGCAAAACGTAGTATTTGGGTAACATTCCGTAAAGAAGGTATCCATTTGTATCCTGCGGCAAAAGACGACCCGGCACTTGCAACAGGTGGTTGGGATGATGTAAGTTTCTTAGGTGTAGCACATAGACACATCTTTCATTTCAAAGTACAAATTCAAGTAACACACAATGATAGAGATATTGAATTTATTCAGTTCAAGCGTTGGCTCGAAAGTCTTTATGATGATAAGGTTATTGAACTTAATCACAAGTCTTGCGAAATGATCGCAGACGACTTGTATATCCAGATTAACAACAAATATCCCGGCCGCTTTGTTGTTATTGATGTCGCCGAAGATGGCGAAAATGGCTGTCAAATTGTTTACCCATAGAAAAAAGGATTAAGGTAAATGACTATTACATTCAATCGTGACGCTTACAATAAAGTGTTTAATGATTTGGATAAATTCCGCGACTACTGTCGTTTCGAAGGAAAGGTCTTTAACGAGGCTGATTTATATAAAAAGGATTCGCCTATTTGGCAGTCTTATATTAAACATCAAAATTATATTCGTGCTAAGTCACGTAACGCAAGCCGAAGTTTTAACAATCGGAGAAACTAATGACAATTTACATTGTAGATATCGAAGCAGTTGATACACGCTACACAAAGCAATGGAAAGACTATCTTCCGAAGCAACTACAACGATCTACAAACGAAAATGTAAAAGTCATTAGTGGTGGGGAAACGCCTCAGGCAACAACGCCTGGGGCATTTCTCAATTTTGGTGGAACTAATGTTTATAAGTCCAAACAACTAGAAATTATAGGCGAAATGTTTTGCAAAGGGCAAATTCAAAGTGGAGATTATTTTTTATATACCGATGCTTGGAACCCTACTGTTATTCAGTTACGTTATATGGCAGAACTCTTGGACGTTGATGTTAGCATCGGCGGGCTTTGGCATGCTGGTAGTTATGACCCTCATGACTTTCTTGGCAGGTTAATTGGAGATAAACCGTGGGTACGTCATGCAGAACAGGCAATGTATGAATGTTACGATGATAACTTTTTTGCAAGTAATTTTCATATTGAATTATTTGCACAAAGTTTAGACATTGATCCAGATAAAACACATCGTGTAGGCTGGCCTATGGAATATTTACGTAGTAGTTTAGATCAATACAAAGGTATGGAGAAGCGTAATCTTATTCTTTTCCCACATCGTCTTGCCCCAGAAAAACAAGTTGATGTATTCCATGATTTGAAACAGCAACTTCCGCAATATGAATTTGTTGTATGTCAAGAGCAAATGCTTTCTAAAAATGAATATCACAACTTGTTAGGAGAAGCAAAACTTGTGTTTAGTGCTAACTTACAAGAAACACTTGGTATTAGTTGGTACGAAGGCGCACTTGTTGATGCTATTCCTATGGTTCCTGATCGCCTTTCTTACAGTGAAATGGCATTGCCTGAATTTAAATATCCTAGCCAATGGACTGAAGATTATAGTGCATATAGAAAACATAGAGGAGATATTGCTGCCAAGATTGTTGACTATATGGAAAACTACAATGACTATCTTATAAGTTTAGAAAAACAGCGTATTAGACTTAACAAAGAATTTTTTGACGGAACAGAACTATACAGGAATATTGCAGATGGGCAATGATGATGATTATATTTTTAGTGTAAGTACAGACCACACTTATTCAGTTAGCATAAGTGATATCACAACAACAACTATAGACACTAGTACATTTGATGATCTAATTACATTAGATGGAGATAACGGTATTACACTTATCATGGACGATCCTGTTGATTTTGTAGATCAAATGCCTTCATTAGATAAAATAAAAGATATGTGTCAACATTATCCTGGCTTAAAAAAAGCTTTTAAAAACTTTGAATCAGTTTACAAAATGGTTCATCAAGACTATAAAGGTAATCACGAACCAAAAATAGAGGTACCATTTTAATGCAACATCCAATTGAAGAATGGATCAGACGTATCAATGCAATGAAAGATTTATGCATACAAGCACATAGAGTGCGTAACGAATTTGCAGAAATCAGTTATAAACAATATGACGAATCTACTTGTAAGCACTTACTAGAACAAGTTCAATCAATGGCAGCAGGTATTGCAAACGAAAAAATAACTGATATAAAAACTGAAATGGATGAGTGGAAAAAGAATGATTAAGAAACATTATTATTCGTGGCAAGACGTAGAAAAGATGTGTGCAAGTATTGTCATGCAGATGTATAAAGATAATTGGCGTCCTGATTACATTGTAGGTATTACACGAGGTGGTAACATTCCTGCTACTATTATTAGTAACATGACAGGCATCCGTTGTGAAGCACTTAAAGTAAGTTTGCGTGATAACGGTAATGGCGAAAGCGAAAGCAACTGTTGGATGGCAGAAGATGCATTTGGATATGAAGATATGAAACTTCAAACCCATAACCAAGACATTCAAGCAAGTGCAAATGTTGATATTATCACTATAGAAAACAAAAGTAATATCCTTATTGTAGACGATATTAACGACACTGGTGCAACATTTAACTGGATTGTTAATGACTGGCAAGCCAGTTGTTTACCTGATCATGATCGATGGAGCAGAGTTTGGGACGAAAACGTTCGTTTCGCAACATTAACTGAAAACTTATCAAGTGCCTGCGGATTAGTGCGTTATTATGCACACGAAATTAATAAAGCAGAAGAAAACGTTTGGTTAGTTTATCCTTGGGAGAATGTAAATGAGTACTGAATATAAAGAATATAGATGCAAGTATAAAGCAGAATGGCCTGTAGACAAATTTGGCAGACTTGGTGGAATGTATAGCATGGCAGATCTTCCAGTTAAGGCATATGTCGAACTAGAAAGAGAAGGTCTTTTAGTATCACAAGATAGCAAAAAAGAACTGTACGAAATTAAAGATGCTGAAAAACAATTTATCAAACGTGTAGTTCCTTTTAGTGATGTAACAGATATTGAAGAAATATCTTGACAAAAACCTAAATACATGGTATATTAAATTAATAGACATCCCCGTCTATAACTCGGAGAAATAAATGAGCAAATCAAAACAAATTACAGCCCGCTTGCAAGATGCAGGCATTCGCTATTGGGCCGGCGACAACATTTCAGAAGTCCTACAAGCAGGCGACAAAGAAGAACTTATTGAAGATGCTACAGTAGCATTTGAAGGTGTACTAGATGCACTACTAATCGATCGACATAACGATCCTAATTCACAAGGTACTGCAAGGCGTCTTGCTAAGATGTACTTTAATGAAATTATGGCAGGACGATATGATCCTATTCCAAGTGCTACAGCATTTCCAAACCATGTAGATGAAGGTTACAAAGGTATGTTAGTTGTAAGAAGCGAACTTAAAAGTATGTGTTCGCATCATCATCAACCAGTAAACGGTGTAGCATATATTGGTATTATTGCCGCTGATACACTTATCGGACTTTCAAAGTATACACGTATTGCACAATGGTGTGCTAGACGTGGTACACTACAAGAAGAACTTAATAATGTTATTGCAAATGAAATACAGAAAGCAACAGGAAGTCCTAACGTAGGTGTGTACATTCAAGCAACACATGGTTGTTGTGAAAATAGAGGTATTGGTGCACACAGCAGTCTTACACAAACAACTGTACTACGTGGTGCATTCTATGATGATCCTAGTACTAAGAAAGAGTTTATGGATAATATAAAACTACAACAGGAATTTGCTTGCTAATGTTTGAAATTAATTATTCTTTTACACAACCTTACTACAATACATTCATTGTTAATCTGCAACCTAAATACGATCTAGCAGAAAGATTTATCAAGGCAAAAGCAGAATGTCAAGGTTAATTGCATTTGGTTGTAGTTTGACATACGGCGATAATTTAAAAGATATATGGCCGCACAATGAAGAGTCGAGCAAACTTGCTTGGCCTTCTGTTGTTTCTAAACTATTAAATTTAGAATGCATTAACAAAGGAGTAAGTGGTTATTCAAATAAAGAAATACTTAACGATTTGTTGACATTTGAATACCAAAAAGGTGACACAGTTATTTGTTTATGGACATTTCATCAGAGACATGCAATACTTACTGAAGAATTATCAACACCTGCAATTTCAATTAAACCGTGGGAAATGAAAAACAATAAAGCAATTAAGTCATATTTTAAAAATCTTTACACAGATTATGATTCTAATTGGACAACTAACTTATACATGAGAGTAGCGAAATCTTACTTTGACGAGCATAACATAATTAATTACCATGCTAATGCAAAACCATGGATCTTCCAACAGGAAAAATGGAATAACATAAATTTTATTCCAGTAGAAGACATTGATACAATTCGAAACAAAGAAAGCAGTGATTTGGCAAAAGACAAACGTCATCCAGGTTACAGAGTGCATAAAGAGTTTGGTACAAATATTGCAAATTATATAAAGGAACAGACACATGAAATTACGTTACAGTGAAGCATTTTATAGTGTACAAGGTGAGGGTAAATACGTAGGAGTACCTAGCGTATTTTTACGTACATTTGGTTGCAACTTTCGTTGTATGAATTTTGGATTACCTAAGGACAAAGATCGTTGGGAGCAACACGCAGAAGGCAATCGGTACAATCCAGAAGTAAAGGCACTACTTGACGCAGGCGTACACGAAACTACAGAAAAATTTGAAGATTTACCTATTATTCACACAGGCTGTGATACATATGCTAGTATCTATCCAGAGTTTAAACACTTTAACAAACTTGCAGAAGTAGACGAAGTTGTAGATCATTTGATTAGTTTATTGCCAGAAGGCAAATGGACACAAGACAATGGACAAGATATTCATTTGATTATGACAGGTGGTGAACCATTACTTGCATGGCAACGACTTTACGTAGAGTTGTTTGAACATCCGAAAATGAAAGATTTAAAAAATGTCACGTTTGAAACAAACACTACACAATTTTTACATGATGATTTGTTCGATTACATCAACAATAATGACAGAATTGAATGGACATTTAGTTGTTCTCCTAAACTTTCCGTCAGCGGAGAAACTTGGGAGTCAGCTATCAAACCTGATGTCCTGCGGGATTACGCTCGTTGTGACAGCAGTTCTGTTTATCTTAAATTTGTTGTTGCTGATATGGATGATGTTGATGAAGTTAGTAGAGCAGTTAGTGAATATCGTGCAGCGGGTGTGGAATGCCCTGTCTATCTTATGCCGCTTGGCGGTCGCTCGGAAGGGTACAACATCACGGTACAAGAGGTGGCGAAGCTCTGTATGGAACGAGGCTGGAGGTTCACTCCGAGACTCCACATTAGCCTATTCGGAAATGCCTGGGGAACATAAGGAAACTAGTAAGTATGCTAGTGGGATATACACTGAAGAACAATATAACAAACTAAGGAAACACTTATAATGGGATGGTGGAATAAACTTGTTAGAGACAAAAAAGCCGAAGAAGAAAAGGCAAAGTTTGAGGAAGAAAAACTTGAGTTTCTAAAAAAGAAAGATCCAAAAGAATATGCAACAAAAAGAAAACAGCCATGGGTAAGTGTTTTAGATGTACAAGTAAACGAAGAAAATATTCGCAACGGATTCTTTGAACTAGATTGGAATGAATATTTTATTCAACAACTTTTAGAAGCAGGTTATGGAACAGATGCTGATCCTGAAGAAGAAATTGTTGATAGATGGTTTAAAGATATTGTTTACAATATGCTTGTAGATGAAGGTTTAGACACAGATAGAGGTGCAGGTTATATTAATGTTGTACCTATAGATAAAAGAAGAAGTGAAGTATCATAATAGTGCATGACGAATGAAATAGAAGATTTATACAAAAATTTTTGTGTCCATCCTTTTGTTAAAATGTTTGTGACAACAACAGGGCATATGAAAGCCTGTTGTTATGCAAAACAATTAGATTCAGACGATATTAATATTCTAGGCAAGGATGTCGATGAAGTATGGAACAGCAAGACTTTACAAAAATTAAGACACAAATTCAATCAAAGAATCATCCCTAAAAATATCTGTAAAAGTTGTATTGAAAGTGAAGAACAGGGAATCATTTCAAACCGACAGTATGAAAATCATAAATGGAAATCATTAGCCGATTATTATTATAAAAATGCCCATACAGTTGTTCCTAGTCCTCTGAGTTTTGATTTGAGAATGAGCAACGAATGTAACTTGCAGTGCGTGATGTGCCTCCCTACATTGAGCAATCAAATTGCAAAGAACATGCTAGAATATAATAAATTCGGCAAAAGCAATCCTTATACCAATAGTAAAGACCTAGAAGTTCTTTCTACATCATCTAATAATTTCAACCAGCGATTTGTTGACCATATACTTGAAAATGCAAAAAGAACTCAAGAGATTGTGGCAGTCGGCGGCGAGCCGTTTGTGATGAAGGGATTTACATCTTTGATAGAAGAATTAGTGAATAGAAAAGAAAGCGGTCATATAAAGGTACACATAATTTCAAATGGCACAATTATCAAAGAATCATGGATAGAAAAATACCTTACAAAGTTTAAGCATGTAAACTTATCAATAAGTTTGGATGCTACTGGAAAAGTTTTAGAATATGTTCGATACCCTAGTTCTTGGTCTGCATTGGAAAGCAAGATTTTAAGATCTAAAAAAATATGCGACCAATATGAGAATTTTCAAATTACCTTAGAGCCTACAATACAATTGCTAAATCTAAAAGATTTGCCAAATTTGCTTGACTTTATTAAACAAAATAAGTTTCCTTTTAATACAACATTTTTAGATTGGCCAGAGCCATTACATTTTGCCAACTCACCCATTGATTACAGAATTGAAATTGTAAAAAAAATTGAAACTTTCTTACCAGAGTTAAAAACTTTAGACCTAATAGACGACTACAACTGGTTAGATTGGATTAAAACGGAGCCACAAAAAACTTTATCAGATAAACAACGTGATTATTTTAGATACATGTTGGATTATTTTGACAGTACAAGAGCAACAAAATTCTTAGATCTTTATCCTGAATTTGGTTTTTTAAAAGATTGACATTTGAGTGTTAATGTGTTATATTGTATAAAGTTAGATTATACGGAGTAGCACATAAATGACAAGTAATACACAATCAGTTGCAGAAGAACTGTCTAAGGAAGTCAATTGGAATGGATTTTTCCAAATGGTCAAAGACCTAGGACCGCAATTGAATGAACGTCAATTGAGATTTTTAAAAGCACGTTTGATTGAAAAAGGTATTGCAAACCTAAGTAAAAATATTAAATGGGTTGACACAATTGGACAAGATCATCAATTACGTGACATACGTATTGAAACAAAATTTGCTACAAACTCAATTACCACTGGCAAAGGTGCTTGGAAGAAAAATAATAAAACAAGCGATATTAAACTAACAAATACACTAGGCAGCAGTGATGGAAGAAACTTGCCAGAAACATTTGACTTCCTTATGATTGTAGATACCGACTGTGTTGGTTTAGTTGCACACAAAGATATCAATGCTGTAAGTGCAGGAGACGGACTTAAAGCAAGCATTCCATATGAAAACTTGTCTATCGTTGTAAAAAACAATGCAATACTTAGAGAATCAAAAAATATCAATATTCTCGAAAAATTAGATTCAATGTTAGATAATATTATTTCAGAATATAACTAATGTACTTCAACTATGATAAATAGTTATGTAGACAGTAAACGCTTATGCAACTTCTGTTTACCCCAAACGCATAGAGCAATGAAGGAGATATACTATGGCGAAACCAAAAATCGCGGGCACCTCATCGGTGACAGGATTTAACAATCACGGAACAATTAACTTAAACGAATACGGATATGAACATATCCGCGAGCAAAAGAACGCTGAGTTTCAGCATTTTGAATTTATAGATTTAGATACAATTGACGAAAATAATCCAGATCTTTGGAATATGTCAATTAGACAAGAACAGAATACAGAAGAGCGCATCGAAAGTATTCAGGCTAGTTTTTTCTATCATGGATTTTCAACAAAATATGCACCGCCTTGTTTAGGTACAGATGGTAAATTTAGAGATGGTAGAGGTCGTGTTATTGCTGCAAAACGCAATGAAGAAAGATGGCTTCCAGTAGCAGTATTTGATTACGAAGACGATAGTGAACGTAACTATGTAACTAATGGACTTATTGCAAACGAGCATCCGCCAGCAGTTCCTACACTAAGAAAAGACTTTGAAACAGCGGGCATCGAGCTTTGTAGAATAGGACAACTAAAACCAATTGCAGAAGAAATCGAATGGTGGCTGTATAACGATGTAGATATTGAAAAGTTTTTTAATAACAAAAGTGGTAACATTACAAAAATTATAAACAATATTATTTCTGGTTACGAAGCAGGTCAAGATTTAGGACTTGTAAGAACACAAAGCAGATCAGGTTGGGTGCAATGGTGTAAACAAAATGGTTACGAAATAAATGACAAAAATCGTATTCTAGTAAGTGTAGATAATGATACATACCCTTTAAGAACATTTGTACACATCCTCGAAGCATGTAACAAAAAGTTTGATCCGGTTGAGATTATTCTTTTTACAAATTCTTATAATCCAAAGAAAGCAAAAGATGGTGTAAGAAACTTCGAAAAAACACTTGAAAAATTATACACTTTGTCGTATAATATGGCATATGCAGTTATTAGAGATAGCGAACGCCCTTGGAAAATATTAGGTGCAGTTCCGCAGATCAAAGATAAACATGCACTAGAAGGCAACAAGTTAGTAGACACAAAGGACTATTAATGACTTATAAAGTTTACAACCAGGACTGTATTTCTGGTATGCGTGAACATGTAGCAGACGGGTCAGTGGATTTGATATTCACTGATCCTCCTTATGGTATCGAAGGCGATAAACTTGATGTTGTTTATCACAGAGATGAAAGCAATGTAGTTCCAGGTTATGTAGAAGTTCCGTTAGAAACATACGATACATTCAGCAAAGATTGGATTTCAGAGTGTGCAAGATGTTTGCGACCAGGTGGTAGCATTTACATTGTAAGCGGATATACTAATCTACACCATGTGTTAAATGCATTACATGCAACAGACTTACAAGAAATTAATCATATAATTGCAAAGTATTCATTCGGTGTAAGCACTAAAAAGAAATGGGTAAGCAGTCACTATCATGTGCTGTTTTGGCAAAAGCCAGACAAAGGTAAACAAAAACGTACATTCAATACAAATGTATATTACTCAGATCAAAAAGACAGTTATCATGATAGATTAACTGTGCAAGATCTGCCACGTGATTACAAGCCAGGACAAATAAAAAACAAAAATCAACTTAGCGAAGATTTTATTGAAAAATTTGTTTTATACAGCAGTAATAGAGAAGAAACTGTAATGGACCCATTTTGTGGCGGATTTACAACTGCACGTACTGCACTACGTTATGGTAGAAACTTTATTGGCTTCGAATTAAACAAAAATGCATATGATGCTTTTTTGCCAACACTAGGTCAAGTGAATCCAAAAGATGATCCTATCCCAATCAATCCTAGTCCAGAAGAACTTGCAAAACGTAACAAAATGCGTGAAGGCTGGGCAAATAAAAGAGCACAACGTAAAGCAGAACTAGACAATAATTTATTTGAGACTGACGATGGCTAGACTAGTTGCAAAGAATATGGTTATAACAAAAGACAAGGATTCAATGGTATTTGCTGTAAGACGTAAACACAATCGTGTAACTATCGATTGTTATAAAGATTATGAATTTTCCAAAACAATTGAAACAGATCTTGACAAAGGAACAGAATTGTATTATAATGCTATTAACAATGAAGGATATCAAGAGGCTTTTTAATGGCAACCTATGTACTAGTAGACACACTTAACACATTCTTTCGTGCTCGTCATGTTGTGCGCGGCGACATCGATACTAAAGTTGGTATGGCACTACATATTACCCTTAACAGTGTAAAGAAAGCATGGAATGACTTTGATGCAGATCATGTTGTGTTTTGTTTAGAAGGACGCAGTTGGCGTAAGGACTATTATGAGCCTTACAAACGTAATCGCAAAGAACACCGCGATGCTATGAGTTCACGTGAAGCAGAAGAAGATAAGATCTTTTTTGAAGTGTTTGACGAGTTTAAACAGTTTGTAGATACAAAAACAAACTGCACTGTGTTACAAAATTCTGTACTAGAAGCAGACGACTTGATTGCAGGCTGGATACAGAATCATCCAAATGACAATCATGTTATTGTTTCTACTGACGGCGACTTTGCACAGTTGATTGCTCCGAATGTACGTCAGTACAATGGGGTAAGTAATACTACTATTACATATGAAGGATATTTTGATGACAAAGGTAAGCCCGTGGTGGACAAGAAAACCGGCGAAGCAAAACCTGCTCCAGAACCTCAATACATGCTGTTCGAGAAATGTATGCGTGGAGATACTAGTGACAATGTGTTTAGTGCCTATCCGGGTGTTAGAAAGAAGGGCACGAAAAACAAAGTTGGACTAGTTGAAGCATTTGCTGATAAACAGACTAAAGGCTACAACTGGAATAACATGATGCTACAGCGTTGGGTAGATCATGAAGGTGTTGAGCATCGTGTGCTTGACGATTACACACGTAATGTTACATTGTGTGATTTGACTGCACAGCCAGATGATATTAGAGAACAGATTGATACAACTATACAAACTGTAGAATCGAAAAACATTTCACAAGTAGGTATGCGTCTTATGAAATTTTGTGCAAAATGGGATATGCAACGTGTAGCAGATCAAGCAGCAACATTTGCAGAACCTTTACAAGCGAGGTATATTAAATGACAATGAATGTAAAACCAGTATTACAAGATAAATTTTGGATTGTTGAAGATGAAGGCATCCGTGTCGGCACACTTACTAAAGACGAAGATAAATTCATATATACAAAAAAAGGTGTAGTAACATTTCATAGTGAAACACAAATTAAAAAACAATTTGGCAAAAGTTTCTTAACAGCAAAAATTACGACTCCTGACGTAGATGAAGACACAAGAGAAATACACGGCTTTCCTACAAAGAATCAACCTTACAATAGTATGTTTGATATAAGCAGAAACTTACCACTATTTACAAAAAGTGAAAAGTCTAAGAGTGTATATTGTGCAGGATATTATTTGATTAAATTTAACAAAAATTGGTTAAAGAGTTTTTGTCCAAAATTAATTACTATTGAACGCAACAAATATAAAGGGCCGTATAAAACTGAATTAGAAATGAAATTAATGTTAAGCAATGTCAACAGAACCTCTTAATACACAACCTATACAGCAATTTATAAAACAAGTACAGGCTGCTGAAAACAGTAGAGCCAAGGACTTACGTTTAGACATTGCAACCGCAAAAAACTTGGCTTTTACAATGGGCATTGTAATGAGTAGATTACAAGGCGATTTAGAAAAATTTGTTAAAGAAAACAGCGGCGGACTAGGAGATCAAGTCATAAAAATTGACTTAGATACTGGAGATTCTTGGTAAAAATAGATAAATATATACGTAGTTTTTAAAAGGATACGTATATGTCAAGACCAAAGCCTACAGTACTGTTAGATTATACAAATAGTGCAACATATAAATGTGAACAAATTTTAGATGCTGATGCTATCTGGGCAGTATTCTACGACGGTAAACCTTTTAATTTAAAAAGCAGTAATTCAATTACAAACTATCCAGGTCCTAAGTATAAGAAAACTTCTTTTTCTAATCCAGGACATGCACACAATCTTGCAAAAAGATTAAATCAGCAATTCAAAACAGACAAATTTGTAGTAATAAAGTTAACACAAGGTGAAGTTGTATCTGAATGATAATGTAGATATTTTATCTACAACACCAAAAGGTGGATATACCTTAGAAAAAGGCCCTTATGCATGGATTGATGATCTAGAAAACTATAAAGGAAAAAAGCCGTTAGTTATTAATCAAATGACAGAAGGTTTTCCTTTATTAGATAAAGATTACGAAAGAATCCACAAAAGTTTTCCAAGAAAAAGAATTTTTTATATCACTAGTAATTTACTAGAGCCTAAAAGGTATAAAAGATGGTGGAAGAATCAAAACAAATTCTCTACTAAGATACAAATAGTTGCACAGCCTGTATGGGCAGAAATTGTCAAAACAGACTTTACACCTATAGATATAAAAGAATATAATGATACTAGAGAATGTTTTTATAATTGTTTAAACAGACAACCTAGAGAATACAGACTATACTTAGTGCAAAATCTGCAAAAAAAGAATTTAATAAAAAATAACTTTGTAAGTTTTCCTTATCATTCTTTATTACCTGATAGTCCTCTTATTGTAGATAGAAATGATTTTTGTACAAACTGGGCAACAAACATGAATAAAGACATCTATTTAAATAGTTGGTTTTCGATAGTGAACGAAACGTTTTATGAAGAAGACGCTGAATATACTATGTTCCATTCAGAAAAGATATTTAAAACTATACTTGCAGGACATCCTTTTATTTTATTTGGTCAACACAAAAGTTTAAGAAGTTTAAAAAGAATGGGTTTTAAAACTTTTGGTAAATTATGGCCTGAAGACTATGATAGTATAGTTGATCCAAAAGAACGTCTACAAAAAATTATAGATACAATAGAATACATGTGTAAGTTAGACTGGAAAGAAATTTGGCCTAGCGTACAAAAAATTGTAGAATATAATCAATCATTCTTATTGAAGAATACATTTTCAGATTACGATTAAATACCATATGAAATGGAAAGAAGCATATACAAAGATATTTTTAAAACAACTAGGGGAAGTAGACTCTTCTAGTAATGTAAAAATACATTTGCCTATATGGTGGAAAAATACTAGAGAAAAAGACGAAGGCGGACTACGTCTAACCGACGAAGGATGGAATGCCATACAAAGTATTGAACTAGCAAACTATGAGATACCTTTTCCATTAGACATGCCTCTTACAACACAAATTATAATTTGGTTGGACCATTTTATAGATTGCCCGTATTATCTTACATCAAGAGCAGTGTACGTAACAAATGAAAAAAAGGCAGTCGAACTTACTCTTTTTTCAGGCGATATTAGAAAATATGGTTTAGCAAAAGCTTTAAAAAGATCAGAAAAAATAGAAAATAATGGTTGACACTTTCTTGTTTGGTGCTATATTAGTTGTATAGGCACTGATAAAAATTGAAAGGAATACACAGATGAGTGTTGCAGAGATCGCACGTACTGTAAGCCCTAACAAGGCTAAATCACGAATTCAGCGAGCAATCGCTAAAAAACGTCCAATTTTCCTGTGGGGGCCTCCGGGTATTGGAAAATCAGAAATTGTTGAACAGATTCAAACTTCAACACCTAATTCATATCTCATTGACGTTCGTTTGTCACTTTGGGAACCTACAGACATTAAAGGTATGCCCTACTATGCTGCAAATGACAACACAATGAAATGGGCACCTCCTGTAGAACTGCCAAGCGAAGAATTTGCTAAACAGTTCTCGAGAATCTATTTGTTCTTAGATGAGTTGAATTCGGCAGCGCCTGCTGTACAGGCAGCGGCTTATCAACTTATTCTTAACCGTAAGGTTGGTACATATGTACTACCTGACAATGTAGTAATCATTGCGGCTGGCAACCGTGAAGCAGACAAAGGTGTTACTTATCGAATGCCTGCTCCGCTTGCTAACCGTTTTGTACACTTAGAATTAGCCGTTGATTTCAATGACTGGTTTGAGTGGGCTGTCGCTAACAAGATACACAAAGATGTGGTTGGTTATCTTCAGTTTGCAAAAAAAGATTTGTTTGACTTTGATCCTCGTAGTCCAAGTCGTTCGTTCGCAACACCACGAACATGGACGTTTGTGAGCGAATTGCTCGACGATGAAGATGATCAAGAAGTTATTACAGATCTTGTAGCGGGTTCGGTTGGCGAAGGACTTGCTGTTAAGTTTATGGCACACCGCAAAGTTGCATCAAGTATGCCAAATCCGACTGACATCTTAGATGGTAAAGTAAAAGAGTTGAACACAAAAGAAATCAGTGCCATGTATTCCTTGACTGTTTCACTTTGTTACGAACTTCAAGATGCAGATGCAAAAAATGACAAAAAGTTTGATGCTAAGGTTAATAACTTTTTGCGTTTTGCAATGGATAATTTCGATACGGAATTGGTTGTTATGGGTATTAAACTTGCTCTTACTCAATACAGTCTTCCAATCGATCCAGACGCTGTTGAATGTTTTGATGAGTTCCACGATCGTTATGGAAAGTATATCAAAGCAGCACAACAGTAGATGTGTCATAGGCGGGCAGGGTGTAAACTCTGCCCATTTTTCTTTTTTAATGGTTGACAAAAAACGTAAATATGTTATATTAATGTTAGGCACTGATAAAGAGGTATAATATGTCTTATCCATTTGGTAGTAAAAGTTTTAAAGTTGCAATGCAAATGTCTACAGACAAGACTGCAAGTAAACTTAAAAACTGGCAACCTGATCCGGACATAACAGAAGGCGCTCTTTCTGTTATGCGTGAAGAAGTATTAGATCGCATTATTGTTGCAAGAGTAGGATTATTGCTAAGACATCCGTTTTTTGGTAATATGGCAACACGTCTTAAAATTGTTGCTGCTGACGACTGGATTCCGACTGCGGCTGTAGATGGGCGTAACTTATATTTTAATACTCAATTCTTTAATGCAATGGATAATAAAGAAATTGAGTTTGTAATTGCACACGAAATCCTACACTGTGTATTTGATCACTTAGGTCGTAGAGATGATCGTCATCCTATGCTTTATAATATTTCAGCAGATTATATTGTTAACAATTTACTTGTTCGCGATCGTATTGGTAATAAACCCAGCATTGTTGATTGTTTTCAAGACTTTAAATACGAAGGTTGGACTTCAGAAGAAGTATACGATGATTTGTTTCCAGAGTTTGAAAAACAAGGCCAAAAATTCCTAAAACAGTTAGGTGAGATGCTAGACGAACACCTTGATTTAGAAGGCGAAGACGGTGACGAGGACGGCGAAGGCAAAGGTAAAGCACCTAAGTATTCAAAAGAAGAAATGAAACAAATTCGCGACGAAATCAAAGAAAGTATGATTTCGGCAGCAAACGCCGCTGGTGCAGGTAACACTCCAGGCGAGATTACAAGAATTATTAAAGATCTTACTGAACCTAAAATGAACTGGGGCGAAATTATTCGTCAACAAATTCAAAGTACAGTAAAAAATGATTTTACATTTATGCGTCCTTCACGCAAAGGCTGGCACACTGGTGTTATTTTGCCAGGTATGAACTTCCAAGAAACTATTGATGTTTGTATTGGTGTTGACATGTCGGGTTCTATTGGAAACGAACAAGCAAACATTTTTCTAAGCGAAGTACAAGGTATTATGGACCAATTCAAAGACTACAATATTAAATTGTGGTGTTTTGATACTAAAGTATATAACGAACAAGATTTTAGTGCCGATTGCGGCGAAAGGCTCACTGACTACGAAGTCATGGGTGGCGGTGGCACTGATTTCGATGCTAACTGGACCTACATGAAAGAAAACGATATTACGCCTAAAAAGTTTATTATGTTTACAGATGGCTATCCTTGGGGTAGCTGGGGCGATCCAGATTACTGTGATACTATTTTTATTATCCATGGGCATCATGATAAAGGACTAGAAGCACCATTTGGTCTTACTGCACACTACGAAGAGTTACATGGATAAAATTAAAATTAACCCTTTAAACGTTTTTGATATTAGACGGGTGGATTTTTGTCCACCCTATTGGGAATCTATGATTATTCCTCAAAAGTATAATATCCAAAAGGCACTAGAAGAGTGGGTGCATACTAATCTTAAAGGAAGATACTATATTAATAAAGAAGTTGTATATGAAGAAGAACAACCGTTATCAAGTAAAGTAAAAATTGCATTTGAAGAATCAAAAGAACTTAGTTATTTTGCTCTTGCTTGTCCACTTTTAAAATATAGAAACTAGACATCAAATAATTACATTGTAAAGGAGATTTCGAATATGTCTGAACAAGAACAACAACAGCCAAATCCAATGGATCTTAACATTCAAGATTTAGCAGTTATGAAAGGTATCATTGATATTGCCAGCGAGCGCGGATCATTTAAACCAGGTGAGATGGCTGCGGTAGGTACAGTGTACAATAAACTAGATGCGTTTTTAAAGAACGTAGAAGAACAACAGAAAGCAGCACAGGCTGCAAAAGAAGCCGCATCTGGTCCAGATGCGCCGAAACCAACAGAGGAAGTAGAAGAAGATGCCGCTTAAACACGTAGGAAGACTTGCTAGAAATAAAAAGTCTGTGGTTGTGGCTTATAGAACAATTCCAAATGATCCAGAAAATTGTTTAGTTGTTACAACCGAAACACTAATGTCAGACGAGCATGACGCATTAATGAGACTTGTTGAATCACCAGCAGGTCAAAGTTCAAATGAACTTGCAGAAGCAATGGCGCGAGATACTCTACCAGATGGTAGAAACATGCTTGCAGCTTTTCATTCAACAGGAAAATTAAATAAATTTCCAACTAAAGAAGTTGAAATGGTGCCTGACAGATCAACAACAATTATGTTAAACGAACTTAACAAAATCATTGCTGAACAAAAAGGTATTGCACTAGAAGATCTTGCAATTAAACCTGAAATTAGGTCAGCAAATCCAACTCAGGCACCAGAAAGTGCTTATATACAAGAACCAGTCGCTCAACCTACCGCTGCACCAGTAGATGGTGTGTTATCTGATGAAGATCTAGCAGCAAGTTATAGATCTCAAGCAGACAGGCTTTTTAAAGAGGCCAAAGCATTAAGAGAACAAGCAGAAGAACTTGTTCCTACTAAAAAGAAAAAAACAGTAAGCAGTGCCTAAAAAATTAATTGATTACGAAGCAGATACGGAAACACATTGGGATGACATATTCGAATCCATTGAAATGGAAGTGCTTCCTATTGAATATCTAAGTAGAATTGTAATTAAATTTCATAGTGGCACCCAATGGGATATAGATATCGACGATAGTAAGAAAAAACAAACTATTGATCAAATTGAAGAAACTTTAGACAATCTGTTTATGCAATACGAAGATGATATCGATCTTGTTGATTTTAGACTAGATGTCAAACAGTTAAAGAACGATCTTGCTAAAAGAGTTCATAAATTCCTTAAACTAAATCGATAAACAAAACCTCCTAAGGTGATAAATACATACAAATACTATTATCACCTTAGGAGAACATAAAATGACATTAAGACTTCGCCGCGGAACAAACCTTGAAAGGTTGGGCGTTACGTTTGCAGAAGGCGAACTAGTTTACACAACTGATACACAAGAAATTTACGTGGGCGATGGTAGCACACTAGGCGGTATCAGAGTTACAGGTAGTGTAAGCGGTTCCCCAGCAGTACTAAGCCAAAATTTAGATCTTAATAACTTTGACATTGTAGGAACTGGTAACATAACAATTGCCGGTAGTATTATTCCTACTTCAGTAGCGGCTGCTTCAACAATTAGCGCAACTGCAATGACTGCAAGTGGTTCGATCACAGCCGGATCATTTATAGGTGACGGTAGCGGACTAACAAACTTACCAATTTCCGGCGGTGGCGGCGGTGGTACAGGCATTCTTGAAGGCCAAACATATGATATTAGTATTACAGGTGATGTAATAGCAGATGATTCAACTATAATGGTTGACACGTTCTCTAAAACAGTAACAGCAAACTTTTTCGTAGGTGATGGTAGTCTTTTAACAAATCTTCCAAGCACTGGCGGTGGTGGTGGCGAAGGTGTTGTAGGTGGTGGTAACTATAACATTAATATCGTTGCTGATGATAGCACACTATTGTTAGATGCAACTAACCAAACGTTTTATGGTTTAGGATTAACAATTAGTGGAAATGGAATCTTCACAGGTAACGTTGAATCTAGTCAATTCTTTGGTCCTTTAGATGGTGATGTAACAGGTAGTATTTTCTCTGACAGTAGTTTTGTTATGATTGACAGCATTGCCGGTAAAGTAAGAGCAGACACACAGTATGTCGGCTCAGGTATTATTACTTCACCATCTGGTAATATTGACGTAACAGCACCTAGCGGCGCTGTTAACATAAATGGTGTTAACTTTTTAAGTAACAAAGATGTTGTACCTCTTGTAAGCGGACAAGGTAAAATTGGTAGAGCAGGAACTAGATTTGAAGAAGTCAACGCAATAACTGGTAACTTTGGTGCCATAACAGGCGATGCAAGTGGATTGTATAACTTTCCTCCTACTATTGGCATTGTTGACGGACAAACATACACTATTGATGTACAAGGTAATCTAATCGGAGAAGATTCTACAATACTTGTTGACGCTGTAAGTAATCGACTTAATGGTAACGTGCAAGGTAATGTTATTGCAGATGATTTATCAGTAATAGTAGATGCGTTAGACAAAAGAGTAACAGCAAACTTATTTATAGGTGGATTTGAATGCTCACCGACAGGAGTTTTCCAAGGTGATCTAATTGGTAATACATTCGGAGATTTATACGACGAATCATCTGTTAATTTAACAACAGTAGAACTATCAGAAATGCACTTTACTAGATGGTTGCCAAATGATTTAACAGTTATATTTGAAAACAGATCTCAAACAACAGGTGACCAAGTTATCCAATTTAATTCTTTTGAAGGAAGAATGCAACTAGACCTCAAAAAGAATAAAGCAGATGCAGGACTAGATGATGGAATTTTTGATATTAGAGGCGAAGTTAAATTTGGTGCATTATCAGACATAGACGGCGATATCAACAGTGCTAAAATTACAGTTGGACACGATGCATTATTCATAGGCACTGCTAAAAACAACGATTTGACAATTGACGAAAAGTTTGTTATGTTTACAACAAACGATTCAGATCAAATTAAAGTAGGTATCGGTAAGACAGCAGTTAATGCAGAATTAGATGTAAACGGTTCAGGTATTTTTGAAGGTGATGTTACAGCAGCAGCATTTAAAGGTAGTTTAGTTGCTGATGATTCTACAATTATAGTGGATGCAGTAAACAACACAATCACATCAGGCGGTTACATACAGTTTGGTCAATATACAACAGCAAATAGAAATGCATTAGCAGCAGCAAACGGTATGGTTATTTACAACGAATCAGTAGACAGATTCCAAGGCTACCAAAACGGTGCTTGGATTAACTTAGACGATGGCACGGCTGCATAATTGATACCAATTGTAATATCTCACGGAAGTGGAGGCATTGGTAATTGTGAGTATAAACTTAAAAAAGAATTTGAAGAATTGGGGCACGAAGTAATCTTAAATGATTACTTCACTCCTCACGGTATAAATTGCTTGTATTGGACATTAGAAGATGAACACGATGTAACACTACAAGAAATGATATACGACATACCTTTTCCTGAAGAGTGTATACACATTGGGCTTAGTTTAGGCGGCTATTTAGGATTAGTGCATTCAGAAAAGTTTGTTCGTAATCATATATTTTATCCAGGTATGCTAGGTTTTACAAAGGAAGATTTATCAAAAGATTATTCAAACACCACTGTCTACAGTGCAGAATTAGACAATTGGTGTGACAACATTACTGAATTTTGCGATCAAGCAAAAAACATCAGCCACATAAGGCTTGCAAACTGTTATCACGGCTTTATGAACAAAAATAATTCATTTGAAGTTATTAAGCCAATAATTCCATTAGAAGAAGATACTAGACAAAATACATTTAACATGTCAAAAACCATACAAAAATATCCGTACAAAGAAGAAAAAATTAGGTTGCAATATTCTAAAAATGCGTATATAATGTGTATGAATATGATAAAGCATGACATAAATGAAAACACTAATAATATCACATGAACGAAGTTTAAACAAGTGCGAAGGACTTGTCACGGCATTAGGAAAAAATTGTAGTATTGTAACTGATTTTGACCCTGCGCCCGATCATAAACATTTTATAGATCTACCACAAGAAGTTTTTATTTGTAAAGGATTTGACATTCTCGACATTACAAAACGCTTTCATCATGTAGACAGAATTTATACTATTAGTGAAAACTTACTTCCTATTCAAGCACAACTAGAATCATTTTACGGCATTAAAAATATCAGTGCATTTGCAGCAGAAGTCTTAAGCAACAAACAGAAGTTTGACGACTTCTGTAGACAAATTGGTATGGATACATTAGTACCCAAAAGTATTACTCCTACTTTTTACAACCAACTCAAAACATTTAAAAACAAAGAAATGTTTAGTAAGCCAGACATTGGTACAGGAAGTAACGTTTTTTATCCAGGTGACGATGCAAGCAATCCTGTAATAGAATATAGAAGATGGAATAACATGCATCATTTCTTGGATCATATTAAATCTAAGAATATACACAATGAATTTTTTGATTTTAACAGACAAGGTATACATGCACAACGTTTTAATTTTAAACCTTGTAAAATTATGTTTCAAGAATACATATGGAGTGAAGAACCTAGCATTAGTCCTTACGGCTATGTGAAAGATGGTAGAGTAAACATTGCATTCTATGTAAAAAATAGTAAGATAAAATATGGCGACAAATTAGATCATAATAGCAATCCAATCGAAAGTCATAGTAAAAGTAAAAAAAGTGATATTGTTAGGGAACGTGCTGTATGGATTGTAACAGCAGACGAAGTTCCTGTAGACTTTCCGAAACTATGTCAATTCTTTTTACAAACTATTGTAGACAAACTAGCAATCAAGGATATGTTTTTTGCAGGTCCTGACTTTCATTTTAATAAAGGTAGAAAAGTTGCAATTGACTTTAATCCACGACCAGGACAATTTGTTAACATATTAGACAGATTGAATGATGGCAAAATTATTAGTAATATGTTGCAAGGAAAAGAAATAAATTTACAAAAAAGATTATTGTGGGGATGTGCTGTATTAGAACCTGGAAAAGTTAAAGAGGTAAAAGACTTAGAAAATATTTCACCTTATTTGAATAAACAAAATACAGAAATAAAAAAGGGTATACGTATTCCAGAATTTCAAAATCTACAAGACAAAAATTTTAATGTAAATTTAGATATTACAGGAACAAATGAACAAGAATTATTTGATAATTATATTTCTGTAAATAATTCATTAAGAGCAAATATATTGGTCGAGTAAAGCTTTAAAGCAGTCTGTATCAAACTTTAAACACACTACAAGCATAATACAATCATCAACTGTGCTGAAAACAGTGTGTCTTTTATTAGCATTAAAGTAAAACAAATTACTATCATCATACTGTGGTATTGTATCTTCATAAACAAATTTTAAAAAGTGTTTATTACAATTATGTACAAAACCAATTAATCGTATTTCATCGTAATCATATGTTGTTTTATTAATATCATAGTGTTCAGGAAAAAACCCACCTTCATCTAATTTTAAAAAATGACAGCGTCCTAGCCATGGTTTAAAAGGTTCTAAAATACTTTGTAATGTAGGACTAGCCTCATATACAGGTGTAGGCTTATCTATGTCATGATTGGTAATATTAGTATTATATTTTTTATTATATTCTGAAAGACTATCTAAATCAGGAATACCAGAAAGTCCGCCATCTAAACTAGTAACACTTAATCCCCATCTATTGTTTGGTTTTCTAGTGTTATATGGCTTCCAATCATCTTTGAATGGTGCAATTTCTTCCATAAGTTTGTCATGATTAAAAATATCTAATTCTAACCAATCTCCCATCATAGATAATCGTTGCATTGCAATTAATTGTTCGTTCATATCACTTCCCAAATATTTTGCTTCGTATAGAAGACTTCTACATCTTTTTCAACTAATTTACATAATCCTTGCGGAATAAAAACTTTTTCAACAACTTTATTTGTTCTAAAACTGTTTGGACTTTTATCAACTTCGCTATTTGTTGTAAAAACTATTCTTTTAGCATCTTTGCTTTTCGCATACTCAATTTGATAAGGAAGTATATGACCCCAATTAAAATCATTATGCATCTTTTTGATACTTCCTGGTGCTTTTCCTCTGTATTCTTTAAGTGTTGCAGTGCGCAAACAAACTCTGTAACTATCTGGTATATAATCGTCAAAAGCGTGGCAGCCGCTTATGCTAACAATTTTATTGTCAACCCAAGTACACCACCACGCTTCATCTTTCCATTTGCCGAACTTCATAGACGCCTCTGAAACATTATTTTCTAATCCTTGTTCGGCACACGACTTCATAAAGTCATATATCTCACTAGGTAGATTGTCTACATAAAGGCGTCTAATTTCGAAGTTCATTGTGAAAAGTTTACTACTGCTTCTTCAAACATGGCTAGATTCTCTGGCGTGCCGCCAACATAAGTTGTTGTACCAGAAAATTTGTCTTGCCATTCTGGTGTCATAGATAGATTACCTACGATAGCACGAAGTTCTGTTGTAGTGTTGTTGTCTAACAAAACCGTGTTAATTGCATCAACAAAGCGGAAACCTAGATCACCTGCTTGGCTAAATGCAAAACATGTTGTATTGGCATCTTCTTCAATAGCAGATTGTCTAGTTGTAATAGTAAAGACTGTATCTGCATCACCTGCAAGATACCCTTTTGTTGTACTACCGCTGCCTCCGAATGGTACCACTATAAACTTTGCACCAGTTGTTTGTTCTAGGTTACCTAAGAATTTTGCTACTGGCGCACTTCCCCATGTTGCAATTTTAACTTCTTTTCCGTTAAGATCTTCTAGTGTTGTAAATTCTCTACTACACATCATAGTTTCATATGTCATTAGAGCAACAAGTGTGTCTTCACTTACTTCTACTGATGGCATTTTAGGATCTCCAGGCCATTCACTACTCCAAATAGTAAGTGCATTGCCTTTTGCTAAATAGGTTGATGCTGTTACAGGATTATTTGCTTGTACAAATTGATGATCAATTTTGTTTCCAATTTCAGTTAATACTTGTCTAAAAGCACCTTCTTCTGAACCTGGATTTACAATTAAAATTTCTGCGTTTGCAGATGTTGCAATAAACATTGCTGTTAGTGCTGTGATAAATTTTTTCATTTTTTCTCCTAAGATAATATTATAACAGTCCTTACAAAACTTTCATAGAACAAGTCACTAAGGAAATATCCATAAATGACTGGGCTCGTATCGTAATTTCGTAGAAAATATCCTAGTACCATTGCAATCAGTATACATGCTATCATCCATTCGTGTATAGGAAAGATAACAACACTTATTACACTTATAGTAGTTAGGATCAATGTATTTGCATATACTCTATATTGCTTATAAAGATACACTATTTGACCTAACAGATTAAAACCATACCAACTTAAAAGTAAACATATCAATGTCACTACAGGTATAAAGTAAAGTATAGAAGACAGTTTGTTTACTGTGTTTTCTATATTAAATTGATAACCACTTTCTAACATCAAGTAGTATACAATTACTTCACTACCCGTAATAGGTATAGCAAGGATTAGCAAAGGCAACAAACTAGATAATGCTCCGCTATTGTTAGCAGCCTCTGCGGCAGCAATGCTTTTAAGTACAGGCTTTTTAAAAAAGCGTTTTACAATGCCTGCACTAGCATAACTACCAAGAATATTTGTTATGCCAGGAATAAGACCGCACCAAAATCCAATAAAGCTACCTAACAGGCTTGGACCAAATGTGCCTTTTCCTATTGCATACTTACTTATCTTGCTAGGTTGGGAAATAGAAATGTTATGAATTTTTAGTATCTCAGGAAACAGATATAATCCAATCATTACACTTGCAAAAGGTATTCCTAAACTAAGATAAAAATTGTTAAAAACAAGAAACTGATCAAATGTAATTGGATCAATTCCTTGATGTGATATTAATCCTCCAAAACAAAACAGTAATAATGTCAAAAGTTTATTCTGTTTTGTAAAAAATGTAATCATACATATTGCAACTAGTATTACAATTGTTTGTATAATACTGTTATAAAATTTGAATACATGCATAATACTAGGCAAGGCAACTAAAAACAAACACATTGCAAATGCTACACCAACGGTGCTACTAATTGCGTTACTTGTTACAGCAAGGCCGCCTGCGCCTTTTTGAAACATTTTATGTCCGTATCTTGCTGTGCTAATTGCAGTAGCATCTCCGGGTATACCGTATAAGATTGCTGTAACACTATTAGTATAGTTAGTAGTAATAAGTATAGCAACATAACACGCCATAATATTAACCGCACTAGTTGACGCTAAAAACGGGTATAAGACACCAATAGCAACAAATGGACCAGCACCAGGTACTAAACCGGCTAAAAGACCAGTTAGTAAACCGATACCACTCCAAATTCCTAATTCAATCATTAACTATTATTTTTCTATCAACTACGCTGTTTGGTGTAATCATTTCTTTATCGTTGTTGCTAATTTTACAACACATTTCTCTGCATACTTCAGGACATTTACCCCAAGTTAACAAGTTACTAAAGTTTAAAAATTTATCTTTAATACTATCTAAACCTTCTGATATGTGTCCTAGAGAACTTATGTCGTTATCTATCCAACAACAAGGATAATAGTTACCTTGAGAATTTATATAATGCATATCGCCAGTATAACAGAAGGGTGCTAATTCGTCAAGTGTTTCTCTTTTTACATAGTCGAACCATTCTGGATTATAATAGTCTTTAATTTGACCATTATTCGACATGTCATCATGTATAGTCCAACTTTTTTTAATTTTAAATTCATTCATGCCTATTTTTTTACTTAAGGCTATTGCTTCTTCAACTTGATGATGATTGTGTTCAAAAACAATATACTTCCATCTAATCTGACATTTGCGTTTAGTAGTTGCTATAAGTTCAAAAAGTTCTTGTATTTTGTTCCAATTGCTGTTAACTCGGTATATGCTATTAGTGTCTTGCAGTCCATCGATGCTAAGTTCAACAATACTAGACTCGGGCCATGTTTCTAGTACTCTTTGCCAAAACTCTTTTGTTTGCATACCGTTTGTTGTAACTTGCAATTCATTTGCCGAGAAAAAATGTTCTGAAATTTTGTGGAAATCAGGATGATATATAGGATCTCCTAAATTGCCTTGAAAAAATATGTAATCATATTTTTCAGGATTGGGCAAAAAATTTAGTAGCAAATCACTATCAATGTCTGACTTAGAACCAGGCCCGTGCATAGTTCTAATACATGCAGGACATGCTAATGGACATCTGTTGGTTAGTTCAATGTGCCAGCCTGTATATTTAAACTCGTCCAAAGGCCCATCTACGTTCATAACACCACCAACATTCTGTTTCACAATGATCTTCGAAATCGTTTAGTGCAGGACCATTTCTATTTTCACAAGACCTTGTAATGTCAAATAATTCCATAATATCATAGTGATGATATAATTCTGCTACTTTCCTTTTATCATGACTAATAAAAGGTCTTACCATAGGAAACTTTTCGTCTTTTCCTCTCCAACTAGACCAATGGACTGCGTTTTCAGGTTCGTCTCTTTCTGCTGCCCTTGTATTCCAATCAGCATTAGAGATATCATCAGGATGTCCATCAAAATCAAACTCTATAGGTCTTGTGTATTTAGGATTACAAGGCCAAAAGTTTTTTCCTTCTTCTTCGGGAGGATTTGCTGTAATGCCTGCAAATGTAATATCAATATCTCTGTTTAAAATTAAATTCCTAACAAGTTCTTCTTGTTTAGAATTATATTCTTCATATCTGCATACAGCACAATGTGTATCTTTGATTTCAATATTAGGATATCTATTTCGCATCCATTCAATTACTCTTCTGGCAAATTTTATATTGTACGGTTTAACATCTGCTGTAGCAGTGATTGGTTGAATATATTCAATATCTATATTCTCATCAGTTATTTTTTTACAAATCATATAAAGAATCATTGCACTGTCAGGTCCACCTGACAATTTTATACCAATTCGTTTAGTTCCATGTAAATCTATTGTAACTCCTTTTTCAATCATAACTTCTCCTATACACTAATTAGTTTTTGTATTCATAAATCCACTCAAACCTGGGCTCTACATCTAAAAGGTGTTGTCCTCTAATATTGTCTAATGTTGTTGTGTAAGAATACAAATTGTGTAACAGTTCGTATTGTTTGTCTATGCTTATACTAAATAAATCAACTGCACTAGTTGCAAAATATTTTTTCCAATGAGAATAGTTTGTAGTTTCTAATATTTTTTGTTTTATATGTAAAGGTGTAATCAACGGATTTAGATACATAGGATCAAGAACTTGATGTCCAAGATCAATAGCGTGTTCTATTTTACTCTGCAAACTATCAAAATTATAGATACCATAAATGTTTGCAGTATAAATCCATCCAATTTCATTTGCATTAGGAAACGTTTTGTAAGATTTCCAATTATATAATGATTCTTCAAATGTAAATTTTCCGCCTCTAATGTATTGATACATCTCTCCATCAGATTCTACTGAAAAGAAAATATTGAGTTTATCAAATTTAGCAAACAATTTCTTTTCATCTTTGGTCAATCTATGTGTACCATTAGTGATAATCTGTAATGTTACGTTATGCTTGTTTGGAATACATTCTATAAACTCAAAGAATCTTGGATGCATAAAAGGTTCACCGCCTTTGATAATAACATACCTTAAAAAATCTAAACTAGATACAAATTTTATCATATCGCCATCTATATTATCAAGAATCTTATTATTATCAAAATCGTCTAATGTAAAATTAACTTTATCTTTGAGTTGTCTATCTATTATCCAACTAGACGACTGTCCAGGATTACACATTCTACATTTGAGATTGCATAGATTGCCTATATCAATATCTAAAAATTCTATATCAAAATTTACCTGTTGACTGAACCAATCGTAATGATATAAACGTCTACTTTGTTCGTTTCTCACTTCTCTATTTGTACAAGAAATGCACCCTTTCGGAACATGTTGATCAAAATCTTTTATAGCATTTGTTCTGTCAACATTCAAAGAGTTGTAGTCAGTAAATTTTCCAAACTTATAAGTGCTATGGCCGCAAGGATTTAGGTTGCCTGTAGAATCTACAGATAGACCTTTATAAGCAAACCAGCAACTAGGTTTAGATTCCAACAAACTCTTTATACCTTTGCGTAACTTTACCTGTAATTTTTGCAATGTTTCTAGGCCATGGTCCAGTGTTAGCAGTGCTATGTGGTATGTTTGCCCAATCAAACCAAATTACATCTCCTGCATGCCAAGGTGGTACGTAGGTATTACCAAATTGAATAATATGTCCAGGTGCCCAATCATCAAGCATTACAAAGCATCTACCCCATTCATCGTCTGTTGCTCTACTACTTGTTTGATCTGTACGTTCTTTTCGTAAACCAGTTAAACTATCTATATGCAAGTGTAGCATCATTCCTGTATGTTGAGTTTGAATGTTTGTTTGTGCATTTTCTAAACCAATTTGTTCGGCTAAACTGTTTAGTATTGGTGTTTCATCCGTTGTTGTCCACTGCCTGTATACAACAAAGTCTAGGGGTATCCCCCAATCCTTGCAAAGCAATTCTTCATAGTCATAATTAAAACTGTCACCTTCTGGAGACACAGGTGAAGGCCAATAAAAGTCATATTGATTAGCATTTGCAATAGGTATTTCATCTTTCCATGTAGGTTCAATATTTCCTACAGTTCTAAAGCTTTTGCCATGGTCGCTTTCTCTGAACGGATTGAAATCATAATTGCTTTGCTTAACTGTAACATCCCATCTGTTCATTTTATTAATTCCATAAATTTATCATTTACTCCATTTTTTGCAGTAATTTTAGCGATAGTTCTTGAATAAGGACTTAAATTAGCAGTGCTGTGTGGAGTCTCTGAAGCAGGCCAGTATAGAACGTCTCCTGCTGTCCAGTTATGTAAAACAGTATTACCAAATTGTAAAATTTGCCCCCAATACCAATCTTGTAACATAACTATTACTCTAACAAGTTCTTTATAGGCAAAATCTATATGTAGAGGAACATTCATACCTGTTGTTTGTGTTTGAATGGTCGTTACATATCCATCATTAAACCCTAATTGTTTTCCTATATATGCAAGATTAGGAAAAAAGAAATCATCTTCTATTGTATAGTTCATATACAAAATTTGTCCTTGTTCGATATGACCCTCATATCCTTCGCCTTCTGCTATGATAGGAGTTTGCATCGGTATAATCTGTTTTATTTCATTGATGTATGCATTACCTCCTACATTCTTAATAATTCTAACATCTTTTGTATCATCTATACTAGGATTCCAATGATAGTCGGACTGAGATTTTAAATATTCCCACCTATCCATGAGACATCTCCACAAATATTCTATACATAGGCGGTCTATATAAATTACAATGATCGTAATCCACTTTATCTATAGACAATCCTACATGTTTAGCAAGTGTTTCTACTGCATGTTCAGTCCAATTGAAATACCAAGTATATTTCCAATCGCGATCATAAAAATAAAAAGCACTATTACGTTGAGCATGATCCATGTCTCCGTGTATCCAAGTGTGCGCATAAAGATGATCGGGCTGAAATACTTTATAATAGTGATGTACGTGCGACCACAAAAGTAACCCGCCCGGTGCCAAACATTCTTTGAGTTTTTTGAAGTTTCTAAATTGTTCATCGTAAGTATACCAATTCTGTGGGCCAAAGCAAATGATTATATCCCAAGTTTTACCTTCAGTAATAAAATCACTTTGCTTGGACAAAATATCTGCTTCTTCTCTATACGGATCAACTCCAGTAACATTATTTAAATGTTTTTTGTATTCGTTAACTCCGCAACCCATATCTAAAATTGTTAAATTAGGATTTTCTTTTTGCATAGCCTGTAATCTGTCTACAAGTGCTTGTCCTCTAATATTCCATTTGTTTGTAATAGGTTTTTCGTCAACATCATATATAGTTCCTACTACACCCGTTGTGCTTGTACCATTTTCGCCAACAAAATAATTGTGTTGATACTGCTTATCAATTTCTTTTACAAAATCTTGCATACGTTTACCAAACCATTGATCAACTTTTCCTAAATGGATAGGATAATGCATATCACGAACAGTCATTGAAAATTCTTGTTCACAAGCATCAATAAATTCTTGTGTAAACGGCAATTGGCATATTGGAGATTCTGGTGCTATGTTCCAATAAAACATTTCTTGCACTTTATCCCAAATTAATTTATTAAGAGGGTTGTTATACATGTTTACCTTTCTATACTAAACACTGCAAAATTATTATCTATACTACAAGGATTATAAACTTTACAATCTATTTTAAATTCAAATTCTAAAACATTTTTTAATTTGGATACGTCATGATAATTTACAGCATTTCCTAACTTGTTTTTTAGTTCTTTGTTGTTATAATCAAATACACTAAAAACAACTTTTTTATTTGTAATTTTAAGAATATTTGACATTATATGCATTATAGTGTCGTGATCACAACTGGTAAAAACACTGTTAACAAATGTAAAGTCATGTGGACTGACTTTTGGAAATTCCAAAAGAGCATATCCTGTTTTATTATAGTATTTGTTGTACCTATTCCAATGTATAAAATTATGCTCAGGATAAATTTCTTTACCTAATTTAATTGCTTTTTCATTTACATCTATACATGTGTATTGTGCTATAGGTACATAGTATAATAAATTACCTGCTGCGCCTCCAATATCTAAAACACTACCTTGTCCTTTAAAATAATGTTGGAATACTTTACCTTGCTTTGCAGTTCCAATTTTTTGCTTTGTTGTTTTTGTTATTGGATAGACACTTATAAATTTGTCTAATTTTTCTTCTGGATAATTTTTATAATAATCTCCTTTTTCATATAACATACGCTGTTTCAACATAAATTCTTTTTTATTATGAATTATTATACACTGAAAGGGATTATTATCTTTTATTCCTTTAATAGGTGCAGTGTAGAAAAAAACTTTACTAGGATCGTTAGCCCTTGCTTTATATATTTTTTCCATTATTATTTCTTTGTCTACATCTTGTCCAAGATACACTACACCCATTTCTTTAGAAGAATCCCAATCTTGAATAACATCAAAATTAGAACTACCATCTAAAAATTGTATTTGATTTTTAACACGTGAAGTTTTTGCAAATGGACAAGCATTTTTTGGTTCAACACTAGTTTTGCTCCATTGTAAAAAATCATGCACAAAAGAATCAAATAATTTAGTCGACATAAAATATCTCGTTATTTTTAAAATCTCTATCTCTTACATTTCTAAATGGCTCGTAAAAACTTACACTTAAAACAATTCTATCATGTTCTGTTTTATTTGTAACACCATGAAACTGTCTTGTATTAAGTAACGCTACTTCTTCTCCATTAAATCTTTCAATTTCGTCATCAAAATCATCTACAAAAATATTATAACTATTTTCAAAATCTCCTGTGACAGGAAAATTTAATGCACATAATCTATTATGATCTCTATGTATAGGCAAACCGCCCCAATGAATCTTACTAAAAAACATTCTTTTGACGTGTTGCCCGGTGAAGTCTTGCAGGGCTTCTGACCATTCACATTTAGGAACTCTCGATTCTTCTACAGGCCAAAGAATGCCTGCTTTGTCTTGACCTCTTTCAAAATTGCATTCTAATGCTGTTTTTAATACATCTTTTTTTGGCCAAACTATATCGTACTTGTAATAATATCTCATAAAAATTTGATCCTTTTATTCTTTTCGTTTTGTTCCCAGTTAATAATACTACCGTCTAACATCCCTTGTTCTATTTCAGAATAACTATTATGGCGCCAACAACTTGTAATAATAACTCTGTCCTCATCTGCATCATTATCTACTCCATGTATTTCTGGACCTTTAAACATCCATGGAGCAAATTCATTAGTTTTTTCGCTGACACTGTAAGGCATTACATATTTTTTAGTGCTTCTATCAAAATCTTCATAAAATGTTTGCGGACTTACATCTTCAAACTTTCCACGCACAGCAAAGTTAAGAACAGCAGGTCTGTTTCTGTCTTGATGCGGTGGTGTGCCTCCTATAGGCGTGCTTGTGTATAACATTGTGTCAGGTGTAATAGCAGGCTTAAACAACATTGCAAGTTCATAATGAAACTCGCTCCATTTATAGTTTTTACATTCTAATCTTGGATTAAACGCTTCATGCACTGTCCATCTAATATGGCCGCAATCAAATTGATACCAATCTTCATTATCAATATTTTCTAAATGATCTAGCAAATATTCTCTATCGTACCAAAGTGTCGGAAGTTCACGACAGTACGGTGTTGATTTTGTCTCTTCCGAGAACATCGACTTTGTCTCTTGCGTCATCGTTCCACCTTTCATAATTTGTTTGTATAATTTCAAAATACTTTATCATTGTATCTGCATCTGTTACTTGAAAACAGGTCATAGGGTTGTGTGTAAAATCTTCGTACTTCATATGTTTCATAATCAAATTATCGATTACCATCGCATATCTATGACTACGCTTTTCTCCTAAACCTTCTCTGCTCATATCTTCTGCCATTCCTATAGTTTCTGCCCATTTGCCTGTAGGATCTGGCAACGCTTGTATATTTTGCAAACCATCGTTTTTAATCCATGCACGTTGTACATATGTGTCATCTATACTTGTAAACCAAATTTCGTCTAAACCTAGTTCTTTAAATCTATCATAATAAAAATCATAAGTTCTTGCTTGACTTGCAGCGTATTCGACTAAAAATAATCCAGGTAAACCTAACAACAATATTTTTTTGTTTTCAAATAATTCGTACGTATCAATCCACCGTGTTGTTGTACCAACTTTGTGCATAGTCTTTATGTTAGGTATTTTATCTCCTACTCTAATCATTAATTTCCTCCGTAGATTTTAAAAAACATCTTTTACTTTTACGTCCATACCAAAATAAATGTCTTGCATGATCTGTTATACTATGATATACATTTGGCTTAACCGAAACACTTGTGTTTACATCTTTTAATGGCTTGCTATCAAAAAACCAACTGTGCCAATTTTTTGTAAATGTTTCTACATTCCTTTTTTTACCATATAAATCTAAAATGTGTTTGTTAAATTTTAGTGCTTCTTCAACATCAACATTGTATTTTGCTAAACAAAGCATTTTAATTTGTTTGTAAAAATCATCTATATTTTTATAAAGTGTTGCAGCAGTAGCACCATTGTCTTGAAAGTGGAAATCGTCGCCTCCTTCAATAGGTCTGCCCCATGTTTTCATATTAAACAAACTACTCTTTAAACTATTTGTATGATCTTCATATTCTTTATTAAACACAGTACCACTATTTTTACTCCAATCAAATAATAATTTGTAAAATTCAATTAATGGTATGTCATGTTCTCTTTGCAAATATGTTGCAACTACTTGTGATACTCCATGATAATGATGCGGAATAACAATGCCTTTTGCAAAGAAATACATATCTATATAATCTTGAGTCGTAAAACTATTGCTTTGGTGACAGACAAAATCAATTTCTCCTTCGCTTGCGTCAGGATATGTATTACCGCCTGCAGGTGCAGGTGTTGGCACATATTTTAATCCGTATTTGTCTTTATACTCCTCTTTTGCAAAAGGTGTGTTAGGAACAATACTTAGAGGGTGTACAGTTAAAGCATGATCACTACCTAGTTCGAGTATTTTTCCTATACCTTCTATCCAACTGTCTAGTGTTTCTTCTGGCAAGCCAACTATGAGTTCGCAATAATTATCAACACCTGCTGCATTGTATTCTCCTACCATTTCCTCTAATTTAGTATTAGCAATGTTGATACGCTTAATAGCTTTAAGAGTATCAGGATTCATACTTTGTAATGCAATTGTTACACCACGTTTTATATTTGCTTCTTGATTTAATATACGTCCTAATTCTACAATGCGTTTAGGTTGTTGTTTTGCAGTGCTGTAATCTATCTGTCTAGGAAATCCTGTCGCTTTTCGACAATGTGCAATGTATTTTATAAAATCAACATCTCTGTCAAATATGCCTACATTACTATCTGCAAAATACAAAAAGTCAATATTATGATCAACTACCCAATCTATTTCTCTTATAACTCTAGCGTATTCAAATTTTGCAATTTTATTATAATACAATGCTTCTTGATCACAAAATGTGCAAGCATATGGGCAACCTCTGTTAGTTTCAATGATTGCACTATATTGTCTGTCAGGCTTCATGAGGCTATCCATTAGCCCGCTTAGATAAGGACTAGGAATGTCTGTAATGTCTTTATCTGGTTTAGGAGGTATATAACTTTCTACAGTCATAATACCAGGTGCATCTAAATTACCCTTTAATATTTCTGCAAAAGTTCTTTCTCCTGCATAGGTAACAATAACATCACAGATGTCTTTGTTTTTTGAAAGCCATGTTTGATCGTATGGCACTTGTGGGCCTCCCATTACAATCAAACAATTAGGAAATTTGTTTTTTACTGCTCGTGCAAGTTCTTGGCTAATATTCCAATTCCAAACATATGTGCTAATTGCAAATACATCAGGATCGTTTATATTCTCCATATAATTTTCTACAGTGTCACGTTCGAATATAATGTCACCCAGTTCCCAACCTTCAACATTAGCCCTACAGTATTCCCATACATAAGCAACACTGAGAGGCAGAAAAGTTGCTTCAGCAATAACATTATTAATTTGAGTGAAATATACTTTCTTCATATGTCTTATCTCCCGGAAATAACGGGATCTTTTCTCCTGCTCTACGCTTTGGTATTTTACTATCTGCTGAACTTACACAACTTTGTGTTGTACAAGGCATTGGCTTATCAAACAGTTTAAATCCTGTTTCAATATTGCCAAGCGGAGCATCATGACAAGAATATGATCGTTTTATAGAACCATCTGGTTCGCGGATGATAATGCTTCTGAATCCTGAACTACATTCCCATCCGCAGAATTTATTAAAATTAAAAGCATTAAAACGTTCTGCTTGGTCCATGTACCAAGTTTTTCCTTTAGAGTCTTTAAACTCTACCTGCATGTGCCAAGGAACACTCTTTTGCTGATGTAAATATTTATCGTCTTTATCTACTCTGAAGTTTGGCTTTGGGCGTTCCGCCCATTTACGCTTTTCTTCTGTGTAGGCTCTTTGTGGCATTCCGTTCCAGAGTCTTTTAAGCATATCCCCAGTGTATCCATCAACCACTCTTGACGCAGTCGGATCCGATTGAGGCTTGAGGGTGACATTAATTCCTTGCTCGTGGAAGAATAGTGCGTTTTCCCAGTCTCTTTCAAACCAGTCTGGAACCATGACTTGATTAATTGTAACTTGAACATCGTTTTCCTGACATAAAATTAATTTATCTGCAAAGTCTTGCAACTTATCAACAGTATTTAAGTGTTCGGTATGTAGACTTGCAGTAATGCTTGCTCTATGAAACGGCTTAACACGTTCTACATATTCTTCAAACCACTTCATTGGTCGAGAGCAGTTTGATGTCATATGTATGGAAGTATAATTAGTATTAGGCACATCATCAGCCAGATGCCGAAGAATATCCAAGTATCCTGGATGAAAAGTAGGCTCACCCCCAGACAAACTAAAATGAAAGCTATTAAAACCGTTATCACGTGCTTGCCTCTTTATTTCATCTATTGTTCTTAAACATAACTCAGTTGGTCTATGATCTTTGCGATCTGATCTAGCGTAAGGCCAACAATAACTGCAACGATAATTACAAAACCTGCCAAGAAGCCAAGACACAGTAAACAAATCTCTATATAACATAGTGCGTTGGCCGACGCTAACGAGGTCATCGAACGGAATTTTTGTAAAATCGTATTCGCTCCACTTTAAATCTTCAGTCATAGTGTATTATAACGCAATTCAGGTAAAATGTCAAACAAATTTTCATTTCTACTTTTATCTAACTGTGCTGTATATTCATAAAACTGCGGCAACTTATCGCTCCAGTCTTCTGCATACATGTAATCAATTATACCTTGTACCTTTTCTAAATGCTTATATCTACAAAGCATAATGTTTGCTTGTGTCTTAAGTTCTTTAGGTAAGCATCTTATATTTAGATATTCAGGATGATTTAAAATATTAAAATAAATTTTATGTCCGTAAGGTTCTGCCCAATCTATAAGTTTGTCTAATCTTAAAATATTATACATTTGTACTGTGCAATGTATTTCTATATTTGCATTAGGCAATTGTCGTATTGTTTCAAAGTTTTCTACAATTTTTTTCCAATTGCTCGGATATCTGATATATCTATCTAAATCGTCTGTTGCATCAATAGAACAGTTTAATTGTATTTGTTTAAACTCACTCCATTTGTCAATTAAATGCTGCGGAACATTTGTTAAGTTTGTGTTATATTTTAATTTTATTTTATGTGCAGTACCATTATCAATATAATAGTCTAATAGCTTATGCTGTTCTTTGATAATTGTAGGCTCGCCGCCTGTTAGATATATTTCTTCTACTGTGTTTGCAATGCTAAAAAGATTTTCCCAAGTTTTTTCATTTTCAGGCCAATCCATTTTGCTAAGACGTTCGTACTCACTAGGCTCTAATGCATCTTCTACTAATGCCCATTCTTTAACCCATTGATTACTTGCATAAGGGTTACACATACGACATTTTAAATTACACAAATTACCCAATCGTATGTCTACATACTTTACATCAAAAGGTGCTTTTTCTGTATAATTGTTCTCTTGCTGCCATTTATCATTCCATGCTTGTCTTGCACTACGAACACCAGCGTCTTCTTCTCTAAAACAACGCTGACACATATCCGGTCGTTCGCCATTTAACATCTGTTTTCTAATGTTTGTATAAACTTCGCTATTCCATGCTTCTTGTAAATCGTCTTTATAAACTTTGTAAGGTTTACCGTCTGGCTTTGTTATAAAATTCTTACCAGGAGTACTGTTACAGCATACACGAAGATTGCCGCTTGCATTTGTAGCAAGGTGCATCCATGGCAAAATACAAAATGTATTATCCAAATTCAAAAGTTTGTTTCCTTAATCTGTCTTTAATTTCTTTTTGTTTCAAAAATTCTTTATATAACTTTTCATCATACGGTTTCATAAACTTTACTACATCTGCTAGATCATCTAACAAATGATTATTGTAATATTCAAATTTGTCTATGATTTGATTCCTTAAACTTTCAGGATAAACCCAAGGATGCTGCCAAATAGGTTCATCAACAAAATTTAAATCATACATAAAACCTTTCTTTTTAAAATATAATATTGTCTCAGGTAAGTGCCAAATGTTCCATGCACTAACTGATATGCAAATATTAATTCTCCAGCGTTTTTTTGTTGCAAGTAAATTTAATTTAGGTTCTAGATCTTCCCATTTACCAGGCCAACGAACATAACTGTAATGATCTTTGATTGCATCTACACTTACATTAACTAATACATCTTTCCAGCCATCTAAATCATTTGCCAATTCTTCAGTAAAAAGTAAACCATTTGTTACAATATCAATATTAATATCTTTTTTATTAGGATGGTTTTTTATTAAATTTTTTACTTTAGGAATGTATAAAGGTTCACCGCCTGTGAACTTTAATTGTTTTAGTCCTTCCATATGTTCAATTTTTTCTAGTGCAGCATCTACCCAATTGTCTCCACTAAAATTAATACGTGCATCAGACACTTGTGTTTCTGTCCAATCTTCGTCAGGATTTCTGTTTATTTCTGATTGTAATACACTACTACTATTTGCTTCACAATGCCTGCACCCTAAATTACATTTATTGCCTAATTTTAAATCAATTGCATTGTAAGTTTTGCCTTTTTCGTGCAAATGTCGTGTTCTTTGACTTTCTAGACCACGTTCTTCTCTATCCCAACAACGTTTACATTCTACAGGTTTTTCGTTATTTAACAGTTGTTGTTTTATAGGTTCGATATATTCTTCATATAATGCAATATCTTGATGCCATAAGACTCGTTTTTTATTATCTTGGGAAACAAATTCACAACAAGGTCTATAAGATCCATTAGTAGTACTTGTTAACATTGTCCACGGTAACGGGCAATAAGTATCAGACATTATTCATAATCTCAAAGAAGTATTGTTCTGGCCAATCTTTGTAATATTCTGTTGACGCAAGATATTTACGTTTAACTTGAATATCTCCTTTGTCTTGTATAAAAATACAATTACAAGGATTTTTAGCAAAATGTCCAGAAGTAGGTGTACTTAAAAAATAAATTAATTCTCTACCCTTTAATCTGTTTACAAATTTTTGCGCTTCTAAAAGATTTGCATTAGGGCCAAGCCAAACAATACCTATATCATAATTACGTCTGTCAAATTGATATATGTCATGCTGATAGTTTTCTCTACCGTCTATAAATTGTATTTTATTATCTAATCGAGCCCGTCGTGCAAAAGGACAAATAGGAAAGCCGCTATCAGGTCGCACTTTTTCTATTTTTTCTACTACCCAATCTAAAAACTCTTTTTGAAAACTGTCAAAATCAGTCTTCGTTATAACTTTTGTAAAATTGTACGTTAATTGCATTTTTTAACCAAGGCTCTTTATCTATTACAATACTTGCATGTACTTGACATGCATCAAAAACTAAAATACTGCCTACATCCTGTTCTAGTATAGTTTCATGACTTAACCCACGAAAACTATTTTCACTTATATGTGGATATTTATTTGGATCCCATTCACCATAATCTTTTTCCGGGTCCATAAACTCGCCATTTATATCAATAAAATTATTATAATTTCTTGATATTTCATACATTGCTGTATCTTGGCTTTTTTCTGCATCTCTGTCTAAAATAACACTATAACCGATTCTACGTTGGTGCATAAAAGCAGTATGTGCTTGTGCTCCTTTTGTTAAAAACAAAGGAATAATTACACTCTTAAAAGGTATAACATTATCAAAATATGGATCTTCAGGTGCACCTTCTTCTTCAGTAATCAAATCAAGATGTGCATCATGCGGTTGATTAGAAATAAAATAGTTACCCGAATGATTGCCACTAAAGTCTCCAAAAATTTCTAAAAACTTTTGTCTAAGCCATTTTTCATTTCTAAATAACATAGGAATACTTGCCAGTGGCTGAATGTTGCTGCTCGATGCTTGATATTTTACTGTTCTTGCATTTTGAAATTGATAAAGTCTCAGAATTTCTATTTCTTCTTCTGTAAAAAAATTGTCAATCTTTTTTGCAGGACTAAAGTTATGGATTATGTTGTTTTTATAATATTCACAGCATTCTATGTATTTCATCTTCTAATTTTCCTTGCCTTGCATCTAATAAAGGTAACCTAATATTAATTCTATTATATGCTTTATCTCTATGGAAATATTTCCATTCTTCATTTCCTAATGCAATATGCACTGTATTAGTAGGTGTAAGTCCAAATTTTTTGCAAACTTGTGTTTGATGTTCTTTGTATATATTTGCAGCCAAATCTGGTGAAAATTCTTTCATTAGCATTAACCCTGCATATGTATTTGCATGTATTCCGTGATGCCATTCAGTTTGTACAGCAAGAGAACCGTGTGTCCATTTACTAAAACATATACCGCTACGAAAATTGCCTGTTTGCAAACCTTTTGTTGTACTAAATGCAACTACTTTAACGCAATCATAATCTACTCTCCATTCTAAATCGTAGCAAGTGCCAAACCAAGCACAATCAACCATTACAGGAATATCAAGTTTTGTACAAGTTTCCATTATTTCTTCGTACATTGGATGCACATTGCCCGAGCCACTAAACGGCACACTAATAATTACTGCATCTCCACGCTCTAATGGTGCATCATCGATATAGGTATCCCAATCAAAGTCAAACACATCTCTGTTGTAAGGATATTCTCCACGTAACAAACGCATACGCCAGCCATTTCTAGCACACTCTAAATGAAACCAGTCTAGTGTTTGTGTTACACCAAGGCTTACATAACGATTAGGTAAAGTTTCTAATCCTCTAACCTTTGTAGATACAGATGATTCAATCCATTTAGGATAAAAATTCAAATATTCGTCTTGTACGTTAAAATCTCTATTGAACCACCCGTGCTCTTTAACATGTCTTGATAAGAATTTAGGACACTCGTGTATCTTAGCACTATTTCCCGTTGTTCCTAAATACTTTTTATATAGTGATTCCCATTGTTTACTCATTCCAATACTCCTTAAATTGCGGAGCAGCACTAATAAAATCTGTATTTCTTATTTTATCTAAATCAATAATGTATTCTTTAAAATATTTCCACAATTTCTGTTGTTCTGCATGTTCTGGCTTTTTAAGTTGTTGTGCTAATTTGGTTATACCTACAGAATAGTAATTATCCTGGCCTGGCCATTTTATTTTATCATCAATATCTTCAATCATAGATGCTGCTTGTTCTTTCATTTCTGCACTTAACACATCTAAACTAAGATAGGCAGGATTAACAACTGTATTTGAAAAACTAAAACTACAAAAATCTTTATATTTTTGAACAAAATTCCAAGCATCTCTAATGGCAAATACATTTGCAGCCATTGTTGTAAATGTTATACACACTTCTTCAAGGTTATCAAATGTTTTAAGTTTTTCAATCATGTTCTCAACAACAGATATGTCATAATTATTGCCGCCTCTTGTATAGTTGTACAGTTCTCCTGTACCTTCTATACTAATATAAAATATAAGACTTTTAAACTGTCGTAAATGATCAAACAATTGCTCATCATCTACTGTAGCATTTGTGCTTATGTCAATAGTAACTTGTTTATTAAGTCCTAAGTCAATTAGCTTTTGTAAAATTGCTCGATTTTTAGGCTCATACATTGGTTCGCCGCCGCGTATAGCAACATAACACAAATCTTCAAACACACTAGTATCGGCAAAAATGTTATCTATTACAGAATCATCTAACACAAAATGTCCATAATCGCTGTTTCTCCAATAACCTGTCATATTTTTAAGTAATTTTTTTTCATCTGCAACCCATGCTGTGCTAACTGCACCACTACAATGTATACATTTTAAGTTGCATTTGTTACTAGGAATAACATCAAGCATTAAAAAACTAGGTGTGTTAATATCTGTTACTATAGGTTTATTATTATAGCAGGTTGCTCGGTCAACAAATAGTGTTTCAAAAAACAATCTACGACTGTGTCCACTTAGTTCTTCTTTTTTATAACACTTTTCGCAGCCTTTGTTTTGTTGAAACTGTGAATGATCTTTTCTTAGTTGTGTCCAAGGATTGTCATTCCATATGTCCACTAAAGAATTATTATTTAAATTACCTAGTGGAACTTTATAAATTGCATCAGGCTTTACATTGCCATCATAATCAATGGCAACGCATTTAAACGGCGCAATGCAGTTATAGTTATTAAGCAAAATAGTCCTCCTGAGAACCTTGTCTTGCTAAATCTTGTGTTACACAATGCACACCACCATCCCAAAAATACTGATGTCTAAAGTTCCAGTAGATAGGTGTAATACCTTGTTTTTCCATTCTTGCAAATGCTTCTTTGTTTGTGCCAGTGCAAATAACATACTCTTCAGACACACTTAACACATTTACATCAAAAACTGTTTCATCTACGTAACCTGTCCAATGACTAAAATATTCATCGATAAAATCTTTGTAAAAACGTTGTTTACGCATTTTATCAAATTCGTCTGGAAGTTCTGTTTCGCTAGACACTTCAATAATATCCCAGTTTTGTAATTTTTCTGGTATCCATTTTTTGTTCCATGTCATTAGTACACCCGGCTTTAATAGTGCAATCTTGCCGTCACAGTGTCCGCCAACAGCAACTTCGTTCCATCTAAACTCATCGCCTAGTTCTTTTTTCAGCCACTCTAATCCAACATCGGTACCTTTGCCTTTTTTAAGATCTTTATTACCACTTTGAGAATGAAACAAATCTTTACCACACTTAATAATGTTTGCAGCATGGAACATAATTTGATCGTTTTCATTATATGGAGGTGCTTTGCTTGTAAGTTTTGCCATAGGCATACTTAACCATCTATAACCATTGTCGTAGAATTGCCTACTAATATCTGTATATGCAAGATTTTCAAAAAATCTGCCGCCGCTTGCTGTATAGTGCTCTACGATAGTGTTGCCAAACACACCTAAAACATCTCTTGGCATAAGTGGATGGTTAGGAAAATGACTACCAAACCATGGCGTTTGTACAGTTGCTTTATCCCAACTATATTGCATTAGATTGTTAGGACGATGTACTGTAACATCTAAATCTTCAAGTATCTTTACTAAAGATTCTAAGTCTTCAGCAGTTTCTTCATTTACACGTTTAAGTAAATCTCTTGCATCTGGGTCAGGAACATCGTTAAAATCTTCAGCATTGTAAGTGCCGCCTACAATGATATCAGTAAGTTTTTGAAATTCGGTAAAAGTTGCCAATATAGTTCTCCATTAATATTAGCATACTAGCACAAATTTCCTGTATTGTCAATAGGTAAAACCTTCTTATAGTCTAATCCTGTAACTGCATCCATATCTGCCGATCTTTTAAGAAGTTCATTCCATAATTGTAAATTAGTTTCGCCGCCTTTTAATGCTTGCATAATTGCACGTTTATGAAACGGCTGTACATTACCCCAAGTTTCCATTTTGTCTATAAGGTGCTGTTTATACTTTTCTGGCATTGTACCAATAGATGTGTATTCTGGCCATCTAATACAATCTACTGAGTGCTTATCTTTGTGTATGATATTTTGCACCCATTCAGATAATTCATTAAAACTCCAAATAGAAAATACACTTAAACAACTATGTACACCAAAAATTAAATTAACATCTAAATTTAAATAATTTTTTACATTTTCTTCAATTTCGTTCCAATTACTTAAAGTACGATTATAGTCATTACCATAACCGTAGCCATCAATTGAAAAACAAAGTTCAACACTTTTACATTTTTTCCAAACTTCGATATCTTCTTTTGTAGGAAATTTAGTTGCGTTTGTATGATAGACTATAGATACGTCAGACAAATCATCATATTTTCCTAAGTCTTGTAAAAATGGCGAATGTTCTGGAGACATAAATGGTTCGCCTCCAAGTATTTTAATCATTGTTGGTTTGTTAAACTTAGTTAAATCAAAGTTTCGAACTGTATTAACTTCTGGTTTAACTTTACCACCTTGATTGTAATAATAATCAGGCACATGGTGCTTCATACTATCTGTTCTAGGAGCATCTTTCCATGCAGCATTATACAATCTTGCCCATGCTGTGCTTTCGTCTACATTACACATTCTACATGCAAGATTACAATGATTACTTAAAAATACTTCTAAATAGTCTAGTTCAAATTTATCTTCTATATATCCGTAAAGTTGGTTAAAGTGCATACGCATATTGCGTCCACCTAGTTTTTCCTCTTCCCAACATTTAGAACATTCTTGCAATTTTTCGCCAGCCTTCATTCTGTCTCTAATTTTTTGGAAATATTCAGGATGATTTACTGCTTCTTCCGGAGGCAAAAACTTGTACTGTTTAAATTCGCTTTCTCCAAATGCTTTAAATCTACAACAAGGTAGAACTGTAGGTTTGCCATCAGCAGCGCCAATCGCCATATGCTTCCAAGGCAATACACAACTGTTCTTACTCATTAAATATATCTTTCATTTCAGGAAATGTTTCTGCAAATGTTATGCCACGTTGCTTGTCACATAAGTCTAAAAATTCTTTCATTTCAGGCAAACGTCTGCTCCAATCTTCTGATTCCATAAAGCTAAGAATACCATTAAGACGTTTTATTCCATATTCTGCACTACGAAATTGTTCGTATGTAACTTTACCTTTGTGCCAACTAGGAATACCAAGTTCCCAATTTTGCTCCCACCAAGGATACCATGCTTCATACTTGCGTCTCGTTTCTTCTTTGAACCATTTGGGCAATACTTTTACGTTTAGATGCGCAGGCCAATAAACAAAGTGCTGACTAATACCACCTGCGCCGAAGGGCCACATGTTTATCTTTTTAAAACCTTGTTCTAATTTCCATTGAATAAAGTCTGGAAGATAATATACATTAAGTGCTTGTACTGCACATGCAATAGTAACTTCTACATTATCACTAGTTTGTGTATCTAAAATATGAAACACTTCTTCTTGACGTTTCCATTCGCTTGGATAACGAATGTAACTATTCATTTCTTTAATACTATCTATCGAATAGTGAAAACGCACAAGTTTGAATTCTCGCCATAAATCAAATAAATCCTCTCTCCATTCAACTCCATTTGAGTTGTAACGTAGTTCAAGATCTTTTGCATAGCCCATTTTAATTGCATGTTCAAGTATTTCATAATGTTCCTCAATAATAAGACTCTCGCCGCCAGCAAAATAAATCTGCTGCATACTTGGCATTTGTTCATAGAATTGTTCCCAGAACACAGGATTTTGTTTGTGCCAGTTGTAACTACTTCCGTTTGTACTACCTTTGTTTTCCCATTGCATAATTTCTTTGAGAGACTCATTTTTAACAGCAGGAAAAATTGCTTTCCAATCTTTAATCCATCCTGAACTATCATGCGGTGAACACATTACACATGCAAGTTGGCATTTTGTTCCAAAACGTAAATCAATATATGCTAAGTTTGGAGGAACACTGCCGTCTTCATTTGTTTCTTGTAGAATTTTATCTACATCAACACGCTGACTCCAGTAGTCTGTTTCCCACATACGTTTACTACGATGACCTGCTGCTTCTTCCTTAAAACATTTTAAACAACTAGGTGGTTTTTCACCAGCAAGCATTTGCTTGCGTACATTCTTCATGTATGTGCTGTTCCAAGCACTTTGAAAGTCACTTACATTTAAATTGTTAGGTCGTCCTTCTTCATCTTTGAGAATACCTACTTGTCCGCCATGTTCTTTATCATTTGTTGCACCAACTGAACTTGCATTTGCTGTGCAACATACCCGCATACTACCGTCTGGCCTTGTGCTTAAATGCACCCAAGGTAATAAACAAAATGTGTCGCTAATCTTTGTGTGTTTTGTATCCATTGTTTATCGCTTTACAAAATTTTTTGCATATAGGATCAGGATTTGTTTCCCAACCTTCAGTATTAAAATGCTTACTGAATGCTTCACTATCTATTATAGCATCTAATCCATTTTTTGCAATAGAATTCCAATCTTTATTTAAACTTTTTATGTAAGGAGACATGTCAGGTTCAGTCAGTGTCCAGCAACATGGCCAGGCATGTCCGTCGGTATCTATAATAATGCCTTTTGTCCTACATTTAATTTTTGTCATACCATTTCCATTCCCCTACTTGATCTGCCCAAGCAAAGACTTGTTCTTTCATTTCTTTATCTACAATTTTATAATCCCAATCTCTAGTGTTTAATTTTATGTCCATTTCTAATTTATTTTTTCTTGCTAATTCAATAGCTTTAGGTACACTTTCATAATTAAACGTAAAAACTAAAAAGTCCCAACATACTACTGCACCCGATTTATTTGCAGCAATCATATGCTCCCATGCTCTGTCAAAATCTACATCAATTCTATATTTACTACTCTGTTCTGCTGTTATACCATCTATACCAAAATTTAAACGTAGTTGATCTTTCCAACGTTTTGCTATACTTACATACCAATCCTTCTGTCTTAGGCCGCCGTTTGTTGCTACTTGAACTTCTCTACCTGAAGCACATCCGTAATCTATCATTTCCTCTATATCAGGATGCATTAATGGATCGCCGTAGTCTCCGCAAAAATAAATTACCTTAACACCACTCGGTGTAGTGTCTATCATCTTCTTATAAGTTTCTAAGGGAAAATGTCTATATACTAATTTGCCCTCTGCATCTAACTCTGTTCTTGGACATAAAGGACATTTTGCTTGGCAGTAAGTTGTAGGACTAAATTCTAATGTTTCAAACTTTCTGTAATCCACTAAACATATTCCTCTAATTCAGGAAAATAATCTAACATTTTTTTATTGTTAATACGTTCACAGAGTTTAATATATTTTGTAGATCTTTCAGATAATTTTTCTTGACCGTTAAAATTATTTTTCATATAATTTAAACAATCATTTGTAAAGTATTCCCACCTGTCAATAAAATCTTTATTATTTGTCGACAGTTTTACTTTTTCAATACTGTCTTGCATTTCGTCTATACATCTTTGTCTAATAGAATCTGGTAATTCTAAACTAGATACAGGATTATCTAGTACTAGACTAGTATGAAACAATAAATCATACTCTAACCAATTGTTTAAAATATCAGTCCAACGTAAAGCACTAAACATATTAAATGTTACAGTACCTTTTAGAATAATATTATTTAGATTGAAATTTTTTATTCTACGTAAGTTATTTTTTACAAGTTCAATATCTCCACGCATTCTAAAAAAATCATATGTATCAAACGATGCATCTATACTACAAACAATTTCTACTTCTTTAAATTGCATCCAGTATTTTAAATATTTTGATATATCTTTGACGTTTAAATTTGTATTGTATACTAATTTTTGATCTTGCGGATTTTTACTTGTCATATATTCTAGCCAGTCTATATGTTCTGGAGTGAGTAGAGGTTCGCCGCCTGTAAAATGAATCATAGACGCAGATGCAAGTAATTCTTTTATATCCTCTTTATAACTACTTTCGCTATTAAGAGCAACTTTAAATAATTTAGAAATATTTTTATGTGTAACAGGTTCGTATAAATCATCTACTTCTTTACCAACATCATATGATGTTTCTTCATATATGTCAAAGGTTTCTTTATCAGTTAAACTTGTTACCCATAATGTACTACTATTCGGACCGCAATGCATACACTGTAAATTACACAAGTTGCTAGGTCTTATTTCTATTCTTTCAAGATCAGTAAGTCTAGATTCGACTGGATTATTTTTAATAAAATCTATTAGGGCGTCTTTATCTTCAACTTGTCTTTCAAAATCACCAAAGAAATCCATTCTAGGAGATTTACTATTAGAGTCTTCTGCATTCCAACAACTTACACAATTTTTATTTCTTTCTCCGCAATAAAGATCATTTCTAATATCTTTATAGTCATCATTGTTAAAAAGTTGTGTAAAAGGTTGCTTCTTCCAATTACCTACACGTTCTCTACCTCTGTAACAAGTATACACAGAACCAGACTGATCTAAGTCAGCATTTATATAAGGTGCAAAGCAAAAAGTATCAGGATTTAATCCTAATCTTTCTAATTCGCTTCGCATATCTTCGAGTGTTTTTATCATACGTCTTCGTATTCCATAGGATTGTGTTTTTCTAATATTTCTTCTGCTTTACAAAACAAAGGATCAGAATCATCTTTTCTAAAAACCATATTATCATATCTTTCTGCATCCTTTTCTTTGATTACTATATATTCATCATGTTCAGGACTTAAAGGATTATCAGGAAAACACCCAGAAGGAATAACAACAGGATCATATCCTCTTTCAATAAGATGGTATAGCAGCCTTTGTTTTTGTTCTTCATCTTTCCATTTTGTATGAAAAATATTTTCACAGTCTTTTGAAGCAAGCCATGCTTCTGTAAGATTGCCCATTCGCATACTCATTTTAATATAAGTCTTATCACTGTGCTTAATTGTATTATCAATAACAAATGCTAATTTACTTTTACTTGGTCGTAACACACTTCTATGTCTGCGTTTAGCAAATCTAAATAATATAGATCTTTTGGTATCAACAATGTCATCTACACAATGCCAACTGTAATTAGTAGCAGGTATAGCATAAAAGAAGTTAGGTTTCTGAGGTACTTGACTGTGCATTTCTCCATGTTTGTCTACTGTCCATGCACCTTGATTACCGTAATCAAAATAAATTTGACAAGTTACTAACCACCTAAAGTCTTTTAAATCATTGTGTGTTTCTATAAAACTACCGTCAAGGTCGTGATGATAATTTACATAAAAACTATCATGATCAAAATCTTTACCATAAATTACTTTTTTTAGTTTAGGCAATTCATCAAGTATAGTGTCAAATGCAGGATAAAATTGTTCTTGTTTTCCTTCATCAATACCGTCTTCATAATCTGCAATTTCTAATGGTAAAACATAATTATTTTCAGAAATACCTTTTGCTTCATGAGTGCCTTCGAGTTTTGCATATTGATAAATTTTATCGTAAGGATACGTTTTATCTAGGTAAGAAAATGTCGCATCATTAAAAAACTTTTCTTTTGTGTAGTATGTAAACGGATCTGAATGTATCTCTATCATATTTTATCCTTCAATCTATCTAGTATTATATCAGAAAAAGCATCATGTGCTTCCTCAAGTGGATGCCCGCCGTAACCTATAGCATAATTGTTACGTTTAGCCCAATCTTCTAAACTATCGGTTTTTGGATCTAACAACCAAACTTTGTCACTCCAATCAATTTTATTATATATAGGACAACTATTTCTTAAATAGGAAAGATTATCAGGAAATATATCTAGATGTAGTTCTTTTAGTCCGTTTACCATAAAATAAGGTATATCTGCCAATCTTAAGGCTGTTTGAATTTGGTGTACTTGATATAAAAATTCTATACAGTTTGCCCTATAAGTTCTAACTAACACTGCATATTTTTTAAGTGCTAGATTTGTTTTACTATACTGGTTTGCATGAAACATTCTCCATATAGTCCTATCATGATGTTTATCAATAGGTCCTAATTTTTGTAAAGTAACTTTTCTATATCCATCGGTTGTCTCTAAACTATCTTGTACAAAATGTTCAAATCTTGTAGGAGACGTCCATTGTATAACTGCTGCTTTAATATTTTCATCTAAATTTGCAAATGTAGTTCTTATAATCCTATGATTACTGCCGCCGGGTGTTCCTAAATTTTTAAAATCTTGATTTAATTTTTTTCCTGCAAGTGCAGCAAAACATGTATTTTTAGGATCTCCTAATTCATCGCCGTATGTAAAACTGCATCCATTAAATAATATCATTTAAATTGCTCCGCAAATGGATCAAATTCTGCACCGCACTTCATAGCACAAACTTTTAATTTACCTGCAAAACAACTTGGCTTATCCCAACTATCTTGTATAGCGTCAAATATACCCGTTTCAAAAACTTTTTCTAATCCATTACGTGCATCTAGTTTAGTTTTATCTTCAATAAAATCCCATATCTGTTCTACCTTAGGATCTTTATGCCACCACTTGTACATACGTCCAGCAGTCCAACAACAAGGCAATGCTAATCCTTCTGCTGTTATAAACAGACTGTTTTCTTTTTTTACTTTACATATAACAGGAACAGCATTGTAGTATGCATCCATACTGCCATATTTTTCTATAATTTTATCCTGTTTAGTTAAAGCTTTGTTTTGATACTTTTCATCGGGCTTTTTTAGTTCAGTAGTTTCTTTGCCTTTACGATCAACTGCTTGGTGCGATTCTTTCTTTTTAGAATCTTGTGTAATAAACCTGCCAGTTTTCTTTTTCATAAACTTTTCACACCCCCAAACATTAGCAAGTTTTTCTGCTTCTTCTACTTGATGTTGATTGTGTTCAAAAATAAGGAAATCCCAACGTGCTCTGCCACCAGCATCGATAAATGCTCGCATGTTGCGTTCTACATTGTCCCAGACAACACCCTGCCTGTATAAGTGATTAGTATCCCTAAGACCGTCCACGCTAAAAATAACAGTGCCCATTCTACCAAAGACTTGGGCCAATTCACGCCACCACGTTTCACTTTTTGCTCCTCCGTTTGTATTCATGCTTAACCACATATTAGGGTTATGCTTTCTAAAATATTTGAATATTTCAAGTGTATCTCGTGCAACAATAGGATCTCCTAAATTACCACACATGTACATTGTGTCCAATTGTTTTATAAAGGAAGCATTAAATATCTTTACGCAATCTTCATAGTACAATTCATCAAGGTTAATATGAGGATTTATTCCTTCACCATTCATATTTCGATCACACATTGGACAACTGGCTTGACAGTTCTGTGTAACTTCTAAATGAATAGTTTTAATATCTTCATAATTATACATTATCGTATACTAACTCCACATCCACGCCAGGGCCAACTTTACTAGGTAAATCACCATACTGATCGATATACCAGTGTATGACAGCACAATACCAGTTCCAACTATTATGGTGTGCTTCTTTGTTAAACTGCCATATGTTGTTATTGGTTGCTTGCATTGTACTCAGTGCTCTTGCACATTCTAATTGCAACTGTCTAGTTGTAAACTTACTTAAATCCAATTAACATAAACCTCGTATACTTAGGTAATTCTCGCATACCCATATAACACAATTCACTCATTGGTGCCATTTGTTTAAATTCGTAAATATCATTTACACAATTTACGTGTTCTTTGATTTCAAAATAGTTGTTGCTTTGTAGCACAATTAATTTACCTTGTGGTATATTTTTATACCATTCTGCAAAGTTTTCTATATGTTCGCAACTGGTATTGATAATTGTATCTGGCGTATCGTAAAGCATACAGACACTACCGTCACTTCTAGATACAGGATAACTATGTCCGTCCCATTTAATTTCCATAATATCTTGTGTACACGCCTTAAACTGCCATTCTTCTTTTACCCAAGGCTTATTGAAAACTTCAGCAATATTTGCACAAGTAGGATCAATGTCAAAACTACGAATCTTTTCTACATTTACTTTACTCTCAAATAACATTGTAGCAAGTGTAGCATACCACCCTGCACATAAAAATACTGTGCCTAAATCAATTTTTTGTCTTTGTAATTCTTGTACTAACCAAAGTTTACTTTCAAGTTGTCCTCTACTAAAACAATCTGTGTCGTATTCAATATTGTTTATTTGTAGATTTTTAAACGCATCGATAAATCTTGTATCTTTAAATCTTTTCAATACTGGCCAAAGTTTATATGTATTGTTTTCTAATAATAACTTACGCAATTCTTCATCTTCGGCAAGTCTAAACAAACTATGTAAATTATTTTCCATCATTACTTTACGCAAATCATCTGTACTTCCACGTATGACAGTAGGAAGTAATCTAAAGATACTACTCATATCTCTATCAATATATGCTCTACGCAAATCACTTAATCTAGTATCTCTAGGATACATCAATTCAAATCTATCAAGTAATTCATGTGTCTGCATTAAACTTATCCTTTAGCCAATCAAAGTCATTAATAAGTTTTAATGCAGCAACGTTAGTTGCATTTTCTTTACCATATGCTGCTCCTGCTTTTGCACCTGCAATAGCATATTCGCCATACGGTTTGTCTACACCTTTTGTACACCAAATATCTAAACGTTCTTGTGTTTCTAAATCTTTTTGTCTATCAATAACACCCGATGAAAGTTTACAACATTCTCTAAATGCTGATTTCCATGTTTCAAACGGTCCTGTGTTAAAACAAGTTAAATTTGATATTTGTTGTACAGCCTTAAATTTGTTTGTAATGCTTGTTGTCATGTCAGGCTTACTTGTATCCATATTAATAGTCAACATTCTCGGAAACAGTTTTAGTCCACCGTAGCCATATACTAGATCATTAATTGGGTTTTGTGTACGCCATACATGCACCATATCTCTGTCCCAACGTGGAACACGATATTCAAAACTAAAATCATCTACAATTTGTGCATCACCATCAACAATCCAAAACATTTCAGTTTCGCAAAGTTTTGCTGCTTCAATGTGTGCTTGGTGAATGCCCTTTACTCCATGTACACGTTTTGCATTTGGTACACGTTCTAGCAGTAGTTCATAATTTTCGTCTGCATTAGGTTCTTGATATGAAATAAACACAACATCATAAATTTTGTATTCGCTTGCAATAATATTCCAAGGCTTGTGGTTAACAACAAATCTGTGTTCAATTTCCTTTTTGGTAATAGGAGATTGTTTAGACAACAAAAACAATCCATTGTAACCTGTTTCAGAGCCATCTTTGTGTACAAATGCATGGTTTTGTTTTCTATCATATGTATTTGAATGATCAAAATACACATTAAATTTAAACTTGCTTGTATCAATATTAGGATCATCTGCATAAAACAATTCAGTTTTACTCATCTTAACTGCACGTAAATAATCTTCCCAAGATTCAACATTAAATCTATCGTATTGTGCAGGTCCACTAGCAACATCATTCCATTCTTTACGTTCTACTAGATGTCTGTGTTCTATTTCTTTTTTACTTACAGGTTTATGAATACTACATAGATATGCACCAGTGCGCAAGTCTTTATCTTCTACTTTATGTACAAAACTATGATTTTGTTTTCTATCAATTTGCTCATGATGACTGATATAAAAACTATTAACAAACGTTTCATCAAGTGCAATATTATTTGTACTGAACCAAAACAATTCTGTTGTTGTATTATCTAATGCTTGTAGATATTGTTCATACGTATCAATATTAAACACATCAAAGGGTTTAGGTGTACTTGCTACAATGTCCCATTCTTTTTTGTTTGCATAGAATCTATAATCAACTTCACGTTGTGATACCGGCGACTGCTTACTAAAAAGCATAATGCCATCATATGTATCATTATTTAAAAATGCATGATTAACACTACGGTCATATGTATTAGAATGTTCAAAGTATAAATCAAATTTAAAATCATCAGCAACGTCTACATCTTTAGGAATACCCCAAAACATTTCTGTGGTGCTTGAATTTAATGCTGTTACATAGTCTTGATAACTGTCTATAGGAAACTTATCATATTGTATAGGTTTACTTGCCACTACATCCCATGGTTTGTGATTTACAATAAATCTATGCTCAATTTCTCTTTGCGACACTGGTGCATGTTTTGAAAATAAAAATACACCATTGTATAAATCATCATTATCTACACGATGTATAAATGCATGATTTGTTTTTCTATCATATTCATTGTCATGTGTAAAATAAGTATCAAATGCAAAACCGCTTGTATCAATATTAGCACTTGTTCCCCAAAACATTTCTGTCTTTGAATTTTCAAGTGCATGTTGATAGTCTTCCCAACTATCAATTACAAATTTATTATATTTTACGGGTCCACTTGCTACAATGTTCCATTCTTTTCTGTTTACAATAAAACGATGTTCAATTTCTTTTTTTGTTAAAATTCTTGCTTTTGTCAACAGTGCTACTCCATTGTATAACTTTTGTCCATTTACTTCGTGGACGAACACATGATTTGTTTCTTTGTCATATATGTTATCATGTGCAAAATGTAAATCAAAGTCAAAGTCTTCCTTTAATTCTAAGTTATGCGATAATGCCCAAAACATTGCAGTGTTTGACGACTCCAGTGCGTCTTTATAATCATTGTATGTTTCAATATAAAACTTATCATACGGTTTTGGTACGCTAACTTGTACTTCTACTTGTTTTTGTTTATTATAACATCTTTTTCCAATTTCGTCTAGAGTAATTTCATTATTTTTAGGAATCAAACACACACCGTCATATTCAGTATCATTAAGAAACACATGATTGTAATGCCTACTCCAATCATCAGGTTCATAGTCAAATGTAAAATTTTCTACTATACTTACATCATCAGGAACTACCCAAAAAAAGTCTGTTAAGGATTGACTTTGGGCAGTTAAAAAATTAGGTGCATATTTTGCTGTAACAAAATTTGCTTTTAGATATTCATAAGTGTCATTCTTTACACCAATAAAAAAGATATCATACATTATAGATTTTTACATAATTTGTAGAAATCTTCCATTTCAGGAAATACTTCTACAAATTTTAAAAAGTTCCTTTCGTCATACTGATCAAAAAACCTTGCAAAGTTTTTTCTATCTAATTCTATTTTGTTTTGATCAATGTCAACACGTTCACGCATTATAGCAAGATTACGTTCTAGTTTTGCAATTTCAAAATCATAGAATCCTGCAAAGTCGCTTACATCGCTATTTTTTTTCATAAAGTCAATTGCTTCTTCAAGATACTTGTCAAAGTCTGGTGTTAAAATTTGAATAGTTTGCCAGTCAGGATATCTAATTAGAGGTATATCAAACCAAATACGCTGGCGAGGATGTATTTCGTAATCATTGTGTTTAGTGTAAGGGTCGTGTATAGGAATATATTGCACACCTTGATTACTTGCGCTAAAACGCTGTCTTAATTTTAACACATATTCTAAATAGTCTTTTACTTTTGGCACAGACAAAGCATTAAAAGTATTAATAAACGTAACAGTTGTATTTTTTGTTTCTGTTAGAAAACGCATAGTGTTACTTGTCATTGTATCCCACTTTAATCCGCCACGTATGTATTCTGCTTGTGAGCCTACGCTGTCAACTGAAATGAACAACGCAAAGTTTTTCAATGCCATGTTAACATACCAGTTGTTTCCACTACCCGGATTCCAACGATTTTTATCTTCCCAAATTTGTATCTCTTCAAGTTTTTTAACTTTAGATAAGAATCTATCCATAAGTTCTTCTTTAGGAGGACACATGTTTGTTGTAATACTTAATTCAAGCCATGTGTTTGGATTTTCATAGATGTATTCAAGTACACGAAATGTATTGATATCCATTAATGGCTCGCCGCCTGTAATACGAAACACTTCAAGTTTGTTATATAAACTAGGCCACCATTTCCAAAAAGCTTCGAGATATGGGTTTTCACTTTGCCGTATTTTTAAAGGCATAAGTCCCTTTTCTTGCAAATACTCTAAATTGTTATGTCCTGTTTCTTTGCCTTCTGCATCTAGTATTTTAAATTCGCCATGTTCTTTGATTTTTTCTTCCCATGTTGTACTTAGATGCGGAGAACAATACATACAAGAAAAATTACATGCTTGATTAAAATTAACTTCCATATAGCGTGGATCTACGTCACCTGTATCTAGTGCATCGATAATATCACTTCTGCTATTCTGTGCCCAATATTCTCCGGAACGATATATTCTATCACTGCGGCCGCCTACGTCTTCAATCTTCCAACAATATGCACAACCTGCAGGACGCTCACCTTTAAGCATCATTGCACGTTCCTCTTTCTTTTGTGCAGTATTATGTAAGGCTTTAGGATTTGCTTTTACAGAATCAACATCCATATCATGCAATGGTGGATGATAGCAACTATGCGTTTTACCATTTGTAAGATGCATAGAAACCTGTGTCCATTTTGCATAACACATTGTCTTGCTGATATTCTTTAATTGCTTTTCTGCAATATCTGCAGACTGATTGTAATCGCTCATACGAAATCCTTTTTATAAATTATACAGGATTTTTTGTAGTTGTCAAGCCATATGTTTCAGTAATAAAATCTGCAAGTTCTTTTGCCATTAACTTGTAGCCATCAATATTTGGATGAATATCATTTGTTAGAAACTGTTTAGGATAATCTAAATTATGATATCTATCCCACCATTGTGATCTTTCATGTTCGCCTTGTAACCAATCATCTGCTTCTACTAGCAAATCTACAAATTGATCATAATGTCTATAATCGTGTATATATTTTGTCCAATCTATTTGTTCGTGCAAGCCGCCTGTTTTAGTTGTAAGGTCATGTTTACCTCTATAATCAAATGCATTTGCAAGAACAAACTTAAATCCGTATGCTTTGCAAAAATTTTGAACTTCTAGAATACTGCAAAGCGTTTCCATACTTGCGCAAGTTTCACTCCAACAGTGTATCGTATATGCTTTCCAAAATTTGTCAGAATCGTTTGGCCATACAGTGTTAAAGTTATAATGATGAGCACGTTTGTAAGGGTGTTCTCTATGCCTTGTAAAATGAGGCTCTTCATCAAAATGCATGTCTTGTCTAAAAAAATCAAAACGTTCGTATCCACTTAGCATAAACACAATAATGCAGTCTTGCATTGAATCCCAATCTAAGTCTGTTAAGTATAAACACCTTGCTGCTGCTCTGTTACCTATACCTCGTTGACCTAAATTAATTGGTGTATAATCTGTAAAATGATCCCTTGCTAATACATTTACCCAACTGTTTTCCCATTCCATAGGAATAAGGTCCGTACTTTGATCCATAGGAAAATTCATCTTTCCTTTATGTTTCTTCCATGTTTCTTCTGTATAGCCGCCTTCGCCTTGTGTCCAACTACAACCTAAGCCAATAATTGCTTTATCTATAGTCTGCATATTCATCCTCTCTAACTGTATCCAGTGTAACACAATGAGGTCCACCGCTTAGTGTTCGACAATGTCTCATCTTTACATGCATAACATCAAACCCTGCATCTTCTAATGTTTTTGTTAAATTTATTTGATTTTCTTCAACAGCAACTAAGGATTCACTTAAACTTAAAATATTCATTCCTAGCCAAGGACTTGCAGGTGCCCAATCATGCATAACCTGTGTTTCATGTGGTTCAGGTGCCCATATTTTTTCCCACTTGTCAAATATGTCAGGTAGTTGTTCTTCTTTTACTCTTTCAGGATTTAATAATACTTTACCAGGTGCCAATGGCATAATACTTGTGTCTAAATGTACATATGCATACACGTTTTCTAACATATGCACTGTATACTTTTCACCAAGTGTGCTTTGTAGCCACCGTGCGCCCATTTTGTTTCCGCTGTTTGAAACAAGATATAATATATCTTTACCTATCTTTATACAGTTAGCAGCATCAAATGCCGGTTCATATTCAGTAAGTGTAGGAGCATTTAGATCCGATCTATCATAAAGTTTATCTGGTAATCTAGGCTTAGGTGCTGCAATCCATCTACTGCCATTTACAAAGTACTCTTTGAAAATACTTCTCATACCAAATGTTTCAAAGTATCTACTTCTAAGAGGCATAGGTGTTTCAATGAGCATATCGCCAATTGTAAGAACACTATCACGTGGACAATAACTATAGTATGCATCACTAGACCAGTCAGGAGACATATGTGTAACTCCATGATTAAACTTTATAGGACGCATAACTTTTACACCAATATCTTCAAGTTGTTTTTGAAATACATCTAAGTCTTCTATAGTTTCGTTTATCACATCTTCCGGATATTGCCCGCCTGGCATATTAGATAAATCATCTATGTTAGCATAGTCAACACAATGTATATCTTTGTTTTTAATTCTAGGAACTTGAGCCCACTCTGCTCGACCTAAGATTACTTCTTTAAGTGTGCCCCATTCTGTGTTTGCGTTTATTTTACTCATCTCTATACTCGTCAAATACTTTCTGTTTTCTTAAATCTTTGTATGTTGTACTAGAACCTGTATCAGGGTTATCTGGTCCTAATTCTTCAAAGAGTGTAATACCTCTTATGGCTTCTTCTGGAGTCATATACATATGATAACCTATACAACTATAATCGTCATCTTCATGTCTAACATATTTGTGACGTCCATCGTAAATCATAGGACGGCACCATTCTACAAAGTCTATGTCATCTGTTAGTATTACACCACCTTTACCTAATTTAAGTGTTTTTCTATGATGAAAACTTACACAGTAATATGACTCAGGTATATACATTCCTTTACGGAATCTAGTTGCTCCGTCAACAATAGGAGTAGGATCTAAAAAATAATCGCCACTCCATTCTTTATCAATAAATTTAATTTTATTACCTGCATGAATACACTGCATCGGTGTGCTAGAATACGTATGTGCAGGCAATGTGATTGTTTGACCTGTTACACCTAAGTATTTCATGCAAAGAAACATTGCATTACTACAACTATCAACACATACTGCATATTTAGATCCAGCATATTCTGCTAGTCTATCTTCAAATATTGTAACTGCATCCCAAGGATCGTTTAGTGTTACAGTTCTATCTTTCAGATGTAATATCATAGGGTTCGCCAGTTTCTTCATCAAACCAATACAAACTACGATGAGGCAAATTCTCATCATCGTGTTTTGCATTGCTTACGTAGAAGAACAATCTAAATGCATTTCTTGTACGCCCTTCAGGACATGCTAGTGCATCAGGAAACCCATGGAACCCTCTTTCATGGTGTCTCCAAATAATTGCTCTATTAAACATCGGTGCAACTTTTTGTACAGGACCTTTATTGTTGAAGTCATTGAAATGTAAATGACCTCCCCATTCTTCTTCCCAATCTGATCCCAGATAAATTATCATACTCAACATACGATGTACTTTAATTGTATCATTCCAGTTAAAATCTGTATGAATTGCTAATTTACATCCCGGATAACTTCTACTATAACCTGCACCTACAATATAAGGATCAGGAATAAGATCCTTAATACCAGTAAGTTTAATCAACCAATTCATACCTGCTTGACTGTGCATTTGATTTGTAAAATTTTGTGCTACAGGTGCTACCTCTAAATTTGTAAGTTCACGCATATAACTACCGCGACGGGTAAATTCTTTCCAATGAAATTCTGGTACACTTTCGCACTCAAGTTCCATTGCTTTTGCCATTGATTCTGGCAAAAAATTATCTAATGTAATCATAGGATATGGCGGTGTTCCTACAAATTCGTAATTTAATTTTTTAATGTTTGGATATGTTGTTTTAAGATGTGTTACTAGTTCCATGCAATATTTAACTCCGTGTGTTACCGTAATGTACAACTTTGAATTCGTTTGAATCTCTAAGTTTTCTCCAAGGATCAACTACTGTAGACCCTAGCGGCCAATTAATTTCTTCTACATATTGTTCCCAGTAACCTATTAGATATACATCTGCTTTAGGAAATACTGTATCGCCTGTGTTTATATCATAATAAGTTAAGGACCCTCCTAATTCTTCTACATAATGTCCTACAAGCATACTACTACTACCTATAGTGTAATAAACACCTGGCTTGTAGGCTTTTCCTACAATACAAATATTATTTCCTTCTCTGAGCAATCTTTGTGCCATTCGTTTGGCTTGTACTTCTCTTGCAGTCATAATACTATCAAACAAATCATATCCTAAATCTAATCGTTGTGCTAGATATCTTAAAGCAATATTATCTCTAGGATGACAGGCACCTCCATCGCCCATGCCTGCTTTCATGTAGCCTGGCCCCATAATTCTATATGTGCTTTTTGCAAGGGCTTCCGTGACCACATCAACATTAATATTACCACTTGTTTCGGCAACATCTTGAATCATATTTACTAAACTAAGTTTAGTGCTGATGAATGTATTGTAGAATATTTTTATAGCTTCTGCTTCGTCCCACGTACCAATTTCATATCTAGGATTGTTTTGCATTATAGGCTTATAGAAATCAATCAACTCCTTTGCATCGTCAGTTGTACTGCCGTCTTCGGTGCCAATAATTACCATTTCAGGATTTACCATGTCCCACTTGATTGTACCCATTGCTATTAGGTAAGGATTGTAAACAAAACGTGCATTTTTTATCAGTTTGATAAATCTATTTCTAGTTGTACCAGGAAGCACTGTACTAATTAACACAACTAACTGTGACTTGTTTACATGCTTGTCAATTTTGCGTAATACAGATTCAACAATACTATAGTCAAAATCTTTATTAGGTAAATGACTGGTAGGTGTTTCTCCTCCATAGTGTGCTTCATGGGGTGTAGGCACTGCAACAAAAATTATATCAGTATCTGTTACTGCGTCTTTAATAGTTTGACACATAGAAAAATTTGTAGGTGTTCTCTTTGCAACATCATAGCCTACAACATCATAATGTGTAGCCATTACTTCGGCACAGTCTTGTCCTAACTTGCCGCAACCTATCATTGCTACTTTTTTCATAACTCTTTTCTCGCACGTTGTACTTGTTTTTTAAGATTTAAATAAAGATGCTGCCATTCCGGCAACGCCTGATCTTGTATTTCTGTATCAATTCTTGACCATTGATATTTTACTGCCTTGGGCATATGCAAATCTTGTTTTAAAATTTCAAAAACATGATTGTGATTGTATTCTATTTTGTGATATAATTCATTATATTCCTGTACGTGTGTTTTGATAGTAGAAAAACTATTTTCACTATACTTTACCATTTCTTCAGCGTACATTGCAACACGTTTTTCTAAATCAGGCTCTTTATCAAAACTATAATCAAAAATTTCATCGTATCTTACAAATCCTAATTTGTCTAAATATTCATGAAATCCATATCCTCCGCACACTAAAAATAATTTTTTACTTAACAAGGGATATATCGTTTTTTCAGTTACAAAGACAGTTTCCCAACATGCTTCAGAAACAAAATCACATAATGTATGCCAATATTCTTCAGGTAATTTGTATGAATCCATATCAAGACTAAAAGTATCATTTTCTAGTGTCATTTGTTTACCATCATGATATTTGTATGGAAAGTCTGGTCTTTCTTTGCCACCGTCAATCCATGTTACATATCCTGAGTCTTGTAAGTTATGTTTTTTGATGTTATCGATTAAATGACAACGATGCAAGTGTGCTCTATTTTGTAAACATATCCAAGGCCATTTAGCAATATTATCATCTATATTCCAAAAATCTCTAACATCATTTGGTGTACCATAATCTTCATATGAATCCATTATAGTTTTTGTAGAGTAATGAAAAAAGAAAGTTGACCAGTGTAAACTTCTAATTTTGTTTATACCGCTTTCTTTTAATTTTTTTTGATAATAAGAATTTTTTTGACAACCACTGATAACAATAGTTTCTATTTCTGGATGTGCATTAACATACTCTACATATTCTGGATCAAACCAAGGTTCCCATTCTGCACTTCCATCTATAACAACTTTAGTTGTATGAATTGTTTTTAGATCTTTTATAATTTGGGCAAAATTAAAACCATCTCCGTTATCGTGAGCACACCAATAGTTGTACCAAAGATAATCTCTTCTTTCTTTTGTTCCTTGCGTTGAGATTTCTTTATCTTTAAATCTTCTTGCTAAGGTTATAAGTTCTCCTTCATCGCCTTCAAATATGCCTCCAGGAGTAGTTATTTCTATTATCCTATTTTTTACAGTCGAAGGCACATGTTCAAACTTAGAAATATATTTGTCAAATATGTGTTCTACATTTTTTTTCAATTTAGGCTTTAGTGTATCATACATGCCTTTTAAGTTGTGTTTGTTATCTACAACATATTTTATATTTTTAACTATACCTTCTATACGTTCTTCGTCAGTTTTTAAATTGTCAAAACTATAATCAAAAACTTCGTCGTATATTTCAAAACCCATTTCCATTAGTTTAGAATGAAAATATCTACTACCAACAGTTAAGAACGGAAGTTTACATAACATAGGTGTTGCTGTCTTTTCTGTAATCGTCATACCTTCTGTATAACTTTCGGTAGGAATATGTAAAAAACTGTAGATAAAGTCATCATTAAAATCAAAACTACATAATTTTTCAGTGAACCTATCACTTGTAGTTAATCTACTACCATCGTGCCATTTAAAGTATTGAGCAGGATCATCATTTCTATGAGTTTGATGATATGTTACTAATCCTTTATCTATTAAATTTTCTCTAGCAAGAACATCAATAAAAACATCTCTATGATGTCTTTCTCTGCCATTCATAGACAGGAAAGGATATTTCCAAATATCCCAAGTATGTTTATCTTCTAATATTAAATCCTTATAGTGAAAATTATTGTTTAAAAGTTCTTGATGTGATCTTATAATAAAAAATTCAGGCCAAGTATCTGCTCTACCATGTTGTCGAAGACCTATTACACGTAATTTTTTTTGTAACAAGGGCAAATCATTTAAACATGTAACAATAGTATATTTAATACCGTGTTTGTTTATATGTTTTACAGATTTTGGAGAAAGATCAATTTCAAATTCGTGATACCACCAAAAGTAAATATGATCCCACACACGAGAGCAGATTTTATTTTCTAATTCTGCATTTCCATATTGCCATGCGTAAATGTGTGCAACATTTTCTTGGTTACCCATGCTTTACCAAAATTCCTTCTTCTTGCAAAAAATATTTGTTCACAAAATTGTTGTAAACTCATATTTTGGTTTTCAGGAAAATCAAACAATAAAGTACTCTTATTATTTAATTCTTCCCCGCTATGTATGTATCCTAGAAAATCGTAATCGTAATCTTTTGTGAGCGGGTAAGATTTAATTTTGTTGTAATCGATAAGGTAACTAGACTGGAAGTCCATAAGTTGGTCCATTACATCTTGTGGAAAATATGCGTATTCTTTTTGTACAAAATCTTTTACAACACTAAACACATGTGATGCTTTGTCTTCACTATGTAAGTTAATAATAGTGCTGTGGATAAGATTCCAACCGTGTATTTCAATGCCTTGAATTTTAGGGTGATCAATTCTACCGTTAGTACCCCAGTTAATATAGTATTTTCTAATGCGATCAATTTCGCTTTTTAACCAAGGATCTTGGCTTATATGGTCAAATAATTTTTCGTAAAATTCACTGTATTCTATGTTGCTAAAGTTGTATAAAAATCGACTGATATAATTTGTGATACCGTTGATATGGAAAGTATTTTGGAACCAACTATACACTTGTGCATCTAGCATCTTTTCATAAGGTAAGTCTTTTGTAGATACAACAATATCTATACCTTCTTTAAGTTCATCTTCGTTATAAGCGCCAACAAGATAGTCAGTAACTTTTCTACCTTCAATTTCAAATTCTTGTTTTTGTACAAGATTCATTTCTGCATTTTCAAGCAACTGTGCTTGATATACTGTAACGCCTGTATGGTTACCAGCTTTGTATAGACTATAAAAATTATCTTTCCAAGTTTCTAATGTTTCTCCAGGTAACCCTAAAATTAATTCTGTATATAACGGAATATTGTTTTCTTCGCACATATCAAACACTTCTTCAATTTTATTCATTTCAAGATTTTTTCGTTTGATAATTTCTAAAACATTTTCATCCATCGATTGCACAGAAAGATTTAAACCAATTTTTGCACCGCCATCATAGATAAGTTTTCTTACAATATCTACAACTTCTTTCTTTTGGTTTTTAGCCCATGCAATAGTATATGCTTTTGGATTGTCATATGTTTTTTGTACTTGAATAAGTTTATCTGCAATCATACTATCACGTTCAGCGAAAATACCAAAGTTTGCATCTGTTAAACTTACAAAGTCGCAACCTGTTTTACCGATCCATTCTAATTCATCAAACACACGTTCTAAATTAAACTTTTTAACTTTATTATATGTTAAACTGCCCCAGTCACAAAAAGTACAAGCATACGGACACCCACGATTAGTTTCAAGTGTAGCATTCCATGTTACTTCAGGATGCTTTGCCATAAGTTTATCAAATACACCTGTTAAGTAAGGACTAGGTATTTCATCTAATTCATTAATTCTAGGCTGTGCACCTGTGTCTACAGTTTTACCATCTACATTTACGATTAAACCCTTTACATCTAACCAAGAATCTCTGTCATCTAATGCTTCAAGAATTTTTCTAAAACTTCTTTCGCCTTCTTGTTTTACACAAACGTCAATATACGGAAAACGTTCAAAAAAGTTTGGATCTTCAATGGGAGGCTCTGGACCTCCAAACAAAATAACAATATCAGGATTTGCTTTTTTTAATTCTCTTGCTAAAACATTATTGTATTGTTTGTTCCATATATATGTAGAAAAGCCTACTACTGTGTTGTCCTTTAAAAGTTCAACTGTTTCAGCAATAGGATCTCTGCGCCAAACAAACTCGTCTAGTTCATATTGGCTACTAACAGATTCAAACTGATTAACATATGACCAAAGTATGCCAACACTATACGGTAAGTAGTAAGCATTGAACTCTTTAGGTCCTTGTTGGAAATTTGGGTTTACAAAACTAATTTTTTTCATTGATAGTATATTTATTGTTAAAAAGATTTTGCACTGTTGCCATGAGCCTTAATCCAGTATCTCTGTCATAATTGGAAGATCTAAAAAGATTTTGATTATATGTAATCTTATTTAGATTTTCCATAATTATATCTTCTTTTTGGGTTCTTGTCAATTTAATCCATTTTTCTAAACTTTGGTGGAATGCTTGAAATCGTTCATATGGATTTAAAATCTCATCGTAACTCTGATCTATCCCTTCAAAGTCTGTTTTATATCCTAAACTTCTAAGATATTTTAGTACTCGAAATTGCCCTAAAACCATAAATGGATGCCCGGCTGCAATAGGCTTCATAACCTTTTCTGTAATAAACATTCCTTCTTCTGCAAACGCAGTTTCTGTTACAACACTAAGTAAACTATTTTCGTAAAGAGCATGATTAAAAATAGTTGCATCTTTATCAGGATCACTTTTACAATCTACTCCGTCAATGTCTAAAGGTAAACCTTTAAGCAATGTTTTATTCCATAGTTTATCATCTTGTAGTGTAATTCTACTAGGCATGCCTACTTGGCCTTTTTGTGGTAAACTGCCACTAACAAGTCCTTGATTTACATATCCTGTATTAAGTAACCAAAACAAATGTTCAAGTCTTGAAGACCGTGTATTTCTGTTCATACTTAAAAAATCTTTAGAATCTTTATTTTTAATAGCATTTATAACTAATGCATTTTGCGGTATTCTATCATCAAAATAAAATGTATGAGTAAAACTGTGAACATGAGCAAATAAAGGCACTTCATAATTTCTACTACACCATGTTAAATAGTTTGTTGAGAAATCTGCATTACCATCCATAAGTATGACACTATTTTTATGGAAATCATTTTCTTCCATTACTTCGTGCATATTATAAAAACCGTCACATCCAGGAAAAATCATATTCATGCCTTCGGAAGAATTATCAATTACAATTCTTATTTTTCCTCTTCGAACTGCATTAGCAACATCATTTGGAAGATTATTCAAGACATGATTATCATATGTTCCCCAATCATTAGCATGACCTGCAACACTTACAAAATATATTCCAGGCCAGTTCCATCCATCTTTAATTTGTTTTACACCAAAACCTGCTTTTTTAAGTGTTCGAGAGTATAACCAAGTATCAAAAATGTACGGCTGTACACCGTACATATTTCCAATTGTGTCATGATAGTATGCTGCAAGTTTCAAGTTTCTTGTTTCTCAATTTGTTGTAGTATCCACTGGTAGGTTTGTTGCAACCCATATTCTAAATTATCTTGTGGTGCCCATCCTATAGTTTCTTGAATAAGTTTGTTATGACTATTTCTACCGTTTACACCGACGGGACCTGGCACATTATTAATTGTAAGTTTTTTATTAGTATTAACACTTGCAATTAAGTGTGCTAAATCATTTATAGCAATCATACGTTCACTACCAAGATTTAACGGCTGATTATAATCGCTTTCCATAATTCTATGGATGCCTTCAATAGCTTCATCGATATAAAGAAAACTTCTTGTTTGTGTGCCAGGTCCCCAAATTTCTACAGTTTCGTCTTCGCTCATTGCAACTTTTCTACATAAGGCGGCGGGAGATTTTTCTTTACCTCCAGTCCATGTGCTTTCTGGTCCAAATACATTATGAAAACGACACATTCTTGCACGTATACCGTAATTCTTTTCAAATGACATACACAAACGTTCGCTGAATAATTTTTCCCAACCGTATTCAGAATCGGGATTCGCTGGATACGCACTTTCTTCACTACACAAAGGATTATCAGGATCCATTTGATTGTGTTCAGGATACATGCAAGCACTTGAACTATAAAAAATACGTTTTACACCTTTAACAACCATTTCTTTTAAAATGTTAAGATTTATCATTGCAGAGTTGTGCATAATATCAGCATCGTTATCTCCTGTAAAAATATATCCTGCTCCTCCCATATCCGCAGCAAGTTGATATATTTCATAGATGTCTTCTGTAATTAATTTGCGTACATCTGCTTGTTCTCGCAAATCTACAATATGAAATTCATTGCATTCAGTTTCGCTGAATTCAGGATACTCTAAATCTGCACCGATTACATAGTGTCCTTGTGCTTTTAAACTTCTTACTAAATGAACTCCTATAAATCCGCCTGCGCCGCATACTAATATTTTACTCATATGTCTGCTCCATATTTTTCAACAAGATCTAATAATTCTACAGGTTTTAAATTTTTAAAATGCTGAATATTATATTCTCGTATTTCATGTGTTTGTGTATATAACTGTTTTAGTTTTTGTTCAGGCCAAGACTTGATATCTTTACATACTTTAATAATTGCTTCCATTCTGTCTTTGGCGTTTAATATTTCATCATAACTTTCGTCCCACCAATTATCAAAAGTTTTAAATCCTAACTTTTTAAGATACTGAAGTGTAAACGCAGGACCAACAATAATAAAAGGTTGTTTGAATATAATTGGCTTCATTGTTTTTTCTGTCAAATGAATTACATTATTTTCAAAATTTGTTTCGCTTGCAAGATGAATATATGTTCGATCATACCATTCAGCAGTATCCATTAAGTGTTCTTCTACAGGAAATCTGTCAAAATGTTTACTGTCTAACACAAAAGGCAAATCGTCCCATAAATTTTCAAAATCTTCTCTTTCAAATCCTAAATTATATTTTGAAGAAGTTCTTTCAAAATCGTATATAAAATGTTCAAAAGGTCTATTGACACCTCCGTGTCTGTCAAAACTCATATGACAGTCATCTAGCATATCATTTTTAATCATCTGTAATAACAGCAACATACGATGTTCATGGCTACGTCTGTTAAAATTTAAAAACAATCTATCTTGCTTGCCTAAGTCAACACGGCTTTCATAAACTTCATCACGTAAAATGTCTTTTGTAATTTGTATATACAAACCCATATATTCAACATTTAATTTATCTTTGCCTACACCTGCTTGTAAACAGTACTTGTCGTAAATAGTTTGTATATTTGCACAGTTTGTTGCATAGATAACTTTATTTAAAGGTACACCTTGACTATTAAAATAATCATGTAGAGTTTGAAAATCTCTATGCGTAACAAAACTTTCGTATCTACAGTTTACAAATAGATATCCATTACCATTATAAATCCTATCCCAAACTTCTCCGGGAATAGGTGTTCTTTGTAAAAATCCGCAAAACTGATCCATTGTAATAGACATGTAATTTAAGTTAGGACTTAAAATAACTTCATAAAAAAACTTTCTATCGCCTATATCTTTTATTTCAGAAGAAGGAATAATTTTGCAAGGTACAAAATTTCCTATTTCCATAACAGCAGGATCATGTTCCATTGTTGCATCACTAAACTTAACATCAATGTCGTCAATACGTTTAGCGAGATCATATATGTCAGGTATCTTATGGTTATTTAAAGGACCTAGTGGTCCAATCCAATTATATGCCCAAATCAACTGTTTCATGTGTTAATTCACTTATATCGTAACTATTCTTAAAATTTTTCATACTGTCCATTTTTTCAAGCATTAATTCTTGGTTATATATATTTTCTCTTACAGGTACAAATATTTCATTACAAACATATTTGTTATAATGTGTCATATTATTTGTAGCAATTTTTAGTTTTGGTGCTAAAATTTCTTTTATAAAATTATATGTTTGTTCAGGTTTAGGATGATCATCAACCCAGTTTCCTCCCACATTTGTCATAAAAATTGGCTTTTTTTCTTTAAAATGATGATATAAAGGCAATTCTATAAATTTATAACGAAGTTTGTTTATTTTGTGTGTCATGTTTTGTGCAATATGTTTATTATGTCCTACTAAATCGTTATGTTTTCCTCTTTGTATACTTAGATGTGCCATAGCATCTGGTGTAAGAAACATAAAGGTCCAATTTACTTTTAAAGATTCTAGCAAGCGTATTGTATGAAACATGTATGTTAATGTTTTTATATATGATGTAGTAGGACTCATAATGTAATCTAATTTTGCTGTTGCTAATTCTATTGCCAAGCCGCCGCCATGATTTGACCATTCTTCTTCTTTTTCGAGATAATCAATTCTTGTAGGTTCTGACCATTGAACAATAACAGTGTCGTTTTCTTTGATTTTATTTGCTAACACACATCCTAATAATCTATGATAAATGGCAAAATTACCTATACCTGCTAAACCGCAGTTAAATGTTTTATCAAATTGCTGTGCCAAATATTCAGGATACATAGGCCAACTGTAATTTGTAAAACTACAACCATAACAAAACAAATTAGGCAACTTGTAATTCATCCTTAGTCTGCTTACACAAATTATAAAAACCTTCCATCTCAGGAAATGTTTCTAAAAAGTTTACATTTCTTCTTACATCATATTCATTAAACCAATTATAAAAATCTGCTCTGCCTTCTTTTACTCTTGGTTCGTCATAGTTAACATTTGCAAAATAATTTCTTACTCTACGAAAACGCTCATATTCTAAATCACTAAATTTTGTAGTGTCTTTGTCGTCTCTATTGTCATCAATAAATTGTAAAATTTTATCCATGTAAGGCAAAAATTCATCCTTAGGTAAAATATGCATGTCATATTGTAACGGTTCTTTTAGATAAGGTGTATCAAATCTAATACGTCTACGCTTAGGATCATAAAATTCTTTACGCCAATCTAAAACTTTTTGTAGGAATAAATTAAAACTTGTAACACTAAGAATATTAAACGTACACATGATTGTCAAATCAGAGCCAGTAATATTTAAAAAGTTTTTCATATTACTTTCCCAAAGATTTACATCTAAACCTGTTCGAAGATATTCTGCACGATTGTCAAATGTATCCATACTAGAATATACTTTAAACTTTTTAATTTTGTTACCTTCTAAAAGTTCTTTTACATTATCAGCAAACTTAGACACAATACGTGGACTTAATCCCATATTACTATTGAGGTTAAGTTCAATATGAGGACGTGGATTTTCTTTAAGTTCGTCAAATATACGCCATGTGCTTTTATGCATAAGAGGCTCACCTCCTGTAATCCGTAAAATGTTTAGTGTCTTACTTACTTCAGGCCACCATTTCCACCATGCATCTACGTAAGGATTTGACCCTTCTTCCATAGGCTGGAACCAATCAACATCGCACCTATGATTTTTTACCATATCATACGGACCATGTTTTTTGACTTCGTTATAGAAACTACTACTTGCCATAGGTGAACAATATCCACATTTAAAATTACATTCATTACTAAATGCAATTTCAATATATTCTGGATTTACGTTAAAGTCCCAAGGAGAATCTACAATTTCTTGTAATCGCTCAGGCTTGTAAATACTTTCATTACGAATGTTTCTATCAGAAATATGATCATCACCTAATGCTTCAACATTCCAACAATAAGTACAGCCTTTAGGTTTTTCACCTACAAGCATTTTTGCACGTTCTTTTTTCTTTGTAAGTGTATTGTGCAATGCACTAGGATTGTTTTTAATTTCTTGTAAATCAATCTTATGCGGTGGCGGATGATAACAACTGTGTGTATCACCTGTATGTAAATAAATTGTAGTATGATGCCACTTGGCCAAACAGAATGTAGGACTTACATCCTCCATTATACCAGCAGCTTCTTTAATTCTATCTGTTTCTGATTTCATATAAATTGTTGTCCAGCGGTTCTTCCCGGATTTTGATATACTGTTTTAAAAAATGCACTTTGCTGTGCATTTAAACATTCTTCAGCAATAGGAATATCAAGTTCGTTAATAAGTTTAATGCCGTATTCTTCAATAGATTCTTCTAGTCCGTCCATTGATACTTTTGGTTCAACTTCATTCCACATGTTGTTTAAATATTTAAAATCACGAACATTTACATAATCCCAATCTGTACACATAGTTTTATATAGACCTTCGCGAGCACCGTAAACAGCCCATTTGCCGTTTTCTACATCGGCACCTATCATTAACCAAATATATAAACGATGCAAGTTCTTCCAATGATTACGTTTAAAATCATTTAAAGTAGGTTTCATACCTCTGTCAAGTGCCATTTTTACACCTTCACGAAAGCCAGCACGCCAGGCTTGCTGAGGAGTAGCATTATTCATAATTTCACTATAACATGCATTCATTTGAATGTATTCTAAATCCCAACAAAAATCTACCTGGGCGTGTGGGTTGTTAGGATCTGCATTTTCATGTGTACGCATGGCTAGTACTTTATCTTTAGGCCAACACTTGATACCACCGTTACCATACATTAGTCCATTAATTGTATTTCTAGCACTCCAACTAATAACACAATCTTCAAACTTTATATCACGATTCCAGTGGATATCTTCGTGTGTGTCTAAGTTATATTCTTTTGCAAGAAACTCCGAATTAATGATGTTATCACCGTCAATAGTAATAAATCTATCAGTTTCGCTTAGTTCTGCACATGCCTTATGTGCTGCATCACTGCCTTCTACGCCATGTACACGTTTAGCCCAAGGAATTTTCCTACACAAATCTGCATAGTTTTTTTCAGCATTAGGTTCGTCATAACTAAGATAGATAATGTCATAGTCTAGTATTTTAAATTTGCTCATTCACCATTCTCCGACAGTAGGTATCGAATTTTTTAATAGTATACACACTTATGTCGGTTTTGTCTACCTTAAAATTATCATCAAATGCAACTTTTACAATATTTTCTTCAATCAAATCTCTAAAACCAAACTTGATAAACTGCAACAGATTATGAGGATCATTGAACTCTGTAATTGAAAATTGCATAGGAAAATTGTAAAAAGAATCTTTAGATTTTGTTTCTTTTACGATCGCAGTATCGAGTTCAAATACCCATTCTTTGTTTTTACAATCTTGTGTAACAACAACGTCTGCTTTTTCTTTAAACGGAATTTCAAAAATATCATACCATATATCGGTATTAAAGTCTACTGCTATAAGTTTATGCTTGAGTTCATATTTTTTTGTAGTGCTATCAAACGCAACACTATAATTTGTCATAGAATCTTTTGCATCTAAAATATCTTTCACTGCATCAATGTCTACTTCAATCCAATTGCCTTCTTCAGATTTAGTATTGCTTACTGATAAAAGTTCTCCATTTTCATCAAAGTAAATAAATTTATTGGTAGATATTTGTAACATTTAAACTCCTACAAGTTTTTCATAAATTTCTATAATTCTATCATTTACAAAATCATCTTCTGTATAATGAAAAACGCCTTGCTGAAAATAATTGCCTATTTTTAATTTGCCGTCATTTGTAAGATACGTGCCTACATACTTCTGCCAACTGTCTACCTTTACATTAGTCCAATTTTGGCAATGTAACTTCATGTGTGTAAAATGAGGATAATCTCTTACTTTGCAAGTGACTTCATTTTCAATTCCAAGAATTTTTATAATTATTGCAGTAAGCATGTCAATACTTGCTACACGTTGGTAATATTTGCCTCCTGCAAACTCTCCTTGAAACTTTTCCCAATTATTAACTGCTAGTTCTAACCATTTAAAATAAGTGTGCGCTAGATCAGATTTTTTAAAATAATAAAATCCTACATAAGTATCAGGCAAATGAAATTTATCAAATGCTGGCCTATAAAATCTACTTGTGACAATATCATTTCTATATGTTCTTACATTTGATGTAAAAAATAAATCCTTTGTTTGTAAAAATTCCCACCAACGGCTAATGTCATCTAGCACAAGCATATCAACATCTAATACAATTGTACTATCATATGGAGTAACATGATAAACTTTCCAACGATTATGAATCTTCCATTCCTGTCCTTGTGCAGCATCACCCCACGGTATTTCTTTTATGTAATCAAATAGATTTTGATATTTGTCAGGCACAATATCATTTGTTACCAAACAAATTGAACTGTTTGGGTTTGAGTTTTTAATACTCATTGCACAAAGACACGCTTGTTGAACATAATCAACATCTGTGTTTTGTGCAAACAATGTAAAATTAATCTTTGAATTCTGGGACATACATTGCTCTCGTTAAACTAAACTTATTCATTACATGTACATTAGAACCCCTAATTCTTAGTGGCATGTAATTACCAAAACTATCTTTTTTCTCTACACAAAATAAAAAATTATCGCCGTCAATATCAATAAGCAAATCTCTATCAATTGTATAAAACAATTTACCAGGTAAAGTTTTTGCAAAACCGTTTTTATAGTGTCCGTTCATTATATGTATTGCAACACTGAAAACATAATCATTACGAAAAATAGCACTTTTAATTTGATATAAATTTCTATAGTGTTCCCAGTTTTCTGATATATGGTGAAGCAGATCAAAAAAACGTTTGTTGTCAGGACTTTTTCTAAAATATACACAAGTTGCCCAATAAAAGTCTATTGTTTTGTCGCTGCATAATTCAAACTCTGATACATCTCTCCAGCCACTAAGTTCTACACTATCTTTGTAAATTAAGAAATCATGTAACTGATTAAAACAATCTTTTAACAAACTATTTGCAATTATATAATCTGTATCTAGCAATAGTGTTTCATCATAAGGAGAAAGATCATATGCTTTTGCTCGTGAAGTGTTTTTCCATTCTAAATTTCTTTTAGAATATGTTCCATCGTTGTATTTTCTATATCCATAATCTTGATCATTTGGAATTTCTATAACATGTTCGAAAGGATGACTATCAAATCGTGTTTCTAAATATTCTTTGTTATCTGTGATTACCGAAACAGGTACACCTAGATACTTGTGTACTCTGTGTGCATTAAACACTGCTTGATAAAGATAGTTAATTTCTTTATTGTTTCTTGCAATAAAGAGGACACCTTTGCTCATACTTCTACAATATCCTTTGTTGACCTCTTTTTAACAAGTTTGTTATACTCTATAAGATATTTGTTATTTGCGTTATAAAATTGATTCATTACTTCTAACACAAACAGTTTTAAATTTTCAATTTGAATAGGAATATCATGATCGTCGATTAACACAGTCTCTGTTTGATTCATGCCTATTAATGTTTGCAAGTAACTTATAAGTTCCATGCTAATACTAAATTGTCCTTTGTTATGATAGCAAACCAAAGATTCTTTATACTGCTCTTTCAATATGCGTTTTGTATTTTCTAATGTAATTAAAAAATTGGCAGAATCTATTGCCTGTTCGAGACGATCGTCCATACGGATACTCCTACATAATAATGTACGTATTTAACTTTATTATGACGGAGGACTTGCTAAATCGGCAGTCAGTTGTGTAACATTTGCTATTGTAGGATGAGGTAAATCTACTGCTGTATATGTTGTAGAATTATATGTAAAACTACTGTCAGGTCTAAAAGAAGTGCAAGAACTATTAAAATCAGCCGTTATGTCGTAATCAAAAAACGTACCAGTATAGTCGTCATTCATGCTAATTCTAAATCTCAACACATTACCAGAGGATTTAAGTCCTTCAAGTGTGTATTCGTTATTTGCATAAGCACCGCTTCCTGATTTAGTAAACAAAGTTTGATATGACGCTGTAAGATTGTCTGCACCTAAGCCTGCACTTGTACCACTACTTGCAGAAGTATCATACTTGTTAAATAATATTGTGCCCATAGCACTAAGCATACCAATCCATTCTGTATCTTTAGGATCAGAACCGCCCGACGCAGAAGCGTTAAATCTTATTTGGCCGCCTGCGTTGAAAAAGTATCCTAATGCGGCAGCACTTGTAAATGTAACTGTTACTACATGGTAAATGCTATTAGGCGGGCCGCTGCCGCCTGTACCTGTGCCGCCCCAACTTGCTGTTCTTGTTGCACTTGCAGTAGGTGTTCCTAAAGTAAAGTTCGTAAGTAAAGGCCAACCTGATACTTCTCCATTAAAGTTTACAACATCTAAAATCGCTGTTTCATAATCATTGTAGCCCATTTTTGTGCCGTCGGTCACTGCTGTTAGTTGAGCATTCCAATGCCCATATCCGCTAAATGTAGTATAGCCTGTTGCATTTAAACCTGTCGTCAACGCACTGTTTGTATACAATTCTATATCTGCTGACCCTGTAACTTTGACATAGTAACTTAATCCATTTAGTTCTGTAGTACCTTGTACGTCATTAAATGTTATCAAAACTCCATCTTTTAAATTATGGTTTGTGTCTGTTGTTACAGTTGCAGGATTTGTTAAACCTACAGCAAGTATCATACCGCTGTGGCCACCTGCTTTAGATTCGTCTGCTGATACTGTTAAACCAACTTCTGGTACTGCAATATTACTATTAACACTGCCTGTTTGATGCAAGTATGCTGCTTGAACATCTAAAAATAAATTTAACATTTCAGTAGTTGTGATTTGATCAGTAACGGCTACAGTGGTAGAATAAGGTGATTGTCCGTACAGAGTTTGATATACACCTAGTACATTTGTACGCAGTGTATTATAGTTAGATGCAGTAATTGTTTGCCCAACTGTAAACGGCATTAAAAACTCCTACTGTACTTATAAGGTAGAAACGTTAGCGTATGTTGGAGTCGGAACTGACACATATGAACCCGTTGCCCTTAGTTGAGAAACACTCGAAGTAATATCTGCAATAACTGCTTCGTCTACCCCACCTGCACCGATCGCAGGAATACCGTCATAAAATTCAACCTTAAATCTTAAAACTTTATCACTGTCTGCTTTAGCTTTAATTGAGTAACTATTGCTTGCATAAACACCAGAACCTGATTTAGTAAAAATTGTTTGGTATACAGTATTTAGATCAAAATTTCCAACTGATGATCCAGGTGAAGATGCAGTAGTTTGCGATCTATCCATAGCAACTGTTCCTACTGCTGACATCATTGATGCCCAATCAGAAGACTTTGAGCCAGATGCATTAGTAACTGTTGTATTAACTCTAATTTGGCCGCCTGCATTAAAAAATGCACGTCTATGATTTGCATCAGTAAATGTGACTGTAAATTCGTGTGTAATTGTTTCTCTAGATGAAATGTCTCCCCAAGGACTAGAACTACCTCTTGAAGATGAAACTTTTGATTCTACACTTGCTTGAGTAGAAGCATACAAATCATCTTTGTTTAGATATATGTAGTTTCCAATTGTTTCGTATTCTAAATATACAGCATCTGTAATGTCATCTGCGACGTTAACTGTAGTTAGGGGTGTAGGCGATGCGCCAGTTTGGTGAACATAAGCATCTGTTAAATCTGATTTTAATGCCGACATATGTACTTCATTTACAGTACCGGATCCGCTTGAAACTGGAGCACTAGTTACAGTATTGTTATATCCAAATCTGCCTGTTCCAACACCTAAAACTTGTTCAACTTGAGACTGAATTGCATTGTAACGTGCTGCTGATATTACTGATCCTACTGCCATCGAAACTCCTAATAAGTACTAGTATATTTATACCTTTAGCACACACTCCACTAATCCTACATCATCTGAGTCTTTAGTTTCAAGTGCTACACCTACTAGTGCAGTAGTTGCTACTGTTTTACAAATTCCATCTTCCCATGCATAAACTGCTTGTCCTTTTTTTACAGGACCTTCTACTTTTACAGGAACACGACCTTTAAGTGCAATGTATTGACCATCTGCTTCACTGTTCATCATAATTGCAGGATCAGTTGATACAACACCAATGCAAATATCGCTTGACTTTGCTGGCACTACTTCGCAACAATCGTCAGCACCTACTGCTACTGCTGTTCCTGGCTCTAAATCTGTATCGCCTGTAGTATATTTTTCTGCTAAGTCAGCATATCTTGCTTTAGTTGCTGTACCGCTAAACACAACGGCTGTTAGATTACCTGAACTATCCCTTGCTGCAATACTATCAAATGTTGCAGAAGTTGCTGCACTTCTATATGCACTTCCAACTTTTAAAGTATCTGCTTGAGTTGCTGTACCGTTAAAAGTTGTTGCATATACATTTTCAAATTTTTCAGAACCTTTTCCTAAATTATAAATTGTGCCGTTTGCATTTGCACCAGGATGCATACCTGTTGCATCCCAATAAACTACAACATTGCCTGCACTATCTTTGATACGCAACTTATCTTGATTCATTTTAAACACAGGTGTAATACCGTCTGAATCTATTTCAAAAGTTAAATCTGTGCCTGTACCTAATGTGAATCCAGTATCACTAAATGTAACTAGAGAACTAAAGTTTGTTGTGCCTGTTGATCGAACAAAATCACTAGAACTTAATCCACCTAGTTTGTCAGCATTAGTTGCAGTACCGTAAAATCTATGTGTAGTTGTTGTTTCTCCTGAATTAGAATTTAAAAGTGTAATACCTGCATAAATTGTTGGGAAACCTGTAATTGCACTTGCTGTATTAGGAGTAAATGTATCTGGACTGATAGTTGAAATTACAGTATCTTCTACATAGGTAGCCAAAATGGCATGAATGGTACCTGTAGTATCTGTAAGTGTAAGACTCTTAGTCTGTGTTACACCAAATCCTGCGCCAACGCCTTGTGGACCAATTAACACCCAGTTGCCAGATGCTGATCTTACATAAAACTGTTCGTTGTTGCTATCCCACCAAAAGTCTCCTTCTGACGAGCCTGCTGGTGCTGTTGTGCTTATTTCAGTTCCGCCTGCTGGCTTCCATGATGTTCCATTATAAAATTTAAGTTTGTTAGTTCCGCTGTCAAACCAAATCATACCACTGATTGGTTTTGTAGGTGCATTTACGCCTGCAAAGTTTTCTAACAAAAACAAAAAGTTTTCGTTTTGGCTTTCGCCATAACCACTATAATTCTTACCTACTAACTTCAAATCTGTAGTAGTGTTAATTGTGCCGTCTTCAACATTTGTTAAGACTGTGCCGTTAAATCTATTAATTGTATATGCCATTTGTGAGCTTACTCCCTCTGCACTGTATTTACCTAATTACACACTAGATACCAAATCGTCAACAAATACCCAGTTATAGGAACCGTTAATAATAAAACGTTTTAGTCCCCTTACTGGTGAAAATGTTACTGTTGCTACTTGTGTACTAAAACTAATGTCTTGTAAAACTGATTGGTTTTGAACACCATTACTATCAACTGCAACAAAACTTTTGTTTAAACTTGCATCTGCATCAAAACTTGTAGTGCCACCGGCGCTATAATCAACAGTGTGGACAAAACAGTACACACCTGTGTTATAACCTACAGCAGGGAACAAGTCTTCTAAAACTAATGCAATTTGTACATTAGAAAGTCCTGTAATATCTAATGAAAATTTAATATCTGTATCTTTATATAATTCGTCTACATAACCCTTGGTTGCAACATAGTCTGGCGGATCACTAACTTCAGGTGATGTTACACCTGTAATTTTTACATTTGGACTACCGCCTGTGCCTGCAACAACAATATCACCTTCACTTATAATGTTAAGCGGGAAAGTAGTTGCTGTGATAGTTGCATTATCTAGATTCAAATAATCTACTTGTAGACTCGATAGTGTACCAATGCTTGTTAATCCTGGAGCACTCACAACACTTGCACCCAATGCATTTTGTGTTAAAACGTTTGAGTTTCCGATCATATAAGCATAGCCACTTGTTAAATTTATATTTTGTTTATTTGTGTTCCATGCATTATTTGCTAGTTCCCAAATCCATTCCTTATCATCGCCATCGTCTACCTTAACAACAATACCAGATTCATTAACTTGTGCATCTGTTTGTGTACTACTATCGTCTGTAGTTGCTAATTCTATTTGTTTGTCTTCAACACGTAATGTTGCAACATTCAAATAAGTTGCATCACCTTCAACTAATAAATCTCCTGATATTTTTAAATCGCCGGTAATGTCTACTGTTGCTGTAGGCGAGGATGTAAATAAGCCAATTCTGCCAGATGATCTATCTAATGTAAAGAAATCAGTGTCAATACCACTTGACTTGTATTGCATTCTAAATGCAGTTGTAGTAGTGTTTTGCAATCTTTGGTATACTTCGTTACCTGATACAAACGTTCTTAAATCACCATCTGTTCCTACATAAAGACCGTTATCATCATTTACAAAAATAACACCGTTACTAATATTTCTACGCTGTCCGCTGCCACTATCTAATGGCGGATCTAGTTTTAAGAAATCGTCCGGTGTATAACTTTGTAATGTCGAGTCAAGTAATGCACTTGTAGTTGCAGCATTGCCGTCAAACTCAAAATCAGCAAATGCTGTTGAAATATTAAAACCTGCTTTGATTGTAATTGCAAAATTAGGAATAAGTGCTAAATTTGCATCTGTTGCTGCTGCTGTAAAGTCTTCTTTACTTACAAGTGCAGCAGGAGAACCTGAAATCATTAGCAAGGCAACAATTCTTTCAATACCAAAATTATCAATTACAGTTACAGTACGCCAACCTGTTTCGCCTTGCTGTGCTGTATATCCAGGGCCTGCTAATATAAGATCTGATGTACCATCTGAAAAATAAATTTGCTTGCGACCGCTGTCAATCCAAACATCGCCTGCAATAAGTGTAGGCTGTGTGTCTGAAACTGTTGTTGTATCAGTTGCTTTAAATTCTGTTCCTGTCCAAACTTTTAATCTGCCCTCTTCTGTGTCGTACCAAAGTTGACCTCTTAATGGATTGCTCGGCGGCGCAGTATTGGAAAAGTTTTCCAACATTTGCACAAAATTTTCGTTAAAAATTTCTCCGTAACCTTTATAGTTACGTCCTACAAGAGTTATGTCAGTGGTATCTTGATCGATACGCCCATCTATCAAATCTACTAGTAATGTACCATCTGTTTTATTAATCTTATAACTCATGTTATGCCCCTGTGTAAATGATATAATTAACTGCTAAGAAAGGAGGCACAGTATCAAACTTGTTACCAACGTCTTGTGGTGTACCGTCTATTGTTTCTGTTGTAGTTGTTAAACCATCTACGCCTTCTGTTCCTTGTAAACCTCTTCCTGGATTAGTTCCTAATGTATTGACAGCAACACTATTTCCATCGCCTGCACTAGGTAGATTGTTTACAGCATAATATTGATTACCTGCATCTCCCATTAATGTATGCTCGTGTTCTGGAAGTTGATCTTTTGTAATCCAGTCTCTATTCTTACCACCGTCTGCACCTAAAATATCTGCTGCTGCATCGTCATACACTCTGTCTTCATCTGTTGAAAGTGTTCTACCTTCACCAGCAAGATATCCCAATGGAAATCTACCTCTTAAATCAGGCACTTTAAATTTAAGTGCGCTGCTAGGTGTACCAAATGTTGTTCCTATTATGTCGTATAATTCTTGGTAATCAGTGATTAACACTTCCTGTCCATAACACAATAACCAACCAGTAGGTGCTGTTGCTGCCCCATATGGCATAATCATACCTGGTTGAAACTGTGGTATTGTTGCAAGCACACTGTTAACAGTTGTCTTGTATAATCCTAACGGAAGATTGTTATCAGGGTCAGTATCGTTTCTTGCTTCTTTGTAAATCAACAGCGTTTCTGTGCCGTTTAGTTTATCATTATCAGTATAAACTGTTTTATCTGCAATTAAATCAGGATCAATTTCTACTATCATTTCAATTGCACCTTGTGTGCCATCAAAACTATAATCAGATAATGTAGAAACATCGCCACTTATACTAAACGTTGTTGCACTGTTAAGTTTTGCTGCTGATCCACTTACACTACCTGTTAGTGTTCCTGTAACATTACCTACTAAATTTCCTCTAAATGTGTTGCCATAAACATTATTATAAGGCAACACAGCAGTACCTAAATTTTTACCTAGTGCTTGAGGAGTGATATCTCCTACTTCTAAATTGCCTTCAATGTTTGCACTGCCGCCTACGTTTAATGATTTACTTATTGCAACGCCGCCTGGTGTATATAAACTTGCATTTGAATCGCTAATACTCGAACTGTCAACAGTAGATCCAATTGCAATTTTACCACTTAACTTGATGTTACCCGCAACATCTAATTTTTCTTCAGCAGCAAGTGTACCAATACCTACATTGCCATCTGATTTAATTCTAATAGCAGTTTGTGTTGTTTGTACTCTTAAATCAATTGCACCATCTGATGCTTTATTAACAATTTGTGTATTACTGCCTGTAACATTAAAAGCAAGTGTTTCTGTTTCTCCAATAGATAACCCATTACTATTTGAAATTCTAATTGGTTGTGTAAACACATTAGCAGAATTTAATCTTGCAAATTCACTACCTGCATATGATTGTCCATTAACAAGAAGATTTTCTGCTTTTTCTGAAACACCGTAATACTTGCCGTTACTAGTAACAGTCATACCTTTTTTTAGTGTTGTAAAACCTGCTAGTGTTGATTTTGGAGTAAATTCTGTTTCAGTATAGATTGTTATAGGAACACTATTAACATAATTTATTACAACTGGATATTCTATATTATCAGTACCTATTACACTTACAAATTGTGGACCTGTCGCAGAACCTTGTGTATAAGTTGGTCCTACTAAAACATAACTACTTCCTGTATAAATGAACAACTGTTGGTTAACAGTATCAACCCAAAGATCTCCTACAGTAGATGCACTGTTGTCAGGTGCAGAACTGGCTTTTTTAATGCCGCCTGCACTAACCCAACCAGTGCCATCATAAATTTTTAATTGATCTACACCTGCTGTAGTATCATACCATAACTGTCCTTCTACAGGATTTGAAGGCGAATCGTTGTTTGCAAAGTTTTCAAGTAGATGCAAGAAGTTTTCATTTAAGGACAAACCATAATCTGATTTGTTCCGACCAATAAAACTAACACTTGTTTCTGTGTTTATTTCATCGGCATCGACTGTAACACTGCCCTTGTTGCTAAAATCTGTAAATCTTACATCATATTGATCACTCATGTTACACCTCGTTGAATCCGCTTAGACTTTGTACCCTTACAGTATAATCAATTTGAATTAGTCTATTCAAAGATTTTTGTACAGGATGGAAAATTACGTGTGTGATTAAACGACCTGTACCCGAACTTGCATAACTACGCAAGCCTAGTTCGTCAAACACATATAGTTGTTCTGTATCGTTAGCAGTATCAAAAGCATCTTGTCCTTCTGGTTCACCGTAATCTAATAAACAACTTACTAAAATATCAGTATAGTTAGTTCCACTTACATGTCTAATTTCTGTTTTATTTCTACTAGCATCAGTGTTATTTACATTTTGATCATCTACAACTTTAGTATAGGTTTGGTTGTAAAGACTTGCATTTGTTCCTGTTGTGTTAGGAGTCAGATATGTAATAATCCCTGTCGGATCAACACTTGTGCCGCCATTGCCAAATACCATTTCATTAATAAAACCTTGACCCGCATTAGACAAACTTTCTGCTAATGCAATACTCATATTTTCGTAATGAATAGCATTACGTTGGTTTATAAAAACTTCATCAGTTTTAGGGTCAAAAATCTTAATATGACCTTCTACATGTATGCCGTTTAATTCATTTATTTCATTCATTATAATCACCTATACTGTATTTATTTAGGCAAACGGATTGTCGCTGCTCTAATAAATTTTGCAATTTTATTATCGCTATTTGCCAACGATTTACCTGTATCGTTCCATATTTTTCCTGTTTTTCTAACGATTTTAATTTTTTGTCCTTCAAAATCTGATGGTGGAATAATATCATTTGTTAAAGGATTTCTTGGTTCAATATATATATTTGAACCACTGACTCTATACTCTGCATCAAGAGTATAGTCTGCTTCTGTACTATCTTGATTAGTTTGCCAGTTAAACATTTGCATACTTGTTTTACGCAAACGCTTGCCACCTAAAAATACATCAATTTCATTTGCTGATGACGGTGTAAAATCTAGTGTATATTCTGTTGCACTAGAACTACCGTCTGCAATAATTTCTTGTTCGTATGTTGTATCTGAATACTCAATAGTTTCATTAGGACCTTGTCCTAATACTCTGGTACCTGCTGCACAATAATTAATTACACCGGTACCTAATGTGCCTCTGCGTAATTGTAACAATGTAGAACCTTTGATATCATAATATTCGATACGTTCGCCATCGATCCATACTACTCCAGGTAGTCCTGATCCTTTAGATGGTCTATATAAATTATCTGCACCACCTTCAAGCACAATACGTGTATCATAGTAGTTTAGCGGATCTTTAAGCGAGAACGCATTTTCTTCATTTAACCTCTTGTAATGTGTTCTGCCTAAAATATCTCTAAATATTCTAAATCCAAATCTAGGTGTTGCTGGATCATTACCAAATTCTAATACATCAATTCTGTCGCCATCTTCAACAGGTAAATTTAAACTAACTGCATTGTATTTTGCATTTAAAGTATAATCTACATTTGGACTTAGTAGTTCGCCATTTTTTGCAACCCAAACATATTGTACGTTTTGAATGTTGCTTCTTAGATTTACAAAACCTTGTGATAGCAAGTTGCGTTTATAATAAGCATCTGTACCTGCACTTACAGTTGTTGTTGCTAACACATCGTATTGCTGTCTTTCAAAATTATTAATATCATGATTGCTAAATTGGTAAACTTCAATGTTAGCACCGCTGCTAGGAGCAACGGTAAATGTCATCGAGTCACTTTTAACATATTCAATATCACTCATTTGTAAAGGTGTACTATCACCGTCGTTAATGCTAATAACAAAATCATTACCTGCAACCCAACTTGCAAATATATCATCACGTTTGCTTCTAATTGTAACGGTATTATCCTCTACTGCAACAACTATGCTTGTGTAAGTTGTACTATCCCCAATGGAATCAATAACAATTTCATTACCTACTTCTATATATGTTTCCAATGCAGGTGCAGTACTATCATCTAGTACACATGTAAGTTTTGTATCAACAAAATAGTAATCTGCATACTGAATAACATAGATACCAATAGTATCACCTTCTTCAAAGATATCTCTTCTACTTAAGAACACTCTAGCATTTACTGTATCATAAGTAAATTCATTTTTTGTAAGCTGTCTGTCGTTGACAAACACTAAAATGTTTTCACTTTCAATTAGTGTAGGATCTGTAAACTGCCAAGATTCTAATTCATAAGTTAATGTATTTGTTGCAGTGTGTTTAATACTATACCCTGGTTGTAACAATCTTTTGTTTTGGAATACTAAGATTTGATGTCCTAATGGCCTTCTATTGAAAGGAATAGGAAACTCAGTTGTTGTAAACTGATAATAATCGTTTTGTCCATCTGGTTCAAATGTGTTATCAATTAACACTTGACTATATGTTTTTAGATTACTTGCATAAACGCTCCATTGAATATAATCATCTGGTTGCATTGTTCCATCTTCAAATGTAAGTTTTACTCTATTTTCAAATACATCTGACGAAGTGCTACGTTCTACAGTAAAGTTTACGCCTTGCTGTTGAACAACGCCATTAATTGTTACAAATGCTGTTAATGCATCTGACCATTTTGCTGCTGTAATATATGAATATGTACTACCGTCAAATTTTACATAGTCAGTATCGAGCATTTCTGCACCATTTGTACCAATGGTTGTAATATTTAAATGCGTTCCGTAAGGTACTGTGCTATCAGTAAATGTAAGCGTTTGTGTATCCCAGTCAACTTCATATCTATCATTATCGATAGTTTCATTATCTAGTTTTACAATAATAGCATCATTGCTATGTGGAACACTAGGCAACACATAAACTGAAGTTGAGTCATCAATAATATAATTTATTGAACCGATCATTCCTGTACCATCTGTTGTTCTATGATAAACTGAAATGTCTAGTGTATCTAGTAATTGTCCTGGTACAAGTTCTTCAGGTCCTTTTGAAGTTGTTGGGGTTACAAATCCATCACCATCTACAACAATATCGCTAGGATTTAAACCTAATGCATCTCCATAGTCAATATCGCCACCTGATAAATCAACATCATATGTGCTTCCTGCAAGTTCAAAACTTCCATCACTTGTTGATTTTCTAATTATAACTGTGTCACCTGCAACAAGGAAATCTCTGTCTTCTACAGTTTTCCATCTTGTCCAATCGATATTTACAGTATCAGTAACACCATCACCCGATAATGGCAACATTAGTGCATATTTGTTATCTAATACTGTTATTCCATCATAGTCAGGATCGTCTAGTCTTATTGGACTATCATTTAATTTTGCATTTACCGACTTCCAATATACGTTGTATTGCACACCGTCTTCTAACGGAGTGCTTAGTGTAAATGTTGTTGTACTACCATCTAAAACAAAAATTTCATCATCTGTTGTATTTGCAATGGTATCAAATCTGTATTCTGCAAAGCCGCCGATATCAAACCCTTGTTCAGTACCAAAACTAATACCATCATATACAGCGCCATCATAATCAACACCGTCCATTAGTTGTGATAGGTCTTTACCAGGCATTCCTGTAGCAGGATTATAAGCGTGATAAATTCTATCTGCTGCTGTAAGCATGTTTAGATTACGCTTATATGTAATTACAATTGTCGCACCAGTTGCAGGTGCTTCTTCAAATATAATATACCCTAACTGTCTGTCATAACCTTTTGCAGTGTCTTTTTCATTATCTACAGAATATTCACCTTTTAAAATTGGTAATCCGTTTACTGTTACTTCATAGGTATTTGTATTTCTATTGATTGGCCATTTTAAAGAAAACTTAGTTGTAGAACCTGTGCCAGTAAACGTTTCAGATTCATCTATGTTTGTCATCAAGTATGTGCCCGTTGTTCTGTCAAATTTCATTATCATGTGTGTAGAACGCACTAATGGGTTGCCAATAATAGCAGTTGCTTTAGCCTGTATTCCTCCAGGACTAGGTTCATCAATTACTACTAATGGTGCTTCATAAACTTTACTACCTGCTTTAACAATTTCAATTTTGCTAACACTACCTTTAGACAAATATGCTTTTGCTGTTGCTCCACTATCTCCTAAAATAGTTACAGGCGGGGTTTCTTTGTAATTAGATCCTCCGTTAGTAACTTCTATTTCAATAATGTCATAACCGTTATTGTCTACCCAACTTTTGTAGGGATATTGCTGATACTTTTCGATAATATCTGTTATAATACCATTGTCATATTTTGCAGCAATTGTTTCGATTTCTTTTGCAGCACTGTAACTAGGAGGTACATCAAAGTCAGTCGTTAAACTGTTTGTAGGCTCAACATGGTCATAAGAACTAATGTACTCTCTTATTTTACTATGGTATGGTTTGACTTCTTTGACATAGTCTTCATAGTTTTCTAAATTGTCATTTTGATAAGACAATTTTTGTTCAAAATCACCAAGTACATGTTTTACTCTAATGAAACTAGATTTGAACGCCCAGTCTAAGTCAGTTTGTTCGCTCATTGCATATTTTAAACTTGCAAAGAATAAATTATTCCATTCTACTTCTAAATCATTTACATAAATGTTATTTTTTAATGAACTTAAAATATTTCTAAGTTCTTGAATAGGTTCTCTGTCATAAAATGTTGTATCATATATTTCTGTATCAAACCCGCCAGCAGCTTCTAAGAAATTGTAAAGTTTATTACTTAGTTTGATAGTTCCGTTTTGACGACCTATAGTTTCGTAATTAATTGTATAATCTTCAACTAATTGATCGTCAATTTTTTTCAACAACAACCAGCCGCCTGATCCAACTTCTTTGATTTTTACAATATCGCCAATTTCATTTTCTAGTCTAAACAATTGATATGCTAAATCAACTGTTTGATCAATTGGTGTTTGTGCATTATATCCAGTTGCATACCAATCAGCATAATTCCAGTAACCTGTAGTTACATATGACTGAGATCTTAATCTATCCCATTCACTTGATGTTGAATCATATGTGTAGATAGCCCATCTACCTCCAATATCACTATCAGAATTTACAAGAACACTAAACGGTCTTGCAGTTATTTTTGTTGCACTACTGTAATTTTTACCTTGCTTTCTTACTGTTGCTCCTGTAACTTGTCCTAAGTTGTTTATTGTAGTATTGATAACAGCACCTCTGCCGTAAGTATCTTCTATCCTAACAGTTGGCGGATAAACATACCCACGTCCTGAATTAGTAATTGTAACTGCAACAATTTTACTGTTTTCAATTACTGGTGTAAACTCTGCTGTTTGTACTTTTGCCACACCTACAAATCTTAACAAATCTGTTGTTTCAACTATTGTGTCGTATAAGTTTTCGGAAACATTTGGTACTGGATCATTTTGCTGTAACAAACTAATGTCATAATTATCAACAATTTGTGTTTTAGCAAATACTGTGTTTACTCTTTCAACAACTTGTTTTAATGCTTCAATTCTGTTTATAAACATACCCTGTCTTGGATAGTTTAAAATACCATACTTTACTTTAGGAGAAAGATTTGGATCAGGAACTGTTGCATTATTTAAATCATATCCTACTAAACTATCAATCCATTTACTTTCAATTTCCTCGTTTGGTTTGCTTGTTGCTAACCCTGAACTCATTAATTGATATTCATTATGAATTGGTGTTTTTTGCTCTGCATCATCAATTAATGTAAAGTGCAGAATTGTGTCTTTGTCATTAATAAATGATCTAACATTGTGCAAACTAAATTTATTACCGTCAAGTAACTGAATATATCTATATCCATATCTTGATGGATCTTCAATCAGTCTTGCAATTTCAAATGCACTTAATGCCCTGTTAGGAATATTAGGTATAGTTTGCTTGTTTTGCACCCAGAAATAATAGTAAAGTTTTGATTGACCACTTACAGAATCTATTTTGCTTTTTACACTGTATGTATTTGAACCATGGTAAGGTGTGCCGCTTATACCCTGTGTATATCCTTGTGTAGTGTCTGCAAGTGAAATGTATTCTTGTGGAGGAACTGTGCTTTCTACCCATTCTAGTATACTAACAAGACTTGTTTGTGTTTGCTTATGCCAATTTGCGGATCTATATTGTATCGGACCTTGGTATGGATTGAACCAACTTACTGTATCAATATTCCACCAAATTTCTCCTACGTGTTCATCACACCAGTTTGCTGCTTGATCAACAACAACTTTACCACTACCATTACTATAAATTGCAGGGTCATAAGGTGTTTTATAAGTTATTTCTTGATCAGCAACACCTGCAATTTTTCCTTGTCTAGGATCAATCACATCTAAATTAGTTATAATGTCATTTGTTTCTTGACTATATAAAAATACTCTGCCAATTTTATTTAGATCAACTTGCCCAGTTTCTGAAGTAACTACTTTCCAACTATTCTTATTCTTATCGGCTCTAAAGTTTACAAACATTCCGGCAGTAGAATCTTCATTTTCTAGACGAGATGAATCTGTAAATTCAGATGGATTAATCATAGGTAATCCAACATATACATTGTTGTCTTGTAATTTAATATTACTTAAATCATTGCCTATTGTTTTTCTTGAGTAAGGTAGATCTTCACCAAAAATAAATTTATTACCTAACTTTTCGTAGATACCTAATCTTCCTGAATCAATTTCTTTTGTTACAAAGGTAGTTCTGCCGCCGTCAAATGTAGTTTTTTCTGTATTTTGTACACCTGTATTATCGTTTACATATCTACTGTAAATTGTGTTTTTAAATTCATTTTTTCCTATTGCATACTTTTTGTATTCAACATATCTGTCAAATGTTGTTGTAGTACGTGTATCAGTATTCTTACCTACAACTAATAGTTTATCTGCTGAGAAATCAATTGCAAGTCCCCATGCTTCATTTTTTTCTTTGTATGGACTTGTAAGAGTTTGTGTTAATTCCCAAGTATCGCCTGTTGAATTTTGACTGTATAATTTTACACTACCTGCATCTGTGTTTTCTTCAGTATTATACAATGGAGCACCAATGCCTATTGTATCTCCTGTATCATTTACAGCAAGACTATAATCAATGCCTTCTTGATTTACAATACTTTGATTTAGTCTCCATCTATCAAAAACATTAGTATAGATGCTAACAAGTTCGTCATTACCAGATTTTGCACTAAATGCAAGTACATCACCTAATTTATTTGTATCAAAAACTTTACCAATATTAATACTTTGGTTAGTAACATCGTCTTCGTTTTCGCTTGCAATAAAGTTTTGTCTAGGCACGTATCCTGTATATTCTGTGTTTACATCTGTTTGTTCAATCCATAAATTAGGAGCATCAGATGGTAAACTTGTACCAGGTGCAATGTTAGTTGCAGCTTTGTACAACGCACCATTGTAGAATGTTAAATCGTTTTCATTGTACTTAAAGAGATCGTTGTACACACCTTTATAGTTTCTGTCTGAACTGTATTTCCATTCACCGCCTTGGTTATCTAGCATGTAAATTCTACCAACATCAGTTCCGTCTGCACCAGGAGCGCCAACAAACATTTTCATAGAACCATTTGCTGCTTTTCTTAATTGTATCTTTGTACCAAATTGTTCGTTTGCCTTTGGAAATGGTGAGCAAATAATATGTTCAACTTCGTACAATCCTGTATCAGCATTTTGTTTGTATAGATAAACTGTACCTTGTTTTTCAATACCGCTACCGCTATGACCTAAAGTAAAGGTATCATTGTACCAAGACTGTTCTAATAAACTAGGTAAAATAATATTTTTCCAACGGTCAACGTTGTCTTGTGCAGCAGTACCCTCTCTAATTTTTATGAACTGCAAAACATCTGCACTTCTAATTGTTGGTGGCGTAGTGCTTTTGTCAAGATTACCAAAGGCAAACCCATCGTCTGCAATACTACGTGCCCAAGTTTCAAACTCTGTTGGTGTTGTTGCCGTTGACAATGCAACATTAAGCATTTGATCTGTAAATTCTACACTAGGTACTAAACGGTTTTTCAATATGTCTAACGATGGTTCTAATCCTGTAATAAGATTAACTTCGTCCCAATCGGCATCATTTATAGTAATAGTAGAACTATCACCTACGCTATCATAGTATAGCCCAATGTCTTTGTTTGCTTGCCACAAAACACCTCTATCTCTAACAATGTCTCCTTCATAATAAATTACATCAGGTTGTAATTCATCAATATAAAGTGTTTTTACATTACTTGTGTAAGGAGCACCTACAGCAATATAAGTTGCATCATCTGAAATTGCAACTGTTCTACCAAATCCAATTTCTGGATCACTTACTAATTCAGGTTCCATTATTTGTCTTAGGCTGATTTCTAATTGCTCGTTTGGACGATAGAAAAGTCTAAGTATGCCTTCATCTCCTGGATGTCCTAAACTTGCAATAGGAATGTATGTGTTGTTTGAATTTACATCATAAGCAGTTGCAAATCCGTCTTGATCACCTGACGGATTATAAACTTCTTTTTGTAAAGTAAAGATACCTTCGTTTTCGTATAATCCCCAATTGCCGTCAACTTTTTCAATCCATACTTTATCATTTTTTACATGGAATAAATTTTTAACCTCTTGGTTTAATTCTTCTATATCAGTAAATCTTCTAGTAACAAATCTAGATACTGCATTTTCTGTACTATCTGGGAATGTATTAATTTGTGTTTCAGTTACCGACAATGTTCTTGTGTCAACTACAACATAATCTATACCTACTTCTAAAATTTCCCAATATCCTGCTATAGTAGACAACCCGCCATAAATGCCAATTATTTCACCTTTAGTAAAATCAACATATTTGTCAAACACAAGTTTTAATACATTTAGTGTGTTACCTTTAGAATCAGTATATGTTCCGTCAACATTAATATCATAACTTACAATTTTATTTGTCTCTTTAACCTGAGTTACAACATCCCATTCATTCTTTTTATTTTGTATCCAAATATTATCGCCGATAAACGTCTTTGCTATGTTAAGATCTAATAACCCTTTATAAGTTGTTACAGCACCTTTGACATCTTGTAAGCGAACCCATCCATTATTACGGCTTGAGTTTAATTTTGCAGTTGAAGTTACAAACGGATTGTTTGCATAGCCTTCAGGTTTTTCATATACTTCATAATCAGCAATTTTATAAATTAAATCTGCTTCATTTGTTTTGTTGTTTGTTAATTCAAATAGTTGAGGTTCTAGTTTATAATTACTTTCGTTTAACTTAAACTCTAAATCTTGTTTATTATCTAAAGCACCATAAGATCCAACTCTTATTGCCCACTCTTCAAAAAACTTTAAACTTTCTTCGCCCGATGTGCTTAGAGCATCAAATAATTTTGTAAGAGAATTTTTTGTTCCTTTTTCTTGTATAAAGCCTTGATAAAATTTATACTGACTTACACTATCAGGAATAATGTTGCTTAGGTATTCACGTTTTTGATAACCGATTAAATGTTGTCCTAAACGCTGTTGTTCAGTATCAAAATTATCAGTATCTAAATCATAAAAATCGGTAAACTGATTAACTCTATAATCAAAGTTAGGATATAGTTCTGCCTTTGGTTCTTCTGACAATCTATTCCAATTTGAAGAAACAAACACTTCTCCGCTATTATGTTTAACATTCGCAGAATAAAAGAATTCTTTAAATTTAACAACATCACCTACTGCATAATCTTCATAAGTTTTCCAAAAATCAACTTTTACATTGTCATAGAAGAATCCAGGAATATTTAAACCGCCTGCCCAATTGTCTGTTCTATAACCTACAAGTTTAATTCTTTCTTGTCTATATCCAGGTGTGACATCATAAATTACATCATTGAATACTGTTGAGTTATCTAATAAAATAACATGCTCTGTTTGCACTAAAGGTAACTTTATTAAATAAATTCCTTCGTTTGTATTAGAAGGTGTAATACCAAATGTATTTGTGTCATCTCTATAAATGTTGCTTAATTCTCTACCTAGTTTTTCGCCATTTCCAGATAATAAATTGTATCCGTAAAAATCATCAAAAATATTATCTACAACAAAATACGGTTTTGTAAAAATACATCTGTTTGCACACGGACTAGTTGTAAGGATAGTTCCTGCTTCCCAGTTTTGTGTTACCCAGAACATAAATTCTTGTATACACAAAGTCATATCTTCTAAACTATCTGTATCTCTGTTGTAATAATCTAGTTCAAATCCTTGCTGTTTTAAAAACTTTTCATATCCTTGCATAAAGTCAACAACTTCTTGCACTGATTCTAAAATAGTTCCATAAGAAATATAAGAAACAGTAGTTTCATATCTTTTTCTAATTTTTGCACTTATACCACCAGTAATAGGAAGTGTAGGCAACTTAGCAAATTTTGTTGCGTCAAATGTCTCAGAACTCTTGTGAGTTGAAGTTGTTCTATACCAGTTGTTTTGATATTCAACAATTGTACCAATTGTATATTCTTGATCTTCTGTCCATACAACATAATTTGCAGATATGCCGCCGACAGTAATCGATGTATCTGAATTTGTTTCTAATGGTTTGTAGAAAGGAAACGTAGGATTGTCTCCGTCATATCCTTTTAAAATATATGTATTATCTGCTGTTTTTTCAATTATCATACCACTAAACACAAGTGTTTCTAATGGACTTGATGTGTTTAAGAAAATTTGATAATTTTCTTCTGGTACAAAGTTACTACTTTTATTTAGAGGACTTCTTGCGTCTAAAACTAATTTTAGTTTTTCTTTACTTGCAAACCCACCAACTCTAATTGATAATTGATTTTTAAGTCCTTTTAATCTTTGCTGATAATTATTATAATTTGAACTATACTTAGAAGACATGTAACTTGCAATAAAGTTCACAAGTCCGCTTGTAAGTAAAATATCTTCGTTGCCAGTAATACTCGGAAATACTAGATCTTCACAACGTATTGCTTTATTTGTTTCAGTATAAACATATTGATCTGATAAATTCTTTTTAATGCGTGATCTATCAAATGCTAGACCAAAAATTTGTGCAGATTGATTTAGCATCCATGCTTTTAATAATGCAAATGGATATTCTGAACTTCTTCTCCATGCAGTTTCGACAGGTGCTTCGTCACCAAAAACAAAATTGTTACTTGCTGTGTCAAACTTATAGTTTTGTGCAAGTCCTGCTTTATACGGATCGACTAACTTACCGTTACTGTCCACTGGAATAGCATCTAACAATTTTGAGTGCTTGTACATTTTATTTTTTTGTGCAACAACACCGGGTGTTCTTACAATACCTTCGGCCATGTCTGTCCAAAGTAAAATATTATCACTAGTATAAGGAGCAGGTCCGTATTGTTCATCCCACCATGTAGGCTTAATTGTTAATCCTAGCATTTCCCATGGATGTGTGTTAGGACGATCAGTACCATAATATGTTTTATATACACTTCTCCAAAAACCTTTTAATGGTTCATTTTCTGTATTTGACATAAAACTATAGTTGTATGTAAATCCGTCTCTTTCATCATAAAAGTTATTTTCAGTATAAGTTAAGTTTCCTGCATCTTCTAACCAACTTGTAAAATCTCCAAGTACACTATTATCAATTTGTTCTTTAGTAAACTTAGTATCTCTGTCAAATGTAGGAACAAAATTGTTGATATCTAAAACACTAGCATCATATTTTAATTTAATGTTATTGTATACTCTATATTCATACTCTAACAAAAAGTCGTCTCTAAAGTCATTCCATGCTTTTGTTAAACTTCCGTCATGTCCTTGAATAACGCACTGCGGGAAGCCTATAATTACATTTTCATTTGCTACAACCGGATCTACAAAGTCTACATAAAATAAACCGTTTCTTACTTTTTCTATAGTATAATCAATATTACCATATGCTTTAACATCGCCTACTTGTACAATAAGATCAGTTGCTTCAATAATTTTGTTTACATTTTCTAATACAAAACGTGTTTGAGATTTTGTTGTAACAAATGTTTTCACAGCAGGTCTTACTGTATGATCTTTTTGTACTTCAGGATAATACAGAGGAAACAAACCTAGTTTAGTAGGTGTTGGCGGAATATAGCATCCGTTAGTATTTTCAAATTCGTCAACTCTTATAACATCACCTTTTGCAAGTGTTGCTGTTACGTTTACAAAGTTATCGCTTATTGTATAATCTCTGTCTTTAAGTAATTGAACTCCGTTAAGATAGACATATACTGCTTGATTAGATAATTTGTTTATATCAAAATTTGTAAGTCCGATTGCAAAATATGTTTCTTCACTATTATCTATATTATGTGTTGTGCTTGTATTTGCTTTCTTACCTACCATATCTCCATAATAGAAATTTCTATAAGAAACAGTTTCTTTTGAAAATCTTTCAAGCACTGTATCTAGTTGATCTTTTGCAGTTCCTTCTATACCGCTTTCGTTAGCAAGCGCAATTAGTCTACGTTTTGTTTTACCATATTCCGATCTAACAAAATTTATTGCTTTAACAATATTTGCTTCTTTATCAGTAATATGAAATGCTGCTAGGTTAAATGGTCCGCTATGTTGCACAAAACGCTTACCGTAATGTGTAACATTTCCTAAATCTCTAAGATTACTAACTCCTGGATAAATTCCGTCAAAACCTTGTACCTCTTCAACAATAGATTCTACATGGTCATTAACTTCACCTAATGTAAAGTCAACTAAATTATCGTTTAATGGATTCTTTTCTAAGTTTACAGGTATTTCATAATAACCATTTTCATTTTTAGGAGCATTAGAAAAACATCTAAACACAAGTGTTTTACCAACTTCTAAATCTTCTGTAAAAACAACAGTTGCTATGTTGTTAATGTTGTCTATAGTAAATTTAGAATCTAAAACTTTTTTACCATCAACATATGCTTTTACTACTAAATCACTTAATGTACCGCTTTTGGTAAAAACAGTAATTGGAAAATTATTAACTTCATCATCGACTGTAAGTTGTTGTTGTATTACAGCTTGTCTACTTAAAATATTTGTTTTAGTCCAACCGTTCACATATTCAAAAGTATCAATATTTGAAAACTTTTTCAAAAATCCTGTATCAGTTTGTGTTGTAAGTGTTTCACGCAATTCGTTTTGATATCTAACAATTTGATTTTGTATATCAAAAGAAAATACAATGTCTCCAATATTAGCAATATTTCTATACTTTAAAGGAAATCCTAGTTCTGTATCATTAGATCCAGTGCCTACTTTATAACTAAAAATTTTATTACCAATAAAGTCTGAAGCAGGATATGTAATTTGATCGTTTAAGATTATTCCGTCATGATCAAAAACGTCAAAAAGTGGTGCTTGGTTTACGCCTGTTTTTTCTTGTGACTGAATCCACTGAGTGCCATTATACCAAAACATCTTGCCACCTAATGATTCTCCTGATAAAGCAAGAACAGTTTCGTTTTCTAAAGGCATAGTATCAGTTGTTTCTACTAAACTAATTTGTCTGCGGCTGTTATGTGTTATGAAATTTACTTCGTAAATTTTACCATTTACCATACTATCGGGATCTGCTGTAAATAATACACGCATACCGTCAGTAAGATCTACACCATCAACATTGTATCCTAGGCTACCTTCTACATTGCTAAAAACGTCTTTTGTAAAATTATCAACTAAATTAACATTTTTCTTTGCAAATGTACCATGGTTGAATAATTTCATTCCTGCGTTAAATTCAATAATTGGTCTTTTGGCTCTAAAATTTTGATCTAAATTTATTTCAGTATTATTAACCTCATAACTTTTTTCAATTACATCCTTGTGAAACCACCTGTTGTAACGTGACCAGGGGTTTCTGTCATGACTTGATCGATTAACAGTGATATAATCTTTAGTACCTGGAAAACTTGCAGCGTCTTCATAGGGTACTGCATCAAATCCATATTCATCCCATGCAATTTCTACATCACTTGTAAAGATGCTCGGAACTTCTAAATCATTTTCAGAAATTAATTTTATACTTGTTCCAACACCTTCAATATAATAAAAACCTTCACTATATTCTGAAGGTGTAACAGTACCTTGGAAGTAAACTTTCATACCGTTTGAAAGGTTTACGCCTGTGCCTGTTTTGTATGTTTTTTTACCGATAACATTTTCAGCAAGGTCAATTTCTGTGTTTTCTTCTATAGCAAAGCTTAGAATAATACCGCTTGTATTAATATCAGTTTGACTTAGATAGTAAAGACTGTCCGGTACATCATCTGGTATAGTCCATTTTATAACACCTTGCTCAATGTAATCGTCTTCTGTTAAAACTAATCTACCTTCTTCGTCATAAACATATTTTAACATATCTTTATCATAAATTTCACTGCTTATCTCTTGCTCTATGCTAAAGCCTAGATCTGTATCAATAAAATCTCTTGTTATTCCAATAGTGAATGGATGTCCCGGTGTGTTGACTTCAAACACATAAGTTTGTCCTTTGAACAATCTTAGTGTTGGATTTCTTGTTGTTCCTCTTGAACTAAACAGGAATGCAGTATTGTCATCGTCTACAACTGTAGACACAACAATAGTGCTTTCTATTTCTTTTTGCTCGCCAAATACAGGAATAGGTAAAGGTCCTAACGGTAGCCAATAGTATTCACGGAAATTGGCAAACTTATCCCAATCAATATGTGGATTCCAAGAATACATTTCCTGCGAATTTAAACTATTATGATTTTCTGTAGGTCCTTTAAAGTTTTTTATTTGACCGATAAAATCAGGATAGTTTTTATAGAACAAAACATTATCTAATTGGTCTTTGTAAACAATACTGGGCTCAAATTGATAATTTTCTCTATCAGCAGTTACATCTGGAAGATAAACATCGCTTACTTGATTTACTTTAGAATTACGTCTACCTGCAAATGCATTGATTTTTTCTACAGCACCTGGATTGATCATTTGCTGTATAGTACTAGATAGTAATTTTTTGTTTACATCTGTTCTAAAATATTTTGGCAGAAAATCAATTGCTTTTGGATTTTCGTTATTATCGGTAGGCAAACCACTTTCGTTTTGTTCTTTATCGTATGCCATTAATAGCCTCCGGTATTATCTGTAGAACCAATTATAAAATTATCTGTTGTAGTTTCTTCTGCACTTTGTATTCCGCTTCCTACAAATTCGCTTCGAGTTACTACTGTACCAGACGCTTTAAGTCTTTCTGAAGTTAATGCATCTATTATTTCAATATCAGAAACAGTTGCACTACTAATTAATATTTCATCTGAATCACATTTGATTTCTTGTAAACTTCCATATGAACTACTTGTAAGTCTTGGAACAATTACAATACTGTTTACATCGGGTGCTAATTGCTTCATAACATATGCACTCAATTCACTCCAATAAAATGTTTCGCCAAAGTCCCAGTTATCTAAAGCAAAAAATTCATTAATTGCTTGAACAATACGAACTTTCAATTCATTATCATTTATGACACGTTCTTTAGATTTTACAACTTTAATTGCTGCTTGCAAATCTACATCTGCTTTATCTCCGAATAGTACTTTGTACTTTACAGGATGATAAATTATTTCATCACTTATAGATTTTACTTTTTCAATTTCACCGCCATAATACCTTGCCATTTGATCACTGCTTAATGGTAAAGGTTTTGTTGTAATAATATTTCTTAAGTATTGTCTAAATGCTGTATCGTATGCTCTTGTCATTAGATAAACATCAATTACATTTGTGCTGCTAGGATCAATTCTACTATTTTCATCACTTGCATGTACATATCTAAAACTTATACTATCACGACCTATAAATGCTTTATAATTATAAGAAGGTGATAATGTTCTATTAACTGAATCTAAAATATAAAATTCGTCTGTTGAACTTACATAATACTTAGGATTATTAGGTGTTAGCAAATTGATATCTGTGCTAAAACCTACAACATTTAAATTCTCGCTTTCTGCTGAAACGTAATTGTACACAGTTGTATTGTTTTGCTGTCTAGATTTTAAGAAAATATAATTTGTAGGATCTACAATTTCTGTAAACAACTCTGGATTATCAATTACTCCATCGTCGTCGCTATCAAAAAATGCAACTTCTACTCTAGTACTATCTATATAACCATCTTGGTCTCTATAAACACTTGAAATTTCCCAATCATAATCTAATGTGTATGATTCTGTTCCTGTGCTAGAATTAACATCATTATTAATGTTTAGCACCGAAACTCTATCTCTAATAATTTTACCTGATTTGCTGTCAAATATTTTTTTGTTATTATCAAAATAGAATCTTAATTCTGTATCACTTTCAAATATGTAACGTAAAGTTCTATAAGTTACAGTATATGTTTCACCATCAGTTTCAAATAAGAACAACCAACTGCTGTCAATACGTGAATTACTTACATCGCCTGCCTGTCCTAAACTAAAATTACCTGTAATATTTAGGTTGTCTTGAGTAATAACTTTCCAAGATCTAGATTCTCTATCGTAACGCAAACCAAAAGTGTTGTACGAGAAAATTTGGTCTACCATTTGACCTTGAACATCTACAATCAATTGTGTGCTAAGTTTTGGAATTGCACTATCTAAAACAGCACCGTCAGGTATGACATCGTTAAAAATAACACCCCCTAAACCTGTAGTTTCATCTACAGTGTTTCCACCATTAGTAACACTTACACATTTTGTCCAAATATAAGATGTTGCATATCTGTGTGTTGCATCGCCTAGCATAAGTTTATTATCGTCATTAGTCATGAAATGATAGCCTGCTGGTGCAGTAAATTTAACCATTGCACCAGGTTCAATAAACCGCAATGGACCTTCAGTAAACGATCCTACTGTATATCTAATGAAGTTACTATCTTGAAACATACCTGTAGTTCTGTTTGTATCTATTGTTTCTTCGTTCCATGTTAAATTTAATTCTGTGTAATTTTGTCTATTGTAGTTTTCTAAATAAAAGTTTCTAACATTTTTACTTTGCAACAATGGAGTAATTTTGTTAAAAATTGTTTGTAAAATATCTGATCTTGTTGTAAAATCAAAACTTGTAACTTCGTCAACATACTCTTTATACAAAATACCATCAGTAGCAAAAAGATTAGTGCTACTGTATTTTCCTGTAGCATCTAAAATATCATAATTTCTACTAATACCACTTGCGATTCTGTTTAGAGATTTTACCTTAATAATATCTTGGCTGACGCCTAGTGGACCAACATTGTAATCTTCACCTGTTACCATTCTATTTTGAGTATAGTAAGTAGAAGATGCATTATTCTTAATACTTTCGGTACTTTCACTACTTGCACTGTTAGAAATTGTTTCTTGTAGTGATAGTGTTAGGACGAGTGTTTCTGTTCTACCTCTAGAACTAATGTAAGGAATAGTTACTTGTACATCTTTAATATTATTAGGTAAAATTACAACGTCTGAGTTTTTACTTGTCCTATAATACGTTCTAAATGTTCCTGTAGGTAAATTACCAAAAACACCATCACTAAAAATTAAACTAATTCTATCATCTGCTCTAGTTAAAACACTAAAAACATTTTTTATATTTTTTGCAATACTATTGTAAACAATATTGTTACCTTCAACAGCATCAATTTTTGTCCATTCTGTAGTTTCTCTTGAAGAACTGTCTAAGCCAAAAAGCCAAACATCTGTATTGTTAATGTTTGTTGTATCAATATCAATTTTTTGGTTAGGCACAGGAAAATCTACGCTAAAATCGCCTCTTTGTAATCTACCCTGTTTAAAGTGCATAAAGAAACCTGTGCTAGATGCACCAGGTCCCCTACCGTTGTCTCTGTAAATGTAACTTAGTGGATCTGCAGGTTTAGGTGTTGCTTCTTTTAATTCGCCATTGTCAATTATTGTGCTTACAACTTCAAAGTCTAAACTTTCGCCATTTACGTCACGGTTGAAAGCATAAATCGGAATACCGCCATTGTTAGTTTCAAATGTATACTGCTCTGTTGGAATACCGTCAATAACTTGATTGTTTACAGGACGTCCGAATTGGTTAGACACATTGTTTGCTGCATTTAGAATTTTAACAAAATGTTCAAACCAATCATTATTAACATTATCATTCCATAAAATACTTCTACCTGAAAGACTATTTCCATTACTGTCAATTACATTTTCAGATGTTTGAACTGCTGTAATTTTAAGAAAGCCGTTTGCTGCTTGGTTACGTGTTACATTATAACTTAATAGTCTTGCTAAACGTAGAACACTTTCTCTACGTTCTGCAAGTTCTAAATAGTTTTCTCTTGCATTTAAATCTGTTCTGTATGAAAGGTTTTGCCCAAGAAACGCAATCATATCAATTATTGCAAGATATTCTGAACTTTCAATATAATCATTAAAATCTTCTGGATAATTTTTACGTAGATAACTTATCATTGTTCTACGTAGTGTATCAAAGTCATATGACTTAAATTCTGCGTTATTAAAACTCTGATAGATTTTTGTCCAATCCTCAGCAAGCAATAATCTATTTTGTCTATCTATAGAAGACATGGGCACTTCCTTAACATTAATTTATAATATTTATCTAGGATTATAATACACGTACTTTAAAAGATTTCGTTATTTAGGTCAAATTCGTATTGTAAAACTTCGGATATATTGTACTCTAAAAATAGTAAAGTTAACTGTATTTGTATGCCTGATTCAAAGGAATCTACTTGTACATCTGTTAATGTAACTCTAGGATCTGCATTTGCGATATCAGTTACATTTGCAATAATTGCTTGCTCTACATCTGGTGTAAACGGCTCGTATAAAAGATCCCATACAATTGTACCAAAATTAGGATTTTCTAATTTTTCACCTACTCTAATGTGAAAATGATTTAAAATATCTCTTTTTATTAGTTCAATATCTGTATACTTGAAATTTTTTGTATTAGGATCTGTAGTGCTTACTCCTCTATAAGATTTACTTCTTACAGGATTAGACACTTGATAAGATTTTTGTCTTACCTTTAAATTTTTATACAGATTTTTTTCTAGTGTACTCATAGTAATATTTAGTTCCTAACTATTTGTCTAACCGCAAGACGTCTAAAATCTTCGTCAGATCTTGCTCCGTATTTGTCATACATTTCAAGAGCCCAATCTAATCCTATTGTAGGACCATCATAACTAGAAGGTGTTTCTCCTTGCCAAGGAAAAATTTTTTCTAATCTGTACGCTAAATCTAATTCAAATTTTACACGGTTAAAATCGTCTAGCAGTGCTTGAGAAATAAGTTTTTGTACTTCTTCAGGAGTAGAATTTAACATTAATCCATTACGTATAAACTCTCTTCCATTTACCCGAGTATCAACTCTAGAATCCCAGTCTTCGACTTGTTCAGCAAATGCTGCTTCTGCTTGTCTTGCAATCTGTGCAGCATAAAATTGTAAAGGTCCAATTATATTATCATATTGCTGTTTTTCTAAATCGGTCAATCCTAAAGGATAACCGTCATCTGCTATATCAGTGCTCATATCAATTTTATCAATAAGTCTGTTGATTTCTCTACTAGACATAGGATAAGTTGTTAAAACATTATCAATTGAACTCATATCACACTCCCTTGTGTTATTCCACCAGTGTCAACTGCCGTATCACCTGTAGGATATGCAATATCATATTCGGAAGGTATATCCCAATTCCTACGAATATCAGTGAGATATAAATCTGCGCTAGGATTGTTAATCCAGTAGTTAGAAACTTTATAATTGTCTCCTTGGTTGCCGCCTGCAAGTTGTATTTTAAAACTACCCGGTTCTACAGCCCAAACAAATCCCACATGACCTCCTCTACGTGTTCTAGATTTTAAAACAGCAATATCGTATTTTCTAATCTTAGACAAATCTCTCCAATCAATTGCTCGACCGTACCGCTTATATTCTTGACTTCCCATAGTGTTAAAACTTTCTAAACCTGCGGTTGCTAATACATGACTTACAAATGCTGCACACCATGCATAATCAATTGCACCTGAATCTCTTGTATATCCTGATCTGCCAGCAGTAACGTAACATGCATAGATATTAGGATTTGGCGGAGATCCTTTTTCAGTCCAGTCTAATCTTCTAAAAGCAACAAGTGTATTTGCAAGCGCACCGTATGGAGTATCTGCTGGAGGAATATTGGTAATTTGTTCTACTCCACCTCTGTTAGGATTATTATAACTGAAAAAATGAGGACTGCCACCTGTTCCACCTTGTCCGCCATCTACTCCTGTAACAGGATCTCCATCTCGTAAATCGCCGATTGTTCCTGGTGGCCATTGTAATGCTTGTGTACCTTGACTATCTTGTTGTGCTATTTGATCAGTTGGAGACTGTCTCGGAGGCACAACTGCATTTGCTGGTATTATAACTTGACACATTTTTTATGCACTCCATGTTGTTTCATTTGAAATTGTTGACCTTCCTAAATTATAATAAGCTTGCACTGTAGTTCCATATGCATCAGGATTTACTGAATTACCGTTTCGCCAATCTCTTACATCTCCTGGACCTTTAAGATGTGCTGCCATTAGCAATCCTGAAATAACACTTACACTATCACCTTCTCTCAAAGCGCCAATTCTGCGTAGTGTATTTAAATTTTGTGTAGTGTATCTAATTATTGTTGCTTCTTGAACGTCTGGACTGCCTAGCCAATCTTGTAAACTTGAAATGCCATCTCTTCCTGTCCAGAATGAAGAATCACGCATAACAGTACAGTTTCTCAATCTTCTTGCAAATGTTCCCGATCTAATATATCCCATGTCTTCAAGTGCAGCGTGTCCAAATTGGTATTTTCCTGCAAAACATATACTGTTTACAACGTCATATGAATTTCCACTTTCTCTTTGACCTAGCGCATTAAGATAAGTGAGTGTTTCTTGTTCTGTAAATCCAGGAATGCGTCCTGGTGCAGCAGTTAAAGGTTCTGATGGTGTTCCGCCTTGTGCTCTAGGTACATTAGCATTTGGATCTGTGTATGCGCCAGGAGGTCCTGCAAAATCTTGTTGTGGACGCTGCTGACTTTGTGTTCTGCCAACCGATGGCTGATTTTGTGGAGGCAAATAAGTATCAGGCACAGCATCAACAAATGTATCGATTTGCTGTTGACCTGCTCTTGTTTTTTCTGGAGTATATTCCGTTGGATTTAGATTTTCGTGCTGATACCAAGGTTCGTGCATTGGTTGTCTTGCAGCTTGTTTTGCTCTTGCAGGACTTTCAGGCAGCGCAGGATCAGGTACTGAAGGAAGTGTTGCTGCTTGAGCATCGCTTGCGACACTTGCTGGACTTCCTGCTGTGTTAAGATGTATGTTAGATCCTGTTGCTTGTATGTTTGCACCATCTGCTTTCAAACTCATTATACTTTTTGAATATAATTTCATTGCCGCTTCTGTGCTTTTTATTTCTACAGTATTTTCAGCAGTAATTTTTGCACTTAATTTAGCAAGCATATTAATACCCGCTTCGTCACTTTGCATAAAAATAGTTCCTAATGCTTTTGTATGAAAATCTCCATCAGTTGCAATTTTAACGTACTGACATCCTTCAATTGCAACTTCGCCACCCGCTGATCCAATATTGACTGTAGATTCTGCTAAAAAGTCCGCTGTGTTTTGAGAAATAAAACTTACATTGTCAGGAGCATATCCTGCTAAAAACGTGCCAGCAGATAAACTAATTCCTTTTTCAGCATTTGCTGCAATTTTTGCACCACTTGTTAGTCCTACTTGATCACCTGCATCTATTCTTAATTCTTTACCTACTATGATATTCATATCTTCATAGGCAGTTAAATTAATGTCTCTATCAGCAACAAAATTTAAATCATTTTCAGAGTGTATACTTACACTATCATGAGAATAAATGTCAATTTTTCCATTTGCTGTAAGTTCAATCCACGCGGTGCCTCCTGCGTTTCCTATGTAAATTAAATCTTCACTGTTATGCAGAAGAATTTGATGTCCAGTGCGAGTGCGGATTCTAAAAAGTTCATTTGCAGGTATTTCATAATCACCGCCAGTTTCGTTCTGTTCTAAAGGCACATATTCAGATGGAGTTTCACGTGCAGGACCTCTGCGTAGTAATTTTTCATCACCGTCGTCCATAACAATACTATGGCCGCCAATTCTACTAGAGAACATGGATGCTGTTGCACCTGCAACACCTTTATCTACTCTAGGAGCACCAGGACCTTTATAAAGCGGACCCGGTGTATTCATACCATACACATTACTAGGTGCTTCACGTCTTGCACCACTTGTTGTTAGTCCTCTTGTGTCATCATCTAATAAACCTGCTTTAAACAATTGATCTGTTATCCTATCATTTGGAGGTTTAGGATAGTATGTTGGCTGTTTTTGCCCTTGTGGATCTACTCTATTTTTATTGTACTCTCCCACTGGTAATTTTTTACCAAGTAATGTAGTAGGAGTCATTGTAGGATCTGTAACAGCAGTTGCAGTATTACCTGCAGGCACAGTAAAATTCATATATTCATCTGGCACACATGCAAACCAAAAACAATAATCATGTCTGCCTTCTACAAATGTTACAAGAACACGTGATCCAGGATCTGGCGGTACTGCCCAAAATCCATAACTTTGTTGTGTATGAGTATAATCGTTTGGTCCTGTTGCGCCTGTAAGTGGTGTGGTACCAAAAAACGGACTTGCATAAAATGCATCAACAATTTGTCCAGGATCAGAATCGTCGTCAGCACTAGATCTTGTCTTAATAAGTTGCACTCTAAGAGCGCCCATAAATCTTTGATCTAAATGACTTACAACTTTAGCAAGATATGTACCAGGAGTATTTGGTTGCGCTGCGTCTCTACTAGTTCTACCAAGTTCTGTTCTTATAGGTTTAGGTGCTATCATTATGTGAAAAATCCTCTTGTCATTTTTCTTGCAACATTAAACACTTCAGGTGCTGCATTTTTTCCTGCTGTTACAATGTCATTGAGCACAGGTGCAACACGTTTTGCTGCATCATCTAATGCTCCTCCTATTGCTGTTTCTATTGCTCCGTCTAATGCTTCCATTTTTGCCCTAAAAATTTCTTGAGCAACTTCTGATGGATCCACTGCTCCTCTTTCTAATACTCGCTGTCGAAGTTGATTTAATGCATCAGCTCCAACTTCGTTCGGTAATTGGAAGTTTCCTAAGTCGCTGACATTTCCTCCTAGAACGTTTATTGCTGGTGCAAGTGCATTTGTTGTAACGTCTCTAAAAAAGCCAACAAAGTCGCCATACTCTCCCATTGTTCTTTGGAACAAATTATCTATACTTGCAGATACAACTTTTTGTATATCTATTCTTTCTAATCCTGTAACTTTTAAATATTCTTGTGGTAGTCTTTCAAGTATTTTATTAAAATCATCTACTACATTTATAATAGATTGATTAATCAATTGTGTGGCTAAATCTTCAGAAAGATTTTTATCAAACAAACTTGCAATAGAGTTAAGTGTTTGTTCGTCTTGTCCTGGACGTCTAACTAATTCTAGTGTTTGTGTAAATCTACCTTTTGAAAAACTATTTCTAACAGTAACAATATTATATAAACCTGTAAACTGTTGTAAAGAGTCTATTACCATTTGCCCTTGTCTATAGTCAAACCCAGTTCTAAAATACACAAGGATATCTACTTGTTCATACATAAAAGGTGCTTGTATATTTCCAGCAACATATGATCTTGATTGATCAGCAGGTAATCTAAAATTACTTGCATCAGATTCTGCCATATAGTAAGGATCTCCCCAAATTGTTAGTTCTAATGACACGTTTTCTGTATCACTATTAAGAATTAAATTATTGAAAAGTTCTGCTATTCTACGAGTATTGGTGCTTATCCTTGCACCGCCTGAATTTGACATATCTAATGTATATGGATACACTACATTTCTAATTCCAGCATTTACATTAGGAGTAATAAATGTACCGGCTTTTGAAGTTACTCTATTATTTGTAACATTTGGTACATCACTATCTTCTCCGGATTGTATATTTGTCCATGGCTTATGAAAACTATTGTCAATTGTAAAATTAAAATCAATAATATCAGTATTTCTTCCAGTATAAGAATAAAAATATCCCTTGTCTAAATTTAACGCTCTTTGTGAATAATTAGTTTGAATTGTAGGCGCACCAAAAACACTAGAATGTACTTTATACGGAATAACAATATATTGAAACTCCATAGCAGATCTGCCACTTTTTGTCATTTCAATTGTATCGAGTATTCTATTTTTTACATCAATTTTAAACCATGTCATCATACCATCAGAATCAGGATATTGTTCGATTAAACTTCTTCCCCATTCACTTGTTAAAATAACATCTTCAATTATTATTGGTATACTTGTGTTTTGAGGAAATACAAAATTTCTTGTCAACGGGTCAATTGTAAATTGTGCATCCCTAATTGTTCTTGTAGTTTCATCCCAACTAGAGTTTTCAAATGCAAAACGTATGTTGCCAGGATCTTCAAATGTTCTTACAATAGGACTGTTTCCAATATAATTAGAATTTGCATCTTGGAACAGTGTAACATCTGCTGCTGAAAAATCTCCATATTGAACATTACCAGATTGTTCTGCTGCTCTAAAAGATTCTACCCTACCTGGTATTCCTAATCCTGTATCAGTTACAGTAGGTGCAGCAGGACCATTAAGTCGAGATTGTAATTCTTGTCGTTGTCTTTCTAAATTTGTTCGTGCTGCTTCTGCAATAGCCTGATCTCCTGATCCTGATAAGATATCTAAAGCATCTAGATTAGCAATCACAGTACCTAATTGGTTACGTAAAGAATCTCTTTGTGCTCTTGCAAGAGCAGGATCAACTGCTCCTTGAAAATAACCTATAGGCGCATTTAAAACAGGATCAATTTCAGGAATAAAAATATCATCTACTTCGATTAAGCCGCCTTCAGGATTTTTTGGAAAAACAATTGTATATCTATCGCCTACAAGTTTCTTACCTTCTTTAACTGCTTTTTCTTCTATTCTATTTAGACTAGCAGTTAAACTATTATCGCCCTTTTGTAGAACCTCAACAACACTTGTACCTGAAATACTTGTTGTAGTTTGCATATTAGAAATTTGATCTAGCAAATTTAAATGGTTAAAAGGTGTAGCGGTGCAACTGTAATTTGCTCCTCCTGCCGTTACACTGAATTGTATATCAACCCATTTAATTGCATAACCTCTACTACCTACTGTTTTACCATGCTCTCCTTGATCAGTATGTCCTATCCAATCTACAGAAATATAAAATGGTGCTTCAATATAATTTGCATAACCTGCTTGCAACGCACCAATGGCTAATGCTTGTAAAAACAAACCAACACTATATGGTTCATAAACATTAAATTGAAATGTTACATTATTTGTTGTACCTGTTGCAGGGTTAGGATTATACAACCCTTCTATTTCAACATCATCCATGAAAAATTCAACTTGTCCGTATTGTTTTTCTAGTTCTGTTAAAACAGTTTTTTGACCAATGCCGCCGTCTCTAATAATAAGATTTGGTTTATAATTTAAAAAACCACTTTCGTTGTAATCTTGAGGTTCTAGAACTCCAAGAGACCATCTATAGTTACAACTCCTAAATTGGTTTAATATATTTGGCTGCATTGCCATACTAAACTCCTAATACTGATAACAATGTAGATTTTTTTGGCAAATATATTTGTGTTCCTGTTTTAAAATCAAATACAGGATCTTTTAAAATATCCATATTACGTTGTGCAAATACCCACCATAGTTTGGGTGTTTCATACACATCAAAAGCAAGCAAGTCTGGTCTATAATTGTAAACAGGTTCTATTGTATATAAAATGTCGTCTTCTGTTTCGGGTATAAATCTAGGTGAAAATATACCTAATGCTCCGTTTCTAGTATATTTTGTTTGTGAATATGGACTAGTATTAGCATATGGCATTAGATAAATCTCCCATTACCTTGAATATAATCGCCTTGCACATAACTGTCTAAATTAAACTGACTTACTTCGTTTCTGCTTAGTGCAACACCTGCAACAATTGACAATCTGCTTAGTGCTGGAACGTAACTATAATCATATCCTTGACTTGCGCCGTAAGTTTCTGCTGTTCCGTCAAATTGAGATCTATTATACAATGGTACCTTAATATAATCAACACCATCATTTAAATCTAAAGAGAACATTTTAATTACAATAGGAACATTTGGAAAAACAAAGTCTCCATAGCCTGACAATTCAACAACAGGAGGCGGAGCACCTAAATTACTTTGTGCATCACTACCGTAAAACATTTTAGAAACACTTCTTAAGAAGTGTGTTGCTGCTATCCAATACAACCCGTCTTGTTCGTTTTCTACTGGCCATTCGCAAGCAATTGTTAAATCTTCAACTTGACTGTTTTGATAGATTTGGTAGGGATAGTTTGTATGAGTTGGACTCATTACATCATAGTTTGCACCATGTGTTAAAAGAAGTTGTGGTAATGTTGGAAATACCATATATCCGTCTGTTTTAACAACTAAAGGATTTAGTTGTGGACTAGTTTGAAAACTTGAAATATTAGGTAATTTAATTTTAACACGCCAATCATCTGTACGAGATCTACCGTTGCCTGCATAAGTTGATTTTGCTACATTAGTTGATAAGCCATATGAGTTTTGTCTTTGTGTGCTGATTTGATTTTGTCTATTAGTAAGAGTGTTAAGAGATGTGCTTTTACGCATTTCACTTTTCATTGCAGCAGCACCTAAATTAAACAATGATTTTAAAAAAGGATTTTTAATTCTGCCTGATGCTGTTTGAAGAAATTGATTTGCACCTGCGTTTACAATACTAGAAACTCTTGAATCAAGAGGTTGTGCATTGTTTCTTTGTGCAGGTGAATTTCCTCTAGTAGTGCCTGTTCTAACTGCATTACCGTTACTGTCTCTAACAGGATTTCCTCTGCTATCTCTTACTATTCCCATAATCGAATCTCCTACATATATTTAGTTGACAAAATTAAATACATATATTATATTATGTGTATCAACTTGGAGAAAAAATGAAAAAAGTCAACTATTTAAACAACAAGGACATTCTAGCCGAGATACACAAATCAAAAAATACTTTTTGCAGTTATACTGACAGTAATTATGCTGATTATGATATCATCTTACCTAGTATTGAAAAGGTAAATGTTAGAACAATTGCCGAAGCAAAAAAGAATAAAGCAAAAAAACAAACACAGAAAATTTATGAAGCAGAAAAAGCTGCTGGGCGTAAGAAAAAACTCTCAGAATGTGAAGTTGATTACCGTAAAATTAGCAAGTACGAATTAATTTTTCGTATTATGACTTTTGATCATGTTCCTGAAGAACCAGGACGTAAGAAAAATCCCAAATCTGTTGCAGATACTAAAACAAAATTAAATTTTCCCCCATTTCAGCACTACAAATTTAACGAGAACGACGAACTTGTTTGTGTAGGTAAAAGTCATTGGGAAGGTGGCATGGAAAATGGACATTTTTCAAAAGATCACGGAATGGCTACAAACAAATTAGCAATGATGTGGATAAAACTGTGTGAGAGATATGCAACTAGAGGAAATGTTCGTGGTTATACATATAACGACGAAATGAAAGGCCAGGCAATTTTACAGTTATCACAAATTGGTTTGCAGTTTGATGAATCAAAATCACAAAACCCATTTGCTTATTATACAGCCGCAGTTACAAATTCATTTGTAAGAGTAATTAATTTAGAAAAACGAAACCAAAATATTAGAGATGATATCTTAGAAATGAACAATCTTAATCCAAGTTACACAAGACAGAGCCAAGGCGAACACGAACGTTCTAAAGCACGTTGGGAAGAAGACACAAAAAATAATAGTTGACTTTGTATTACTTCGATCTTATACTAAAATTCAACACGGAGTATAAATTTGTTTAAAAAAGCAGCAGTGTTTACTGACATACACTTTGGTATGAAGGGTAATTCGCGAATACATAACCAAGATTGTGAAAACTTTATAGACTGGTACATCGAAACAGCAAAAGAAAGCGGTTGCGAGACTGGTATTTTTTGTGGTGACTGGAATCATAACAGAAACAGCCTTAATTTAACCACTATGGATGCAGGTATTCGCAGTTTAGAAAAACTAGGTGCAGCATTTGAAAACTTTTATATGTTTGCAGGCAATCACGATTTGTACTACAAAGATAAACGTGATGTTAAAAGCACCGAATGGGCAAAACACATTCCAGGTATAACAGTTGTTAACGAAATACAAGTTGTAGAAGATGTAGCACTTGTTCCTTGGTTAGTAGGCGATGAATGGCGCCGTATAGAGAAGATACAAGCCAAATATTTGTTTGGGCATTTTGAATTACCTAGTTTCTACATGAATGCCATGGTGCAGATGCCAGATCACGGTGAACTAAAGTCGGAACACTTCAAGAATCAAGAGTATGTGTTCAGTGGACACTTCCACAAGCGGCAGAAGCAGGGTAAGATCCACTATATTGGTAATGCTTTCCCACACAACTATGCAGATGCTTGGGACGATGACCGTGGTATGATGATATTGGACCGTGAGAACAATGCAGAACCAAAGTATATCAACTGGCTAGACTGTCCAAAGTTTCGTACAGTTAAGTTATCTCAACTAATTGACGAAAAAGACACACTGATCAAACCTAATATGTACTTGAGGGTGACACTTGACCTTCCTATTTCATACGAGGAAGCAAGTTTTATTAAAGAAACATTTATAGATCAGTACAAATGTAGAGAAATTACACTAATACCACAAAAACAAATTGAAGAAATTACAACAGAACTTGATATTGCACAGTTTGAGAGTGTAGATCAGATTGTTAGCAACGAAATTCTAGCAATTGACTCTGAATCTTTCAATAAAAAGATGCTGTTGGACATTTACAAAGAGTTATAATGATAAAATTTAAAGATTTAACCGTAAAAAACTTTATGAGTGTGGGTAATGTTACCCAAGCTGTTGACTTTGACCGTGAACAGTTAACTCTAGTGCTTGGTGAAAACTTAGACCAAGGAGGTGATGATTTAGGATCACGAAACGGTACAGGTAAAACTACGATAATCAATGCATTGTCCTACGCCTTGTACGGCCAAGCACTAACAAATATCAAGCGTAACAACTTGATAAACAAAACCAACAGCAAGGGCATGTTGGTTACACTTAATTTCGAAAAAGGCGGAAACAGTTATCGTATTGAACGTGGTAGATCACCTAATATACTAAAATTTTATGTAAACGATCACGAACAACAAGATTTAACTGACGAATCGCAAGGCGATAGCCGTAAAACACAAGACTCTATCAATGGTTTACTTGAAATGAGTCACAATATGTTCAAACACGTAGTTGCATTGAACACATATACCGAGCCTTTCCTAAGTATGCGACAAAATGATCAACGAGAAATCATTGAGCAACTGCTAGGTATTACTATTTTATCAGAAAAGGCAGATAATCTTAAAGAACAAATCAAATATACCAAAGATAGTATTACAGAAGAACAATTAAAGATTAATGCAATACAATCTTCTAATGAAAAAATCTCTCAAAGTATTAATACACTAAAAACTAGACAGTCTGCGTGGAAAACAAAGCAAAAAACAGACATTGAAAAGTTAAAAAGCGGTATTAAAGAACTAGAACAAGTAGATATTGAAAAAGAACTTGAAAATCACGAACAATTACAGAACTGGCAAGAACTAAACAACAAAATAACGGCTCTTAGAAAAGAATTAAGCACGTTAGAGCCTGCACTACAACGTGCAGACAAGTCTGTAAAAAAGGTTACTAAAGACATCACAGAATTAGACGATGCTATTTGTTATACATGTGGTCAAGAGTTACATGAAACTAAAAAAGCAGAGATTCTTGCAACTAAAACTAAAGATCTAGCAGATGCTAAAGCATATTTCATTGAAATAAAGAATAAATTTGATGATACTACTGTTGAATTAGGTATAATTGGTGATATTAACGGTCGTCCTACTACTTTTTATGATACAATGCGTGAAGCATACGAACATAGAAACAACGTAGATAACTTGAAGAATACACTGCTAAGTAAAGAGCAAGAAGAAGACCCTTATCAGGCACAAATTGACGATTTAACTAACACAGCATTACAAGATATTGATTGGTCAGTTGTAAATCAACTGAACACTTTCAAAGAACACCAAGAGTTTTTGTTAAAACTACTAACAAATAAAGATTCTTTCATAAGAAAGAAGATTATTGATCAAAATCTTGCATATTTGAACAACAGGCTTACGAATTATCTCGACAAGTTAGGCTTACCTCATCAAGTTACATTCCAAAACGACTTATCTGTTGAAATAACACAACTTGGTCAGGACTTGGACTTTGATAACCTATCTAGAGGTGAGCGCAACAGGCTAATACTAGGCATGAGTTTTGCATTCCGTGATGTTTGGGAGTCATTGTATCAAGGATTGAACCTATTATTCATCGACGAACTTATCGATAGCGGTATGGATAGTCAAGGTGTTGAGAATTCTTTGAGTGTATTAAAGAAAATGGGTAGAGAAAGACAGAAAAATATCTATTTGATTAGTCATAAGGACGAATTAGTAGGCAGAGTAAACAATATTCTAAAGGTTGTAAAGGAAAATGGCTTTACTTCATACGAAAACGATATTGAAGTAATAGAATGATCGAAGACGATGTACATGATCAGTTAGTAAAAGAGTATTTGGCTTACTTCAAAGCCAATGAAATCTTTTTACAAAGGCCATCAGAGGCAAAAAGGCGAGTAGTTCGAAAACATTTAAGTCAAATTATGAAACTAGCAAAGGTAAGACGTTTAGAAATACAAGAAATACACCAACAGGCACTAAAAAAACATCCACTATCCAAAACAAGAGAAGAAAACACATAGGCTCATATAAATTACTGTATGAATTGGACATATCAAGGTAAAGAAGTAACTGAAATACCAGACGAGTACGAAGGATTTGTTTACCTTATTACTAATTTAACGGACAATCGCAAATACGTAGGCAAAAAACTAGCAAAGTTTAAAACAACCAAGCCACCATTAAAAGGCAAAAAGAATAAAAGACGCGGATACAAAGAATCAGATTGGCGAGACTATTGGGGATCGTCAGATAAACTAATAGCAGACGTAGAAAAACTAGGCGAAAACAATTTTACAAGAGAAATACTTTATTTTTGTAAATCTAGAGGCGAAATGTCATACTTAGAGGCACGAGAACAATTTGAACGTAGAGTTTTAGAAACAGATGAATACTACAACGGTATTATTAATGTTAGAGTTGGCGGATCAGACAAACTAAGACAAGCATTATTGGAACACCATGTCAAGCAAAAAAAAGTATCAGGAAAGACTTGAACAACTTGAACGCAGTAGACAAGCACAGCGTGAGCAGTGGAAAGCTACTGGCGATGCTCTTAGAGAAAAAACTAAAAACTACAAAGGCAAAGATACAAATCTAAACCTTACTGAAAAACAAATTGATTCCTGGGCAACTAAAAAAACTGGTATAACTCCTACACAAGGCAGCAACGCAGATAAAAAAGCAGGCAGAACTAAAGGAAGATTCCTTAAAGGCAAACTGTAAGGCAAAGCAATCCAACACATAAGGTTGGCGGGCCAGTTTGAAAATACCGCTGTGGAAAAAGCATCCGTATAGGAGCACACGTAACATGCTGAGCGGCATCCGGTAGTAGGGTGTTTGATTGGCATAGACTGATTGTTGGCTGTCGAAAAACTGCACATTACACATAAAAACTCTTTAGCAATAGGAACGAAGCGGGAGGTAGTATACGGTGTAGCGTATATTTTTAGAATATACGGTATAGCGTATATGATGTCGACGTAGGTTGGGAAAGGTCAGAGCCCATTGTGTAGCAGTATAACAAACACCTACTTCCAAGTCTCGGCTATGCTACTCACATGAAGCACGAGAAGGATGGAACCGCTGCAAGGTTCCGTCTGACTAATTAATCTACATGAAACTAAGTGCTTCGCACTACTTAAAAAAACAAATATAGTTTGAGCGATAGCGAAAACTTATTGCTACGAAGTAGCAATACTAAATAATCTTATAAATAATAATACAACATCTAAGAGGATTGTCTAATGAAAGTATTTGAAATTATCAGTGAAAATAATGTAAATGAAAAACCAATGGGAATGTTAAAAAGAGCAGGACTTGGTGTTATGAGTAACTTGGGCAGTCAAACTGCAAAAGCAAAACTTGATGTTGGTAAAGATGCAAATCAAACCAAAAAAGATCTAAGTGTATGGATGGCAGGTAGTGGCATTAAAAAAGGAAAACTACAACCTGACCAACTCAAAGGCTTTCTAAGACAAAAAGGTTTACCTACTGCTGATGTTGATATGATTTTAGGTAAGTCGAGAGAAGCAGGTGGTAGAGATGAAAATGAACCACTAAGCAATCCTGAAGTAGATGAGATTTTAAAGAAAGTAACACAGCAAGGCTTTCAGAGATCTGGTGCAGGTGCTCCTAAACAGCGTAGTAAGTTTGCATCACCAGATGCTACTCCGCAATGGGCAACATCAAGAATTTCACCTGAAGACAAAGCAGCAATTGCAATGCTTAAGAAAAAAGGCTACAAAATTTCAGAGCCTTCTTAATTACCAGAACGGCTGTCCTGTCTTTTTACTAGTTTCTAAATTTTCTTTTACTATACCTGCTAGGATTTCTCTGTCCTCAACACTCATCTCGTAAAGTTCTGACACCGAAACACCTCCACGCATGTACCAAGACAATTTGTAGAGATCATGTTTTATTTGTTTTGATTCGTTGTCAAGGATCTCAACTTGTTTGAGAATGTCCTCTAAGGACAGAGCTGAGATCCTTAGGCGAAAAAATTTGATTGATCAAAAGTAATCGGAACATCAATAGTTTCAGGTGCTCCTCTTTCGATATCCGCTGGACTTAGACGTGCCTTGAATGGCGGTATTGCAAACTTTTCTCTTTGTTCGTCTAAATGAACTATTAAAGAAGTATAGATATCTTTGTCAGCGTTTTCAAAAAATTCTATAATATGATCTTTGTTAGTTACAGGTTCTTCATCTTGAAACTGTATTGACACAATACTGTTTAGAATATTACTGATGTTAAGTTCAGTAACTCTAACAAATGCTTCATTAAACTGTGTAATTTTATCTGTTTCGCTCATGCTATCGTCGTTAACAATTCTAAACAAACGTTGTTCTTCGAATGTTTTTAAAGCAATCTCTGTAAACTTTTTGTACACCATTGGTGCAATTTCAAAACTAAAGTCGCCAATTTGAAAAACATTTTGATACTGTCTTGCAATTAGTCCATCGAGCACTGTGCGCAAATCAAGTTGAAATGATCTTTCTTCGTCTATTTCTTTAACTATTACACCTAGTTCCATCATCTCGCCATAGGTTGCAATTCTAATTGCAATTAATATAGCATCAATGTCGATGCTAGGTATTGCCCAACCATCTTTGATATTAGGCATACAACTTTGAATTACGTTTACTGTGCTTTGGCCGTTTAATAAAGCATCAGGAGTTTTGAACATAAGTTCATCCTTTGCTGTCATAGCATACACAGGGTATTCACCCGTTTGCTCAGGCACAAGACTACCAGGACGATAAAAATTTCCACCACTAGGTAATTTGATATATAATTTAGGCTGTCTAAAATGTTTAGACAGCGGGTTTGCTGTTGCTGTCTGCATGTATTTTTTCTCCGGATAAATACTATACGTATATATATGAATTAATATAATGTGCGCAGTTAATTTGGAATGATTCGTTGGCAGAAGACATAGAAATTAGTAATGTAGGTGGTCCCCGTCCAAGAGACGGCGTAGCCAGTGAAGCTACCTTACAGGCTTTATTAGCAGCAACTGAAAGACGAGGTGGCAGCGCCGGTAGCGTCACAGCAACACGTATACAAGAAAATTATAATAAAGCACAAAAAGAAGGCACTGACAAAGTCAGTAAGTTAGGCAAAGCAGCAGAAGCAGCAAGCAAAGGTCTTAAAGGTTTTGCTAAAGAACTTGCGTTCGGAGGCACACGGGCTAGTGACTTTGCTGAAGCAATCTTTGGAAGTACAAATGTTGTAACAAGACTTACACGCTACTTGGATCACACAGTTGATCAATTTAGAAGTTTAGCGTCAGTAGGTGCAAGTTTTGAAAACAGTATTTTTGAAATGATGAAAATAAGTGCAGAAGCATCAATGAGCCTTGATGACTTTGCACAAATGGTAAGAGACAATGCTGCAAACCTAGCGTTCTTTGGAGGTACTGTAACTAACGGTGCAAAACTTCTTGGAACATTCAGTCAAGAGTTTAGAACAGGACTAGGTAGACAATTCTTTTCAATGGGTTTCACTATTGAAGATGTTAATGAAGGACTTATTGATTTTCTTTCAAACGAAAGAATGAGACAGTCGCAAGCACTGAGATTTGACGGAAAAACACAAGCAAGTGCAGCAAATTATATTTTACAACTTGATAGACTAGCAAAACTAACAGGTGAAGAACGCAGACAACTTGCTGACAGAATGGCACAGCAAATGACTGAAGCTAGAATTAGAAATCAGTTAAATCGATTAAATGAAAATGAACGCAACAACTTGCGTGGTGCCTTGACATTCTTTGACACAAGACTTCCTGGTTTTAGCGAAGGCTTCCAAGACCTAATGGATGGCGTTGCACAAACTGATTTAGGCAAAGCCTTAAGTCAGGCTATGCCTGGTATTGAAACTTATATGCAAAGAGTTTTTTCAGGTGAAGAAGAACTATCTGATGTTATTTCAACTTTGCAAAACAGATTTGGTCCTTCGTTAGAAAGATTTTCGCAACAGTATGGCCCTGCGCAACTTACAGCAATGCAAAACAGTAGTAACGGTGTTGTTGCTGCACTTGCAAGTGTTGCAGACTATGCATACCAATTTAACAGTATAAGAGGTATTGATGCAGGACTAAGCGAAGAAGAACAAGGACGCAGAAATAGACTAACATCTGCATTAGGAAACTTTGAACAAGCAGTAACTGACGTAAGAAAATCAGTTGTAAGAGCATTTTTTGAAATTGTAGATGGCACTGACGGCAGAGGTGGATTACTTGAAGTGTTTGGTGAATTTGGAGAGGCTTTGAAAAATTTCTTTGCACCAGGTGCAGCAGGCGGTCTTAACACAGTAACAAGCAGTATAAAAGGGTTTTTAGATATAATTTTTGGTCCGCAAGGATTTGTTACTAGAGGATTGAGAAGATTTAACGAATTTTTAAATTCAGGAGAGGCAAGAGACGCATTGCAATATCTACAAGAAAAACTTATAGAGTTTAGTGATTATCTAAAAAGTATTTTTACAGATCAAGACGGTAAGTTAACAATTATCGAAGGACTTAAAACACTTCTTAAAGACACATTCGCAACTATTATGGATTTTGCATTTGGAGAACTCGAACAAGGACAAAATGGAGAACAGTTAAGAAAGGGCGGAATATTTTTAGGTATTAAAGAAAGTTTGATTGAGTTTTTTACAGGAACAGAATTTGGACAAGCAATTACCGGAGGTATTACAACTGCATTTAACACTGTTGATCGGCATTTATCTAGAATATTAGGAATGCCAGCAGGTACAACAGTATCAGATTGGCTTAGTACTCAATTAACAGCAATTCAGAATGCATTTAACGGTCCAGACGGTGTATTATCTAAAATAACTACATTGTACAATGATATAAAGGGATTTATAGGCACAAGCGGCCAAACAAGTCTAACACAATGGTTTGACAATACGTTAGCAACTATAAATTCTATGATAGAAACTGTAACAACGACAATGAATAGTACTGTTCAATACTTTAGAGATGCACTAGGTTTTGGACAAGGACAAACACTTCGTGAATGGTTTGACAGTACTTGGACAAGTATTGAAAATACCATGAATACCATTAATAACACTATCATTAATGTAATGGAAACAATAGCAAATACATTTGGATTTGCACCAGGAGGCCAAACGTTTCAAGAGTGGATGAACACAACACTCACCGATTTACAAACTAGAATGCAATCATTTATTGATACCCAAATTACTGCTGTAAGAAAATTACTAGGCATGGAGGCTAACGAAACTTTTGATAGTTATATTGATAGATTAATTCAATCGATGATAACTTCAATGGAAGCAGGCATATTGCAAATTCTAAAATCTTTAAGTGCTTATGCAAAGTCATTTATTCCAGGTGCTAGGATGACAAGCGCTCAACGTGATGATGCTATGAGTCGCTTTATGGCAGGCGAAAAACTTGACAGGAACGAATTACAAAGTTTAATACAAACTATACGTGCAGAACAAGTTGATCAATCAATTGCAAATGGCAATGTTATTTCTGGAAATTTTGCTAAATTTTTAAACTTAATAACTGATCCTGTCTCAGACGCACTTAATTTAGATGCTCTTATGACCGATCCTGATGCATTACGTCAGAGTATCATAGCACTTTATGGTAATGCTCCTACCTTTCCTGAATTTTACAATGGAACAAATGGGTTCCGAGAGTTTGGTAGAGGAACTCATGCAATATTGCACGGTAATGAAGCAGTTGTGCCTAGGAATACAGAAGCAGGACAACTTCTAGATGCGTTCTACGAAAGGCAAGGTTCTATAGGCTCAAGTACGGACCAGACTCAGTTAATTCAGAAGCTAGATCAGTTAAATAACAATATGAAAATGGCTGTGCATTTGCTAAGTGAAGGACTAAGTGTTGAAAAAGGCATTGCTAGAAATACAAAAGGCAGTACTAACCTGTATAGGAGTTTAGGTAGATGAGTTGGAAAAAATATTTTACACCAGTAGCAACAAGTGCCAATCCTACCGGTAACTTCAGTCCCTTTAGTTTTACGCAAGGTCAAGGAATGGGACCAGCAGCAGCAAACTATTCATCTCACCTTCCTGATGTTTATGTTGGATCACCGAATCGTGTTGAGCGATATGGTCAATATAACACAATGGATAATGACTCAGAAGTTAATGCTGCACTAGATATCCTTGCAGAATTTTGCACACAAAAGAACAAACAGAACAATACACCTTTTAACATTTTGTTTAACAAAGGTGCAACAAAAAGCGAAGTACAAATTCTTAGTCAGTATCTAAAACAATGGTGCAAGATACAAGAATTTGAAAAACGCATGTTCCGTATCATAAGAAATGCATTTAAGTTTGGTGATCAATTTTTTATTAGAGATCCTGAAACACAAAAATGGTATCATGTTGATCCTGCTAATGTAACAAAAATTATTGTTAACGAATCGGAAGGCAAGCGTCCTGAGCAATATATTGTAAGAGATCTCAACATTGCTTTTGAAGGTCTAAGTGCAACAAAAATTAACACAAATCAAGTTTATGGGCCAGGAGGTAACAATCCTGGATACCAAACACTTGACAACAAATATATGACAGGTAGAACTCCTGATCAAAGCACAAGCCGTTGGAGTCAAGATGCAAATGAAACTGCAATTGATGCAGAACATGTTGTGCACCTATCAATGAGCGAAGGCCTAGACAACAACTACCCATTTGGTAACAGTCTACTAGAAACAATTTTTAAAGTTTACAAGCAAAAAGAATTATTAGAAGATGCGATTATTATCTATCGTGTCCAACGTGCGCCAGAGCGCAGAGTATTCTACGTTGATGTGGGCAACATGCCTTCACACCTTGCTATGCAGTTTGTAGAGCGTGTAAAAACGGAAATACATCAAAGACGTATCCCATCCAAGACTGGTGGTGGCCAAAATGTCATAGACTCAAGTTACAATCCACTGTCAATCAACGAAGACTACTTCTTTCCACAAACTGCTGAAGGCCGCGGCAGTAAAGTTGAAACGCTACCAGGTGGTACAAACTTAGGAGAGATTGATGATCTTAGGTATTTTACTAACAAGTTGGTTCGTGGTTTACGCATACCTAGTTCTTATTTGCCCACAGGCGCTGATGACAGCAATTCACAGTACAATGATGGACGAGTAGGTACAGCATACATTCAAGAACTACGTTTTAACAACTACTGTGAACGTTTACAAAAATTACTTACAGACAAATTTAATCAAGAATTTAAACTTTATCTAAGCAAAAAGGGTGTAAACATAGATGTAAGCATGTTTGATCTTGTTTTACAACCTCCACAAAACTTTGCAAGTTATAGACAAGCAGAACTTGATAACAACAGAATTTCAACATTTGCTCAAATGCAACAAATTCCGTTTATATCAAATCGTTTTGCACTGAAACGTTTTCTTGGACTATCAGAAGAAGAAGTCAAAGAAAATGAACGTTTATGGATGGAAGAAAATGATGAATTCTTTGCAGCACAGGAGCAAGATGCATCTGCACAAATGAGAGGCGCAGGCATTACTGGTTCTGATATTGCAGGAGATCTTGAAGGCGCACAAGGCGAAGAACTAACAGGAGATGATGCTATTGGAGGCGATGATGGAAGTGTAATTGGCGGTGAAGAAAACGCTGCTGAGCCATCTCCGCAAGCAACAGCATAAATAATTACATGATACTAAGAGAGCTTTACTATTTTGATAAACAAACAATGGAACCTGTAGAGGATCAGCGTTACAATAGTGACGATGATACAACTTCTGTTGTTGCAATGGATGACACTCGTAAAACAAGATTGACATTTAAAGACATTAATAAAGCACGTAAAGCAGATGATATGCATAGACAAGAAAGTCAAAAAGATCTTGTGTATGTGAGGGCAATGTACGGATTGGCAGCAAATGCTGGAGAAGCCGCAGTGTAGGAGTAACCAGCCTTGCCCGATAAGGAAAAAAATCGTATAGACGGCGAAACTAAACTACAAAGAAAAGCAAGAAAACGTTTAGAACGCTACCAGAAACAACAAGAAAAATTAAGAAAACATTTAGAAAAGTCAATTAAATTTGACGACGGCACACCTTCGACTAAAACTAATATTGCATTTGTATTAGGTAACGGAACTAGTAGAAAAGATATTCCTTTAGAACCATTAAAACAATACGGCTTAGTTTATGCATGTAATGCAGTTTATAGAGTATTTAGACCTGATCATTTAATTGCAGTTGATACAAAAATGATGAGAGAGATTACCGATACAAGATACAACTATGACAATATGGTTTGGACAAATCCTAATAGATATTCGAGAAGTTTAGAATCTGTAAATTTAATGAACCCTAATTTAGGTTGGAGTAGCGGACCTACTGCACTTATGCTTGCAACACAACACAATCATGAAGAAATTTATATTTTAGGATTTGATTATAAAGGACTTGAAAACGGTACTAAAGTTAATAATATTTTTGCTGGCACTCCGAATTACAAACAAAAAGAAGATAGAGCAACTTATTACGGAAATTGGTCTAGACAGACAAATACATGTATAAAAAAGAATTCGACTGTGAGATATATAAGAGTGATTGAAGACAAATCAAGTTTTATACCAGATAATTTATTAGGATTAGATAACTTAACGCATATAACTGTTGAAGATTTTAGAAAAAAATTCAGCCTTTAAATAGGATTCTTCTCAAAATAGTTCATTTTGAGCCTATTTCTACGTATATTTTCCCATTCTTGTTAAATAATACTGACAGCCTTGTAATCAGTAAAGGAGAATAACATGACTGACACTAATAAGTTCGAGGAAATGCTCGAAAAACTAGTTAATGAGGACCGTGAAGGTGCTGAAGAATTATTCCACGAGATTGTTGTAGAAAAATCACGTGAGATTTATCAATCAATTATTGAATCAGAAGAAGAAGTTGAAGAAACTACAGACGAAGAAGTAGATGAAGCAACTGACGAAGAAGTAGACGAGTCAGAAGATGACTTAGACGAAGCAACTGACGAAGAAGTTGATGAATCAGAAGATGACATTGACGAAATGTTTGGCCTAGACGACATTGAAGCAGAAGCAGATGATCCAGTAATGGACCTAATGAAAGATGCAGGTGCAGATGATGCAGAAGGCGACGATATGGACATGGACGCAGACGACGAAGAAGGCGACATGGATAATGATGATCTAGAAGATAAAGTTATGGATCTAGAAGATGCTTTAGAAGACCTAAAAGCAGAATTTGAAAAAATGATGGGTGATGAAGCAGATGACGACGAAGGCGATGAAGAGCCAGAAGAAGAAGCATTTGCTTTTGAATCAGACGATGAAGAAGTAGACGAAGCAGCAGACGAAGAAGTTGACGAAGCAGCAGACGAAGAAGTTGAAGAGTCACGTACAAAAAGCGCAAGCGAACAAATGCGTGAGTATGTTGAAAAAGTTAGTGCTACAATGGGCGACAACGGCGCACATACAAAATCACCAGTAGCAGGCAAAAATGATATGGGCGGCACAGCAGCAAATATCGCAACAGGCGGTGAAAGCAAAAGCGAAGGAACTGGTGCAGGTGCACCAAAAGAAGATAACGCAGGGAACGTAAATGTTCCAGGCGGTAAGGCTTCAAAATCAATGAAGTCACAACCTGGCCACGGCGCTGAGAAAAAGGGCAAGCCAGAGACTGCTGATAATAAAAAGTCTAACATAGGCTCTTAAACAGCAGTATAATAGGACGAACGGATGAATTTACTACGTGAACATATGAGTTTTGACCAGGCCAGAATGGTCGTTGAGTCTGCTAACGAAGGCAAAGACCTTTACATGAAAGGTATTTGCATACAAGGTGGTGTTAGAAACGCCAATCAGCGTGTCTATCCTGTACAAGAGATTAGCAGGGCTGTCCAAACTCTTAATGATCAGATAGCCGGCGGATACTCAGTATGTGGCGAAGTTGATCATCCTGAAGGACTAAACATTAACTTAGATCGTGTAAGTCATATGATCACAGATATGTGGATGGATGGCCCAAACGGTTACGGCAAGTTAAAAATTTTACCAACACCGATGGGATCCCTTGTTAAAACAATGCTAGAAAGCGGCGTTAAACTTGGGGTTTCGTCACGTGGATCTGGAAACGTAAAAGAAGATGGATCCGGCGAAGTATCAGAATTTGAGATAATCACTGTAGACGTTGTTGCTCAACCGAGCGCACCGGGTGCTTATCCAACACCGATTTATGAACACCTAATGAACACAAATGGTGGATACAAGGCAATACTCACTTCGAGAGAAGTTCAAGGCGATAAAAAGGCACAAAAATATATTGCAGAGAGTCTATTTAAAATAATAGACAAGCTCCAATAAAAGGAGAAAATCATGGAAGCTATCAAAGACCTTTTAGAGAGCGATGCAATTACAGAAGCAATGGCATCTGAAATACAAGAAGCATTTGACGCAAAAGTTAAAGAAAATAAACTTGCTGTTACAGCAGAACTACGTGAGGAGTTTGCAAAGAAATATGAACACGACAAAGGTGTTATGATCGAAGCAATCGACGCTATGGTATCTGAAAAACTTTCAGAAGAAATGGCAGAATTCCACGAAGATCGTAAACAACTTGCAGAACAAAAAGCAAAATATGCTTTAGCAATGAAAGAAAATGCTAATCTAATGTCTCAGTTTGTAACTAAGACACTAGCAAATGAAATTTCAGAACTACACGAAGATCAAAAAACAATGGCAACTAAGTTTTCAGTGTTAGAAGACTTCGTAGTAGAGCAACTTGCATCAGAAATTGCAGAGTTCCAAGAAGATAAAAAGGACCTGGCTGAAACAAAAGTACGTTTAGTACGTGAAGCCAAGGCTCACTTCGAAAAAGTACGTAAGAACTTTATCGAAAGAAGTGCAACAGCAATTGAAAATGTTGTATCTACCGGTCTAAAGGCAGAAATATCTCAACTAAAAGAAGATATTGAAGCGGCTCGCAAAAATGATTTCGGACGTAAGATTTTTGAAGCATTTAGTTCTGAGTATATGAACTCACATCTAAATGAAAAATCAGAAACTGCAAAACTTCTAAAACTTGTTGATGCAAAAAATAAACAAATTGCAGAAGCAAAAACTTTCGTAACGAAAGCAAAAGAAATTGCAGAAAGCAAAGATGCAGAAGTTAAGCGTCTTGTTGAAGCACAAAAACGTGCTAAAATCATGAGTGAACTTGTTTCACCATTGAGCAAAGACCAAAAAGACATTATGACGGATTTACTGGAAACAGTTCAGACTACAAAACTACGTGAGTCGTTTGACAAGTACCTACCATCAGTTATTGACGGTAAAAGTCCAGCAAAGCAGAAGGCACCACTAACAGAGGCAAAAGAAGTAACAGGCAATAGAGAAATTAGTTCAGACAGCAAGCAGATTGACACAAACGTTGTGGACATGAAAAGACTTGCTGGTTTAAATTAAGGAGATAATTATGTCAGAACTATTAGAAAGTCGCTGGCAGGAGACAAAAGGTGCACTTCTTGAAGGCCTAAATGGTAACAAGAAAGCTGTAATGGCGACAACACTTGAAAATACACGCAAGTATTTGTCAGAGAGTGCAACTTCAGGCGCAACTGCTGCTGGTAACATCGCAACACTAAACCGTGTGATCCTTCCTGTGATCAGACGTGTAATGCCAACCGTTATTGCTAACGAGTTGGTAGGCGTTCAGCCAATGACTGGTCCAGTCGGACAAATCCATACTTTAAGAGTACGTTATAGTGACGCATTCACAGGTTCAGCAGGCGGAAGCACTGTCGCTGGCGAAGAAGCACTATCACCGTTCAAAATTGCAGAAGGTTATTCAGGTAACACAACATCTGCAGACACAGCCGGTGCAACAGGTGCTCTAGAAGGTATTGCTGGTAACAGACTAAGCATTCAGATCTTGAAGCAAACAGTCGAAGCCAAATCACGTAAACTAAGCGCACGTTGGACATTTGAATCAGCGCAAGACGCTCAGTCACAGCATGGCATCGACGTAGAAGCAGAAATCATGGCAGCACTTGCTCAAGAGATTACTGCTGAGATCGACCAAGAAATCATCCGCAGCCTAACAACTCTTGCAGGTTCAGCGGTTGAAACATACGACCAAGCCGCTGTATCAGGTACGGCTACTTTTGTTGGCGACGAACACGCAGCACTTGCAGTTCAAATCAACAGAGTGTCAAACCTAATTGCACAGCGTACACGCAGAGGCGCAGGTAACTGGGCAGTTGTATCACCAACAGTACTAACACTACTACAAAGTGCAACAACATCTGCATTTGCTCGTACAACAGAAGGTACATTTGAAGCACCAACAAACACAAAAATGGTTGGTACACTAAACAACAGCATGAAAGTATATGTAAACACATATGCAGGTAATGACAATGTTCTAGTTGGCTACAAAGGTACATCAGAATCAGACGCAGCAGCGTTCTACTGCCCATACATTCCATTAATGAGCAGTGGTGTTGTACTAGATCCATCAACATTCGAACCAACAGTGTCATTCATGACACGTTATGGTTACGTAGAACTATCAAACGCAGCATCGTCACTAGGCAATGCAGCGGATTACCTAGGTCTAGTTGGTGTAACAACAGCAAACCTAAGCTTCGCGTAAGTTTTAGAATATATATTTTTAAGATAGGCCCTGCGGGGCCTATTTTTATGTAAATACTGTAAGGAGATACTAATGGAAACAGGTACAGTATATAAAAAATTAAAAATGCATGGATTTATTAGACCAGATCGTTGGAAAGCGACACGTAAAGATATTGTGTTTGATCCACGTTTGTATGATCTAAAAATTGGCGACAGAGTGCAATATCTTGCAGATGATTTTAAAGATAGAAAATTTGCAACAAAAATAGAAAAAATTGAAAAAAAAGATCAAGATTATCGTTGACAAACTTTTTTTAGATGTTATATTAAGTACATAACAAAGACGACGGTCCGAGTTAGATAGTGCAAGGAAACGATGCTTACCCAGGCATTAACTTGACTCACACGCTGTGGTGGCGCTGTAAGACTTTGGAGACAAAGCATTGCAGGAAAAGTAGAACTAACCATTCTATTGTGAGGTTCCGTGCTGATCTGAGCCTGATGGGGCATAGTGCGGTTGTTGGTAATCAGTAGTCCAACCTATCACATATTATAGAAAAAGGTCTGCTATATTTTAGTAGGCCTTTTTTTATGACATAATAACCCATTTTAATCTTTTGGATAAATACTTGTGTCAAGAGGAGTGCCTCTAGATGAGGACTTATGCGGTGCCCGCCGCGTATTACCTAGAACGTAACATAAAAGGAGAAAACAATGGGACGTCCAATTAATAAATCAAAAATAGGATACGGTGCAGGTAAAATTGCTGTAAGCCGTCACTATTTTACAGGTGGTTCAGAAGCAACTACAGCAGCACACATTTACAAAGTAAAAGGTGCTAACCAATTTTGGGTACGCTTAGATAGCGACAATGCAGATCCAACAGCAGGCGAAGTTCTAAAATTAACGACAGAAGGCAACGGAGCGATGCCAGAAGGTACATTTAGAATTGATGCAACTGGTTCTGACTCAACAGTTTATCAAGTAACACAACTTCGTAACAGAACAGTACAAATTGAAAATACTGCAAAAGGTACTGCTACACCTCCAGATGGTGACAAAGCAGACAATGTAATTTACGAAATTGGTAATCATCCAGATGCAAGAGAAGATTCAGGTGTACCAAACGCAGTATTAAGTGTATCTCTACCAAGACAATCATAAGTTGGAGATATAAATGTCAGCGTCTAGAATCGAGCAGTATGGAGTCGACAATTATAAGTTAACAATTAACGATGGCGGAACTATTGAAATTAATGTAGGTTCCGGCACTGTCGTTATCAATGGTGACTTAGATGTCAATGGTTCCCAAACTTCGATTACTTCGTCTGAATTAATTGTAAGTGATAAGACCCTAACACTAAACAATCAATCTAATACACTATACGATATTGTTGGTATTACACAAACAAACCCAGCACAAATAGAATTATCAGATGCACACAGTTTTACTGATGGTAGCGAAGTAATCATTACTAATGTTTTAGGAATGATAGAATTAAACAATAACACTTACTATGTAAATGTTGTTGATCCTACCACAGTTGAATTGTTTGCAGATTTTCTATTAACAACGCCTGTAGATTCGTCAGGGTTTACTGCATACGTAAGTGATGGTAATATACAAAGGGTAATTGCAACTGGTATTGGTGGAGATGAAATTTCAGGTATCATAATGGATAGAGGTACATTACCTAATGCTGTTATGTTTTACGATGAAAACTTACTTTCATACACTAACGGTGTGTTAGAAGCAAATGCAGGTGCATTTAAGTTTGGTTTAGAAGGTTCAGGATACTTAGGTATCTACACTAGCAGTATTAAAACTGAAGACGGTAATGATCTTAACTTGTTACCAGGATCAAACTTAGGAGGTGTTGTTTCTGTATCAGGATCACTTGATTATGAAAAACGCCTTGCTGAATATGATGGCAGTGAAATTAAAAATATGCCTACAAATTCTGACAGATTGTCAGGGGCAGATTGGCCAGGATATGAACCAGATGCAATTCCTAATTTGCAGTTCTTGAAAGACTATGTTAGAGACTATCACAAATACAATTGGCAATATAGAATTAATGCTATTGAACCGGATGGAACAACAAAAGTAGAAGCATTCAGTACACTAGATGGTACTACAACATTAAGTAATGTTAGAATTACTGTAGACGGTAGTGAAATTGCATACTTTTATGAAACATCTGCAGAAATTGCACAAGTTACCATAGACGGCTCTACAATTTCGTCAACTGGACTTGATAGTGATTTGAAAATATCAGGTAATAATTTAGGTGATGTGCAAGTATTAACACCTATGTTGTTTCCTAAATTGACAGATCCTGCATTAACTGCTACAGAAGCAACACCACCAACTGATGGTACAAAGATATATGCAAAAGACGAGGCTGATGGCGGCACAGGTTTATATTTTATAAACGAGTTAGGTACACAAGACGAATTTATAAGCAGGAATAAAGCTCTGCTTTATAGTATTATTTTTTAAGGAAGAAAGATGGCGATTAACAGTGTAAAAATACTTGAAACTGATACAACATTGCTAGATGTTCCAGCAGGAAAGAAATATGCCATCACGACCGTGTTAGTTAGCAACTATTCTACTTCGACAACAAGTGTAAACGACAGTAGTTTTGATATGCATGTAATACAAGGAAGTGGCGGAGTTAAATCAGACAGTAATAAAGTCCTTAACAATATATCGATGCCTGCTCAGGAAACATTTTCTTTTAATGTTGAGAGATTGATTTTAGAAGAAGGTGACAGAATAGTAATGATTAGTCCGGATTCGGATAAACTGAATGCGACAATAAGTTATTTGGAAGTATAAATGAAGTATGTAAAGCAGCAGATATTACACGATAGGAAAATAGGAGACCGTCAACTTGTAATTAAAGGTGACGGTACAATTGAACTTAATCCTGGTAGCGGAACTGTTGAAATCAACGGTAACTTAAAAGTTACAGGTAGTTCAAGTGGTCCTACTGATACACTGATCTATTATGTGTCATTACAAGGTAATGACGCAAATGATGGGTTAGGTGCAGGTCCTGATCGTGCAAAAAGAACAATTAAATCTGCTGTTGAAGCAGCACCAGCAGGATCAACTATTAAAGTTGCACCAGGAGACTATTACGAAGATAACCCAATTACGTTAAAAGAACGTATGACTGTTAGAGGCGATAGTTTACGTAACTGTCAAGTTTGGCCAAACAATAAAACACAAACAATTTTTTATATGGATTGTGCATGTTATTTGTTCCAACTTACATTTAGAGGATTAGCAGATCCAGGCTGGTGTGCAGAAATTAGACCAGGCGCACTTGTAACCGTTTCGCCGTATGTACAAAACTGTACAAACATGAATGGCCCTTGGTTAAACGACGGAACAGAATTTGTTCCGTTCCAAACAGAACAGATTCCAGGTGTACCAGCAGGTGCTAGACCAATTATAAACGATCCTAATGTACCATTTGAAAAACGTGTAAATGACAACGGTGGCGGCAACGGTCTGAAGTGTGATGGTTCTGCTTACGATCAGCGAAGTCTTGTGAGATCGTTTGTTGCTGACGCATTTACACAAGTTGCACAGGGCGGTATTGGCTTTTGGCTATTAAATGAAGGATATACACAGATTGTTAGTTGCTTCTCAGTTTTTACAAGAGTTGGCTTCCAAGCAACTACAGGCGGATATCTTTCAATCTCAAACTCTGTTAGTGACTTTGGTACATATGCTATCATTGCTGACGGTTTATTTGATCAAGTGTTTACAACTGCAAGGCCTACAGAAGATTATTATTCTGTTGTTGGTAGTGTAACTATAAACAATCAAGGTGCAGGTTATACAAATGCACCTACAGCAACTATTGATCCTCCTACTACGCCAGGCGGTATACAAGCAACAGGTACTGCAAGTATTGACCCTGCAACAGGTAAAGTTGTTGCTGTAAGTATTACTAACCAAGGTACCGGTTATGACTTTATTCCTACCATTACATTTACAGGCGGCGGATTTAGTATTCCTGCAACAGGTACTGTAAACCTAATCACAAACCGAATTATCGAAGTAGATAGTTTACGTGATATTCCGCAAACAGGTTCTATTATTACGTTCGAAGGTGATTCAACAAAATATTATGTAACCGAATCTAATATTACAACACAGCCTTTCATTTATGATGAAACAATTTGTAGAAGAGATATACAAAGAATTATTGATGCAGTCTCAGGAGATTCTGCACTAGGTACAAATTATCAAAGTATCAATGCAGGTAGAAGTTATCTTCGTGCAACATCGCAAAAAGTTCTTAATCAACAGTTAGCACCTACAATATACGGTATCGAAGCAGCAAGAGACGAAATGCTGAAATGTGTTCCTGATACAGATCCTGCTAACTTAGACTATAGATATAACATAATTGAAAACTTTGCAATTATTACAAATACTATTACACAAGGAGATAGCACTGCGGTACCAGATGTAGTGTACAACGAACTTGTAGGTATAGATAGCGGTGTTATAGCAGCAAAAGATAACATTGTACAAAATAAAGATTTTATTATTGACGAAGTTGTAAATTATATTTCAGATCAATTTACAGATTTATCATACGACCAAGACAAGTGTGAAAGAGATGTAAGACAAATCACAACTGCTGTTGCATATGATACTGCATTAGGAACAAACTATTCAAGCGTTACAGCAGGTAGAGCATATGCTCGTGCAAATGCAAGTATAGTTTACCAAAAACAAAAAGTGCAAACTATTGCAGCATACCAATACTTAAAATCACTTATGCTTGCATTACCTAATGTAGTAGCAAGTTCAACTGCTACAAGCAGAGTTAACAATGCTATGGATGAGATTATTGAAATCCTTTCAGCAGGTGATAGCACAAGTGCAGACGATTACACATATCCTTCACCAACAGGTGTTATTGCAGCAAGAGAAAATGCAAGAGATCAACTTGTTAACAACAAAGACTTCATTCAAGAAGAAATTATAAAGTGGGTAGATGAAAATTATCCTACGTTAGATTATGACCAAGATAATTGTTACAAGGATGTAGGACATATTGTTGACGGATTAGTTTATGATATTTTATATGGCGGCAATTATGCAACTAGAGATGTAGCACAAGCATATTTTGTAGGTGCAGCAAGTCAATTAGGAGCAGACGAAACTACTGCTACTATTGCAGCATATGGTAGATTAAAAGAAATTACAACACAGATTTTGCAAGGAGATCCAGTATTTAGGTCTTCCGGCAACTTGTTAGTACAAGATACATCAGCAGCAAATGCAACAGGTGTTGAAGCAGAACGTGCAGACGAATATATTGATATTATTATTGAAGTAATTAACACAGGTGCATTGACAAACTTACCTGAAGTACAATATCCAAGTGTGCTTTGGGCAGCAGCAGATGTACAAGCAGCAAGAAGTTCATTGTTTGCAGCACAAGATAATTTTGCAACTAATATTACAAGTTATTTGCTTACAACATATCCAAACTTTACATATGATAGAACAAAGTGTAAAAGAGATGTAGAACTTATTTTAGATGCTGTTGTAAGAGATGTTAAACTAGGCACAAACCACAATAGTATTCAAGCAGGACAAGCATATCAAAGAGCAACAGCAACATATTTTGATGTTGCACAAAAACCTGCAACAATTATTTCAATTAGATATCTAAAAACACTTGCCGCAGCAGGTGCAGCAGGTAGCAGTGTTGCTGTTGAAAGAGTCAATGACAGATTTGATATTATTCTAAACTTAATTGAATTTGCAGATCAAACTTTAACTACTGTACCAGATGGAGGCTTTGGTGCACAAACTGCATTACCTAGTGAAGGTAGAACATTCCCTGCACCGACACCAGCAAGTCAAGAATTAATCGATGCCAATAGATTATTACAAGCAAACAGAGATTTCTTAGTTGAAGATACAATTGCGTATATTGCAAATAACTATTTTGTTTACGATAGTGCAAAGTGTGCTAGAGACACTGCATTAATTCTAGATGCTGTAACATATGACTTAGTTTTAGGTACAAATTACAATAGTATTCAAACAGCACTTGCATATTATAATGCTAATGCATCTTTAGTGATAAGTGATCAACTTACAGAAACTGTTGCAGCAATTACATATTTAAGAACAGAAGTTGCTACATTAGTAGCAGCAGACGGACCAAGTGTAGCAGCATGTAATGCATTGTTTAATGAAATTATCGACATTCTGCAAAATGGTGTCGGTAATGCAGATCCTTTGACATTCACCGATCCGGGTGCAGACGTAAACAAAGCATATGCAAGAACATTACTACAAGCAAACCGTACATTTATTATTAGTGAATTAATTGCTTGGATTAATTTAAGTTTTCCAACTTTAGTCTATGATCAAGCAAAATGTGAAAGAGACACAGGATACATTATTGATGCTGTATCGCATGATATACAGTACGGTACAAACTTTGCAACAAGAACAGCAGCACTAGCATATTTTGAAGGTACTGCATCACAGATTCCTGCGTCACAAAAAGATGAAACAATTGCTTCATATCAGCAGTTAATTGATATTGCCGATGATGTAATTATAGAAAACAGAGCAGGACAAATTCTTACAGGTAATCCAGCAAGTTCAGCAGAAATGGATGAACTAGCAGGGTTAGTTACCTACATTGTTGATGTTTTACAAGAAGAAAGCACAGAAAATCTTCCATCACTTTATGAGCCTGATCTAACTTGGGTTGCTTCTAACTTAACAGACTCAAGAGATTTAATTTTAGCAAGCGGTGACAGTTCTCAATCAGATCTTGTACAAAGTGTAATTGATTATATTAACATAAGTTTAAATGGATTAAGTTACGACGAAGCAAAATGTCGTAGGGACAGTGAATATATTATTGACAGTGTGTCACACGATATGCTGTACGGCGGAAACAGAAGTATACTAATTAGCACTAGAGCATATTTTGATGACGGTGTTTCTACTATTGTTGGACAAGAGTTCCAAACTGCTGATGCTATTGAACACTTGAGAGATATTAGTGTTAGTATCATTGAAGGTGTTCCAATTGCTGTACAACCTGGAAACGGCGAAACACAAGATCTAAGCGGAACATTTGGTACTTCAACAGAAAGCGAAGTTGCAAACGAACTTTATAATATTTTAATTCTTGCAATCACAGACAGTTTAGGACTGGGTACTACTCCACAAAATACTAATCCAGATTATAGCTGGATTAGTAGTAGTCTTGTAGAAGCAGCAGACAATATCCTTACAAATAGCACAACATATCAGCAGCAAGTAATTGATTATATTACTGCAAATATAATCGGTTTTAGATATAATGTAGAAAAGTGTAGAAGAGATACAAATTACATTATTGATGCAGCAGTTTATGATATGATGTATGGCGGTAACAAGCAAACACGTAGAGCAGCAGAAGCTTATTATAGTGGTACAATTCTAAGTGCAGCAACCGTAGGTAATGCAGATCAACAAGATATAACTGAATTTACATATAAGCATCTAGCAAGAGTGTTAAGCGATGTTGCACAGAACATAGATATTACACCTAGCGGCACACCTACCTTACTGCAAGAAACAGACGGTACAAATGGTAGTGCAGCAGCAGGATTAATTCTAAAAACTCTTGTATATAAAATTGCTGAAGTTATTGAAACTACTGTAATTTCTGATTCAGGAAACACAGTATATCTTCCTATCGAACAAGATCACAACTATGAAGGCCTAGCATCTATGGAAGACTATGCTGACAGACAATTGATTATGTTCAAAGCACAAGACATTGAAGATGAAGCAATTAGATTACTAAACTTAGAATATGGTGGTGTTGCAGAACTTACATTATTCCCAGGTGTACTATCTGTAGAAAAAGGTACACTTGGTAACATGCAACGTGTAAGTACTGTATCAACTTCAGGACATGCATTTGAATATGTTGGCGCAGGTATCACTTACAATGCACTTCCGTTCTTTGGCGGTTCACCGATTGCTGCAAACGAAATTGTTGAAACAAACACTGGTAAGGTATTTGCAGGCGGTACTGTTGACCAAATTGGTAACTTTAGAGTTGGTAATTTCTTTGCAGTTAATGCTCTAACAGGTGCTATTACTCTTAATGCTAACCAAATTGATTTAACAGGTATTGCAAGCATTGGTCCTTTCCAAAGATTTGGTATTCCAGTTGGTGTTGAATTAAAAGAAGTAAGTAATAATACAAACCTTATAGCAAGCACAGGTGCAGCAGATATCAATACTGTACCTACACAAAACGCTGTAGTACAATTCCTAAGCAACAACTATCTAAATAAAATCACAGGCGGCACAGTTGAAGGCGATGTTACTTTTGAACTAGACATTGCGGTCGATGGCGGAGACTTAACAACTACTGCAAGTGAGTTTAACCTAGTTAATGATAATGCTAATACTGTTAACTTTGCTGGCGGCGCTGCAAACATTAACATTGGTGATTTGATTGGTACAACAACTATTAACAACAGCCTAGTTGTTAAAGATGATATCAAATTAGGAGAAAATCCTACTACTAATGTTACAACTGATTCATTAATTGTAAACTTACTAAACACAACAGTAACAACAGTAAATGCAATGGGCGACGCGACTACAATTGTTATGGGTGCAGATACTGGTACGATGACGATCAACAACGACTTTGTTGTTATTGATAGTGATAAAAGTATTCAAGTACCGGTAGGAGATACAAGTGCTCGTCCGTCTGTACCAGTAATCGGTCAAGTACGCTTCAACACAGACTTACAGTTTTATGAAGGTTATAACGGTGTAAACTGGAGTTCACTAGTTGGCACTATCGATGCTGATCAAGATACATTTATTAGACCAGAAGTTGGCCCAGGTACTGACGAAGATACATTAGAATTCTACGCTGATGGTACAAAGAGAATGTTCTTAAATTCAAGCACATTGAATATTGATGAGACAATTGATGTTATAATTAACAGCGATACACAATCAAGAAGTACTGAAAGCGGTGCAGTTGTTGTTACAGGCGGCATGGGTATAGGTGGCAACTTATATGTTGGCGGCACGATAGGCGGTGATATTCAAATTGGCCATTTAGGAACAAGCACTCTTACAATTAGAGGCGAGACTGTTTATGCTCCTGACACAATTAGACTTATTACAGATGCACCTGATAGCGCAGCAGATGATATTGTATATCCGTTAACACTTGCACACCATACTACCACTGGTGCAATTACTGCCGGTGCTGGTACTGGTATGAAGTTTGAGTTAGAAACATTCCTAAACAACTTTGAAACCGCAGCACAAGTTGATGTTGTTAGCACAGATGTAACAGGTGGTGGTGAAGACTTTGATATGATTATTAGCACCATGCACAATGGATTGCTAACTGAAAAGTTTAGAATCAGCGAACTAACTTCAACATTAACAACAAGTTTAGCGATTGAACAAAATCTTACTGTAACAGGTATATTAGATGCAGCAGCGTTTACTGGTTCTTTATTTGCAGATGACAGTACAGAAATTATTGATGCAATTAATAACAAATTAACTGTTGTAAATGCTGACATTGGAACGCTTATTTTAACTACTGATCTTGAAGTACAATATGGTGGTACTGGTGTAAGCACATTCACTGAAAACGGTATACTATATGGAAACATAGCAGACCCTGTACAAGTTACTGATGCAGCAGGTACAAGTGATATTAACGAGTCATTCCAAATACTAACTGTAACCAGCGATGTTGATTCAACACCAGTTTGGACTGATACAATCGATGGTGGTAGTTTCTAAAAACTACCACTATTAATTTCCTTGATAAATACATTTAGCAATTTCTATTGCTTTAACGTGGGCGTCTACATAGACTTGACCCGTACCTTGATAGGAGATAAGCCTTATGGCAACCAGAATTAGACACAAGCGAAGTGCGGTCGCTGACAAGAAACCTATAGTTTCACAATTAGACAGCGGCGAATTAGCAATTAACACAGCAGACGGTAAAGTTTTCCTACTTAGAGATGACAATACTGTTCAAGATATTACAAGAAGAATTTTTTCTAAAGATACTGAATTAGCAGTTAACGAACCTGATGATAGTACATCTGGCACCATTGATATGACAATTGACGGTGAAAAGAAATTTATCGGTTCTATTAGCGACTTAGAATTTCTTGATGATGTTACTATTGACAATGCTAAGTCACTGAAGATGAGAGAAGCAACTGCTTCAGGTCTTGACAGTATTAATATTAAAGCGCCTACTACTATTCCAAGTTCATATGATATTGTTTTACCAACAGAAAATGGAATCGATGGACAGGTTTTACGTCTAACAAGTGATGGTTCTTTAGCATTTGAAAACCCAGATGTTTACGGTGGTAACGTTGTGTATGTGTCTGCAGAACGTGGTAATGATGCTAATGATGGTTTGAACAAACCTGTAAGAACAATCAAACGTGCGTGTCAAATTGCTTCTGGTTTAGTTTATAATGTAGACGGTACAACAAACGGTATACGTGTAAACGTCAAAATTGCTGTAGGTGATTACGAGGAACAAAACCCGGTTATTGTTCCAGACAACACAGTTATCAAAGGTGACGGTTTGCGTGGTTGTATTATCCGTCCTGCAAACGCAAACCAAGATATTCTACGTGTTAGAAACGCTTGTTATTTTGGTGAATTTACATTTAGAGATAAGGTTGATGCTAACTTTGTTCCTTTATGGACTGGTGATTATTGTGTTGCATTTGACGATCCGAATGATGCAACTGTAGATAGAACAGGTTACACTAACCTACCTGATACTGCTCCATTCATTACTGTTTCGCCATATGTACAAAACTGTTCAATTCTTTCTTTCCTTGGTCTAAACGGTGCAAAAATTGACGGTGCTAAGATTGTTTCTCCAAACATTGGTCTAATTCCATTAGAACAAGAAAATCCAGTGCTCGGTGCTACTCCTGAACAAGGTAAGTCTATGGTTGCTAACGCATTTACTATGCTTAGTTTCGGTGGTACAGGTTGGCGTCTACTAAACGATGCTTATGCACAGATCGTTTCTTGTTTCCAAATTTTCCTACTAAACGGTGTTTATACACAGTCAGGCGGTTATTGTTCAATTACTAACTCTGCTACAAACTTTGGTTTGTATTCACTACGTTCATCAGGTTATTCACCTAAAGCATTCGTTTTTGACCGTGCTTTTGTTACAGCAACAGGTCAAAGTGAAGGCTTACAAACAGTTAGTATTGTTGGTTTAAATCGTACTGCACCAGTTGAAGAATTCGTTTTACGCTTTAGAGATCCTGAATATAAAATTGCTTACGATCTTATTCAAGGCGAAACACAAAATATTATTGACGATACTATAACTTATATCACAAACAGTGTTGCAGCCGCAACGCCTGGCGATATATGGTATTTGTTTAATTACGACGAAGCAAAGTGTCGTAGAGATTTAAGTATTATTTTAGATGCTGTTAGTAGAGATACATGGGCAACTGCTAATGCTTTGACTAGACAGGCAGCACTTGCATACTATTCTCAACGTATTGCAGATAGTTCTAACATTACTATCAGTGGACAAGAAGAACAAACAATTGATGCAATTGAAGAAGCAAGTAGACTAACAGGTATTGTACTTACAGATCTTGATAGTGAACCTAGAGCATACGTAGATGAACTATTTGATTTGGTTAAAAATGCAATTGCAGATCCGGACAGTATTCCGGCATCGTTTGACGTAAGTTCAGAAGGTGAAATTACAAACCAATTTAAAGATCCGCCCGATGAAGTTTTATTTAATGGTGGATCAGGTGTTTCTGAAATTACAAATATTTTTACAAAAACAGCACACGGACTTGTAAATGGTGAACAAGTTGTATATAGTGCTAACGGAAATGTTCCAATTCAGGGACTTGACGAAGAGCAAACCTATTATGTGAAACTAATTAATGTAAATGAATTTAGTTTGACATTTGATGACAGTTTAGAGTTTGATGTTAATATTATTGCAACATCTAGCGGTACTCACAAATTCCTTACAAACATCAAAGAATTCTTTGTAAAAGAAATTATTTCAAGTCACACAACATATCAAAAGCTTATTTTACCTTCAGGTAGTGAAGGTTACGCATTTGTTCCAGGTAGACAAATTACTGCTACAACAGGTGCAGCAAATAACCGTGCTATTGTTTATAGTTGGACACCTAACCTTAGAGAACTTGTAGTTTCAATCGAAGAAGTTGCAGTAGGTGAATCTACACAGAGAGTACAATTTAGTAATTTAAGTATTATTGATGACGATCACACACCTAGTCCTAACACAAATATCGGTGTAAGTGAAGTACAACCATTTGTCGGTTATTCAACCGCAACATTTACAATTGAACCTACAGTTGCAGGCGAACTACTAACAAATCTTGTCGCGCTTCCTGAGAAAGCAATTTGGTTACATAGACCTTCAATTGTTAACAGTTCATCACACACTTGGGAATTTGCAGGGTCGGGTACAGACTATAACGCCTTACCACAAAACGGCGGTAATACAAGAACAGAATACGAACAGTTTGAAGAATTACCAGGACGTTGTTACTCATCAGGTACAAACGAACTTGGTGACTTTAAAGTTGGTGACTTTATTACAGCGTTTAACAGAACTGGTAACATTACGTTTAGAAACAAAGTTCAGGTGGACGAACTTGATGCTTTGAGACTAAGTCTTTCTAATGTTGCCATTGAAGAAATTTCAACAAGTGTTAACTTAGGTGACGATGAAATTGGCGGTCCGAGTGATTCAAGACTATCTACACAGTTAGCAACAAGAAGTTTCTTATCAAACAGATTAGGAGGATTTATTGATAAATCTGTTTCAACTGCGGCAGTTCCTGGTGCTATTGTTCAGTTGAATACTAATGGTCAGTTGAATCCAGATTTGATTCCTGCTACACGACAGTTTACAAGTACAAACACAGATGGATATGAATCAAGACTTACACAAGTTGACGAAATTCCAGCAATCGATCTAAAAGCAGGTGATATCGGTACAGAAGAATATGATCAAATCGAATTAACATTTTCATCACCAATTTCAGCAAATGACGGTGATTTAATTACACAACCTGTAACAGGCGCTAGGGGTTTAGCAAAAGGTAATTATGCTTCATCAACTAACTTATTAGTTGCTAGTGAAGATAACCAATTCAAGCCAGGTGAGGACTCAACAGGCACCGACTTTGATACTACAAACAATATCTTCATTGCGGGGGTTGACACTGGACAAGCACCATTAACACTTGGTTCGGTATCAGAAATTACTGATAACTTCTTCTTAAAAAGTTCTAACTCTAGTCAGTATCTTGTATTAGATTCAAGTGGTGCGCCTTTCAACTTTACAGTTGAAACAATTACTAATGTTGAAAGAACAGGCAATGTTGCTACAATTACAACAAGCGGCAACCATAACCTTGCAATTGGTAACAATGTTGAAGTTGAGTGTAATGATACACTTTACAACGAAAACGGCCTAGTTACAGGTGTACCTAGTACAACAACATTTACAATAGAAAACACAGGATCTAATGAAGGCAGCAAAGCAGCAACAGGTACAGTAAGGACCATTGTTACTTCTGCAGACGGCAACGCACAAGGTGCAGTTACAGAAACACGTTTTGGTGTATGTACGAACGTGGATAACGCTAATATCACTGGCGGTAGTGGTTATACACCTACACTAGGTACTCTTGTTTACGAAATGGTAGACTTACAAGCAAAAACTGGAGTAGGTACAGGTGCAAAAGCAGATATTACTGTTACAGCAGGACAAATCAGTGATGTGGATCTACGTAGAGGCGGTACAGGCTATGCAGCAGGTGATTTACTAGAAGTAAATGCAAGTGATGTAGGCGGTACAGGTAGTGGTTTTGAAATTGAAATTGCTGCTATCGAAGATAGAGCATATGTAAACATTTTAGGTGGCGAACTTTACGTGGCAAGTGCATCATCGATTGACTTTATTGAAGACAATGATGCAGTAAGTTCTAAAATTACTACTACACTAGATGACAGCATTGTGAATCAGTTTTTAGCAGGTACTATAGCAGGCGGCGGCGATGTTGACTATACAACCTATAGAATTACAATGACCGCCCATGGATACTCAGACGGTGATCCTATTAGATATAATACATTAGGTAATGTTGCAATCGGCGGATTACTAAATGGTAGTGTGTATTATGCAAAGCGTATTGACGCAAATACTATCGAAGTATACGAAGATTTTAGTTTGTTAAATCAAATTGAATTCTTAACAACTCCTGCTAACAACGCCCATCAATGGACAAGATTTAACGTTAACATTTATGATAACAGTATTATTGTTCTAAACCACGGCTTAACAACTGGTGACGCTATTAGAATAGAAGAAGAAGATGATGGAAGTTCAGGAACTGGACTATTTTCTATAAACGGTACTCAAGTTATAACAGGTTCAAGATTCTTTATTGGTTCTGTTACAACTAACAGTTTCACCCTACATACACTACGTTCAGATGCTTTAAGCAGTATTAACGGACTTGTAACAAATGCTTCGGATATTACTGCAACCGGTACAGGTGATGCAGATGTTATTCCAAATAATGTGCAAGTTAACACAGTAGTCAATACATCGAGTAGATTGAAAGCAAACTGGAATACACTTGCTGTTACAAACATTGATGCAAGTAACATTATTTCAGGTACTGTATCGCCGAGCAGATTAGGTTCAAGTGGTATTGCAAGTAGTGATACATTCTTAAGAGGTGATAGTGCTTATGCTGTTGCAGTTCAAACACTTACAAAAGCCAGCACAACTGACAATCCAATTACACTTACTGGTCCAAACACCAGTGGCGACTATTATGGTGCAGTCGATATCGGTATTGCTAATGTTGATTATGACCCAGGCGGTACATATTCTACACTAGGTACAAGTAGATTCTTCCAACAACAATTTGATGTTGACGCTGCTGGCACAGGTCAAGTGTTTATCAAAGATGGTGTAGTTGATGCAGGCACATTAGACGGTTTAGATAGCAGTTATTTCCTTAACCCTGCTAACCTAACAAGCAATGTGCCTGTTAACAGAGGCGGTACTAACCTAAGTACATATGCTGACGGTGACTTGATTTATGCACAAACATCAGGTACACTAAATGCCCTTAATATTGGTAGACAAGGAAATATACTTGTAGTAAACAGTGGTTATCCTGTATGGGGTGATGCCGTTGATGTCTTAAATAATTTAGATATAGGTGCAGCAGATACAAGTTCTAAGAGTACTGCTACTGGTAAAGTTTACAATGAAAATCTTACAACTGTTGAAATAAGCGGTGAAGCAGATGTTACTAGAATTGGTGCAAGTACATCAACTAGAGCAATTACTTCATTTATTGACGGATATGATGCTGCAACAAGTCAAGTTGTTGCTATCAATTTAAATAGTTTTACAAGAAACACAAATGAAAACGTAAACAACACAGACGACTTTATTCCGCTTTCTAGCACAGCAACAATTGAAGTTGGCATGGTTGTTACAGGAAGTGCAAGTTTACAAGCAAACACAGTAGTAACAGGTGTTTCAGATGATGTAGTATATATTGACAAACCTACAACAGGCACTATTCCAACAACATCTACTTTAACTTTTACTTACACACCAGAAGTACTAGGTATTAGAGCAGGCGATTTTGTTACTATTGCAAGTAGCGGTGTTGCTTCATTAGATGGTACATGGCCAGTATTAGGTGCAACAGTCAATGCAACTTCGTTTACTATACAAACAGAATTAAATGTTACAGTAAGTAGTTCAGGCGGCGTTGCAGGTAGTGCAGTAATTAATAATAAACTAATTGTTAAACATCGAAAAGTAATTTTTGGCGATGCAGAAGCAAGTGCAACACCAGCAGATGTAGAAATACATGGCGCAGCAGGTATCGGTACAGACATCGGCGGCGGCGAAATTAAAATTGTAGGCGGTCTTGGAACTGGTGCAGGTACAGGTGGAGACTTTGTTGTAGAAACTGGCACAGTTACAACAACAAGCGATTTCCTACAAAGTCCATCAGAAAGATTGCGTATCGATACAAGCGGTGTTTTAACTTATACAGGTTATGCAAAATTTACAACTACTGCTGGTATAAAAATTCCAGTAGGTACAAGCGCACAACGTCCAGGCGCACCTGGTGTAGGTACAGCAGCAGCGCAAGGCCAAATTCGTTATAATACTAGCGACAGTACATTTGAAGGTTACGATGGAAGTAACTGGGGTTCATTGGGCGGTGTTAAAGACGTTGACCAAGATACCAAAATTGAAGCTGAATCTAGTGCTGGAGTAGATAATGATCAGTTAGATTTCTATACAGCAGGCACACAGCGTATGCAAATCGGTGCAACTGGTGACCTAGCATTTGGTGATTCGTTGAATAAGTTTACTGTTGCTTATGCAACTGGTACTGCAACATTTGCAGGAGACTTAACAGTTTCAGGTAACCTAACAGTAGATGGTACAACTGTTACACTAAACACAACAACACTAGACGTTGAAGATATCAACATCACAGTAGCAAAAGGCGCAGCGAATGCTGCCGCAGCAGACGGCGCTGGTCTTACAGTAGACGGTGCAAATGCAACATGGACTTATGATGCATCAAACACTAGTTGGGATTCAAGTGAAGATATTAATCTTGTAAGCAGTAAAGCATATTTTATCAATGACGTAAGTGTTCTAAACTCTACAACACTTGGTGCAAATATTGTAAACTCTAGTTTAACTGTTGTAGGAACACTTAATACTGGTTCAATAAGTTCAGGCTTTGGTAATATTAATATTGGATCATCAAATCTAACAGCAACAGGCACAATAAGCCTAGGTGCAACTAGTTTCAACGATAATAATATTACAAACGTTGGTACAATTAGTTTAGATACAATCCAAAAAGATGCAGGCACAGGAATCAACTTTGCATCAGGAACAATTGTAACAGTAAGCGACACAACTGAATCTACAATAGCAACAGATGGTGCATTAATTGTTTCAGGCGGTGTTGGTATTGCTAAAAAACTAAGAGTTGGCGGTGTTATATACGGCGATGGTAGCGGACTAACAAATCTAAATGCGTCACAGTTACTAAGTGGTACTATTCCGGATGCAGTGCTTCCTACTTCACAAACAGGAAAAACATTTACAAGTGATATCACAGTAAATGGACACTTGATCGGTGAAGGCGGTGGAAGCAGTGCTACTAACTTCTTTGCAGGAGGAGGTGCTGCTGTAACAACTGGTATAGACTCAGTCGGTGTAGGAGACGGTGTATTTGGTGCTGTATTAACAGGCAATCAAAACACCGGTGTTGGTAAAGATGCTCTTGCATTAGTTACTGCATCAGCAAACAACACAGCAATGGGTGCATACACACTTTCACAGATTGATGCAGCAACAGGCGGCAACACAGCAATCGGTGCTGAAAGTATGCAGAACTCAATTACTGCTAATGCAAACGTTGCTATTGGTTATAAAGCACTAGAAATTGCAAATGCAAGTAACAACGTAATTATTGGATACGGCGCAGGTGCGACAATTACAACAGGTAGTAACAACATTGTTATTGGTAAAGATGCTGCACCAACAGCAAATACCACAGACAATGAAATTACATTAGGTACTTCTTCGCATACAAATCTAAGAATACCAGGTGTAGGACTAACTGTTAACACTACAACATTGTCATTTAGTGGTACTACTGGTTTTGCAGGTGTCGGTACTTCACTTACTGCACTTAATGCAAGCCAACTTACAAGTGGAACTGTACCAGATGGTAGAATTTCAAGTTCAAGTGTAACACAGCACGAAACTGACATTGATGCTGTAGGTACACTAAACGCAGGTGCAATTAGTTCTGGCTTTGGTAACATTGATATTGGTACAAGCACATTTACTGGTAACGGTAGTGGTCTAACATCACTAAACGCAAGTAACTTATCAAGTGGTACTGTTGCAGGTACAAGACTAGGCGGCAACCAGTCAATGAGTGGTATTAAGACGTTCTCAAACACTACTGAAGCAAGCAGCACAACAACAGGTGCTGTTAAAGTAAGTGGTGGTGTTGGTATTGCTAAAAACCTACATGTTGGCGGAACAATTACAGGTAATGGTAGTGGTCTAACATCACTAAACGCAAGTAACTTATCAAGTGGTACAGTACCTAACGCAAGAATTAGCGGTAGTTACACAGGTATTACTGGTACTGGCGCACTAGATGCAGGTCAAATTACCAGCAACTTTGGTAACATTAACATTGGTACAAGTACATTTACTGGTAACGGTAGTGGGCTTACAAATGTTAGTGCAGATACGCTAGATGGTATTGATAGCACACAGTTCTTACGTTCGGATGCTAACGATACAGCAAGTGGCGTTATTAGTTTAGTAGGTGCAGGCGCACAAAGACTTGTTATTAGAAACACAACAAACGCAGGCGGTGCTAGAATTGACTTTACTGACCATGCATCTAATACGCAATATGGTAGACTAAACTTTGAGCATTCAGACAGTGCGTCACCTGGCAGTGCATATGGTGCAGTATTCAAATTCCAAACAACAGAAACAAACTTAGCAGTTACTATTGATGGACCGGGTGACTTCTATGTCAACGGAAACAAAGTATGGCATGCTGGTAACGATGGTGCAGGTTCAGGACTAGATGCTGACACAGTTGACGGACAAGACATTGGCGATTTTGTTAACGGCGCAGGAGTAGACAACGGACTTACTACAATTAGAGTAAACGATGCAGACTTTATTGTTCAAGATACTACAGACACCACAACAAACTATATATGGAGAGATCATAGTGAAAACGCCTTGTATTTAGGTACAGCAAATGCTGTTGTTACACTGCGATCAACATTAGACTTAAACTCAAATAATCTCACTAACGGTGGTACTATTAGTGGTACGTTTAGTGGTAATGGCGCAAGTATTACAGATATCAATGCTGGTAACATTACATCTGGTACATTCCCAGATCTATTTAGTTCTAGTACACGCTACAACATTGGTCTTATTGATGGCTACGGAGCAAACAGTTACGATAAGATCAGAGTTTGGAATTCGAGTTCATATACAATTGGTATGACAAGTGCTCAAAGTTATGGTTGGCTAAATGACTATGCAATGACATTTACTATGAACGATGATACTGATAGAGGCTTCTTATGGAGAGATACCAGTGATGTAGCATCAGATGGTGCTATGTCACTTACTACAAACGGTAACTTGATGGTTAAGAATGCTATTGGTTTAGCAGGTAATACTGGTGCTTATATCCAAGCAGCAAACACTCAAAACTACGGTACTATAAGAGTAGAAGGTTCCAACGGCACCAGCGGATCATACGCAGGTTATTCAGTTAGAGATGACTGGGTTATGATGTCAAGCAGCGCAAGTAACTGTGGACTTTATAATGATACTGACAACGAATGGGCATGGTATGCACAACAAAACTCTTACACATACATCTACTATAATGGTTCATGGAGAGCAAGAGCACAAAACGAAGGTTGGTATGTAAACGGTCAATTGCTTGCAACAAGCGAAGTTACAGCATACTACTCAGACGAACGTTTGAAAACATTCACAGGTAAACTAGAAGGTGCCCTTGATAAAGTAAAAGCACTCAATGGTTATCTATATGTTGAAAACGAAACTGCTAAGAAGTACGGATACAACAATGACAATTCACAAGTAGGTGTTAGTGCCCAAGAAGTACAAAAGGTACTACCAGAAGCAGTTGTTGCTGCACCGTTCGACTTAGACGAAGATGGTAACAGTAAGTCAGGTGAAAACTATCTAACAGTTAAGTATGAGCGTATGGTTCCGTTGTTAATTGAAGCAGTAAAAGAAGCAGATGACAAAATTGAAGCACAGGCTGCTGAGATTGCTGAACTAAAAGCAATGGTGCAAAAATTAATTGAAAAAAATTAAAAAAAGTTCTTGACAAAGATTCTATTTGCAGTTAGTATGTATATATTAACTGTAGATAGGATCACTTATGGCATTACCTCCAACAGGATCACAAATTACTATGAGCGAAATTAGAAACTATTTTGGCTCTTCAACAACCCCAATTACAATGAGTTTTTTGGGTAGCTACTTGGGTATCTCAAGTGGTACAACAATTCCTATGAGTTCAACATTTGGCGGTTTAGGAACTCCAGGAGTATAACTAGCAAAGTAAAGGAGCAGACGTATGCTAACACGTTATCAAATTGAAAATATCGAACTTGCAAATGAATACAGCAAGGCACGCAAATTAACTAAACTTTCATCACTTGAAGTAGATGAAAGTATTCTAACAGAAATCAAAGACGCTATTCTTGACGGTGAAAAAGAAACTGATGTAATGGCGCGAGCAGCAGATGACGATAGAGAACATTGGATTCGTGCTATCGGTAAAAAAGCCGCTGCTGATCTACTAACACTTGGTAAGGTTCAGCCTGAAACAATGCTTGAAATGGGCAACCTTCCATCCGAAGATTTCCGCGAAGCAGTAAAAGTAGCAACTGGTACTGCAAGACAGTGGAATAATGATACTGTGGCTGCAGAGCAAGAACTAAACACAGACACAGTTGATGATTCTCTAGTTTAAGATGAGAATCGCGATTTGTATTCCAGCACGGGATACAGTTCACACAGGATTTGCTTTATGTTTAGCAAATCTCACAGCACGTCTGCAACGAGACGGAATAGAATTTGTTGTTCTATTCAATCTTGGCAGTGTGATTGCCAACCAAAGAAACTCGCTAGTTTGGGATGCCTTTGCCAAAGGGGCATCCCACATACTTTGGTTAGATAGCGATATGCACATACCATCAAATGTTGTTGATGTGTTCCTTAAACATAAAAAAGATATTGTTGCTGCAACCTACAGCACACGAGTCAAACCGCAACGCAGTGTTGCGTTTACCGATCAATACAACTTAGACAGTAGACTGACAGAGTCAAAAGGTTTACACGAAGTTTTTGCAGTAGGTCTTGGATGTATGTTAGTTGATAGAGATGTGTATCGTGTATTAGATGCACCTTGGTTTAACTATACATGGAACGAGGACACACACGACCTTAGCGGTGAAGATATTCACTTTTGTAAGTTAGTCAGAGATAATGGTTATAAAATATATGTAGATGCTGATATAAGTGAAAAGGTTGCACACTTCGGCACTAAGGCATATATGTTAAGAGAAACAAATGAATTCAGTTAGTAGATTTGAAAGATTTAGTAAAAACATTTATAACGGACAAGATGTCCTAAAAAATCACATTTTTCAATGTTATCCAATACTACACACAGACGATGTAGAAGATTATGAACAAGTAAGAGATTATGCAGAAGTTGCTGATTATGTTTGGCTTGTTGACAAATCAATTAAAGTATTAAATACATTTCCTTGGCATTTTAGGCCAAGCATTGAACAAAGTAACGGCATTCACTTGTTTCCGTATGTAAGAAAAAAGAGTAGACATCCTAAAAGTTGGAATAAAGTACAACTAGTTCCAACAAAGTTTGATGCAAAAAAGAAATATACTCACAACAATATTTGTGGTGTATATGATCCATATTACGGTAAAGAAAAATTTGATATATTCTTCTTAGGTAGCCGTAAAGATAGCGAATATAAAAAATTAAAAGAAAAATACAATATACAAATTGTTGACACTTATAGTCAAGCACAAGAACTAACTTCGACTGATATGTTTTGGTTAATACCAAATGATGTTACAGTATCAGAAAACTTCGACTTTTCTTTTGAACCAGACGAATGGAGTTACAAATATAATCATGTGTTTGGAAATGGAAAAAGAAATCAATTTGACGGCATATTTTTGTGTAACAAATTCTATAATCCCTCAAATAGAGAAATTGACTATAGATTTTTAATTAACAAAAAAGAAGTCCGTATGATTGCAAGTACACCTAAGCCATATGACTTTTTTGAAATTGATAATTATGACGAATACAAAACTGCACTTGAATCATCTACAACAGAAATGTTTTGGATGAGCAGTAAAAATATAAAAGTTAATATTGATCTTGACTTTTATATTTCACACCATGAAAAAGATCTTAAAAACAAAACACATGCATTTTTGCATAGCAATAACAAGTACAATGGATTATTTTTGTGTTCTAAAAACAAAGTACTCTCAGAAAAAGAAGTTACTTATAGATTTCCTGTAGAACGCATTGAACATGATATTGTAGCAACAGGACCTGTAACTTATGATAGATTCTATGTTGATTCGTATGAAGAATATGAATATGCACTGAATAATTCCAAAACAGAAATGTTTTGGATGGACAGTAAAAACATCAGCAGCGATATACCAGAGATATATTTTGACTTTGAAAACGAATACGACAGACAAACAAATCATGCTTTTGTACACGATGCTGATGGAAGGCAATTATACAACGGCTTGTTCCTTTGTTCAACAAAAAAACCTCTTAACAAAAAAGAAGTTGAACACAGACACATCATTGAAAGAAAAGAATGGAAAGTTATTGGCTCAACAGGAGTCAAGTATGAAAAATTTTATATTGACACTTATGGTGAATATCTAAATGCGCTAGAGCAAAGCAAAACAGAGATGTTTTGGGCATTAAGTAGAAATATAAAAATAAAGAAAAACTTTAAATTCGACAAGTATTTTACACACGACAATATGTTTGATAGAAAAATTAATCATGCGTTTTTACATGATGTTGATGGTGAAAAACTTTATAGTGGTGTATTTTTATGTAGCAAGTACTCAAAGCTTTCTAAAAAAGAAATAGAATTTAGACATCCGGTAAACCGTAAAGAATGGAATGAAGTTGCAAGTACAAAAACTAGATATGATGTATTTGATATAACATCGTACGATGATTACTTAGATGCAATGCAAAAATCTAAAACAGAAATGTTTTGGGGTAAGTTACAAAATTTATCAGTTATTGATGAATCAATTTTTGATTTGTATTTTACACATGACAATACGTTTGATAGAAAGACCAATCATGCGTTTTTACATAAAGTAAATGATAAACTAACTTATGACGGACTATATTTGTTTTCAAAACATAAGCCTGTAACTAAAAAAGAAATTGATTACAAACATATTGTTGAAAGAAAAGAGTATGAACGAGTAATAAGTGGACCTGTTCTTTACGACATTTTTGACGTAGATAATTATGATGAATACTTGGAAGCACTAAGCAAATCTACAACAGAAATGTTTTGGATTAAAAGTAGAAATGTTGAAATTGATCCTAACTTTAAGTTTGATTTATTCTTTGATAACAGAGACAATGAATTTGAATACGAAAGAAATGAAAATCATGTTTTTGTACACAAAGTAGGAAATAAAGAATACTATAACGGTGTGTTTTTAATGAGCAAAAACAAACCTGTAAGTAAAAAAGAAATTGAACATAGACATCTTGTTACTAGAAAAGAATGGAATACTGTTGCAAGTGGGCCTGTAGAATATGATAGATTTATTATTGATACCTATGAAGACTATCTTAAAGCACTAGATGAATCTACAACAGAAATGTTTTGGGCTATTTCGTCAAACGTTGATACAAGTAATTTTAACTTTGATATTTACTTTACACACGATAATGAATATGATAGAAGTACTTCTCATTCATTCATACACGAAGTCGAAGGTAAGCAATATCATAATGGTATTTTTCTATTACCAAAAAATGTATCAAGAGATAAGATTAATTAATTCAAACACAGTTTGTAATTTGTTTTGATTAGTTTTACTACGCAAAGTATTGGCTAAGCCTTGATGTAAAGGCTTAGGCCATTTTCCAAATTCTACCCATGCATATCCATCGTGTTCTACATTTAAAATAGGCAAAAATTCATCTTGAACTACACAAAGATATGTATGAAAGTGAAAATGTTCATCGTTACTAACAAAAGTTTCTAAAGGAATAGTTTTTTTTATTTCAGGAAGAAATCCTATTTCTTCTTTGATTTCTCTTTTAAGTGCTTCCCAAGCAGTCTCATTTTCTTCATTAGTACCTCCTACTAATCCCCATACTGAATTTTTCTTTGCTGTTCTGTGTAAGGTAAGAAATCTTTTAGTCGAGAGGGTATAAAACAATGCACCACTACATATTATCTTTTTCATAAAAATAATTAGCCGTCTAAGAATAGCATCCAGTTACCTCCTGAATACTCACCTTCCCAACTCTTAATCCAATCAGTACCTGTCCATTTATACTGTATACCAGTATTAAGATTCTTAATATGTGTTATATCAGTTGTTGCACTAGCGTCAAACACAACTTGCCATGCTGTACCAGTCCATTCAATAATATCGTTTGCTTCTGCAACAGGATCACTTGTGTCTGTATTTTTCCATGCATCAGGACCATCATATCCTGCTTTACCTACTTGATCGCTTGGATTAATATCACTTACTATTAATACTCTTAATCCTGTTGTTTTATATGAAGTTGGATTCCATTTTGAAGGCTCTATTACATAATCTATGCTTGTATAACTTGCAGGATTTCTAGCAGGTCCTGTGATTACATCATTGCTAGGTAATGTATCAGAATCCCATGTAACACTAATAATTCTTTCATCAAGCGGATTTAAAGCAAATGTACCAACAATAAAGTTATCAGATCCTTCAGTTCGCATCCTAATTTGACTTAAACCTGCTGTGTACGTTCCTGGATATGCTTCTAGTAATACTCTCCAGTTAGTTGTTCCTACTTCACGATTATAAACAATACGTGCTTGTGTACCTTCAACATACAACCCATAATCTCTAAATGTCGTGCTTTGTGTTACTCTCTCATTCAATAATGGATCTACTTTTCTTTGTGTCTCAATATCAACTTCACCCGAAGAATCTGTCGATTGTGTAGTTTGTTCTATAGGATGCAGTGCATCTTTATATGCACCTAATTCTGCTTCGCTATTACCTAGGTCAATGTCACCATTTTCTTCGTTAAAGATGTTTGCAATGATATTTGTAATTACGCCTAGTCGTTTAACTTTAGCAGGCGCACTTAGATAGATAGGAGTAGAAAATCCTAAAGTTGCAATATCTATTTCACTATCAACGCCTACTGGCACATTTCTATTACTAAAATTTACTAATTCTAAGTTGACTACACTTAAACTTGTCCAGTCAATAAAATTGTCTGTTGTTTGAATTTCTAAACTAGGATTAAACAGTGTTAAAATTTGCTCCATAATTTGCAACTTCATTTCTGTGTTAGTTGCCCATATGTCAGCATTTACACTCAATGTATACGGAGCAGGATGTAGTCTCTCAACTGTATAGTTTTTGCCTTGTTCGTTTAAGTATTCTTTTCCTTGTGAATCGTATGCACGTTCTCTAATATTAACTTTGTTAACATAACTTGCATCGCTTAATCTTTGCCTATCTAATTCAATCCCTGTAATATAAACTGCCATCCGTGGCGCACTAGGAATTTTATTTTCGCTGTTGTCACGTATAATACTTGCAACTTGTCTTGTTAAATCACCGTATGTCACAGGTATTTGACGCAATTGACCATCACCGTCTTGGTAACTAAAATTACTCAGTAAGCGTATAATCTGTGTTAGATATCTACGTATTTGTCCGTCATAAAAAAACTGCATCAGTTATCCGTCTTTATCTTCAATGCTTTTGATAGTGATTGTCTTTCTTGAACAATTTCACCGCCAATAGTACTTGTGTTTGTGTTATTAATGAACGTACCTTTTTGATGCGCTCTTGTTGATGTATTAGTTAGTGTTTGTCTTACGTTATCTTCAACCTTCACCCATCTTCTCCCATCATATCTAAATAGTCTGTTTGGAAAAAAGTCCGTTCTTAAAAAATAATCTCCAGATGCACTTGCATCAGGAAATGATAACCCACTGCCAAACGGTGAACCATTTGGTGCAAGTCCATCTCCTATTAGATAACCATCATAACCTTCACGTATAGGAGTATCTAAGATAGAGTCTGCAAGTTCACCGCCGCTTGCATCTATTTCTGTTGTATCTGCTGTCCTTAATGTAGGTACACCATTATCGTCTACTGCTACTGTAAAAAAGTGACTTGTTTCATATCCTGCGGCTTTTGCATTTGCTTCTGCTTGTTGTACAATAGCATTATTGATATTCATTTCAGTTTCAAATGTGCTCAGTACATCACGTAGTGTGTTTCCTGCTTCATCACCTGCAGGTAGATCAAGTATGTCTTTAAACTCTTGTGAATCGAATATTTGTTTTAGTTTAACTCTATATAAATGAGGATACCAAGTCTGTGAAAAACCTTCTGCTGCACGAGTAATTTCATCAACTACATAAAAACGTTTTAGTGCAACACTGTAGTCATTTGCAGCATACTCGTCTTTTAGGTGAGGTAATTCAAATACATCACCCGCCATAATTTTTCTACCAAGAGTTTTTACACTTTCATTTATATGAATTGTCATAAACAACGTGTCGTTGCTTAAAAACAAACCAAACTGACTTAAATTAAAATCGTTATCTATAACATTATAAATGCCACGTATTGTGTAGATATCTTGATCATATTTTCTATCTCTATTTTCTAAGAACAACATGTCTTGAATGTTAGTCTCTTTAACTGCGTCATACCGCGGCTGTTCTGCTGTTGCTTCTTCTTCTGTAGGATTTCTTGGCCCTAAGTACTTGTGTACATTCACGTCGGTGCCGCCGATGTAAAATTGTTCTCTAATTACATCATCTAAAAATGTATAATCATTTGTTTTATTTGGTCTATATAAGCTTAAGCGTGGCATACATATATTTATCGCAACGAATAAATACAATACGGAGAACTTTTATGGCAGCAAACTACATTGAACAAAAACAGGAAGTTTTCGACTATGTAAAGGCCTTTTTAGGCGGTGGTATGGTCGATGTTGAACTTGATCCAATACATTATGAAACTGCATTAACTAAGGCACTTAGTAGATATAGACAACGTGTTGATCATAGTGTAGAAGAAAGTTATGTTACATTAACTTTAGTCGAAGATCAAAACGATTATATTCTTCCAAATGAAATACAGGAAGTAAGACAGTGTTTTAGAAGAAGTGTAGGTAGTAGATCTGCCGGAGGCGACGGAGGAACAATATTCGAACCGTTTAATCTTGCATACACTAACACATATTTGTTAGCAAGTTCTGCTGTAGGTGGACTTGCAACTTATTATATGTTTGCAAGTTACCAAGAATTAGTAGGTAGAATGTTTGGTTCTTTTATTGAGTTTACATGGAACAATCCTACAAAAAAATTAACAATACTACAACGCCCGAGAGCAGATGAAGAAATTTTGTTATGGTGTTATAATTTTCGCCCTGACTCGCAACTGTTGGAAGACTATCTTTCAAAACAATGGATTAAAGATTACACATTAGCAGCATGTAAGTATATGTTAGGCGAAGCACGTGAAAAGTTTGCAACTATTGCCGGGCCACAAGGCGGCACAAGTTTAAACGGTGCAAGTTTAAAAGCAGAAGCACAAGCAGAAATGGAAAAACTTGATGCAGAAGCAGCATTGGCTGTTGCAGGCGGCGTAGGTTATAGTTTTGTTATAGGATAAACTACGCATTTAATATAAATACACTATGCAACAATTTAGCAGTAGTGTAATTCAATTTCTAAACGGTTTAGAATTTTTATACCCTGAAAACGTGACTGTATCTCAACTTAAACGAACTTTACATAAATTTCCTCAAGTTGAATATGCAATGGTAGATGCGTATAGTTTAGGACAATTGAAAAGTAAAAAATGGATGATAGAAAATTTGCCTAATGATATGGGTATAGTTTTCATATGTGCAGGTTGGTTTGGCACTCTTGCAGGTATGATGTTTGAACACATTCCTGATAAGTTTGAAAAGATTAGAAGCTTTGATATAGATCCTAGTTGTGCAGATGTTGCTGATAATATTAATCGTCCTTATGTAATGGATGGATGGCAATTTAAAGCAAGTACACTAGATATTAGAAAAATGACTTACCCAACTACACATGAAACTTTTAGAGCAAATGGTACAAGTTTAGAACTTACTGAAATGCCTAATACAATTATTAATACAAGTTGCGAACATATAGAAGACTTTACACAGTGGTATAATAACATTCCGTCAGGAACAATTGTTGCACTACAAAATAACAATTATTATGAACATGACCAACATATAAATTGTGTACCTAATTTACAAACCTTTGCTGAACAAACGCCTATGCATGTTTTTTATGAAGGCGAGTTATCTTTAACAAAATACACTAGATTTATGCGGATAGGCATGAAATGAATATCGAACAAACAATCAAATACAAAGGAAAACCTAATAGAAAACATTTTTTAAATTGGTGGATAAAAAAACACAATATTAAAACAATGACTGAAGTAGGTGTAAGAGATGGTAGAACAACATTTCATTTGTTAGATAACAATCCTGATCTTGTAATGTATGCAATAGATAAAAGCATTAAAGGATTTTATAATAAAGAAGTTCAAGAAAAGTACGGAGATAGGCTAAGGCCATTTGCAGGGTTAAGCGACTATTGTGCAAAAAATATTCCTGATAATTCTCAAGATTTAGTTTTTATAGATGCAGATCACAGTTATCCGTGGGTATGCAGAGATATAAAGGCATACACACCTAAGGTAAAAAAAGGCGGCTGGCTAACCGGACACGATATAGATTATGAAGGTGTTTATAAAGCAGTTAATGAACTTATAGTGAACTATGACATTGGTACAAATAATGTTTGGCTAAAACAACTATAGATCGTTATCATGCACATATAACTGTATAAGTGCATAATGCAAAATTTTCATTAAATCTTTACGAGCATCATCCCGTGTACCTTTTTTACCATAACGATTAGAATACTTGTCAACATTGCCCATGCAAAATCCAGTTCCATGTCCTCTATCAATGATTACTTCAGTTGACTGAAATTTATTTGTACTATAATGCCCGTCATATGTTTTATCAATATATGCTTGAAATTCTTCAATATATTTGTTTTCGTCAAACTTGTAATCTATGCTCATAATATCTCCTAAGTTATTCGTAATTGTAGCAAAAAATCTTATATTTGTCAACTATAAAGTGCGTGTTTTACCACTGATTTTAGGTATATTTCTAGGCATACTGGTAAATATAATATAGCAATAGTGAAATCCCAAAGGAGATTAAAAAAATGGCTTTAACATCACCAGGCGTACAGGTCAGCGTTATAGATGAGAGTTTTTACACTCCTGCTGAACCAGGTACAACACCACTAATTTTTGTGGCAACAAAACAAGATAAATCAAATCCTGCAGGCACAGGTATTGCCCCAGGTACAACAGCAGCAAATGCTGGCAAAGTATATTTAATAAGTTCACAGCGTGAACTATCAGAAACATTCGGCGATCCATTGTTCTACACAGATAACAATGGTGCTTCGATTCATGGGGGCGAACAAAACGAATACGGTTTACAAGCAGCATACAGTTTCTTAGGCGTAGCAAATAGAGCCTATATTGTAAGAGCACCAGTAGACACAAATGCAATCACAGCAAGTGCAACAGAAACAGCAGGTAAGCCTGCTAATGGTGCATGGTGGTTTGATACAAATGATTCATTCTACGGTGTGTTTGAATGGAACGGTGCAGCGGCTACTACAACAGGCGGACAAACATTTACTAACAAAGTTCCAACTGTAATTACAGATACAACAAAAGTTGTTGACTATGCAGGCGCAGACTATACACCAAAAACATCAGTAGGTGCTGTAGGTGACTATGCACTAGTAGCAGTTACAACTACTAACAAACTATGGTACAAAAATGCAGACGGTACTTGGGTAGAAGTAGGCGGTGCTGCATGGAGAAAAAGTTGGCCAGCAGTAACTGGTACAGCAGCAAATCCAACACTAACAATTGGTCAAGAACTAATTATTCGTGTTGAAGAAGCAAATAGTACTTCAACAGAGCATACAATTACACTTACAGGTACAACTGTTACATCTTTGGTTAGCCAAATTAATGTAGATGCAGGACTTATAGCCGCAGGTGTTACTGCAAAAAATAACAACGGAAGACTTTCACTATATAATGCTGGTGGTACAACTGGCGGCAAGGGCGACTTGATCGATGTTTTTGGTGATGCAGCATTGTTAAGTGCTCTAGGCATTACAGCTGGCGAATATTACTCACCAGAACTAACTATTGCTCCACATACAAGTGTTCCAGAGTATAAAACAAATGACACAGAACCAAGACCAACAGGTTCTATTTGGGTCAAAACAACAACACCTAATTTGGGTGCAAACTGGAATGTAAAACAGTACAGTTCAGCAACAGATGCTTGGACAACTGTAAGTGCTCCAATCTATGCAAATAACCACACAGCAATTTATCAAATGGATTCATCGGGTGGCGGCGCTGGTATTGCAGAAGGTGCTATCTATGTACAAAGTAACACAAGTGAAGAAGATTACGACAACTTAGCAAACTTTAAGATCTATCGTAAGAGTGGAAGCGGTGCAGTTACAATTACATCAGCAAAAATTACAGCATCTACATTTCCAGCAGGCACATATTCATTTACAATGTCAGAAAGTTTATCAGGACAAAACTCAATGGATAGTGCAAAAACAATTTCGTTTACAGCAGCAGGTGCAACTGCTGATGCAGATACACTAGCAGGTGATATTAACTCAGCAGGATTTACAAATGTAAGTGCAAGCGTAGATTCACAAAACAGAGTTGTTATTTCACATGCACTAGGTGGCGAAATTCGTATTGTTGATACAGACGGCATTGTTGATAACGCATATACAGTGTTTGATTCAACAGATGCTACAACTACTACAAACTTCTATTACACACCAGGTACTGACTCTAGCACATCACCTAAGCAATATATTGTTACATGGTGGAAAGCATTGTCATATACTGCTTCAGAAGGTGCACCTACAAGTACACCAGCAGACGGTGCTCTATGGTACAGCAGCGTAGTAGATGAAGTAGACATGATGATTCATAATGGTACATCATGGGTTGGTTATCATAATTTTGACCACACAGGCGGCGGCTTAGTAGGCGCAAGTAGCACAAACGATCCAGCAGGACCGATTGTTGCAGCAAGTGCTCCAACACAACAGTCAGACGGAAGTGCGCTAGTTGTTGGTGATCTTTGGATTTCAACAGCAGACTTAGAAAACTATCCACAAGTTTACAGATGGACAGCAGCAGGTGTTTGGGCATTACTAGACAACACAGATCAAACAACTGAAAACGGTGTACTATTTGCAGATGCACGTTATAACACAGCGGGTGCAAACAGTGACGAAGCAGGCACAATTGCAGATCTACTAGTAAGCAACTACTTAGACCCAGATGCTCCAGATCCAGCACTATATCCAAAAGGTATGTTGCTATGGAATACACGTAGAAGTGGGTTCAACGTAAAAGAATTCAAGCGTGATCATATTGATATCAATGCTGAAAACGCTCGTAATGGCGACGAATCTATGGCAGGCTACTATGCTAACCGTTGGGTAACAAAATCAGCAAACAACGAAGATGGTTCAGGATCATTTGGACGTAAAGCACAACGTAAAATTGTTGTACAAGCGTTACAAGCAGAAATGAACAGCAACCAAGATATCCGTGATGACGAATCAAGAATCTTTAACTTGATTGCAACTCCAGGCTATCCAGAACTTATTGGTGAAATGGTAACACTAAACAACGATCGTGGATTAACAGCGTTTGTTGTGGGTGATACTCCAATGAGACTAACACCTGATAGCACATCATTAACAAACTGGGCAAACAACATTGCAGGCGCAGTAGAAGATAATGATGACGGTGCAGTTACTAGTGATGAATACTTAGGCATGTATTATCCAGCAGGATTTACAAGTGATAACGCAGGAAACAACATTGTTGTTCCAGCATCACACATGGCACTAAGAACAATTGCATTAAACGACCAAGTTGCGTTCCCCTGGTTTGCTCCAGCAGGCACAAGACGTGGTAGTGTAACTAATGCTACAGCATCAGGATATATCACAAGTGAAGGTGAGTTCCAAAGTGTTGCACTTAACGAAGGACAAAGAGATACATTATATTCTAAGAATATTAACCCTATTTCGTTTATTAACGGAGCAGGACTTGTTGTCTTTGGACAAAAAACTCGTGCAGCAAATGCAAGTTCACTAGATAGAGTTAATGTTGCTAGACTTGTAGTTTACTTACGTAGTCAACTTAAAACACTTGCTAAACCTTTTATCTTTGAACCAAATGATAAGATTACAAGAGATAGTATCAAAGGACAAGTTGAAAGTCTACTAATTGAACTTACATCACTAAGAGCAATTTTTGACTACCTAGTTGTGTGTGACGAAACAAACAACACTCCGACAAGAATAGATAAAAACGAACTATATGTAGACGTTGCTATCGAACCAGTTAAGAGTGTTGAGTTTATTTACATTCCACTACGCCTTAAAAACACAGGAGAAATTGCAAGTCTATAATCAGTTAAATTTAGGGTCAGCGAAAGTTGACCCTAAACTGATAAATACTTGTGAATAGGAGAAATATTAAATGGCAATCTCATCATTAACAAAATTAAGTGTTCCATTAGCAAGCGATCAGAGTGCAACATCTGAAGGCTTATTAATGCCTAAATTACAATATCGTTTTAGAGTAAACTTTATTAACTTTGGCGTCACTGCATCAACCACAGAATTAACAAAACAAGTAATTGATGCTGCAAGACCAAACTTGACGTTTGAAAACATGCCAATTCCAGTTTACAATTCAACTGTACATTTAGCAGGTAAACATACATGGAACCCAATTACAATTACGCTTCGTGAAGATGTAAACAACAGTGTTCAAAAACTAGTTGGCGAACAGCTTCAGAAACAATTTGACTTTATTAACCAAGCAAGTGCTGCATCTGGTATTGATTATAAGTTCCAAACTAACATTGAAATTTTAGATGGTGGTAACGGAGCAGCAGAAGCAGGTGTACTAGAAACTTGGGAAATTTATGGTTGCTACTTAACAGAAGTTAACTACAATTCTTTAGCATATGCAAACAGTGAACCAGTACAAACATCAATTACAATACAGTATGATAATGCTGTACAAACACCAAATGGTGAAGGAGTAGGAGCAGCAGTTCCTAGAACTATTGGAACAAGTACAACTGGTTAATAGCAAATAAGAGATTGCTTTAGAAAAGGGAACTTCGGTTCCCTTTTTTATTATCTACACACTTTACATAAACGATAAATACAGTATGGCATTTAACGGATTTTTTGATAATATAAAAAACTATAATGGTCCTAAAGGTAATTTAGGAGATTATGATCATGCATCTAGAGTATTCCGCTCTAACAATATGCGTCTTGCTCCTAAGCACAAGTTTCTGTATCATGTTGTGTTAAACATAAATCCAGATGTTAAACCAGATACACTTATAGATAATTTTACACAAGAAGATATTCATATTTTGGCAAAAAGTGCTGACTTACCAAAATACAGACCGCAAGTAGAAGTTTTAAATCAATATAATAGAAAAAAACTTTTACAAACAAGAATAGATTATCAGCCAGTTAGAATTGAATTCCATGACGATAATGCAGGGTTGACAACATTGTTATGGGAAGCATATTTTAGATATTATTATGCAGACGGTGATCATCAAAAACAAAGTGCGTCAGCAGCCCCAGATATTGCACCAGACGAAAGATATAGAAGAAGTGCATTTGGATCTAACAATACATATTTTACAAACTTTACCCATAGATATGGTTTAGATAAACCAAATAAAACCTATCAGTTTTTTGATTCTATTCAAATTTTTCAATTGCATCCTTTGAATAAAAAATCACATTATACATGCTTTACTTTAGTTAATCCTTTAATAGAAGACTTTTCTCATGATAATGTACAATCTGAAGGTAGCGAATTTTCGACTAATACAATGACAGTTGCATACGAAACAGTTCATTACGAAAGAGGAGAACTATTAGAAGGCGTAGCACCTACATCTTTTGCAGACCCAAGACACTATGATACTAGACCAAGTCCTATACAAGAAGGAGGCAGTAGTTTCGGAACCAGTAAAGTTACAACTACACCATTTGGCAGTGTTTCACCACAAAAAGGAAGAACTAATTCTATAGAAGCGTTTGCAAAAAGTTTCCTAAAAACATCTGCTTCTAAATTTTTAGGAGATAAGATAAATTTAGATAGATTAGGTTTACAACCTAATGCAAATGCAGGACTTACATCTAGAGGAATAAATCAGTCAGGACAAGGCGGTATTAATTGGGCAAACACAAAATCATCAGGATCAGAACAACGATCTGCAAAACAAAGAACTGATTTGACAGATAATTTACCTGCTAACTCAAGACCTTTTAAGGGCAGTTACAATAATAGAAATGAAAAATTAGTTAATGTAAACGGAAAAACTTATGTTGTACCTAGAGAGGAATCTGCATAATGTCTACATACGAAAACATAACAGTAGTCAATGATAGTAATTTAGACACACGAAGAACTTTTAATTCATTCTTTGATAAATCACTTCATTACAACTCATCAGATATTGATGCAGTAATTGGGTTTTTTGTAAAAAGAGGATTTGAAGAACTTTCTTCTATAAGCATAGCATCAGTTATACTTTCACAAGCAAAAGCGGACGGAATACCTGTTTTTGATTTATTAGATACCTTAAAGGGTTATGATAAGGTACAATTAACAAATTTAGTAGCAGTTATATTAAATAACAGTAGAAGTTCTATAACAAAATTAGGATTTAAGGCAGATATAGATGTAGCAAATAATTTTGAAGCACGGAACGTTGATAGCTTTAATTTTCCATTGTTACCAGAACCCACAGAAGAAACAAGTGGATACATAACTCCGGGATATGTTGCCCCTGGATATGTAGCGTAGGAGAAATAAAATGGCAATTACGTTAAGAACAGTCAAAGGATCGACACTTACATTTGACGAATTAGACGGTAACTTTACCGATCTTAATACTCGTGTTATTGCATTAGAAGGCGGCACACTTGCAAGTCTATCTGATGTTGCAAGTGTAGCACCAAATGTAGGCGAAGTGTTAAAATGGAACGGTGACGAATGGGCACCAGCAGCCGGCGGCGGCACGGATGCAGACACCCTAAATGGACAAGACGGTTCGTACTATCTAGATTGGGCAAACGTAACAGGTGCTCCGACAATTCCAACAGATATCAATCAGTTAAGCGATGTATCAAGTTTATTGTTTAGCGGTGTATATAACGACTTGACGGGTACTCCTACTATTCCTACAGATATTGCTCAACTTAATGATGCAAGTGATTTGTTATTTGACGGATTATATAGTAGTCTTACTGGCAAGCCTACAATTCCAACAGATATAAACCAATTGACTGATGCAAGCAATCTTTTATTCGACGGTTCCTATTCTAGTTTAACAGGAAAACCTACTGTTCCTACAAGTATACAAGATTTAAGTGATGTTGCAGGTGATGCAAGTACAACCGCACTTACAGGACAAGTTTTGAAATGGAATGGGTTTGAATGGGCAGCAGCAGACGATGTAACATCAGGAGGAGGCGGCTTAGATGCTAGTACTCTTAACGGACAACCAGGTAGTTATTACATAGATTATACAAATTTTGTAAATGTTCCTAACATTCCTGCAGATGTTAATGATTTAACTGACAACAGTAGTTTACTTTTCAGTGGATCATTTAATGATTTAGTAGATGTTCCTCCAATTCCTGACATTGCAAATTTTGAATTTTCTGCAAACACAATTGATACAGACGACTCTAGTCAAATTATTATTGTTCCTAGTGTTAACTTCCAAAGCGGAATATATGTAGATGATGTTGTAAACTGTGCAGATTTAGAAATTCAAGGTACTGGACCATTCTATCTTAGAGCAGGTAATGATCTTATTCTAGCGGCTACAAATAGAACACAAGTAACTTCTCCGTTGAATTTAAATAATGTTACTACTACAGAAAGAAATGCATTACTAGCAACAGATGGTGATGTAATTTATAATACTACTACATCAAGTATAGAAGTTTATGATGGATTAGCATGGGTAGCATTAGGTGCGTCAGGTGGCGGCTTAACAGATATTGTACAAGATACAACTCCACAATTAGGTGGTACGTTAGATGCTAACCTTAACGACATTGACATGGGCACAAACATAATTACTGATGCAAAAGTAGGACAATGGGACACTGCATTTGGATGGGGAGATCACAGCACAGCAGGATATGTTAGTGCAGCATCTCCAACTGTTACAAACGATATTACTATGGACGGTGCTGTTACAAGACATATTTTTGATGTTGTAGATGACGGACTAAACACAGCATTTACAATAAGTGACAGTGGAAATAATTGGTTTCCGGTAGCAGAAGATAATCCTGTACTATATCTAAGACGTGGTGAAAGATATGATTTTTCAGTAAATGCAACAGGACATCCATTTGATATTAGAGTAAGCAACGGCGGTGCGCAATATAACACAGGTGTGACAGGAAATGGCACTGCTGTAGGAACTGTTAGTTTTACAGTTCCAATGAGTGCTCCTAGCACACTTTACTACCAATGTCAAAACCATTCTGTAATGGGTAACACAATAAACATTATTTAAGGACATACCATGAGTGAAAAAGAATATATTGTAACATTAAACAAAGGTGTAGATCCTGCTAGTTTTGCAGCAGAAATGACACAAAGTACAGGCTCATCTACTGTTCCTAATAGAAGTGTTGATGTTGCAAATGCAAGATTAGCAAGTCAACGTAACACTCACTATGTTTTGTCTGAAGCAGAAGCAGAAGCACTTAAAAATGATTCTAGAGTAATGGATGTAGCAGTGCCACCTGATCAAGATGATACATTACAAATTGGACATTTTGCAACACAAGATGCTAACTGGCAAAAGACAAGTAGCGACACAGGTGATTACACAAACTGGGGGTTGTATCGTTGTCATTTTGCAAATAATCCTTATCCTAACACATTGGACGCAACACCTAATTCTACCGAACCGTTTAGATATAGTTTAGATGGATCAGGTGTAGATGTTGTTATTCAAGACAGTGGATTGCAAATGGATCATCCTGAATTTACGGATGAATTTGGCGGGTATAGAACACAAGCAATTGATTGGTATGATGGATTTAGCGGCGGCGGCACTCAAAGTGTAAATCATTATAGAGATTACAATGGGCATGGCACACACTGTGGAGGTATTGCAGCAGGTAAAACATACGGCTGGGCAAAAGCAGCAGAAATTTATAGTGTAAAAGTTAGCGGCTTGGAAGGTTCTGGCGACAGTGGCACTGGTATTAGTGTCACTGATTGCTTTGATGTTATTAAAGAATGGCACACAAATAAACCTGTAAGTCCTAGTACTGGCAAGAAAAGACCAACTGTTGTAAACATGAGTTGGGGATATGGTAGAAGTTACACAAGCGTAAGTGAAATAAACTATAGAGGTGTTTCAGAAACAGGCGCAGCCATCGCAACTACATCACAATGGTACGATTTTGGTTTAGTGCCTAATCTAATAGGATTGTCAACTTATCGAACAAACGTGCGGATTGCTAGTGTAGACGCAGATGTAGAAGAACTAATAGATGCAGGAGTTCATGTTTGTATTGCAGCAGGAAATAGAGCACATAAGGTAGATATAAGTGGTGGTTTAGATTATGATAATTTTGCTGTGCTTAGTAGCGGTACAACATACTATCATAGAGGAAGTTCACCATATAGCACACGAGCATTAATGACAGGTAATGTAGAAGCAGACATGCATAACGATACATTAGAAAAATTAAGATCCTCTTCTGAAAAAGGTCCAGGTGTTGATATCTATGCACCAGGTTCAGATATTATGAGTGCTTGTAGTACAACAAATGAATTTACAACAGGCGCTTATCATTTGAACAGTGCTTATAGACAAATGAATATTAGCGGAACTAGTATGGCCGCACCACAAGTTTGTGGTGTAATTGCTACTATACTGCAAGCAAATCCAGGAGCAACACCTGAACAAATAAGAAATTATATTCATAATAACGCACAGACTGGAAAACTTTATACTGATGGTACTACAGACAATTACACAGACACATCTGGTATATTAAATGGTCCTAATAGATTTTTATATACACCATTCAACCTATCTATAGTAGGACAAATAGGTAGAACATAATGACCAAATATGCTCAGGGTAAATTCAGGCCAAAAAACCCTGACAAGTATATAGGCGGATCAATGCCAACTTATAGAAGTAGTTGGGAATTTCACTTTATGAAGTTTTGCGATGAGAATCCAAGTATATACAAGTGGGCTAGTGAAGCAATAAAGATTCCGTATAGAAATCCTTTCACTGGCAAACAAACAATTTATGTTCCTGACTTTTTTATACACTATGTAGATCAAAACGGTAAACAAAAAACAGAATTAATAGAAATTAAGCCTGAAATGCATACATTAAAAGAAAAAACAGGACGTAATAGAAGAAATCAATTGCATTGGGCATTGAATCAAGTAAAATGGGAAGCGGCTAGAAACTATTGTAAATCTAAAGGAATTGCTTTTAGAATCATAACTGAAAAAGATATGTTCCACACAGGGAATAGGCGCTAAATATTATATGAATAAAAAACTAGAAGATCTTTTAAACTTGCCAGATTCAAAAGAAATAATCAAAGAGCAAGAACGTCGACAAAGAAAAGAAGACAAACAGGCACTTGTACAACAAGAGCAAACTTTTCGTGACATAGAAGAATTTGATAAAATAGCAAGTGCATTACCCGCTGTTAAAGGCCTAGGGGAAATGGCAGATAAAGAATTAAACGAAGTAGCAGATAGAGCTATGCAAGCATACGAAGATCTAATGGATTTGGGTATGAATGTTGAGTCACGTTATTCTGGTAGAGTATTTGAAGTTGCAGGTGCAATGCTTAAAACCAACCTAGATGCAAAAACTGCTAAAATTGATAAAAAATTAAAAATGATAGAATTGCAACTTAAGAAGCAAAAACTAGATAGCGATACTGTCGACCATGGATTTACAGAAGGTGACGGCTATGTTGTGACTGATAGAAATAGCCTACTAGAAAAGTTAAAAGGCATGGATAAGGATAAATAATACTAGTAACAGGATCCATTACTATGAAACAATTTAAAGAATATTTAACAGAAGCCAAGAAAACCTATCCTTTTAAAATAGGAGTAGCAGGTGATTTGGCTGATGATTTTGAATCTAAAATGAAAGCGTGTTTAGGAAAATTTGAAGTAGCAAATTGCAGCGCAGGCAAAAAAACACCTATTCAAGAACGTCCATTAGATTTTCCACAACTAGAAAACATGGAAGTAACTTATTGGGAGTGTGAATTAGGCTATCCAACTACCACTTTAGTTTTACAAGAATACATTGAAAAATGCTGTTCATGCCAGCCAGGATACGTAATTGTACGCAGTCCAGGAGAAGCACAAGAACAATACCAAGAACAAGTAGAAGAAAAAACATATGAGCCTATGCTAACTAAAGAAGAATTAGAAGGCGAATCTGCACAAGATCAAGTAGGCGAAAAAAGAATAATGGATCTTTTAAAAGAATTAGAAACGGCTCGTAAAGAAAAAGACGAAGGCAATGCTCACAAAGCAGAACCAGTTAAAGAAGAGCCACAAAACACAGAAAGTGTAATAGGAGGTTAGTATGGCTGATCAAAAAATGCTGAACATTTTACAAGGTTTTGACAGCGTTGAAAAGAAAACTTTAAACGAGTCATTTGTTGTAGAATGTCCACCAGATATGACAGAAGCAGAAGGCCCACTAACAATTAATATTTCTGGTGATACAGAATCGATGGCACAAGTAATGCAAGCACTAGCAGGCATTAAAGGTGGATCAATGCGTATACCAGCAGCAATGGACGATGATCCAAATATTCCAGGTATCGATGATGTACCAGACGATATGGATTTAAAAGCAGGAATGTTAGGTAAATTAGGCGGCGCAGCCGTTGGCGGATTAGCAGGCGGTGCATTAGGCGGACTACCTGGTGCAGCATTAGGAGCATTAGGCGGCGCAGCAGCAGGTGACGAGATCACAGATGTAGATTACGACGATCCAAACATTCCAGGAAGAGATGGAGATCCAGATGATCAAGACCTTTCAGCAGGTGCAATTTCGGACTTTGCAAAAGGTGTAATGGACAAAGGTGCAGAAATTGGTAGCAACGTTGGAAAATCAGTAGGTCAAGCAGCAGGCGCAGCAATTGGTGCTACAAAAGCAGGACCATTGGGCGCAGCAGGTGGTGCATCAATGGGTGCTACAAAAGGTGCAGAAATTGGTGCAAAAATTGGTAAGTATGCTCCAGCGGCAGCAGCAGCAGGCGCAGGCGCAGCAGGCGCAGCAGCACTAATGAGAAAAGACAAAGATGAAGAATCAGTTGAAGAATGGGAAAACACTCCAGCAGGTTCAGAAGGTGAAGAGTCATACATGGATACACAGTATATGACAAAGGCTCTTTCGAGCGGTCTTAATAGATCTAAAAAAATGTATAAGCCAGCAGCAGCAGGGGATAATCCAATGGCAACAGAAATGAAGTCTAGGTTACTAGCAGCATTAAATGAAAAGAAAAATAAACTTGATCCAGTTGGTAAAGAAGACGATGATGTTAACAATGATGGTAAAAAAGATAAAACTGATGACTATCTAAAAAATCGTCGTGAAAAGATAGCAAAAGCTATTTCTAAAGACAAACCACAGAAAAACGAACAAGAAGCATTGAACTTGCTAACAAAACTAGCAGGTCTTTAAGTCCCCCCAGACATCAATAGCGCCTTAGGGCGCTATTTTTGTGGCTAAATATTGTATGAGCAAATCACTTGATGGCGTATTAGTCAAAAAGGCTAATAAACAAGAAACATATACCGAATCACAAGTACAAGATTTAATGCAATGCATGGATCCTGATTTAGGGTATCTATACTTTGCCGAACACTTTGCCTACATTCAGCACCCTGTAAAAGGCAAATTGTTATTTGCACCGTATGAATATCAATTACGATTGATGAATAGTTATCATAGTTATAGATTTAATATCAATATGATGCCTAGACAAACAGGCAAAACTACTTGTGCAGCAATATATCTTGCGTGGTACGCAATGTTTAATCCAGATCAAACTATTCTTATTGCTGCACACAAATACACAGGTGCGCAAGAAATTATGCAACGTATTAGGTATGTATATGAACTTTGTCCTGATCATATTAGAGCAGGTGTTGTATCCTATAACAAAGGCTCAATAGAATTTGAAAATGGCAGCAGAATAGTAAGTCAGACAACAACAGGCACTACAGGGCGTGGTATGAGTATTTCATTACTATACTGTGACGAGTTTGCATTTGTGCAACCTAACATTGCAGATGAATTTTGGACTTCGATTTCACCTACACTTGCAACAGGCGGTCGTGCTATTATTACAAGCACACCTAACTCAGACGAAGATACATTTGCTAATATTTGGAAACAAGCAGAAGATAAGTTTGACGAATTTGGAAACGAAAGCGAAACAGGTAGAAACGGATTTCATAGTTTTCTTGCTAGTTGGGACGAACATCCTGATCGTGATAAAAAGTGGAAAGAAGACGAAATTGGACGTATAGGAGAAGAACGTTTTCGTAGAGAATATGGTTGTGAATTTTTGGTATTTGATGAAACACTTATATCAAGTTTACACCTTGCAACTATGGAAGGTATTTCACCTACTATCAACATGGGGCAAACACGTTGGTATAAAAAGCCTAGTGCCAAATATAACTATGCTATTGCATTAGATCCATCAATGGGCACAGGAGGTGATAACGCAGCAATACAAATCGTAGAACTACCTACATATGAACAAGTAGGAGAATGGCAACACAATACAACAGGTATTCCAGGACAAATTAGAGTTCTTAGAGATATTTGCACGTACTTAGAATCAGAAAGAAAAACTGATAACGGTATATATTGGAGCGTTGAAAATAACGGATTAGGCGAAGCAGCATTGCTTGTTATTTCTGATCTAGGCGAAGATCAAATACCTGGACTGTTTATAAGTGAACCTATTAGAAAAGGCCACGTTCGTAAATTCCGCAAAGGATTTAACACAACGCACAGTGCAAAAGTTACTGCATGTGCTAGAATGAAAACTATGATAGAAAACAATAAACTAATTGTTCGTAGCAAACCATTTATATCAGAACTAAAAAACTATGTTGCAACAGGAAGCAGTTATCAAGCAAAGCCGGGTCAAACAGATGACTTAGTAAGCAGTATGTTACTTGCTTTACGAATGATAAATGTAATGAAAGATTGGGATGTAAACATTTACAATTCTTTTTCACAAATGGACGGACCAGGAGAAGAAGACTATGAAATGCCGATGCCTATCTTTATTAGCAGCAACTATTGATAAATAATACTATGCAGAACTTTGACAACATAGCATCTGACCTATTTAATAAAATCAGAGGTCGTTTTCCTAGCGTAACAATCGGCAACGAAAACGGCGAAATAACCAACGAACCAAAAGAAGCACGTTTTTTTGATTTTGGTTATTATAACGAAGGACGTGATTTAGGCAAGGTAAGTATCAATTTAGATACTGAAGACGGACTAGTGGTAATTGTAGGTAGAGACATTGTATCAAATGAAGAGCAAAATGTACAAACAGAATGGTATAACTTTCTAAAAGAATTACGTACATTTGCTAAAAAAAGGCTTATGAAGTTTTCAGTAAGAGACATTAACAAATCAAATCTAAACAAAAGAGATTATGACTTTTTAGCCACAAATCGCAAATCGGAGAATCCCATGTCAGAATCGAGAATGTATGGAACTAACAAAACAAGTTATCAAAAAATAGGTAATGCAAGACTTGCTATTAAACATACAGCACCAATTGAAGAAGGCGAAAATCGTACTAAAAAAATTGGTGCTATTTACATTGAAAGTGCAGGCGGCGAAAGATTTAAATATCCTTTTAACCATCTAAGCGGTGCGAGAGCAATGGCAAGACATGTTAGTGAAGGCGGAAATGCTTATGATTCATTTGGCAAATATATCTCCGGTTTGTCAGAAGAATTAAGTAAACTAAATTCATTTAAAAAGTATATGAATCGTTCAAGCGTAATGGCTGAAAGTTTAGCAGGCTATATGGATGTAGTAAGTGAAAGAGTAAACGAAGTTAGAAAAACAATTCAAAATTTACAAAAAGAATCATACTATTCACAGGCTGTAGAAAATTTTGTAGAAACAGAAGCAAAAGAAGTTCCAGAAGATATTGCAGATAGCTGGATTGATCAACTTACAATTAAGCAGTTCAACGAAGAACTAAAAGATGTATTTCCTTATATCTATAACTTAGTAGGCGAATCAATGAAGCCAGAAGAATTAGGTCCAGATGATTTACTAGGCGAAGAAAGTGCTAGTGTAGAGGCTGAAGAACGTAAGGAAAAAGCAAAACAAGAATCAATCGATGATATGTTAGAAGCAGGAATTGCTGCCCTAATGGGACAATTTGCTGAAGGCGAAGATGATATGCCAACAATGACTATTGCTCCGCCCGATCAAGAGCCTATGCAACAAAAACCAAAAACACCAATTGGAGAATTTATTCTAAGTTATTTTGACAGAGAAACAGGCAAATTTCCAAAAGGCGAGACAGCAGTATTAACTGCGGTGCAAAAAGATTACGGCGACGAATATGTCAAACCTGCCGCTAAAATGATTAAAAAAGTAGAGGCTATGGTTGCGCAACGTAAGGCTAACGAATTACGTAATAGTATGCATCCTGAAACAGACGCAATCAAAACGTTAGCAGGAGTTTAGAATTTCTTACAAAAATTCTCTTATTATCGATCTACGCGAAAGATATTAAGACCTTTTTGTAGAAACAGTGACAGTGCCAGGGGCTCCCAACCGTCTGCTTAGGTGGACAAATGAGGCCCCGGCGCAGTCCAAGTTAAAAAATAAAAAAAACAGTTGACAAGATAAATAACTTTGTGTAGTATAAAGATAATGTGCTACACATAAAGGCACATAGAACATAGGCATATATAAGGAGGCATTACTATGGCATCACTAGCAGAAATTCGTGCAAAGTTAAAAGAACAAGAAAATCGCCCAAGTGGCACGACATCAGGCGGCGATAACGCAATTTACCCATTTTGGAATATCAAGGAAGGCGATAGTGTAACTATGCGCTTCTTGCCAGACGGCGATGATTCAAACACTTTCTTTTGGAAAGAACGTTTGATGATCAAACTGCCGTTTGCAGGAATTAAAGGTCAAACTGATTCACGTCCAGTACAAGTACAAGTACCTTGTATGGAAATGTATGGCGAATCATGTCCAATCTTGGCAGAAGTTCGTGGTTGGTTTAAAGATCCAAGTCTTGAAGATATGGGTCGTAAGTATTGGAAAAAACGTTCTTATATCTTTCAAGGATTTGTATCAGATAATCCATTGGCAGATGACAATACTCCAGAGAATCCAATTCGTCGATTTATTATTGGTCCTCAAATCTTTCAGATCATTAAGCAGGCTCTTATGGATCCTGATATGGAAGAATTACCAACAGATTATACTGCTGGTGTGGATTTCCGTCTTAATAAAACTTCAAAAGGTGGTTATGCTGATTACGGTACATCAACTTGGGCACGTAGAGAGCGTCCACTAAGCGATACTGAAATGGCAGCAGTGAACACACACGGCTTGTTTAATCTCAATGACTTCCTACCTAAAAAGCCAGGTGAAGTAGAAATTAAAGTTCTTACTGAAATGTTTGAAGCAAGCGTTGACGGTGAAGCATATGATGCAGATCGTTGGAGCAATTACTTCCGTCCAGCAGGTATGTCAGCAGCAACAGGTGATCCAAATGTAGCACCTGCTAGTCCTGCACCACAGCCAGTAACAGCACCTGCTCCAGTAGCGGAAACTGTAAGTGACACTGGTTGGCAAGATCCTGCTCCAGCAGCAGCACCTGCACAAGAAAGCGGAAACGCACAGGACATTCTTGCAATGATCCGTGCAAGACAAAACCAATAATATAGGAGACAAAGATGCAAGTATCTGACAAACTAAAATCTATTGACAATTATTTCAGTGTGAATATTCTAGATAACGGATATTTCATTGAAGTCTCGGGTAGAAATCATGAAGATGATTATGCTACAGCCAAAGTAATGTACAATACTGCCGATGAAATGATCGAAGGTGTACGTTCACTTACATCAATGGACTTGGGTGACTAATGGCAATTAAGGCATTTGATCCGAGTAAATTCCGTAAAGACTTGACAAAGTCAATTAGCGGAATGAGTGCAGGTTTCAATGATCCGACTGATTGGATCAGCACTGGTAACTATGCACTCAACTATTTGATCTCAGGGGACTTCCATAAGGGAGTCCCATTGGGAAAAGTTACTGTTTTCGCTGGCGAGTCTGGCGCAGGCAAATCTTACATTTGTTCAGGCAACATTGTTAAGGCTGCACAAGATCAAGGTATCTTTGTAGTTCTTATCGATTCTGAGAATGCACTCGACGAGTCATGGTTGAAAGCACTTAATGTAGATACAAGTGAAGAAAAATTACTTAAACTAAACATGAGTATGATCGATGACGTTGCTAAAACTATTTCAGTATTCATGACAGACTATAAATCTATGGCAGAAGAAGATCGTCCAAAGGTACTATTTGTAGTCGACTCATTAGGTATGTTACTAACACCTACTGATATTGATCAGTTTAACAAAGGTGATATGAAAGGTGATATGGGTCGTAAGCCTAAGCAATTGACCGCACTTGTTCGTAACACTGTTAACATGATCGGTAGTTGTAATGTAGGCTTAGTATGTACTAATCACACTTATGCATCACAGGATATGTTCGATCCAGATGATAAGATCAGTGGTGGTCAAGGCTTTATCTATGCATCATCTATCGTAGTAGCAATGAAAAAATTGAAACTAAAAGAAGATGAAGATGGTAATAAAGTTAGCGAAGTACGTGGTATTCGTGCAGGTTGTAAGGTAATGAAAACACGTTACGCAAAACCTTTCGAAGGCGTACAAGTAAAGATTCCATACGAAACAGGTATGAATCCTTATAGTGGACTTGTTGATTTGTTCGAAGCAAAAGGCATGATTGAAAAACAAGGCAATAGATTAAAATATACAACAAGCACAGGCGAAGAATTGTTAGAATATCGTAAAAACTGGAAAGGCGAATTACTCGACAGGGTCATGACGGATTACCTCGAAAAAGAACGTAATGTGGTAAATACCGGCACTACAGAAGAAGTAGATGACCACGAGGAGTTAGTCGAAAATGAATGAAGAGCAGGCATGCGACATTTGGGACGTTTTTAAGATACACTTAGACAAAAAAGAAATAGAAGCCGCTGCAGAGCGATATGTTGATCTTTTAGTAGACTACGGGTTTGATGATGTGCAATTAGAAGAAATTCTAGGGCACGATAAAGTATTAGACAACGCTATCCTTTATTTCCTTGAAATGGATGAAGAAGATCAAGATGATTATGAGGAATAGATATGGGATGGTACTCAGAAGTATCAAGAAATATTTCTAAAATTCCAGACGCAATTTTGTACTTTGAAAAAGAGTTACAAGATGCACGTCAAGAATGTAAACTTGTAGGAAATGTTGAAAAGTCAGCAGCAGCAATGCCTGGTATTGTTGAACATAGATTTAATCAACTTCAAGAAATTGAAGCAATACTCAACTATCTAAATATTGAGCTACGTAGATTGCGTAGCTCATTTTTCAAAAAATATCTTGAAAATTATCAACGTGCGCTATCAAGTCGCGATGTTGAAAAATATGTCGACGGCGAAGCAGATGTTGTAGACTATGAAAAAATTATTAATGAATTTGCATTAATGCGTAACAAGTGGTTAGGTGTTTTAAAAGCACTTGATCAAAAACAATGGCAAATCACTAACGTTGTAAAGTTACGTGTAGCAGGTATGGAGGATGCAACACTTTGACTGCAACTGAATGGTTTTATAAAGAAATTGGTAAAGATATCAAAGATGGATATTTTATTGAGATTGGCGTAATGAATGGCAAAACTCAAAATACTACAAAAGTTTTAGAATTCAAAGGATGGAAAGGTTTACTAATTGAACCTGTTCCTTCAAATGTAAGAGCAATTAAGAAAAATAGAACAACACCAGTTATTCAAGGTGCTGTGTGGAAAGAAGATGGGTATGTTGATATTATCGACGTAGGAGTAAGAGGACACACAGGTATAAAAGAAACACATGCTTATCCTGAAAAAGCAATTAAAACAATAAAGGCAAAAAGTTATAAATTTAGTAGTTTGCCTATTCCTAAACATATCAACTACTTGCAAATTGATACAGAAGGTAGTGAACTAGAAATACTAGGTGCTATTGAAGATGATTATACAATAGATTATATTTGTATAGAAGATAATGCAGGTGTACAAAATAATGATAGTACATATCATAATTTTATGACTGATTGGGGGTATAAATTAATTTTTTCTGTCGCACAAGATAAAATTTATTGGAAAGGTTAATTGTATCTTTCCATATCTGCTTGTACCATCATTGTAATTAATTCTTCAAAACTTACACTAGGCTCCCAGCCTAGTTTTTCTTTGGCTTTTGTACTGTCGCCTTTTAGATAATAAAGTTCTGCAGGTCTTACAAATGCAGGATTTGTTACGATTTTATCTTCCCAATTATCTATTCCAGCAGCACTAAATGCAGCATTACACAATTCTTTAATGCTCCAAGTTTTGCCTGTTGAAATTACATAATCTTCTGGTGTATCTTGCTGCATCATTAGCCACATTGCTTCAACGTAATCACCTGCAAATCCCCAGTCTCTTCTAGGATCTAAATTTCCTAATTCAATTGTATCTTGTAGTCCTGCTTTAATGCGAGCGACACCGTCTGTAATTTTACGTGTAACAAATTCTTTACCTCTAATAGGCGATTCGTGGTTAAACAAAATGCCACTAGTTGCGTATAAACTATAACTATCTCTATAATTTACAACCGCATTGTGTGCAAATACTTTACTAAAACCGTAAGGTGATCTAGGACGCATAGGTGTAAGTTCGTTTTGTGTATGATTATCTTCATAACTATTGCCATACATTTCGCTTGTGCTTGCTTGATAAAATTTTGTATCAGGTGAATGTTGTCTCAAAGACTCCATGATATACAATGGACCCATTGCATCAACATTTGCTGTATGGATTGGCTCTTGCCAACTTAGACCTACAAAACTCATGGCTGCAAGATTATAAAATTCGTGCGGTCTAGAAACTTTAATAGCATGATTAACACTACTAATATCAGTTACATCGCCATGTACAAATTTAATTTTTCCAGTGATGCCTAAATAATCAGTATTTGAATAATTTTGGTTGACTCGTCTACTTGCAAAACCATATACTTCATAGTCTTTTTCTAATAACAGTTTTGCTAGATAAGCACCATCTTGTCCTGTGATGCCTGTAACTAATGCACGTTTTTTCATGTTATGCTCCGAACTTTTAATACGCAGTTATTTATTTACTAAATATACGTACTTAATTGAATAAGGATTCTCATGCGAACTTATAGAGTAGTTACATCACAACACGAACCGTACTACAATCAAATCGGAAAAGATTGTATTACTAGTTTTTTAGAATATTGGCCTGAAAATATTTCAATAGAATTATGGGCTGAAGGGTTTGTACCTGACATTGATAATCCTAGATTGATTGTAAAAGATTTTGAAAAGGTTCGTAATGACTTAGATAAATTTTTAGAATTAATATATCCACATGTACCGCATGATCCTAAGGGAAAAGATTTATTTTCTAGATACAAATTTAGTTGGATTAAAGGCCATGTAATTACAGCAGCATTACAAGAATGTGAACAAGATGTTTTTATATGGTTAGATAGTGATGTAATTACCAATAAAAAAATACCTTTAGAGTTTATAGAAAACTTATTACCAGAAGACACACTTTCTGTTGATATTCCAGCAGGCGGCAAAGTAAAAGGAAAAGAAGCAGAAACTGGATTTTTTATGCTTAATATGAAAGATAAAAATATACAACATGTTATTGACTTTTACAAATTGTGTCATAATTCCCTACAAATATTAAAAGTAAGTAGGAGACTAGATACAGGTGTATGGTGGACTGCTATACATACTGCTGAAAAGAAAGGCTCTAAATTAAAACATCTTGCAACAGCAGTTGATAGTATTGTACCTTTTATGCACACAGAATTAAAAGAATATTTAAGACACTGGGTAACGAAAGCTAACAAGAGTAACTATCAAAAAGGTAAAGAAGTTACCATAGAGGAGAAATTATGAAAACAGTAGCATTTGTACCTGCAAAAGGAACTAGTGAAAGAATTGAAAATAAAAATTTACAAGTATTAGACGGAGAATATCTGTTTAAGCGTAAATTGAGACAGTTATTAGAATGTGAAGAAATAGACGAAGTTTGGCTAGACAGCGAAAGTGAAGAATTGCATAGATTAGCAAGAGACTTACCTATTAAACATCACTATAGAGATCCTAACCTAGCAAACAACAAAACCGACGGACATGCAATGTTTGCTAATGAATCTAGAGTTACAGATGCAGACATAGTGGTGCAAGTATTATGCACAGCACCGTTTATAGACAAATCTGTGATTGATCCTGCACTAAGAGATCTAAAGAAAAGTCCTACTACAAGTTTAGTTGCTGTATCTGAGCAAAAATTATACTTATGGGACGATCACAAACCTGCATATGGCAATAGTATTCCTAATAGTGTAGATTTGCCAAATCACATCATCGAAGCAATGAGTTTCTATGCTGTAAAAACAAATGGTCAGCCTGTTGAAAAACGTTATACAGATAATGTTATGTTATGGCCTGTTACACCTTTACAATTAGTAGATATCAACAATCAAGAAGATCTTGTATTTGCAAGGGATATTTGTGCAGGACAAAGAGCAAAAAAAGTACAACAACTTAAAATGTTAAGTAAAAGTATTAGTAGTTGTTTGTTAAGTGATATTTGCAAAGAAAACGGTATTGATCATTTTTTAAGCAGTGAAATAAAATCTATGAACAACGGTACATTTTTAGGATATGCAAAAACTCTAAAACTAAAAGAATTACCACAAGATCAAAAAGACCCTGCATTACCGCATTGGGAAGGCATATTTGATGCATTAGGAAGTTATGAATTTGTTGCACCGGGTGATGTAATTATAGTTTCTACAGATGTAAAAGACAAAGCATACTTTGGTGATTTAAATGCACATTTTGCATATAGAAGCGGAGCAGTGGGTGTTGTTGTAGATGGACCAACACGTGATGTAGATAGAGTTACACAAATTGGTTTACCATTATTTGCACATACTAGAATGCCTGACGATATTAGATACGAAGGCACACTTGAAGAAATGAATATGCCAGTAATTGTTAACGGTGTTAAAGTACGTAACAATGATATTATTTTTGGTGATCCTGACGGTGTTGTATGCATACCAGCAGAAAAATGGCAGTTTGTTTTTGAAGAAGTAAAAGCAGCACTTAAAAAAGAAATGCTTGTGAAATTTGAAGCAACGTTTGGCTCAGATCCTTTTGATGTACTAAACAATGTCGGACTCTTTTAATACCTATATTATAAACTATAATATGCCAGAGCATACAGACAAAATGTATCGTATGCTTTGTAGATCAATGTTAGAAGAAGATATCTATATATTAGATAACGGTTCTGACAAAGAAACTATTCATCCTAGAACACGGATTCCATTACCGACAAATAGAAAAGTAAGTGGCGCTTATAGAGTTATTTTTGATAGAGAAATAATTCAAAAAAAATCTTTCTTTGTTACTATTACTACTAGTGCAACATTATTAAAACAAAACTATAAAAAAACTATTGTAAAAACTACAAAATCTTTAAAGAAAGAAAAATGGAGTGCAATATATTCTAAAATAGAAAATGTTGATGGTTGGGTAGATGTTGCTATACCTGAACAAATAGGAGTTGATAATTTTATTAAAAATCCTATGTTTGCTCAGCCTATACTTACAATATGGAATACAAAATATATCAGCGAACTAAAAAGAAAAAAACATGGCTGGTATGATGTTGCATATCACCACGGACAAGGTGCAACTGAAGATATGCGTATGTACAATTTAAATACAGGATGGGATGAATTTACTACGCCATTGTTAAGTATAGATTGGTATAGAAATAGTACATTTAGAGAAGGCAGAGGAGAACATTCTCAGAGAGAATATTTTAAGCATAATAAACAAGAATTTAATGCTAGATTCAAAGAAAAATTTAACATGACACATCACCAAGTAAATGATTTTTTAAGTAAAAATAGGCGTAAATAAACTATGATTACTTGGCAAGAACTTTGGGCACGTGATGATTACATTCACGGAAAGACTGTAAATTTTAATATAGTTGATTCCTATATTAAATTTAAACCTAAATGTATCCTTGATATAGGATGTGGCTTTGCTACTGAATCAAAATTATTTCAAGAAAAATACGGAAGTGAATTATATTTACTAGATGGTGAATTTTCTGAAAGCAATGGCACTAGACAAGTTAGATACGGGTCTGTTGAAAACATGTCTTTTTATAATAAAATTACAGACTTAAAACGTTATTACGATAGTCAAAATATGCAATATAATTTTGTAGATGCAAACAATATTCAAATAGATGAAAATGTAACATTTGATCTTGTTTATAGTTTTTTAAGTTGTGGATTTCATTATCCTGCAAATACATATATGGATCTTATCAACAAACATACAAATGAAAACAGTTTTATTATTATGGACATACGTAATTTAGAATCACAACAGAACATAGAAATTTTAGACGAAATTGTTGCACAACAAAAAAGTAGAAAATATCGAATACGTTTTGTTTTTTGATATACTAGGATACAACCAATAAACTTTTTTTAAGTTATATACGTATATAAATACAGTATGGAAAAAATTGTATTAGTAACAGGTGGTTTTGATCCACTTCACTCAGGTCATATTGATTATATGAAATCAGCAAAAGAACTTGGTGACAAGTTATTTGTCGGAATCAACAGTGACGAATGGTTAACACGAAAAAAAGGAAGACCATTTATGCCGTTTACAGAACGTGCAGCCATTATTGAAAATCTTAATTTTGTAGATAGAATTGTTGCGTTTGACGATAGTGATAATAGTGCCTGTGGAGCAATTTTTAAAACTATGTCAACAACTGGAAAGACTAAAATTATATTTGCAAATGGTGGAGATAGAGACAGTGCTACAAACACACCAGAATATAAAACATTTGGCGATCATGCAGATGTAGAATTTGTTTGGGGTGTAGGCGGTACAGACAAGAAAAATTCAAGCAGTTGGATACTTAGTAATTGGGATAAACCTATAACAAAACGTGCTTGGGGAGAATACAAAGTATTAGACCGAAACGGAGAATGGCAAGTCAAAGAACTTACATTTTACCAAGGCAAAGCGTTAAGTGATCAAAGACACTTTAAACGTAGTGAACACTGGCATGTTGTAGACGGTGTTATCAATATGTTTTTAGAAGATAAACAAGGTAAAAGAACTAGCACACTGTTAACACCAGGTGATAGTATTGATATACCTGTCGGCTGGTGGCATAAGGCAGTAAACATAGATAACAAAGACGCTAAAGTAATCGAAGTGTGGATGGGTAAAGAATTATCAGAAGACGATATTGAAAGAAGAGATTAATGAAGATATTTGTAGGTTATGATACTAGAGAAGATATTGCGTATCAAGTTTGTAAACATAGTATACTAAGCAAACAGCCAGCAGCTGATATACGTCCGTTAAAGCAGCAAGAATTAAGAGATTCAGGCTGGTATAAAAGAAAGGCTGATAAACTTGCTAGTACAGAATTTACATTTACAAGATTTTTGATCCCTGAACTTACAGATTTCAAAGGCTGGGCACTGTTTATGGATTGTGACATGATTCTTACAACAGACATTAAAGAATTGTTTGATCAAGCAGATGACAAATATGCTGTAATGTGTGTGAAGCATGATTACACACCTAAAGAAGGTACAAAGATGGACGGGCAAAAACAAACTATCTATCCACGTAAAAATTGGTCAAGTGTAATGTTGTTTAACTGTGCGCATCCTAGTAACAAAGCATTGACACAAGACCTTGTAAATAATCCGGAAATAAACGGTGCATACTTGCATAGATTTAGTTGGTTAAATGATGAAGAAATTGGAGAACTGGATCACACTTGGAATTATCTTGTTGGTGTTTATGACGATGTAGAGACACCAAAATTAATACATTATACAGAAGGTGGTCCTTGGTTTGAAAACTACCGTAACTGCGAATTTGCTGATCTATGGAAAAAAGAACTATACGAGATGATGGATGATATGTCTCTCTAAAAATAAAACTGATCAATTTATTAATTTATTTGCAAAAGGATCTGGATTAGAAATTGTAACATCGCCCGGAACAAAAGGTGATATTATATTTAGATCTATGGTAAAAAGAAAATTAATAAAAGAATGTTGGGAAACAGGTAGACAGTTTTATTATATGGACAGCGGATATATAGGAAATTATAAATCTCCAGGCAATCCATTAGGTTGGAAAGTTTGGCACAGAATTGTAAAAAATGATTTACAGCACAATCACATTATAGATCGACCAGATGATAGATGGCTTAGATTAGGACAAGAAATACATAAACCTAAAAAAGGCAAACATATATTGTTAGTAACACCTAGTGAAAAACCTTGTAAGTTTTACGGCATAGATAGAGACAATTGGGTCAAGGAAACAGTAGAAAAAATCAAACAATACACAGATAGACCTATAGTGATTAGAGACAAAGCATCTAGACCAGAACGTATTGTAAAAACAATATATGATGATTTAAATAACTGCCACGCATTAGTAACCTATCAAAGTATAGCAGCAGTAGAAAGTGTGTTATATGGAGTACCTGCATTTACTCTAGCACCAACAGCAGCAGATGTTGTATGTGATCAAGACTTGAGTTTGTTAGAAAATCCTACAATGCAAGAAGAAGAAAAGATATATAAATGGGCATGTCACTTAGCCTACGGACAATTTCATACAGAAGAACTTAAAAGTGGCAAAGCATATAGGATGTTGTTAAATGAAAAAAGTTAGAGTTTATTACGCAGGTATCCCGCCGAGAAATAAGAACCAAGAAAAAGTAAAAGTACTTGACAATTTTCACGAAGGTGTTCCTATGCCCTGGAGTGAACAAGTTCATACTAAACACTGGCAGCCTTCCGATCTTGCTGTAATACAAGGATGGGTACATCCTGGAAGTCAGCGTACACCGCATCTACAATTTAGACGTCTTATAATAGACAATCAAAAAGCAATAGGCAAACACACACTTGCAATTGATAGTAATCTTTTTCTTTATAGAGATCCAGGCAATACAAAGACTTATTTAAGATTTAGTTTAAATGATATATTTCCAAATACAGGTGTATATTTTGATAATAATCCAGATCCTGAGCGATGGCAACAAATACAAAGAGATTTAAATATTGGGTTAAAACCTTGGCGTAAAACAGGTAAACATATTCTTATTTGTATGCAACGTAATGGCGGTTGGAGTATGGGAGGACAAGATGCTAATAAATGGCTAATGGCAACTATACATCAATTAAGACAACATACTGATAGACAAATTATTGTACGGGGACATCCTGGAGATAAGAAAAACACTAGATGGCAAAAAATAAACATACCTGGTGTAAAAATAAGCAAACAAGCAAGTATACTTGCAGACTTTCATAAATGTTGGGCAGTAGTAACATATAATAGTTCTCCTGGTGTAGCAGCAGCAATTGACGGAATTCCAGTGTTTGTAACAGACCCATCACCTAACAAAAGTCAAGCATTTAAAGTTGCAAATTTTGATATTAGTAAAATAGAATATCCTCAAATGCCTGTGAGAGAACAATGGATTGAACAAATTGCAATGAGTCATTATAACTTTGATGATTTGAAATCAGGTAAAGCGTGGTCAGTAATGAAGGATTATTTAAAATGAATATTAGCGTAGTAACAACATTTCATCGAGAAGGTTTAGAAAAATACGGTCAACGCTTTATTACGTCTTTTGAAGACAACGTAGATAAAAAAATTAAAATGTATGTATATGCAGAAGATTGCAATCCTATTGTAAAAGATACTGACCAAATTATAGTTTTAGATGCAAAGCAAGTATTACCAAAACTAAACAAGTTTAAAGAAACTTGGAAAAATGTTCCTAAGGCAAATGGTAAATGTCCATGGCCAGAAAGACGTCCAAGAGACCATCATAAAGAATTTAAATGGGATGCTGTAAGATTTGCTAACAAAGTATATGCAGTATTTGACGCAGCGGAACGTTGTAATGACTGGTGTGTATGGATGGATGCAGATACATACGTGCATAGTCCTTGGTCATACGAACAATTTAAAGAACTGTTGCCAGATGACAAATGGATGACATATGTAGGCCGCGGTAAAAAAGCAGCAACATGGCCAGAGTGTGGGTTTTATGGTATGAATCTAAACAACCAAGTTTGTATAGAATTTTTACGTCAATTTGAGCATGTTTACGAAAATGCAGAAACAGGTATCTTTCAAATGGAAGAATGGCATGACAGTTATGTGTTTGGAATGATACTAAACAGAATCAAAGTAGATCATCCCGATGTTTATGATTATACAGAAGGATTTATGATGAAGACTGCACACACAGGAGGCGGAGGCCATCCTTTAATTAACACAGAATTAGGACGTTGGATAGACCATATGAAAGGCGCAAGAAAGAATACTGGAAAAAGTTTATCTAAAGACTTAATAGAAAAACGACAAGAAGCATATTGGGGAGCAATATAATGGCACATCTATGGCAACCAAATACAAGTTACGATAAAGGTGTAGTTGTAAAATATGAAGAAGTAGTATATGTATGTAAAGAAGGACATGTGTCTATCAATACATTTGAAAAGAAAAGATGGATTAAACATATTGTAAATGAACTTGTACAAAATAGACGTGGAGGTGCTAAACGTTTTACCGCAATAAGTAGTATGGATCATAAGTATTTCAACAAATACGGAAGATACTTTTTAAAAAGTGTGGTTCATAATCTTAACAAAGGAATACGTTTTGAATTGTATAATGAAGCTTTTCGTCCTAAAGTTAAATCTAGAATCAGATTAAGAGGCTGGGATTTAGGAGAAGAATATAATAAGTTTCAAGAACGCTGGTGGAATGTAAATAAAAAAGTTGCAACATTTGCAAAAAAAGGGTTTACTATTATTGATGCAATGGAAAACATTGACTGTGATAGGCTAATTTGGTTAGATGCAGATTTAATCATTAATGCACCTATACACCCTCAATTGTTAGATTTACTTTCAGATGACAGATATTTAAGCACTCATTTAGGTGTAGTGCATAATGTAGAAGGTAAAAGTTGGTTTAGTTGCGAAACAGGATTTTTTATTCTTAATAAAAATCATAAACAATTTAACGATTTTAAAGAAACATATAAAAATATCTACTACAATGACGATCATAAAGATATCCGCAGATTTTATGATGGAGAAGTTTATGGTAAAACTGTAGAAATAATGAAAGCCGCAGGAGCAGAAATGCTAGATTTAAATCCTGAACATGTACACAAAACATGTATGCCTAGAAGTGTTCTAGACCCTTATATGAAACATTACAAAGCAGGATTAAAAGACGAAGTAGACTACGGCGCAATAGCAAGGAAATTAGTACCGGATGGCCCTATTTAATTTATGGACAAATTATGGCGCACTTAACTCTAAGCCTGTTTTTGATGCCTTTCGTGTTGGTGCTATTGCTAATGGTCATAAGTGTGTCGATAATAGCACTGATGGTATTGACGTCATATGGAGTGTCCTATTCAATGGCAGGATGGCTCCTAACCAAAAAATCTGGGAAGCAGCAAAAATAAAAAATAAACCCGTTGTTGTTTTAGAAGTTGGCGGTATACAAAGAGGCACAACTTGGAAAGTAGGAATAGACGGTATAAACGGAGACGCTTATTTTGGTGAACCAGATAACACTAATCATCGTGCTAGTGCATTCGGAATGGCATTAAACCCTTGGCGCAAAGACGGCGAATACATTCTTGTATGTGGACAGCATGATAAAAGTCTACAATGGCAAGGCATGCCAAGAATGAGCAATTGGTTCTTAAATACATATGACGAAATACGTAAACATACAGATCGTCCAATAATATTTCGTCCACATCCACGCTGTAGGTTAGAACATATTGAACGTGGATTAAAACATGTGATTAGACAGGAGCCAAGGCACATTTATGGGACATATGATGATTTTGATATGGGGTTTGATAATATATGGGCTACTATTAGTCATAGTAGTAACCCTGGGTGCCATTCTATACTTCAAGGTGTCCCTGCTTTTGTTAGTACTTCTTCTCTTGCTTATCCTGTAGCCAACGACATAGACTTTTTACACGATATTGAAAATCCTTTGATGCCTGATAGAATACAATGGCGCAACGATTATGCACATACCGAGTACACAATTACTGAAATTACAAACGGATTACCTTTAAAAAACTTGACAAACAAACTATAGATGTTATATTAATAACATGGATAAAGTTGAAAACATTGAAGATTTGTTGCATCTTATAACAGGATTAAAACAAACAGATTCTAAATATAGTATTAATCCTTCTGATTCTAAGATTATCTATAGTATTGCAAGGCAAACGTTTAAAGGCACTGCACTTACTGATAGACAATATAATCTAATGAAACAAAAAATGTTTGACATGCAAGATCAATTTATCAAAAATGGCATAACAAACTTTCAAATAGCAGTTGAAACTTTAAAGCAACCTTTACGTACAATTAACAGAGAACAAAGTATTAAACTTGTTGATACTAAAGATGTTTTTATTGATCAGCCATATGAGTCTATTAAAGATAAATGGACTTGGATGAAAATTAGATTTCCTTTTTCAAAAAAATTAATAGTTGCATTCGACAGTTGTAGTATTCCTTACCAACAAAAATATCACGTAAAGTCTACTCAAGTTCATTTTGTTAAAGTTACAGAAAACAACATCTATAGTCTAATATCTGTATTTCAATCAAAAAACTTCAAAATACAGCAGGAAATATTAGATGCATACAATGAAATAGTTTGTATCAAAGAAGAAGGCATAAAAAAATATTTGCCATATTATAAGAACGGTAAAATATATAATGCACCTAAAGATGCAAAATTAGATGATAAAGTTTTTACAGAATTAAAGGCATACGATAATAGATTTATACATCAATATTATTTGCCTGAAAAAAGTTCTGAAGGTCACCTAATTGAAAAGATTGCTTATAGAAAAAATACAGATGTTTTAATACAACCTAGTCAACATAATTTTGATTCAATTGTAGAGTCATTATTACAGTTAGAACGATTTCCTTTATTAGTTTTGATTGATGAACACGAAGCATACCGTCAAGTATCTGAGATACATAGAAGTTTAAAATATATTTTTCCTGATTCTGATCAAACTGTTTTATTTCGTGTAGAAAAAAATTCAGAACAATCTGATCTTAACAACTACATTTCAGAAAACAACTTAAACAACTGGCTTGACAAAAACACAAAAGTTGTGTATATTGCTAAAAACAAACTACCTAAACTATTGTTAAAAACAGAATGGAAACCTTCTAGCGTGTATTGTGTATCATCTCATAGACCACACACAATGGTACAAACATATTACACTAGTATATGCGATTTAATTATACTTCACGATGAGCGTGTTTCATATTTTGCAGGAAGAAACTATTAATGGCTAGTTGCAAATTAATTATCGAAGATGAAGTAAACATCAAACTAGAAGGACTAGACGTAGATGTACGCCGCAAACTTTCCAACGCCCTCAAGTTTGAAGTACCTTATGCTAGATATATGCCACAATACAAGTTGGGACGATGGGACGGTAAAGTTGCTTTTTTTGGTATTGGTGGTACAGGCTATGTTAATCATCTTGATGTCATTACTTCTGTTTTGGAAAAAAATAAAGTTTCAATTGTTGATATCGAAGATAGACGACATCCTATACAGTTGGATTTCAAACAAGTAACAGAACGCTATTGGGCTGATCAGGGTGTATGTTGGCCCAAAGGTCATCCTGCAGAAGGCGAAGAAATCATTCTGCGTGACTACCAAGTAGAAGCAATCAACAACTTTGCAAACAATCCACAAAGTCTACAACAGATTGCAACAGGTGCAGGTAAAACTATTACAACTGCAACATTGAGTCACATGAGTGAAAAGTATGGACGCAGTTTAGTTATTGTGCCTAACAAGTCACTTGTAACACAAACAGAAGAAGACTATATAAATTGTGGACTTGATGTAGGCGTTTATTTTGGAGACAGAAAAGAGTTAGGTAAGACTCACACCATCTGCACTTGGCAGTCATTAAACATACTAGACAAGAAGCACAAGGACGGATCAGCAGTATTATCACTAGCAGAGTTCTTAGATGGTGTGAGCACAGTAATTGTAGATGAGGTGCATCAAGCAAAAGCAGAAGTATTGAAAAACTTGCTTACACGTAACTTGCGTAATGCTCCCATTCGTTGGGGACTAACAGGAACTATTCCAAAAGAGAAGTTTGAGTTTGAAAGTATACATGCAAGTTTAGGTCCAGTTATAGGACAAATTAGTGCTAAAGAATTACAAGACAAAGGTGTACTTGCACAATGTCATGTTAACATCATACAATTAATAGACACTGTCGTACACAGTGGTTATCAAGAAGAATTAAAATATCTAGTTACAAATAAAGAAAGAATAGAATACTTAGGCAAAATTTTAAACAATGTAAAAAACTCAGGCAACACTCTAATACTTGTAGATAGAATTTCAGCAGGTGAAATGTTACAAGAACTTATTCCAGGATCAACATTTGTTAAAGGCGATGTAAAATTAAAAGATAGAAAGGACGCATATGACGAAATTAACGAAGGAACAAATCACGTGGTCATTGCTACGTATGGCGTTGCTGCCGTCGGCATTAATATTCCTCGTATTTTTAATCTTGTTCTTATAGAACCAGGCAAGTCATTCGTAAGAGTTATTCAATCAATTGGTAGAGGCGTAAGAAAGGCAAAGGACAAAGACTTCGTGCAAATATGGGATCTTACAAGCACTTGTAAGTTTGCGAAGCGGCACCTTACCCAACGTAAAAAGTTTTATAAGGAAGCAGAATACCCATTCACAATAGAAAAAGTGGATTGGAAATAAAATGAGAATACTTACACTAGAAAATACAACCTTTGATATGAATAATGTGCCTAATACTGTAGACGATGCTATTAGATTTGCAGTGCTAGATAATAGCAATCCAGCAGATCCAGATTTCTTTTTTAATCCTATGATTTTTTTAGAATCTTTCAATTCACCTGCTATAGTTTTACAAATAGGCGAAAACGAGGTTACAATGCCTTTAGATTGGTGCATTGCTGTAGGATGTAATCAATCAGGCAGCGACTTAGAAGTGTTACCATTAACAAGTTTAAATGATAGAGGATTTGAAGCGTTTGTTTTTAATCCTATTACAGGCACTTTGCCTCAATTTTTACATATAGAAACTGTAAACTTTTATAACGATGTAAAATGGTTTTTTCCTAAAATGAAATCAGGCCAGTTGCTTGCTGTGCCTATTGAGGAAAAAGAAAACAGCCTATGTGCATTTTTTGTAAAAGATATCAGCAGACAAAGTGAAATTATTGATCACGGATTATTATTATAAGGAGAAGAAAATGAAAGCCGGCAAAATATGGGGACAGACTGAACTAGTCCATGCTAACGGTGTATTAGAGTTTCACCGTATTGAGTTTAAAGGTGGCTACAAATGTAGCGAGCACGAACATAGATTTAAATGGAATGGCTTCTTTGTAGAGTCAGGTAAAATGCTAGTTCGTGTATGGCAAAAAGATTATGATCTAGTTGACGAAACTATTTTAGGTCCAGGTGACTTCACACAAGTAAAGCCAGGAGTAATTCATCAGTTTGAAGGATTAGAAGATGGTGTAGCATTTGAACTATACTGGGCAGAATTTAATCACAATGATATTGTGAGACGAACAGTTGGATCTGAAACTTGACTAAACTGTTGCCAGGAGAACCTTTGATATACGAGCGTGTAGACGGTGTTACCTTTGCTAGATACAGAGATAAACCTGAAATACCACGATGGGTAATCGGCGGTGATCCAGAAGCATTGTCTAGATTAAAAGGTGAACTTTTTAGTTGGAGTGAATATCAAGAAATGATGCAACTTTCATTAGAATATCCTGCACTAAAATCACAGATGAAAAAATTATTAGATATCTACTATCTATGCAAGGATAATAAAAAATGAGAATTATAGCAGGCCCATGTCAACACGAAACATTAGCACAAAGTTATGAAATTGCAAAAGAGTGCAAGCGTGTATGTGACAAACTAGGCATTGATTATTATTTCAAAGCAAGTTTTGATAAGGCAAATCGAACAAGTGTAGATGGTAAACGTGGTGTTGGAATGGAAGCAACATTACTAGATTTTATCACACTAAAAGATAAGTTAAATGTAAAAACTCTTACTGATGTACATGATGTCATGCAAATTAAGGCTATTACAAATCAATTTAACAATGCAGTAGATGTTTTACAAATTCCGGCATTTTTATGCAGACAAACAGATTTAATTCAAGCGGCTTGTATGACTGACAAAATTGTTAATATTAAAAAGGGACAATTTTTAGCGCCTTGGGATGTCAAAGGCATACTAAGTAAAACTGCTAGTGCTAAAGAAGTATGGATAACTGAAAGAGGAACAAGTTTTGGATATAACACCCTTGTTGTTGATTACAGCGGTCTTGATTGGATGCTCAATAATCTTTCTGTGCCTATCGTGCTGGATTGTACTCACGCTGCCCAAAAACCCGGGGGACAAGGGACTAGCAGTGGCGGCAATCGTGATCTTGTTCCTGGGTTCAGCCGTAGCGGGGCTGCTCTTGGGATATCAAATTTCTTCCTCGAAGTACACAAACTGCCTGATAACGCACCAAGCGATGGTCCGAATATGCTTCGACTAGATGATTTTGAGGAGGTAGTATATGACATCGTACGCTATTCTTATACCCGCTAGAATAGGCAGCACACGGTTCCCAAGAAAACCATTAGCATTATTAAACGGTATGCCGCTAATTAGTAGGGTGTACAATAAGTGTATTGCAACAGGCATTGATACATATGTTTTAACTGACAGTAGGAAAGTTGCTCAATGTGTTCCTTTTACGAATGTTCTTTATACAGATGAAGCTACAAACGGCACTGAAAGGTGTGGAAAATCTATCGCTCATCAAAAACTTGCTAACTACACACATTTTATAAACGTACAAGGCGACATGCCTGATATTACAGAAGATATTATCTTATCTGTAAAGCAGCAATTAGAAAAATATGATGTAGTAACTGCTTATACAGAAATGTCAGATGAAATGAAAAACGATCCTAACAGTGTAAAACTAATTAGAACTGGTGATCGTGCATTGTGGTTTGGTAGAGGTACAACTGGATATGGAGATTGGCACATAGGCATTTACGGATATACAAGAGAAGCATTAGAACAATATCTAAAATTTGATGTGTTTATAGAAGAAGAACTTGAGGGTCTTGAACAATTACGTTGGCTAAAAAATGGTTGGCAAATTTATTGTTCTAGTGTACAATTTAATGGTGTAGAAATAAACACACCTGAGGATGTTGAACTTTGGCAAACAAAGAATTAGATTTATTTAAGGAACTTATTCCTGCTATCGATATGGGCATCAAAGAACTATATGATGCTGCTGGAGAAGATGGCAAGAAAGATATTAAACTTGACTTGTGGAATCTTAATCGTTATATTAGCAGTGTTAAAGGCAGTTATGAAAAGCAAGCACTAGCAGTTTTCAAAGTTAATGAATACTATAACAAAAACTGGAATGTATTAGGCGGCACTAATCACGTAAAACTGCAATGGCAACTTTTGTGTGTGGCTGGCAAAACAGGAAAGAAAGAGTTTCATCCTTGGATTGGATTGAAAAAGAAAAAGGATGACAGTAGCAAGGCAGTAAAAATGCTATCGCAAATATATCCTGAAATGAAGATGGACGAGGTAGAATTACTTGCTAGAATATCTACAAAAAAAGAACTCAAACAATTGGCTGAAGAACATGGCGTTGAATACAAACCCTAAGCCATATGTTTGTGATTACTGTAACACAGGCTATACTAGAGAGAAAACTTTATTGGCTCATATGTGCGAGCCAAAAAGACGTTGGCTACAAAAAGATGAAAAAAGAGTAACACTTGGGTTTTATGCGTTTCAAAGATTTTATAAATTAAGTGCAGGACATAAAAATGAAAAAACATATGAAGACTTTGTTAAATCATCCTTCTACAATGCCTTTGTTAAGTTTGGTAGTTTTGTTAATAATGTGCGTCCTCTGTATCCTGACAAGTACATTGATTACGTGGTAACTAGTAATGTCAAACTTGATCATTGGTGTAGAGAAGAAATGTATGAAAAATATGCATTAGAATTTATTCTCAAAGAAGATGCAATTACAGCATTAGAACGTAGTGTAAAAACTATGATGGAATGGGCAGCCGAAAATGAGCCTGCACCATGGAATCATTATTTTCAACACGTAAGTTTAAACAGAGCAGTATGGCAAATTAAAGATGGTAAGATAAGTCCTTGGTTATTACTTAATTGTAAAAGCGGTAAAGAGATGCTAAGTAAATTTAACGATGAACAGTTAGATATGGTATATCATGTTATCAATCCAGAACATTGGGCAATGCGTTTTAAACGTAAACCTCAAGATGTACAATTAGCAAAAGATGTTGCTAAAGAAAGCAGTTTATGAATTTTAGAAAATTACAAGATGATGTGCAAGTTTACGAACTTGACGAACCTGTGGAACTGGTAGTAAAAACACGAGCACCAGCAAAGTGGTTATTGATTGACAGAGAAACAGGAGAACAGTATATTGGGGCTACACCTAAGGAAGGCGAAAAGCATTGGAATCGTGTTCCTGAAAGTGAAATGTGGAGATACGCAATGGAGCGTGAAGATGCCTGATATTGATATTGACTTTGCTAACAGAGATGTTGTATTAAGTAAAATACAACATCGTGTTGCAAAACTAGAAACAGGTAAAAAACATAACACCGGAATATATGTTACAGAGTGTCCACATAATCCTGTGGATAATCTTTCGACAATTGATTATAAAACTGCCGAAGATAGAGGATACTTCAAACTTGATTTTTTGAATGTTTCAATATATAAAGATATACAAGACGAAGCACATCTTATTTCACTTATGGAGAAAGAACCGCTATGGGAATTGTTTACTCATCCAGAATTCGTAGACCAATTATTTCATTTGAACGGGCATGGGACGGTAGTGAAGACACTTTGCCCTACTTCCGTGGAGCAATTAGCTGCGGTCCTTGCTATCATCCGACCAGCCAAGAGACATTTGATTGGGAAGACATGGCCGGAGATTATGAAGGAAGTTTGGACGATACCGGAGAACGGTGAGTACTACTTTAAGAAAGCACATTCGGTGTCCTACGCAATGGCTGTTGTAGTACACGCTAATTTATTATGTGAACAATTAAGTTAAACAACTTTTTTTATTAATTGCACACTTTTTCTTTTAACTCTTTTAATTGTTAAATTGTTTACATTAACACATGGTCCTATGCTGACCTTAACGTCTTTTGTATTCATTGTAATCATGGAATATTTTAACGGAGCAATCTCTTCTCTCAAGAATGTTGTAATAGGTAACATTCTGTTTGATTCCCACCACCATATTTCACCTAAATCTAATAATAATTTTTTATCATAATCAGTTTTTAAATCAGTATACACAAACATTGAAGTAACAGTTTGATCTTGATTCGTGATTATTCCAACATACTCTCTTCCGCCGTATGCTACAACGCTAATATATGGAAACTGTTTTTCTATCTCTTTTAATAACATGTGCTCTCGATAAATATACTTAGTAAAGGACTCGGTAATGCAACTTATACCTAGATATTTAGTAAATGATCAAATTTTAGTCATCTCAAACGATGCCGGGTTTAACGTGGAGTATAGACCAGTGTATCAACGAACAGTCAAAATTTATAGAGGAGTTGACAATAAAGTTCAATTCCGTATGCTTAATGCAGATCAAAAACCAGTAGACGTATTTGGAAAGTCAGTGTATGTTTCAGTTTTTGACAGAGAAAATACAAAAATTATAGAACGTGCAGCAACTGTCACAGACGACGGCACAACAACAAGTACAAAAGGAACCTTTACTTTTACATTCACAGATGCAGATACGTTGAACGTAAACCAACAGTACTTGTCATATACTGTTTGGATTTTAGAGTCTGATCAAACTAGAACAGTTACTTATAATGATAGAGACTTTGGTGCTGCTGGAACAATTTATCTAGACGGTGATGCTATGCCTGGTCCTAAAGATAGTATCACAGTTACTAACTGGCAAGAAGTTACAGACGAATGGTTTGCAGGTAACGACGATGCAGATAAGATTACAGCACATCCTGGGTTGAATGGCAATGAAGCATTACATACTGTTGCAATATATAACAACGGATATTCAGGTGATGTAGAAGTGCAAGCAACACTTGATAATCAAATTACAGGTACAAACAATTGGACAACTGTATCTACAATCACACTTACAGGCAGTGAAACAGAGCCTGTGCCAACAAACTTTAATGGTGTGTTTAGTTACCTTAGATTTAAGACAACTAGCGATCCTACAACAAGTATATCTAAAATTTTAGTACGCAATTAAGGTAAATACATTATGCCAAGTAATAGTGAAACAATATTATCAAATCAAGTGCATCCAGGTGATAGCACAACTGAAACTGTCACTGGAGACAAATATAGAGGTGATGGATACTATGGACGTAGTGATGGCTTCCATAGTGTGCAATATACTGTTACAGGTTTTATTGGCAAAATCGTTATGCAAGCAACACTTGCTGTAAATCCAGGCACAACTGACTGGTTCACATTAGATACAACAGAACACGCAAGTACTGCTACTGGTACAAGTAACAGTGATGGTAGTTTTATCAAAAACTTTACAGGTAACTATGTATGGGTAAGAGCAACTGTCAACACTTGGACAGATGGTTCTATTGGCAGTATTAAATTAAATCATTGACTTTAACCTAACTTGATGCTATTATAATTGTATGAGTATAGTCGCTGATACAGTTCTGACATTCTTGCCGCAAAAGCGCAAAACAACGCCTAGCGGGTGGCTATCCTTTAATGCGTCTTGTTGTCATCATAACGGTCATAGTGCAGATACTAGAGGCCGAGGAGGACTTATAAGTAACACAGATGGCGGCATAAGTTATCATTGCTTTAACTGTGGTTACAAAGCTTCATGGCAACCAGGACGTCCATTTTCACACAAGATGCGTAAGTTACTACAATGGATGGGTACACCTGACGATATAATCAACAAGGTAGCACTTGAAGTGATGCGAGAGAATGAAGGTGTTGCAGCAAAAGAACGCATTGCTGAAATGCCTTCATTCGATACTGTGCCGTTGCCTGAAGATGCTGTAAAACTTGCAGATCATCAATGGGCAGAAGCAGGACATTTAGATGAGCGCATGGTACGTGTATTTCAATATATGCTAGAACGCAATCTGCGTATAGATGATATTGAATATTATTGGTCGCCTAGTTTAGGTTATCGTGATAGGCTTATTATACCTTTCTACTATGAAGGTAGAATAGTAGGGTGGACTGCTCGTACTATAGCATCTGACAAGAAACCTAAATACCTTACAGAAGTACAGCCGGGCTTTGTGTTTGGATTAGACGAACAGCGTCCTCACAAAGTGTTTACTATTGTTTGCGAAGGACAACTTGATGCAATACACATAGAAGGTTGTGCGTTAGGAGGTAGTGAAGTATCAGATCAACAAGCAATGCTTCTTAATAGATTGCAAAAAGATATTATTGTTGTACCTGATAGAGATAAAGCAGGCAGCAAACTTGTTGAACGTGCAATACAATTAGGATGGTCTGTGAGTATGCCAGACTGGAGTCAGGACATAAATGATATAGGAGATGCAGTCACTAAGTACGGTAGGCTATATACACTATATAGTATTACTTCTGCTGCTGAAAGCAGTCCTTTAAAAATAAGATTGAAAGCAAAGAAATGGTTTACTTAAAAAAGATTTGGTCATTTATTATTTGGCCTATTACATGGTATAAAGAAGAACGCGAGTTCAAAAAGAAACTTGCAGAAATGAAGAAAAGAGATCCGTTTATTTACAAATGAGTGAATTTACAAAGTCATATCAAGCACTAAAAGGCACACTGTTACGCACTACAGTATACACAATAGGACACTTTCTTATTGCTGCTGGATGTGTTATGTATTTTACAGGTGCACCTTTTTATATTGCATTAACAGATGCAGTAGTAGAACCTTTGTTAAATGCTGTATGGTTTTTTGTATTGGATAGGTTATGGATATCAAAAAACGCATAATGGATACCAAATTGTTTTGGCGACTATACTTTTGGTGGGGTATACGTCAAGCACGTAAACGTAGAATAGCACGTGAAGCCGAAATGGCAAATCGTCCAACAATGACAAATGATGAGTATTGGGAGAAAGTTCACAATGACAGAACTAATAATCTATAACATTCTATTCTGGGTGCCATACATTTGGTTATGCAGTTTACCAGAAAAATTAATGCAGATGGCAATAGACAGGAGTTAAGATGAAAGCACTACCTA